AGAGGAATCTGTATATAGGAGGATGTATGTTAGGATTAGACCCATATGTTATGGATCGATTAATTCCTATATTAAAAGATAATTTGTTCTTCAAGTATATAGTAGATAATATGGATTATAAGGAAATGGGGTGGGTTCATAATTCTATAACGTTTAGTTTCTCTACACTAGATGGCACCCTTGACATACTTATGGGAGTTCATGATGAGGCAATAAGAATTGTAATCTATATGACATATTTGGATACTTTTTTAATAAAAGAAAACAATATACATTATGAAATTAGTATAAAATTCGCTGATGAGCATATGCCTGAAACAGGATTTACAATTGCTACTAATGGGTATATACATATATTAGACATTATAAGAAAAGGGATATCAATATGATAATGGATATGATTGATACTGAAGTTAATAATGGATACCTTATTAGGCGTACATTAAATCAAACCTTAACGAAGAGTCAGATATTTAAATGGATAGCAACATATATAGAGGTTGAATCGACTAGAAGTGTAAAAGTATATACTTCATTTAATAATATAGATATTATATTAACCGGCATGAAAGGACTTCATCACATAACAGTGAGTATTACTGGGAAAACTTATATAGTCGATAGATATAATCACCCTAGATTTGCACCAGATAAGATTAATCCTATTAATATTATTATGGAGTTTTATTATACAAGCCCCCCTCATAAATTATTTGTTGTTAGAGATAGATGGTTTAAATACGATGTGACCCCTTCTCAACATTCAATAAATTTAACTGATATGTTAATGGGAGGAATCTGTATATGATAGTTGATATGTTGACAATCGATTCATCGATGTTTGTATCCACTATGACAGAACACAGCTATAGTCTATACTTAGATAACTTAATTATATCGTTTAGACCAGATAATCCTAGATATCCCCACCACCTCGTATTATCCCTCTGTTCATATGATTATGACGGAATAGATATAGAATTAATCAAATATGCAAACTTTCACTATGTTTATGAGGTAGATGTATTTGATAATATTACATTTGAACATGTAAATAATATATGTAAATCTATAATATGTACGTTGGATATTATCAGGAGAGGGATATCAGTATGATGGGTTATGTCGGACCTATGTCAAAACAAGATAGGAAATATTTAAGCTCTTTCCCACATGATCTAAGAACTAATTTTATAGCAAGTACGCTAATACGATTTGGATTTAAAAGGAAAACAATTGAAGATATGGATAGGACTGTTTTAAATCTATCTAGTAGTTTTTATGTACCTGGATCAACATATAGTAGAATTGTATCGATTCGTATTAATGGTAGAATGTGGAACGGATACACATATAGCCCTATACCTGAAGGGTATCATGCTAGAATAAAAATAACACTTAATGATGATGTCATGTATATAACGAGGCGAGATAGCCCGTATGTATACATATTTAGTGCTCCTCCGTGGCCTAAGAAAGGAAAAGATAAACAAATTCATTTGTTAAATATACTAAAGTTAGGAATCTGCATATGAATTACCCATCTATGAGGGAACTAAGTAGATATATAATGGATAATATAGCGATTGATGGATATAGAATATCTAGCAATAGTAAAAATGGAATAATAGTTAATATGAATGAAACTAAGATCTCTATTTTAGATAGTGAACATTATTGGATTAGACTAGAGGATTATAATAATAAACCTAAAAGAGTCTATCTCTTGGATATATTATCCCAAGGAGTAGTGATATGAAGCTTGCTCTGTTACGTGCTCTATATAATATTAATTTCACTGAGCACCTAATGGAGAATGGTGGTAATGATGTAATCTTTAAATATACAAAACCAGAAATTGATGATGATAGTAAACCATGTAGAGTATATGTTAGTGTCACTGAGCCAAGCTATACTGGATTAGGTGGGATAAAGTGGCATTGGGACCACCAATTGATAGAGTAGTTGTAGAACTATATCGAGATTGGGATCTATTAAGATGTTCGTATATGTCTCTTGTAGGTATGAGTAAATTTGGATATATTTATCAGGTTACAGATGTTGATTTTAAAATCACTAAAGATATATTCATTATGGACGTCCTAAAGAGAGGAATAGTAATATGATCTTTGATAACGATAATAAGATACCATTTGAACATCAATCAAGAGTATATGAAGTTTATTTAGATGTCTATGATATGTTTCATGGTGGGCACGCAGTTCATCCCCTAATTATAGCAGGACTCCCATTTCATATTAACCCTTCCCACTTCAACTTTGGAAGAATAGCGAATTGGATATATCATACAGGAGGAGTTGTAATATGAGCGTCCAGCAAAGAGAAGAAGAACTATTCGATTTATTACAACGTTCAGGATTTAAGAAAAGAAGTCATCGCACATCTATGATGGATTTTAGAGAAGAATCGTTTGATTTTGGTAACTATGTAGTAATTACTCTAAATGAAAATGGGTATATTGATGTGGAGATAGTAGATAAATTAGATATAGATAAATCGAGATACTACTATGTTAAAAGAATGGATAAAAGTAGTTTTAAAATGAGAATATATGCGAGTACTTATCCCGTGGCACCAGAACGTATATTCGAATTTAAAATAGGAATAGATAAATTAGGAAAATTAATAAATACGTTTGATGTATTTAAACAAGGAGCAATATTATGATATACATAGATACTATGGATCGTTATATAATTAAGAATTATGATGAGTATGTTAGTAAAATACATACAGACATACTTACCACAATCCAACATAAACTTAATAAAGGTTATGATGAGTGGACACACTATGAATACTTTCTTAGTCGTCATCTTATAAGATCTATTAATAGCTCGAACATATGTAGTTGAATATTTGCAAAACAAGGAGTTGTGGTATGACTGAAAGAGGTATAATTAATGTATTAGATTCTTTACAATTCAACAACTCTAAAATATCTGGATCTTTTGCTGCCCCTATTAATGGAAGGGGATTTGCTCATATGAATCCAGGTCCTCCAACAGCACGATTTACATTCAGAGATAAAAATAGAATATCACTATCAACTACAATTTCAAAACCACAGATGATTGATGTAGTATCAAGAAGAACCCATTTACTCGGAGGAATATCAAGACGTGGCCTAGTTGTAGAATGTTGGTTATACATACACTCTGATATAAATGATTATTATCTTTACTTTGTCGTACCATTTAATGAATCGACATTCACTGTTTATTTCACTCATAAATATAATGAGAAGGATAAAGATCATATTGATAGGGTTGGAACATTGTTTAGTAGATCAAAACCTATATTCATTCTAGATGTATTGAAGCGAGGAGTCGTGATATGATGTATACAGATGGATCAGATATGCTATATACATTTACATTATCTGACGTAATAACTGGTGTAAAGGGTAGATCGTTTGATTTCATTATAAAAATAGATGAATACCCAGACTTTGTTAACAAAGGGCATACAAGATTAAAAAAAGTATCTCTTTATTTCTCAGTGTTTGGTAAAACATGTACTATTGATTGTATGTTAAACTCTAAATTCCCAAATATATTCTTATTTAATAATCTCCATTATATTGTGTTAGTATATAACAATGGAGTTACTATGCCAACTTCAGTTAACACATTTAATATAATATCTCATGGTATCGTAATATGATTGTAGATACTACTGATATGAAAGAGCTAGGTATTGGTGTATGTATCTCAGAAGGGTTATGGGTAGATACATTTCACACCAAAGATATAATGCTAACTTTATACCGTTATATAGATGGAGGATCAATTACATCCATAACTAGAGATCAGGCTGAATTGGTCAGACATCATGGTAGAGTATATACATTTGATTTATTTGATACGCATATTATATCATCTGCTCATCATAATGGATTAATTACTCCACTCAACATGATAAAGAGAGGGATTGTAATATGATATTTGACAACGGCAACGAGTTATTATTTGAAGATTGTCTACCAGTGTATGATGTGTATTTTAAAATATCTGATGTTTTTGGTATACCCCTCCGTATTAAATTTCCCCTTCCAAAAAATAAATATGGAAATCCCAAAGTTTTATATTACCTTCCGACGCTCCCTAGAATACATATCTCAATAATATTTAAGTTGATATATTATAGTAAAGGAATTAATATATGATATATGAAGATACTACAGATGCCCTAATGGGGGTGGAATATAATCCCGCAGAAGAATGTATTAAACTTAGCTATGGTAAGGAATCATTTTCACATGTAGATGTTGCTCTTTATAGTGATGGTGGATTCGGATTTAGAATATCTAGATACCATTATATGAATATGTTGTCGTGTGTTACAGTAAAACGATCATACCGACAAAGGTTCGAATATATATTTAAGACTGGATGCCATGAGCAATTTAGAAAGAAGCGATATGTTAATCTGATGGATATCTTCAACAGAGGAGTTCCTATATAGTGTATGTAGATGTAAAAGTTAATATGATGCTTAGTGCCGTAATGTACAAAGATGCTGGAGATTTTCGCGACTTGTGTGTTCATAATTATACTAGACCACTAGCCATTAAACCAATTAGATATAGTGGATATGGTAGGGATATGGGTTATACAGCATACATTAGAGGTTTTAGATTTAAGGACGTATTTAACCAAGTAATGAAGAGAGGAATAGTATGGAAATAGTAGAACCGAAAGTATTTTTAATAGCAGAAACTAAATTAGATAATGAGGGCCTTCTTGAATATCTCAAGGATCTTAACGTATTAGATTATAGCTGGAGTGCCCCGTCTGATTCAGAGGCGCTATGTGAGATGATGGGAAGATTGTGTTATAGATCATTCAAGCCTGGTCTTAATCCCAATGTTACAAAAGTAAGGACCGGTAATGATGTATACTTAAAGAACATTATAAACACTGGGCATGGGTCAGTTTTAGAACATGCTAGTGTAAGTTTTATATTCAAAGACGTATCTCGAGTATTCACGCATGAGCTTGTTCGACATAGATCAGGGGTAGCTATATCTCAAGAGTCTCTTAGATTCGTTAGGTTAGATAAGCTTAGTGCGTATGTCCCGATACAGATAGAAGAGAATGAAGAAGCAATGTCTTTGTTCATGGATACGTTTGATAAACTTGAAGAGGTGCAAAAACAACTCGCTGACATTTACGATATAGAGAACACTGATGACTTTGCTAGGAAGAAAGAATTAACCTCTGCATTCAGGAGAGTTGCCCCTATTGGATTAGCAACTACCATAGGGTGGACATGTAATATGCGAGCACTAAGACACATAATCGAATTAAGAACTAGCCCACATGCAGAGATAGAACTTAGAGTAGTATTCGCAAAAGTATTTGATATAGTGAAAGATAAATACCCTAATATATTTGGAGATTATAAAGTAGAGATGGTAGATGGTATACCGTGGGTGCATACTACGGAGGAGAAGATCTAACATAAGGTAGTGAATTATGATATATGTTACTGGATGTATAAACTCAACGTTTTCTGAAAAGTTGATACATGAATCATTTAATAACATCTTAATATTATTAGACTTCATAGATGATGATGATTATATGAATTATATCCTTGAGTATGGTATTAAGATTTATCCAATTTGTCCCATTCGATTTGAACTCTATTTAATTATAGACACTCCCCTCAGATAGATATTCATTTCACACAAAGTCCAAAAATATCTGTAGTGTATACTAGTAAAGGTATACGTGTACCAGTCATTAGCTTTCATTTAATTGATATATTTAAGAGAGGGATAGCCATATAAAGGAGATAGTATGCACATAGATGAAGACGGATTATACAATGAAGTTGCTCGTTATATTAGAACAAGGAATGATTTATCATTAGGACTTACTGTTATGAATATAACAAATGGTAAATTATTAATAGTAGTAGTTAATGACCCATCTAATAGAGGAACGCGGTTTAATCATGTAGATAATCTTAAAGAAATACTACCCAAAGTAATTCATTATTTCATATTAGTGTATATGGATGTTATGAAGGAAGGAATAAATATCTAATGGATATGTATATGAGAACTCCTTTAATAAGACCATGTAGAGAAGAATATGATCATAGTTTTAGTACGAGAATATGTCACGCATGGATAAGAACTAAAACTAATTCATTTATTCACTTCCAAGTATCTGTTTCTCCAACTAACTCTACAGACAAATTCAAGCTGATGATGTTTTTGACAACAGATGATAAAATCAATGAAATAGGGACACGGGCATGGGTAGAAGAAAAACAAATATTAAGTATAGGAGCATCTAGGATGTTTGAATTATACTATGGGACCAGACTACAAAATCCTCTTATCATTCAGGGAATTTTTAAAAAAGGGGTATGTATCAATTCGAATGATTTTTTAAACGGAGGAATCGATATATGATATTTATATCTCCACCAGAAGATGGATTATATTCAGACTCAATTGTTAGGATAGAGCTTGTACCACACTCATCTAATCGCAGATATAAATTTATTGCTAATATTCCATCTAAACTAGATGATGTTTTATGTTCAATTTACGTCAGAAAAAAATCCCCATGGTGCCGAGACGATATAATAATAATATCATTCAAGCATCATAGATGTTATTTTCAAATATCTACTTTTAGTGGGTATGAACCAACTAAAGTATTTACTAAACCTAAAGTACAAACACTAATAACTAAACAGGGATGCAAATCAGAAGAAACTTATAGGGATATGGGTAGAATGTTTAGATGTGGAGGAATCTCAATATGATATTCGACAACGGTAATAAATTGTTATTTAAAGATTGCTCGTTAGTATATGACTATCTTAAATTATATAATTACATTCACCTTCACCCTCACCTTCACCCTCACCTTCACCTTCACCCTCACCCTCACCCTCACCTTCGCCCTCACTCCCGCCTTCCCCTTCACCCTCACCTTCAACCCGAAAAATTATTTAACTGGGTGTATAATAAAGGAGGAGTTGTGATATGATATTTGATACGACGTGTGAATATAACATGTATCAGTATGCATATGGAATGACTACACGTAAGAATACAGTGACTAGAGAACATACTAGAATTACTATCCGTTCTCTTAGAGGTTATTGTTTCACATTCGAAAATCTAAGACATCCTCCGAAAGAATATGAAGGGCATTTTATATCGAGGGACGTTGAAGAGTTTTTAATAATTTATAAAGTAGATAGGATTACAGATGTTTATTACGATTTTATAAGAATAGGGAAAGTAGTGAGAGGGAAGAATCATTTAGTACGAAATGGAAAGAGAGAAATAATAATAACAACTGGTGTAAATCATACTACATCTGTTCCCAATGTATGTACAATTATATTGGCGCTTTGTAGGAAAGGAACAGTCATATGATATTTGATAATGATAATAAAATGTTGATCGGAGATCCTACTAAAGCTTATAATACATATTGTTATATTAATACTCACACATGGGCAATTCAATATCTTAGTATGCATCTTCATACTAAATATCTTAATCTTACTCTTTTCCCACATTCTCGATTCCATCCTAGATTAGGAACCACATACAAATGGATAATTGAAAATAAAGGGGTCGTGATATGATATTTGAATCGGTTAACATTGATTTGTTTTGGAGAGATGGATTACATTTGAGAACATTAAAACATGGTTATACCCACTTCTTTAGAGAAACTTACGTTGATAAAATATTTATGCATGATACATTTATAGGAGATTTATTACTCGAATGTATCCTTGTCAACCATATAGATTATATAAGAATACGAATTCCAACATTTCCATATAGATCCATGACATATAAATTTGATATGGGTACCGAGATACTCATTCGATTTGGATCTGGTAATATATTCTGTACGCAGACAAGTAAAAAAGAAGAAAAAATTAAGTGGTTTCAATTTGGAACTTTAGATATCATGACTAGAGGGGTAGTTATATGATTTATGTATATGATGCATCAGATTCATTACAAGGTATAAGATTAGATGATATTGAATTTTATATATCATCGGATGCAGTATGTGATATGTGTAAGAGAACAGATATTATGTGTGATAATCAATGTGCTATTTACTTTAATTCATGGCCATTTACAGAGGTGACCAAAGAGTTTTATGTTCCACCACGACCAACCATCCCTCTTATGTATAATTGGGTGAGGAGACAGATAGGAGCTGTTGTATGATATATTTTACAAATGACACCCAGGGCGGGATGCAACAACATAATATAGATGTCTACGTTAAAGATGTGTTACAGTTTTATAGACAAATCTATGATTTTGAACCTTACTATAATATACTAGATCCTATATTAAAGTATGCCCCAATATGTAGATATACTAGAGATGCTATATTATTTACACAAGAGGTATCCCCTGGTCTTTTTGGGGTTGTGATTAAAGAAGAACATCAAGAATTTCATGGAGTTAAAGTTACATTGTCTTTTATATGTGGATGGGTAATGCATCAACAACAAGGAGTAATTATATGATGTTTGATAACGGTAATAAATTGTTATTTAAAGATTGCTCGTTAGTATATGACTATCTTAAATTATATGATTACATTCACCTTCACCTTCACCTTCACCCTCACCTTCACCCTCACCTTCACCTTCTCCCTCACCTTCTCCCTCACCCCCGCCTTTCCCTTCACCCTCACCTTCAACCCGAAAAATTATTTAACTGGGTGTATAATAGAGGAGGAGTAATAATATAATGTATGTAGATTGTATGGATAAGGATATTTATCCAGAAGCCATTTAATTAGGATGTTCAAATACATATGATAAGAGTGGAGATACATGCGATCTAATGTTTTGCAACTTCAGTGAAAAACATCCATATGAATTTCTTATGAAATTAGGAATATCTGATATAAGAATAAAAATATCATATCCAGTTGGAGAGCGAAGAGTAGTTAATTTAATGATACTTGGACTAAAGAGCGGTGATGGAATATATGTAAAGTTCAGCGCACTGAAGACAATAACAATTATGTCTGAAGATGGGGAACGCAAATGGAATGATTACATGGGTTGGTTTTTACAGCAAGGTATATATATTAAATAGTGACAGAAGGAATCTATTTCACACAACCAAAAAGGAGAGAAGTGTGAAGAATATTCATTGGCCCAAGGCGTGCATCTATATTTTTCTTTTACTGTTTTTATTACTTGCTAATGGGGAAATTGTAGGCGAGTTGAAAAGACCTATAATAGAATCCCAATTGAGTGCTGCGATAACAATTCCAGTTGTTATATTAGGTTTAAGTCAGAGCATATTCTTGGGATGGCTCATCGGGGCCATCGTCTGCTCATCTATAGGATTTATGAATAATCCAATTGAACGTGTAATTGAAGAATTTGATAAAAAAGGAATACGAGCATATTATACAAATATGATATCTTTTTACGGGCTCATTATATTAACACCATATAATTTATTTCTGTACTTTTGGCCAGTAGACGCAACTACTACGTTTATATTTGGAAACATTATGTTTTGGGCTGTATCTAGTATTATAATTTATAAGAATCTATGGGAGAACGTGAAGATTGACAACTTGGTTAAGGAGTGGTTCTTATGCAAGCCCTATCAGATATGTTTAAAATCTCAAAGCTAGCAGTCGCTGTATTCATTCTAATAAATGTACTACATGTATTGATGTTTGTTGTAGCTATACCTATAGTAGTTATGTTGTACACTAAACTTAAGCTTATGGGAACTATCCCAGAGGATGGGATTATACCACTTATAGTATTATTTGGGGGTGGTGCTACTGTTGGCTTAGCATTTTCGTCTATGAAAAAGAAAATTTTAGAGTGTGTGGTACCTGAATCTATGCATAATGAAAATAACCCGATAGTGGATGAACTATAAGGATAAATCCATGATATTTGAATCTGTTAAATCTATTAGCCCATTTAATAGTAGTAATATAACTAAATACCCATTTGGAGAATCTTTAGTAACATGTCAAGTAGATTATAATCTTAGAAAGAAGTTTAGGATAGGGATAACTGTAATAAATCATAACACATATTATAAAGAAAAGGTAATTGTGATTTCCTATTTCCAAACAGATGGTAAGATTAGAAGTGCTGAAATAGGGCCTATACAAAAATCATCATTTAGATCCTATTTTACCACTAAAATTATTACACATGGTGAAATCATTAATGCTTTTCTTAAACTGACGGGTAATGGAATAAGTATATGATAGTAGATGGGTTAATCATGGGATCCAACTCATCAGAAGTTAGACTTCAAAAAATGATAATATCTGGTAGCCTCAAACCAGGACAAGAATATATATCTATTATTGATCTTACAAAAAAAGAGTAGTATTTTTCATTAGATTTTATGGTGCGCTGGTCTCAGGGCCATTTGATCCACATCAATCCTATATCTCGGTGAGCAGATACATAGAGATCGTAGATGTAGACGGTGGATTTAAATTAAAATATATACGAGAAAAATTTAAAACACTATTGATTGGAAATCTATACATTATGATATCGAAACGAGGGATTCTAATATAAAGGAGAGAAAATGACAGGCCGTAATGTAGATATCGCGGAACTATTATCTAGAGTAAAATCAACACTCTCTACTAATGTAGATGAGACTATTGACATTCCTACCATTGCTGAACCAGAACCACCGAGGGCAAAGAAGTCTACAATTTCTAGAATTAAAGATAGTGGGTTATCCATAATATTAAATCCAAAGAATATATTGGGTCGATATAGAGTTAGACCAAATCATAGATTGTCTGCTTTGGGAGTAGATGCCGAGGATATACCATCTGTTAATAAATTTGAAAGAATAGATAGTATTTTTAGAAATGATAATGAGCACGATAGAATTGATATTGAGCTACTTCAATTAAAGATGGATCTCGCAGCAGGTACAGTAAAAGCAGTTGAACCCAAATCATCAGAGAAGGTGATATATTTATCCCCTACTGTCCCTAGTGAACTTGATAGCTCATTATACTCATATGATGATCAAGAAGATCAATTAATGGAATTTTCAAAATACTATTGCGAATGCGCCATTGAGAATGGATGGAAGATATTATTAAATACATCAAGTGCTGATCCAATAATATGGAGAAAACTTAGAGATATGTTTGGAGATAATATAATCCTAGCAGATGGTAATAGTCTGCGTCAAAGTGTAGTAGATAATGGATGTAAAATATTATTCATTGCAGGAGGAAGTACAGGAGCAGTTAACGATATTGAACGGATATATGATGAATGGAATACATATCAGTGTGGAAGCACAATTATATATCATGCCGTTTCATTTGGCGGAGTATATGATGTGAATGGCGAAATAATTTATTCTCTTGGAGGAGAAGGAGTAGAATATATAAGGGACATTACAGATTCTCGTCATAGATCTCCAATGAGTAGAGCTATTATGAGTAAGTTTTTTGAATTTGTCACAGAAAGATACTCTAGGTTTTAGGAGAGAAACGCAATGAGAAGGAAAGAAGTGTTTGTCATAGGGCTTGGAAATCCTGGGAACGCGGCCTCAATAGATTCTAGGCATAACGTTGGACAACTTGCCGTCGGTAGAGCACTTGCAATATATGGTGACTTACGTCCTCCAGGATCTGAGTCTCATAGGGACCGAATACAAAATGAAGATATTAAATTAAAATTGAGAAGAGCACCTATGTCAGTAAAAGATACAAGTATATTAAAATTTGGAGAGAATCGAAGATCATATAAATATTACAGATCAACCGTGCTGCTCTATGGAATGACCATCAATTTTATAGAACCGGTTAATGTATATATGAACAGTTCTGGAAGATTTATACGTGCGCTTAGATTAGATACAGATGAGTTTCTAGAAAATTTACTTATTATTCATGATGATATAGATTTACCAATTGGACGAGTGAGATTCCGTACTGGGGGAGGGGACGGGGGACACAATGGAATAAAGAATATACGAGTAAATTTAGGAGATGATTTCTCTAGATTAAAAGTAGGAGTTGGAAGACCAACAGATGATACAGTAGAACAATATCTAACTAGAGAAATGTCACTTAAACATAGGAAGCATATTAATAAGGTAATAGATACTATATTGAAAAAGTGTATGCTCGATTGGGCATTATATGGAACAGCGCATTGTTCTGTTAAGTACAACAAACTATTTGTTAATGGAAGTGGTAATGTTACTACATGGAAGAAACATCAAAAGGAGCTTGAAGAACTTGTGCGAAAAGAAGTCTGAAGACACACCAACTAATGCATTAAAAGAAATGATTGAAAAACGCGGGGAGATATCTGGAATGGCCCAAAAGAGCTCCAATGTAATAAGAATAATGATGTCTCTATTGGCATCAAGAGCATTGGATGTTTCAAATTCTATGGCAGCCCTTCATGCAGTGAATGATTTGTATGACGGCGACACAGAAGAAGCTATGAAAAGTAGACGGAATGAGTATGTGAAACAATATCTATTAGCAGTTAAGTCATTTAAATCATTAGAAAGAAAAATACATGACGATGTTGCTCCAACATTTTTTGATAATGTTGCAGTGCTTTTTCCAGATGAAATATTCACGTTGTTCCGAGATGAGATGTTAGTATATAAGGAAAGAGAATTAGGGTTACCTGTTGACCCATCAGAAGTCCCATCACTTGATGAAATGAGAGCATTCTTTAATGTATTTCCAGAAGAGTCATTACGAAGTAGTATAAATGATAGTTTTAGTCCACTTACTGGATCAGATGAAGATTAAGAAGTAATTATTCGTGTCTGGGGCTCTCTAGTTAGAGGGTCCCAGACATAATTAGCAGTATCAACAATAAATATATTATTTTTTATTGTTGAAAATATAATGAGGACAAACTATTAGATGTATGATAGTTCGAAGTTACAATGTGAGGAGAGTAAAATGAAAAGAATCTTAGCAAGTTTTCTTATTGTAATCGCCAGTATATTTATACTATCTGGTTGCAAAACGCCATCAGCGGTCCAAGATGCGAATCAGGTATCGATAATGTATCTACATTTAATTCAAGAGGATGTAAATATTACAATTGATGCATTGTCTGAAGCAGCTAAAGAAGAATCTACAAGATATTATGATTTATGGTTAGAGGGTACTGAGAAATTAATTATCAGCAATTCAATGACTCCACAAGAAGCCATAGATGATTATAAAACAGCATTAGAGAGCGCAGCCACTCAGGTAGATGCCGCCAGTGACACGTATGACGATCTATCAAGAGAAATAAAGAGCGAAATTCAGAATAAAATAGTTAGAGCACAGAAATTAGCAGAGAAAATAGCAGAATATCATCAAAGTGGTAGCATTTCGGCTGAAGATTTTGATGAAATTCTAAATGAAAGTGCAGAATTTGCAATTGAGATGGCAGAAGTAAGAAAAAATAGAGAAAAAGCCGTTGAATCTGCAAATGATGGCAAAGGTAGTGATTTATTGAATATTATTAAAAATAATGTGCTAAAAGGAATGGTTCCTAAAGAAAAATAGGAAAAAGGAGTAGAAAATGGATGAAAGTTTAGTTGATTTAATTGCTGAATCTCTTATTGCAGTGGCCAAGGGCGTCGCCGTAGAAGAAAAGAAGGTAGTAGCTGATAAGAGCTATCTAAATGCTCCTGAGTGGACTCCACCGGCCTCTGTGGTGAACGTAAAGCTAACAGAAGACCCTTTGTCAAAAGAGGAATACCAGGGATTACTAGATAGGGTGGACGTTGCTATCGAACAAGAGACAGCACTGAAGGAAGGTCTATCAATCGCTGCTGAAGTACTAAATAAATTAAAAACAGTACTCCCATTATTTATATAACTGAGGTAAGTAATATGTATGTATCCGAACAATTCATAAATAATTTACAAGAGAAGGGGCGCTTTGTTAGGGTTGCTAAGAAGCTATTCAAAAAGAAAAAACCTGAAGCACCACCTCCACCAAAAGGCATTAAAGAAAAACTTCAGCGTAAGTTTGCATCAATGAAAAATAATGCTGCTGAAAAAGCGAAAAAGAAAAAGAGAAAAAATACTATGCATGCGACAGCTGGAGTCGGAGTAGTTGGGATGGCTGCATTAGGAGCCCAAGACAGGCACTAAAATATTAAGGTAGGATTTTAAAATGAGTAATGATTATAGAATATTTATTCACGTTGATGGAAATAGTCCTGGAGAATATACATATGGAGATTTATATTTTGAATATAAACCATATTATATAGAGCGGACTAATAATGGTAAAACATTATTTGCACAAACCGCATCAGTAGAAGGAAAGTCTGCTTACTTAGATCCAGGCCATCCTGATAGATCGTCTATTACAAATTATACAATTGAAGATAGAAGCTCTGTTAAAACCCTACGAGTTAGAGCATCTAGATCAGATGATGGATTGAGGTTGGAAAAACATATCACAATACATCCCCCAAAATCCAGCAGTCTCGATAAAGGACAATATCATCGAGGTGCTCATGTAAAAGTATCTATAAATTATGACAATACAAAATATTCATTAGTTGGTTGGAAAAAAGATGGAATTTTATGGTTAGAAACAACTGGGGATTCATCTAGTGTATACACTAACGACAATATCAAAATAGAGATGAATAGTAATATAACATTAGAGGCCTTATTTGTAGAGCAACCGGAAGCGGTGTTAAATAATAATGGGTCAATTACACAGACAGACACCCACTCTACAAGCGGTGTCTTAAATAAATTAGGTACGTTTGATTCTGGAGGAGTAGTTGTAGATCAACTGATGGCATCAGTGTCATCAAATGTGTTTGATCATCCTGGAACAGTAATTAGAAGTCCGTTAGTTCTAAACTATCAAGGTCCATATACTGCACTCGAATCATTAAGTATAAAAGAAGAAATAGTTCAAACGATAGGTAGAAAAAATAGTACAGCTGGTGGACCACTAATTAATAGGGGCGATCTAACTGTACTTGAAACAAGAGAACAATCTTGTAGACTGCTATATCCCGCTAGTGAAAGTGAATTTAGATCCTGTATGGGTGACTTATACAATCAACTTTAGGAGGAATTTAATGAGTTGGGTTTCACATAGACTAATTATGCATAATGACCCTAATACGTCCTTATCGCTCAATGTCTATCTCGAATCAGGAGTATTTGTTGAGAACGTTGGATACGAAAAGAAAAACTATGTTCCTGTTCGGTTAATGTTTCAAATAGTAGAATTTAAGAAAGAAACTAATTACTCTAAAATAGAACTTAATTATCCTGAACTAGTAGAATTGAATAGTAAAATTAGTAGGGCGTTGAGAAAACTTGACATCCTCTACGATAATAAAGAAAAAATAACTATTGCGAAGTATACAGCGAAAGCTAAAAAACTTTTAACATTCACATTTAAAAGAAATCAAAATAAAGAGGGTGGAATATCTATTAAGATAGATGACCAGAATGGTTCATTTGAAATAATGTTATCATTCACTACATTCCTGACTATAACTGAAGCGTTATCATCCATGGTAAGCAACTTCCCAGTTGTCTCTACAAATATGATGATAATTTCAAATCAAGAAAGAATACTAGAGTCGTTAGATAGGTTAGGATCCATACAACCAATCGCTACACCTCGACCCGAACGACAACAAGAAAAAGTAATAGCAACCTCTAGTGCTGATGACTTCGATATAGTTAAAGAAGAGCCTAAAGTTGCAGCATCCTCTGGATTTGATGTGGAGGGGTTAGACCTCGACGCACTTAAAACTCAAATCACTGACGGGATAACCGATGGGATAGAGGACGAAGTATCTGATGACCGGTTTTTTCGGGTAGTACTTAAAAATGATTTAACTAATCTAAAAAGTTGGACGACTTCTGTGCTCTGTACAGGAAAAGACACAGAAGCTATCATGTTTAGTCCATTATATGCATTATTACGCAGTTCAATGAGTTTTAAAGATTTTAGTGAGCTTGAATTTAGAAAATCCTTCTTTAGTTATCAAGCAACACTACTAAAAGAAATTAAAGATCGTTCATTAAAGTATGTTTCGGGGGAATCTAAAGGATTTGGTATAATTCCCAACTATTCATTGAATTTTACAACTTCAGAATCGAAAAAAGTTTTTAGAACTGCATTAGAATTATTCACTACCTTAGTAATTTATAGTAAAATAGCAATAGAAATATCTAGAATTAACAACTATGAAGTTAAAAATGATGCAGATGGTTATATCATCGCACAATTTATACTAAATTCGACATTATCCCCACTAATAAAATCAATTTCAGAGAATTATAGAGATAAATTCTTAATGGATGCACTAAATCAGTTCATTAGCATAAATGAATCAAGTATCATGACTAAAATTAGTACCGAATTTAATCAAATAACTGGTAAAAATTTATCAATTTCTGTCAAAGAATTCGAAATTATGGCTGAAAAGCTAATCAATTCAGCTGAAAATAACAAAGATATAGAAGTTTTTCAAGAAAATATAACAAATATCGAAGATGTAAGGGATTTCTTTAATTCTATTGAAGAAATAGAAGAAGATGATGTCCCTGAAGAAGAATTTCAAGTAGATACAATGGAAATTTTAAAAATAATGGATGAATAATTACAAATGTCTTTCAAATCGAAAATATTAAACATAAAGTTATCCCCAATGTGTAACAGGTCTCTTGTTTATACTACGTACCCTGCTGGTGTTCCAGTACATTTCTCTGTTAAGTTTCACAAAACTAACCCAGGGATTCAATTTGACGTTGGGAATAAAAACAAGGTTATAGAATCAGGAGAGGCAGTTGTTCGGATGTTTAGAAATCTGAACAACTGTCTGTTCTGTAACATATTCTTAGATCTTGAGACTATACAGACAGGTAAACATGACTATAAAAATAGGTTTTCTTCGGTAAGGAAGCACTATAAAGATAAAGTCTTTAGATTCATAAATGAAAGATTAGATTTACATAGTAGTAATAATGGAAAAAATAGTTATCATAATAGTATAGGTGTATCGGGATGGAAAATCCATGGGCTGGAGGATGACCTACTTTTTTATTTCGTTCAAAGAAACTTTTTCAATAAGATAACTGCAACAAATATAATAAGAACTGCAGGATTACAGTTCTCCACGGCTAGAGGATTGAAATCTTTAGAAAATTATAAAGATGACTCTGAAAACTTCTTTAGAAAAGTTAATGAAAGTGATAATATGCAATTTCTTAATGAGGCTTTCAAAGAATAGGAGAATATAATGGCAGAAGAACCACTAAATCACCACATATCACCAAACATGGCGCATCACTATTATATTAATAATGTATTTAGTGCTTTTATACGTGGGATCGCAGATTATTTTAAAACAGAATGGTTTGATGGTAGAAATAAAGATATTGTAATATCTACATATGAAAAAGCAGTAGAACATTTTAGAAACCGTCAGAACTTTGGAGGAGAGAAATTTTCTCCCAAATATCCATTTATAACATTCAATCCAGAGATTGACTTCGAGCCAGATGACCCTATGGGGAAATTCTTTCACAATTATCCAATATACAAAGGTTATTCTTCACAAATAGCTGCTAATTTATATAGTCCTTATATTTTTGAAGATGATAATGTGACTATTTCTGCAGTTATGAATAGATATAAAGGAAACTTTGAAATGATATTGTGGGCTAGTTCTGTATATGAGCTAATAGATTTTAAGGCGTATACATATCAGTTTTTTGGTGGTATGAATCGCCCAATATATCCTGCTATAATCGAATCATACCTTACTCTACCAGATGAATTTATATATTATACATATGATAACCCATATACAGCAGAAAAATACAATCTAGATTGGGAAAAATCAACTGGAGAAATAAATCTATTTAAAAACATCAACCAGAACAAGATGGTGTTTCCCTTTGTTCTGAGACCTTGGATTAAACTAACTGGTGCCAGCGATGGTTCAGAAAAGTATGGTGGTTCTGGAGATGAAATCGGAGATCATAGATTAGTTATTAATATGGAATGGGAAGTAACATTACCGACCCATATGATAATGAGAGCAAGGAAGTTTCCAGATAGGTGTCATAAATTTCAGATGGATATACAAGTATCATCAAGATATATTCCACTAGCAAATGATTCAAGTACCCAGTATCCTGTAGCAGATGAAGTGACCGTTGTTTATGATGACATGATTGATTCGACTGCATCAGCTGAAGAAGCAATGGTATCAGTTGACCTAATTTATCACGATGCATATCAGTATGTTTGGACACAAGAGGATTACGATCTAGCAAATTCAACTACAGTGGCCGACAAGGATAAAAAGATCTCTTTAGATATTCCGAGAGAACCAACGGACTGTGTGTATCTAAAAGTGTATGGTAAGTATGGGGAGCTAGTTCGAGACTTCTATTGGAATGTGGTATCACAAAACCAATTAGAATTGGTAGCATTTAATTTAAATTCATTAGAAGTAGATGATATATTAATGATTGTATATTATACAGAAAATGATTAGGAGAGATTTGGAGAATAAATAATGTCTAAAAAACTTTCATATGAATATGTAAAGCAATATTTTGAAGAAAATAGTTGCGAATTATTAGAAAGGGAATATGATAATTGTATGATTAAAATGAAATATAAATGTTCTTGTGGAAGAATAAGTAAAATAAGTTTTAATAATTTTAAAAGTAAACATAGATGTAGTGATTGTGGTGGGAATGAAAAACATTCTTATGAATATATAAAACAATATTTTAAAGATAATAATTGTGAATTATTAGAAAAAGAATATATTAATAATAAAACTAACATGAAATATAAATGTGAATGTGAAATATTACTAGGATATTCTAGAAAAGATATTTTAGAGTATCTTAAGAAGGATCCAAATTTTGATAACTGGGTAAAGAATTCATCCAGCTGGCACATAGATCATATTATTCCAATAAAAGCATTTGTAGAAAATGAAATAACTAATCCGAAAATAATAAACGCTTTAGATAATTTAAGAATTATACACTGGAAAGAAAATTTACAAAAAGGTGCTACATTTAATAAGAATGAACTTCAAAGTTATGTGCAATCGAAAGGTATATTATGATAAAATATGTCAAAGGTGATTTGTTCCTAACAGACTGCAATTCTATTTGCCATGGCGTGTCGTGCGCTGGTGTGATGGGAGTCGGGGTTGCTAAGAGAATGAAAGAAAGATACCCTGCTAATTTCAAATACTATCATAACCAATATAAATTTAAAAAATTGAAACCAGGTGAAGTATATATCTTTGCAGGATATCCTAGAAAAATTATAAATCTTACAACTCAAAGTCAATATGGTAGAAAGAGAATTAAGTATGCGACATTGGAAAATATTAAATCTTGTTTTTTGAAACTTAAATTATTACTACCAGAATATAATAAGGTGATAGTTAAAAAGGGAAGCGGACCCATACAAAGTATTGCTCTTCCTAGAATAGGATCTGGATATGGCGGACTTAATTGGAAAGATGTTAAAAATCTTATAGATACTCATCTCTCTGATACAGTACCCATAGTAGTATTTGAAGATTTTAAATATGGAATGAAGGCAGAAGAAGAAAATGAATTTCTGTCAAAGGAGCTGAATTAAAAAAATGGGTGCAAGTAAAAGAATAGTTCAGATTTTAGAGGAAGCATTTAAGGCAGCAGTAGTTGATGCTATTGTATGCGATGAGACTGAAACCAAAGGTAGTTCTTGGATAAGGATCACCCTAAAAGATAGTGGGCCTTTCTTTATATTATGTAGAGCACTAGGCATTAATGATAACATGCGATCTAAAAAGGGTGGAATTCTTCATATTTATGTATCTCATAATCCGTGTCAAGAACAAAATAGAGCATATGCAAAAGCTTTTACCAAGATTTTAAATGATCATGATATTACTGCAACTGTAGAAGATCCAGAATCTGGATCAATTCCAGAAGAAGTAAAGAAGCAGTTAAAGAAAAAAATACAAGAGGCTCAGGAAATACATAAGAGACTCGGAAAAATAAAAGACGAGGACCTGGAAGATTTTCAAGAGGACGAGTGTTATGAAGATACAGAAGAGGACGATGAATAGAAAGGACGAATGATGGTTACTCAAAGTGTACAAGAAATTCTTGATGCGATGGAGAAAGTCAAAGACGTAGATTTTAGACCATTAGGTCCGCCACTTGACGCAGAGGAACGTAGGAAGCGTGTACTGGATCTATGTGAGAGATGGAAAGATGCGCCATATATTGGTGAAGATGAATTTTTAAAGTTGGAAGGAAGATAATGAACAGGGAAGAACTCAATAAAATATTTGAGGAGACAGTACAAGAATGCCGGGAAATTTTATTTTCTAAGAATATGGAATATAGTAGAGATTCGAATGCTCTTGAAAACTTTGATGTTACATCGGCTGCGGCTGGTATAACAGAACTTCAGGCTCTGTACGTTTTCCTCAGAAAGCATATAAATAGTATAGAAACATATATAAGAGAAGGTGAAACATATTCAGATGAAACTATACAAGGTAGAGTGTACGATTGTATCAATTACCTAATTTTATTCAATGCACTTCTTAAAAGAGAAGAATTAAGAAATAAAACTGAGAAAGTAGAGAAGGATAAGATATTATTAGAATAAATAATATTAATTAAAAATTATGGGTAAAAAATTAACTTATGAATATGTTAAACAATACTTTAAAGATAATAATTGTGAATTGTTAGAAGATGAATATATTAATTCTAGGACTAAAATGAAATATAAGTGTTCATGTGGGAATACATCTGAGATTAGATTTAGTGATTTTAAAAACGGTCATAGATGTAATAAATGTGGGACTAAAAGGACCCGTGATAAATTAAGTCATAGTTATAAATATATAAAGCAATTATTTAAAGATCAGGGGTGTGAATTATTAGAAAAAGATTATGTTGATAATCATACTAATATGAAATATATATGTTCTTGCGGTAACTCTGCAGAAATAACTTTTAACAGATTTCAATATGGACATAGATGTATGAGATGTGGAAATGATAAGATATCAGGTCATAATCATCATAATTGGAACCCTGATAGAAATGTTGTTAGGAAGACAAAAGAGATACACAACTTAAGTGCGTCATATAAAAATAACTACAGAAAGAAACATAACATCTAAAGACGTGCATATAGATCATATAATTCCGGTAAAAGCATTTGTGGAAAATGGGATATTTGATTTAGATATAATCAATGATGATAAAAATTTACAGTTGCTTTCCAGTAGGGAAAATTTAAGTAAAAGTGGTAAATATAATCAGGAAGATCTTGTAATATTTTTAAAGGAAAGGGTATCGGTATAAATGAGAGTTGAGAATACATTATTTGTTGAGAAGTATAGACCTAAATCATTAGATGAAATGATTCTTAGTGATGATTATAGAAAAATATTTGAAGAGTTTATAAATAAGAAAGAAATTCCAAATCTACTTTTATTTGGTCCGCCGGGCGGCGGAAAAACTACGATTGCTAGAATTTTAATTCATGAGATAATGCCAGATAATATTGACGTTCTATTTTTAAACGGGAGTGTCACCACTGGAGTGGACGTGCAGAGAGACCTTGTGGAAGAATTTCTTTCCGTTGCGAGTATAAGCGGATGCAATTATAAAATAGTATTTATAGATGAGGCTGAGATGCTCAGTATAAATGCACAAAAAGCATTGAAGAGTATCACGGAAGAATTTACGGCGTATGGACGTTTTATATTCACTACAAATGACCCATCAAAAATAATAGACCCGCTACATTCACGATTCCAAGCATTTCAATTCAATAGTTTGAATAAAGAGTTTGTAAAATATCATGTGTTTACTGTATTATCTGCAGAAGAAATTACATATGATGTAGAGGTAGTAGAAAAAACAATAAACACATTTTATCCTGATGTTAGAAAAATTCTAGGGACAATACAATCTAGAATAGTTAATAAAGAATTAATTATAAATAAAGAAGATTTAAATTCCACAGAATTATTAATTGTAGAAAAAGTTAAAGTCATGGTAGATCGAATCTTGAATGGGAATAGTGCAAGTGAGTCAGCTATACAAAAAATAATTTCTGAAGAAGATGTTGATTTCTTTAATTTGTATAGAGAGTTGTTTAAATCACCCGATATTCCTCCGTATATAAAAATTGTTGTAAATAAATATGCAATTTCTCATATGAATGCTATGATATCAGAGATGAATTTTATGTCTTTTGTTTATGAAACTATGAAAATCGCGTCTCACGTAAAATCACTGAAAGGGAAGTAGTGGTATATAAGAATCTGGAAAAGTTAAGGTCTTTTTTAGACAAGAAGACCGGCTTAGCATATTTTAATGGATCGCATAGTGAATTAATTTGTAGATGTCCTTCTTGCGAACCAGATTCTAAAAGAAGACATGGACATTTATATATTAGTACACACGAACCACTTTTTAACTGTTTTAAATGTAATTATAAGGGGCTTGTAACCAAATTATTAAGACTTTTGGACGAAAATCCAGAAGATTACCTATATTTAGACAAAATTAAGATAAAAAATAGTGAATTTTCATTAAATCGCCCCATTTTTGAAGTAAAAACTTATGATATTCCAGAAGACACTAAGCTATCTAAAATAAAACGGGCGTATTTAAAGACGAGATTAGGGGTTGATTTAGATGAGGCGAAGGTGCCGAATCTAATAATTGATCTTGAGCGGTTCATAAACATTAACAATCTTAGTATACCTGATTCGGTATTGGGACTATATCCATACTTATGTGAGAACTTTATTGGATTCTTATGCAATAGAGGTACACTAATAATATTAAGAAATGTAGACTGTAATGCTAAAATATCCCATTTTCGGTTAAAAATAGGAGAAATTGGTATTTTTAGTGACTTTTATGGGTTAAAAATAGGACCAAGGCGACCAAATCTTAATAAAATCGTACTTTGTGAAGGAATCTTTGATGTTTTATCGTCGAAGTCAAGGACTGAACTTGATAATATACTTGGTGGTACTCATTTCCTTTCTGCGGTATTAGGAAGACATTATTATAATACCTTCACATCTATTTTAGATTATTGCAAATTAACGATGGCGGACGTAGTTATTCTTGGGGATAATGATGTCCCAATAAAAGAATACGATTTTATAAGAAATCATCCATCTGTAGTAGGATTTAATCTATATATAAATAAAATTGGTCATGATTTTGCAACTAAAAATATAGAACCATTGAAAGTAGTTACTGGAAAACCAAATAGGAGAGTGTAATGAGTAGTGGACCAAATCTACATAAGATTATAAATGTCTTTACCCAAACGAAAGTTGATGGTAAAGAAGTGGAGTTTGAGAAAACTCCTATCGAACTTGTTAAGTTTGCAAAGGAGAACGATGAATTATATAGATTTAAAAAAGATATATGGTTTTGTTGTTACCTCACCAAATATAACAAAGAACCGTCTGTAGTACTTCTATTTACTATGAAACTACCAGGATCCCTATCTGGATCTAGCAGTTCAAGTGAAATTGTTATGAACCTAGTACATATACTAGAAAACTTTCTAACCCCGATAGATGAATTTCATTTTGAAAGGAGCATAGATGAGAACAAAAAAGAAAATATTGCTATTTTAAGAATTACTAAGATAATAAGAGAAGATAATATAATTTAATAGGTAATATAATGGAAACAAAAAATATTAATGGCAATCAAACTCCGAACGGTTGGACAGAATGGGGCAAGTATGTTCTCAAAACACTTGAGAGTATTACTAATAGATTAGATGATCTGCAAAAGGAATTGCAGGAGAATAGACTTGAACTAAATGATTATGGACATAAAGTAAAAGAAGAGATTAAAAAAGAAGTAGAAGGTTTTTATAAGAATTGTGATTTAAAATGTGGCGGACTCTCAAAAGATATATTATCAATCACATCAACTGTTACTGAGAAAATAGCAGGAGATATTGAAAAATCAAATATGGTTTTTGAAGAAAAGATTAATATTACATCTAAAAAAATAGATAAATTTATTGCAGAAACTAATACTTTAGACGACAAGGTCGCTGCCGTCGATAAAGAAGTCACAATATTAAAAGTTAAAGCTGGATTTATAGGAGGAATTGCTGCGCTTATAACCTCTGCTTTGGTATCTATTGTGCTCATGCTTTTAAAAGGATACTTCTTTGGAGGTTAATATATGCTTACCAAAGCCGACACCACCCGAAGTATGATTAAAGATAGGATTGAATTCTTAGTCTCAGGAGAAACTAAGATTGTTAGTATTAGAGATACTGTCGCAGGAATAATAGATACTGTAAAAATATTTAACGATTCAGATTTTTTAAAAAATTTATCAGACGAATAATAAATATTTGGGAGGGTGACACCGTGAAAGATTTTGAGTGTTCGTCTTGTGGTTGGTGGGATATAGCTATGAAATATTCTCCCACTGTTATTAAATGTACCAAATGTGGATGTGTACTCCTAAAAAAGAAATTACAATATGTAGTTAAAATAAAGTGGCATTAAAAAGGAAGATAGTATGACGTATAAACCATCATTTAGAAAATACAAAGCCCTTAAAGTTAAAAAACCAAAAAGAAATATTAGGGCCACTGATAAGCGAGGGCAAGTAACTATAAAAGGAAAATCTATATCAATTACTGAAGTTGAGAAGCTACATCAAAATAAAAAGGTAAGGAAACCTAAAACTATATATAGAAATAGAACAAGATCTGATGAACACAGACATTATCCATTAAATATAGTGGTTGTTGCATATAATGAATTAGAATATACTATGAAATGTGTAGAATCTATCAGAAAGAATACAAAAGGATCATATGCCCTCTATTTAGTAGACAATGGGTCAGATGATAAAACATATAAATACTTTAGGACTGTTAAAAATGCAAATATTATAAGGATTGATAAGAATCGGGGATATGCATATGGATGCAATGAAGCATTGCGTAAGATATTTCGTGGTGATGTGATTATATTAAATAGCAATATAATTGTTCCAAAAAATTGGACCACCCACCTTTTAAATGTTTTAAATTCTAATGAAAATATAGGTATGGTTGGTCCAGTGTCCAATGATATTAAAGGGGCACAGAATATAAATGTAGATATTAATTGTTCGCCTCAGGAGATTAATAAATTATCTGATAAGATTCAGATGAGTGCAGGAACTGCCAAAATTAAAGTAGATAATATTTGTGGACATTGTGTTGTTATACGTGGAGATGTATTTAAACAAATTGGATTATTTGATCCCGTATTTGTATGTGATACCTTCGGAAATAATGATTACTGTAAGAGAGTAAAACTAATGGGGAAAGAGATAGTAATTTCAAAGGGATCGTTTGTTTACCATTGCACCAACGAATCACCTATTAGTATTGATGAAAAAGAATATACAAAACGGTTCGAATTTAACACAGGATTAACTCAAAAGAAATGGAATAATAAAGGAGTTGATCTTGATAGTACGTTAATATTAGATATGGATGAATACGAGGACCTTGTATCTATTATAACACCATGCTTCAATAGTCATAACTTTATAGAAGCATGTGTAAATTCTGTCCTTACCCAAACTCATAAAAATATTGAAATGATAATAGTTGATGATGGATCTAATGCAGAGACAAAAAGAAAACTAAAGATGTGTGTTGATAAAAGCGAGCGTATTAAGTTAATAACTAATCCTATAAATAAGGGGAGATCGTTCTCTAGGAATAGAGCTATAGAAAATGCTAAAGGAAAATATATCCTCCCTCTTGATTCTGATGATCTTATACATAGACAGTGTGTTGCAATATTAGTGAAGCATATGAAAGAAAATGATGATGCGAAAATTTGTTATCCTTTAACAAAGGAATTTGGAAATTGTAATAAAATATGGTTTTATCCTTATAGAAAAGATTTACTAGTTCAACAAAATTTATTACCATGCACCTCTATGTTCTTAAAGGATGCTTGGATAAACTGTGGTGGGTATGATATAAGGGTGGATGGATACGAAGACTGGGACTTTTGGTTGAGAATGTATGATAGTAATACAAGGGCAATTGGTGTACCAGAACCAATATTTTTTTATAGAAAACACAATACTAATTCTGCCAATGGTATAGATAGAAAACATGGGCACGATATAGTAACCAAAATTAAATCATTCCACCCTAAATTATTTGGATAGTAAAATGAAAATTTTATTCTGTACATATGAAATGTCTGATTATGGATTAGATCTATTATATGATGGATTGTGTAAATTATTAGGACCTGATAAAATATTCGAGTATCCAGTAAAACCATATTATCATGGCACAAGAGACGGAAGGTTTGCAAGATACCCTCAGTTTTTCAAATACCCATTAAAACATTCAAATGCTGATATAGATCGTAAACTAAGAAGAGATTTTTTCGATGTTATATTAGTAGGGTGTAGATCAAAAAATGATTTCACATATCCCGATGCGGTTAATGTAAATCATGAATATGTAATGATCAAAGAATTAATAAAACTGAAGTCAAAAAAGATACCTACTTTCTTAGTAGATCAAGATGACTTCCCACCAATTAATAACACTCTCTTTAAAAAAGAGATACCTAATTCTCTTGCTTATTTTAAGCGAGAGTATAGAAAGGATGTACACCATCCTAATAACATACACCCCCTCCCATTTTCTTTTTCTACAGATTTTATGCCAAACAGTAGATCTAAAATAAAAAATAGGATTTTGTTCTGGGCAGGGGATATAAATACAGATCATAGACGACAATATATTGAGAGAATGAAACAAGAACTCAAGTTAGATTACAATAAGAAGTTTCCCCCTAATGAGTTCCATTCAATTTTAAGTAAATCTAGAATGGCTTTAAATCTTTTTGGATTTGGAAACGATACTGTTAGATATTATGAGATACCAGTATATGGTGCTATGTTATTCTCTATGAAATCAAACAACTTAATTCAACATGATTTTATTAACAATAAATCTGCTATTCTTTTTTCGTCCCCTCAAGAAATGGTGGATAAATTTAAATTTTATAGGAAGAAGCATCTTCTTATAGAGAAGATATCAACTGAAGGGTTTAAACATGTTAGAAGATATCATAATAGTAAAACAAGGGCTGAACAGTTTATGAAAATAGTTAGGAATTATAATGGAAAGAAATAAAATATCAGTAGTTATACCTTGTTATAATTATGGGAGATTTATTGTTAGGTGTGTTAACTCAGTATTAATGCAGACATATAAAAATTATGAAATTATTATCGTGGATGATTACTCAGATGAGAAAACACGAACACTAATAAAACAACAAAGAGCTAAGAACAAAAAAATAATAAAAACTATTTTTAATTCTAAAAATTTAGGAACAGCTACATCTAGAAATAAAGGAATTGAACGAGCATCTGGTGATTATATTTTGCTATTAGATGCAGATGATTACCTTCTTACAAGATGCTTAGAAAAATTAATAGTTGCTCATAAAAAGTATGAAGAAGACATAATATACTCTAAAAATATTAGATTATCTGCTACAGGTACTAGAACTGGTGTGGAGGGACAAAGCTATTCAATTGAGAGATTAAAAAATTATGAATGTGTTATGTTCGTAACATCATTATTTAAGAAAGAGCATTGGAACGAGGTCGGTAGATTTGATACATCTATGGTAGCATGTGAAGATTGGGAATTCTGGATTAATATGGCGAAACATAGTCATTATGGTAAGTTGATAGACGATATACTATGGTGTAGAACAGATCATAAAACTTCTAAATTTGAAACAACTGATTCACATCGTATGGATGAGGTAGTAAGACAACTCAGAGAAAAACATCATCCTGGTTTTTTAAATGAGCAACGAAATTGGAAAAAGAAAAATAGAAGAACTATAAGTACACCTATCAATAAACAACGAAGTTTATTGATCAAAAAATATGAAATAACTTCTAGAAATAAAGAAAGGGTAAAATAGTGTTTGATAAAAAATATTCATCTTTGAAAAAAAGACATCTACAATTAAGAGAACATCTTGGAATAAGAACAGGAGTAGTTAAAAAAATAGAGAAAAACTCAACTAATACAGTAGGTATTATTATTCCTGCATTTAATCAATTAGCTTATTGTAAGAAATGTATTAACTCTGTGATTCACAATACTAAACAATCATATAAATTAATTTTGGTAAATAATGGGTCTACCGATGGGATAGCACATTATTTTGATACAATAGAAGATGCAGAGGTAATACATTCATCTAAGAATCTAGGGTTTCCTGCAGGAGTTAACCTAGGTATAAAAAGACATCTTGCTCTAGGCTTAGGGCACTGTGTATTATTAAATACTGATACAGTTGTAACTCCTGGATGGCTGAAGCGGTTAACTAGCTACTTCCCTTCTGATCCAAAGTTAGGAATGATTGGCCCTAGAACAAATTGTGCTGGATCAAAGCAACAATTACATGGTATTGGGGAGTTAAACAAACCTAAAGAAATTAATGATTTTGGAAAACAATTAAGATTAAATCATGCTGGGCAATTAGAAGATATAAATGTTCTTATAGGATTTTGTGTAGTAATAAGAAAAAATGTATTGAGAGAAGTTGGACTACTTGATGAAAGATTTGGGTTAGGTAACTGTGATGATGACGATTATTGTAAAAGAGTAAAGATGGCAGGATATGACCTCAAAATGGCTAAGGATGTATATGTTCATCATTATGGAAGTAAAACATTTCAAGCAATGAAAGTAGATCGTGGGACTTTGATTAAAGAAAATAGAAAGAAATTTCAAGAGAAGTGGAAAAAAGGAATGAAGAATGAAAAATAGAGCAATAGTAACTGTTACAGGAGGCGAGCCGTCATATAATGAGTTAGCAACAATAACCCATTTTTTCATGAAACTTTATGCTAAAAAAGTTAATGCTGATTTTATTGTTTGGAATAATGTAGAGCAGCATAAATTTCCTCATTATAAAAAATTATTTATAGGGGATTTATTAGAACATTATAATCGGGTATTATATTTAGATACAGATATACTAGTTAAACTAGATTCGCCAGATATATTTAATATAGTTCCCCCAGAAAAATTGGGGATGTATAATGAAGGTAGAGAATATAACGATCTTATCTCACAAAAAAGAATAGGGTCCTTTACGCAAGAATACAATAAAGTATTACTGGCGCATGGATTCCCTCCTGCAGACATTAGTAATTGGAGTGGAAAAAGTGAATTTAATACTGGGGTAATCGTTGCATCAAAAAAACACATAACTTTATTTAGAGCACCCCTTAAAGAAATGATGGTTAAGGGTCTAAGAGATCAATCATATATTAACATGCGAGTAATATCTAGGAAGGTTCCTATGATGGATATAGGGATCGATTTTAATTGTAAGTTCAATCATAAGAAGCCTGCTGAAAAGGCACACTTTATACATTTTATACATGTTATTGGGTATAAAGCAAGACAAGAAGAATTAGAGAAATTTGTTAAGGTCCAATATGGGGAAAAAAGGGTCCGCGAAATATACTGTGGAAAAATCGGTCAACCCCTAAAGGAAATCGCTCCACCAAAAGAAGAAGAAGAGAAAAATATAGAAGAAGGAAATTCATCGGAAGAAAAAGATAATGAATAAACTTTTTTGTATTGGGCTCTCTAGAACAGGAACAACCAGTATTCATAAAGCTTTAAATATATTAGGAATAAATAGCTTTCATTTTCCTACTAACAATAGGCAAATAAAATCTCATAAAGCATTATCAGATATTACAATTTCATATAGATTTGAACAGTTAGATAAAAAATATCCAAATTCTAAGTTTATATTTACGACAAGGGATATAGAAGGTTGGTTAAAATCATGTAAATATCACTTCGAAGTAAGATCAAGTATGTCTAATATAAAATCTGGAAAATGGAAAAAAATATTATCAAAAGCAAGGAAGGATATGTATGGGATAGATTTTTATAATGAAAAAGTTTGGAGAGATGTATGTATCAGGCATACTGATTATGTTAAAGAATATTTTAAAAATAGAGGCGATGATTTATTAATTATAGATATATGCTCTGGTGAAGGATGGAAAAAAATCTGCCCATTTTTGAATTGTAGCATACCAAATAAGGAGTTTCCGCATGCCTTCAGAACAAAATAAGAATTTTGCTATAATCTTTCCCGGAAGGACAGGATGCACGTTTACTATGCACTCTATAAATAAAAATAAAAATGTATCTATTCTATTAGAACCATTGCCAAATAATGCTAGAGAAATAATAGAGCAATATAATAAGGAATCAAATACTGATTACAAGTTGATAAACATTAAGCGTGCTGTGGAGAGCAACACCGTACCATATGGTATGTCTCTTCTTATGAAACTAATAGCCAAGAGTCAAGAAAATATACTGAGAGATTTCTACTCTAGAAAAAGACCCACGACCGAAGTATGTGGAACAAACATTCAACTAGCAGATGTAATGGACCATGATAAATTTATAAAAATGATGCAAGAATATAATGTACAAATTATAGTATATACTCGTCAAAATATTATTAAACATTATGTATCGTGGAGAAATCTTAGAATAAGAATAAAACACGGAAACAAACAAGTTGAACCATATACTGTGGATATAGATCACTTAAAATTATACTTAGCTAAAGAAAACGTTAATGATAAACATGTTAACTTTGTTAAAAAAATAGGTAACCCGTATATGGTTACTAGTTACGAAGAATTTTTAGAGAACAAGAAAAGAAATATACGAAATATATGTAATTTTGTAGGATTTAAACACTGTGGCGAACTATCTAAAATGACAAAGAAAACTAATGATGATTTAAAAAAATCAATTAAAAATTACGAAGAAGTTGCACAAGTATTAAAAAATACTAAATTTGAATGGATGCTAAAATAGAAAGGCTAGGGATAGAGAAATATTAAATGAATATAGAAAAACATTTGAGTGAACATACAAAAATAATGTTTGGACCATTCTTTGGAGAGTTTGGATGGGAAGTACTAAAATGGGCACCATTTATAAAATGGTATCGTAATAAGTACCAATCTAAAAAAATAGCAGTTTCCACTAGAGGAGACCGATTTGACTTATATTATAATTCAGCTGATTTTATCCACACATTCAAGATAAAAGGAGACTATAAACGATTCAAACCCACTGGAGTCGAATGTAATTTACCAGGTGAGATAAGAAAAAATATTATGAATGATATAAGAAATAAATATCCAAATTGGTATATATTTAATCCATCATGGAGTATTTCCCCAGGTAAGTCTATCAATAAACATAATTCATTATATCATTTCGAACCTAGGCCATCGAACTCTAAAAAAATATTGGATAGACTAGATGGTAAAATTCCAATAGTTATTAGCTCAAGACATAGACTAGATAATAATCTTCGCAATTGGGGAAGGAAGCGTTGGATAAATCTTTTTAGATTAATCGAAAAAGAAGACAAGTATGTAGTTTTTGTGGCCGGTAAATCTCCATCATACATCAAATCTTCAAATAATAATTTTTACAACCTAGAAAGTCTTGTGGATGAACAAACATCAGAGGTAGGATTATCTATAGCAGCAATCAACGCATCTCGACTTGTAGTGTCCTCCCAATCAGGAATAGTATTATTGACAAATATATTAAAGACCCCTATTATATTTTGGGGGGATCAAATAAGGAGACATAGTTGTAAGGATAATCCTCTAAATAATAATGTAATTGGAATAGAAGATCTAAACTATAATATTCGTCCGAAGGTAATATTAGAAGAGATCTCTAAGTTTTTTAAGGAGTTAACACATGAATAATTTTTCAGTAGTTTCTGTGCCAAGAAGTGGTTCCCATTTCTTGGCAAAAATGTTAAATAAAAGTCCAAGTTGGACAGTTATCCCAGAGCACGACGATGACTTCGGAAGAGAGATCGGAAAGGGATTTTCTAAAAAAGAGAAATGGCTTAGAAGGATAAATAAAAGGCTTCAACAAGACTTTTATGGGGAAGTGTCTCCACAACATATATTTCATCTTGATGAAATTAATGCAAATAAAAAAGTATGTTTGTACCGACACCCATATGATTTTATGCTGTCTACTTTCAATAGAAAAAACCAATATATTACTCAGTTCCCAATGGCATATGGCCTCTGGTATATCCCATTCTATTTTACAATAGATAGATATATTAGAGAAGGTATATACTCTATGAAATTTGAGAAGATGATTAATAATAAAAAAGTTATATTAAATTTGTGTGATTATTTAGGAATAAATGATATCGATTCAGATAAAATTAATATGAATAAAAAAATAAACAGTTCGGAGTCTCATAATCAAAAAAAACAGTGGAAATCCTTATCAATGTTAACCCCGATTCAATTTGAAAAATTAAAAGCTATGGATTGGTTTTGTAAGAAGTATTACGGAGACACAATGCAAAAACACCATAATAAAAGATTAGAAGTTGAGTAATATGTTAGATGTAAATATGAAAGATCTTGTAGAAAAAGTAAAGGATGCGTTGTATCGTACCCATTTTGTTTTTGGACCTTCTGATAAAAGATTACATATTGGTAAAAATGTAAAGGTTTGGAATACTCTTTTCAATGTAGTATCTGGGCATGTTTATATAGGAAATAATTCATTTTTTGGACATAATTGTATGGTTCTTACTGGTAGACATAAATGGGTTGATGGTAAACGTGCAAGATTATCTGGTAAAGATGAAATTCCTAAAAAAGGATTTGATATAAATATAGGTAAAGGGTGTTGGATTGCATCAGGCGCTATAATTTTAGGAGGGGTTAGTATTGGAGACCACTCAATTGTAGCAGCAGGTTCAGTAGTTACTAAGGATGTCCCATCCGGAATGGTTGTGGCTGGAAACCCCGCTAGAATTATAAAATCAGTAAATGAGTTGAGTGTATAAATATGATAAAATTAAATGTTGGTTGCGGCACAGATATAAAGGAAGGGTATGTTAATATTGATGTTCGTAAAACTCATCCAAGTGTTAAAATAGCAGATGTATGTAAATTACCATATAAAAATGGTACTGTAGATGAGATAGTTGCAAAAGATGTGTTTGAACATATATCGTTTCATGACACTCAGAAGCTTTTGAAACATTGGGTTTCTAAATTGAAGAAAGGGGGAAAATTATTCATTAAATGTCCTTCGATTAATATGATTGCAAAAACGATTATAAAGAACAATAATAACCTAGAAGAAATGGAGGATATGATAAGAAGAATTTTTGGTGGTCAAAATTACCCAGAAAACACTCATTTGACAATAGGCCATCCAAAGTTAATGAGAAAATATTTGAAGGGTTTGGGCATTAAACATAAAAACATTAAAATACAAAATGGTGGATTCGGAAACGGTACTAATATGAAAGTTTGGGTTGTAAAATAAGGATATAGTTATGAAAATATTTGGATTAGGGTTAGCAAAAACAGGGTCAAATAGTTTAAACAATGCTTTAAAAGTATTGGGATATTCTTCTATACATGGTCCAAAAAATTGGAAACAAATAGATGATCATGAAGGAGTGACAGATGTCGTAATATTATTTCCATTTGAAGATATTTATAAACGATATCCACATGACAAATATATCTTAATGGTTAGGGATAATGATAAATGGATAGATTCATTAGAGTACCAATATTTTAAGAATTTGGGAGGACGTCCACAAATTCAGATAGATAGAATGATTGAATTTTATGGAACATATAACTTTAATCGAACCACATGGATAAATAGAAAGATTAAACATGAACACGATGTGAAAGAATCTTTTAAAGGTAATCCTAATTTTATAACTATGGATATATGTGGGGGAGTTGATGGATGGGACATTCTTTGTAATTTTTTAGATAAGGATGTTCCGGATATAATATTTCCTCATTCAAATAAAAGAAAAGTAAATAGGAAGAAAAAACTGACAGCATAGGAGTATTAGAGGATATGAAAATAAACTACTACATAATGTCAGCATTTAATGTATGGTTTGATTATTTCAATTTAGCAATTCCTACAAATGAATGGACTAAAAGAAGATTAGATATTTTTGAGAAAACTACTTTAAGGTCTATTGGAAATCAGACTAATAAGAACTTTAAATATATTGTTTTCTTTTACAAACCTGCATGTGACGAAGATGATATAGTAAGAATAGACGGCTATAGTGATATAACTCCTATCTTTTTAGATGAACCATTTAACTCTAAGATTCATTTGAAGCCCATACTTGAGAAAGATACAAAAGATGGTGATGTTGTAGTAGTGACAAAAATTGATTCTGATGATATATTATATCCTACGTTTGTTGATGTAGTATATGGGTTGGTTGATACTGACTTTCTGGATAGAAATAAAGCATTTTATTGTTTTCCAAAAGGGTATCGTTATAGATTGTATGATTATTCTCTTTGGAAAGAAAAATGGACAACATGTTCTATTTTTACGATTGTTGAAAGAATAATTGATGGTGAATTACAATCTGCTTTTAGAGGATATGACTATAAGCATACTGAAGTGTCTAGAATGTTTAAATCTCAAAAACTTCAAAGACCAGTTAAGGGTATTGGAGCTATGTGGTTAAAATATGATAGTGAAGTATCTATGAATGTAAGAAATAAAGATAAAATGTTAGCCAATAAGATTAAGCATAAATTTATAAAACTAGTTGATGATGATTTAGCTAGGCGCGTGTGTGATGATTTTAATATTCCTATAGATAGTTTAAAATAGAGGATTCAATATGAAACAGAAAATGTCTGGTCGAGGTCGTAAAGATAGTAGAATTGCTTTACGAAAATATATAGAAGTGCTTCCTGGTGGAGTAATGGTGGAGGTTGGTAGTTGTAAAGGAGAGTCAACTGTACTGTTTGCAAAGAAGTTTAAGTTAGTGTTTGCAATTGACCCATGGGAAGGATTTTATCAATATGGAGATAAGAAAGATCAATTTCTAGATGCAGGAATGTTAAAAGAGGAAAGAGATTTTGATAAAGCTGTACATGGGGTTAGCAATATAGCTAAGATATGTTCTAAGAGTAATTTAGTTGTAGATAAGTTTGATGATAAATCTTTGGACTTTGTTTATATAGATGGATGCCACACCTATGAATCAGTTCGTGAAGATATATCCATTTGGCTTCCAAAAATTAAACCAACTGGTATGATTGGTGGACATGATTATAATCTTAAGGGTTGGCCTTTGGTTGTGAAAGCTATACATGAATCTTTTGGAAAACCACCAGATATACGAATGAATGGGGCAAACTGGGCATATAGGAAGGTGGAATTATGAATGAAGTAGATTTTTTAGAAGAGGTATCCCATACATATGTATCCCCAGATGATCCACAATATGAAAAAATGGATGAATTATCTGTTGCAACATTTAAACCATTCCTAAAAAAAGATTATAATGGATTAATGCTAGGATATTTTAATGGTAGAGATACTGATAAATTGTATCCTCTTTTGAAAAGACTTGATGTGGTAGAAGGGTGTAAAGAGTTTATTGGAAGAGGACTTGCTAAAGGATATCCTAATGTGTACTTCTTCAATTCCTTATTCGAAGACTTTGAGCTACCTGAAGACACTAAACCATATGATTGTGTATTTGCTTTATATGTAATGGAACATGTATTAGATGTTGATAAGTTTTTGGATATGATTAGTAGAGTAATATCTAAAGATGGATTACTTTTTATTGTTGTTCCAAATTCTAGATCGTTATCTAGACAATTGGCAAAGCATATGGAATTAATTGATGACTTAAAAACATTGACTGAGAATGATCTCAATCATGGCCACCGACGAGTATATGATAGAGTTGAATTGAATAGAGATTTAGAGAGAAATGGATTTGAAGTTATTTCACAAGGTGGAATAATGCTGAAGATACTTGCAGATTTTCAAATGAGTAAGATGATTGAATTAGGCATTTTAGGTGATGCTCAGTTGGAAGGGTTGTATAAATTGGGACTTGAATATCCAGATCTATGCGGATCTTTGTTTTCCATATGTAAACAAAAGGATTAGTTATGACAAACGTTTTAGTATTTCCGTGTGGTAGTGAAATTGGATTAGAGATACATCGCGCACTTCAATATGAAAAAGATATAAGTCTATATGGGTTATCTAGTGTTGATGATCATGGAAAATATGTTTACGCTAATTATATCGATGGGATACCTTATGTATCAGATGAAGAATTTATACCAAAAATAGTAGAAGTTATTAAAAAATATAAAATAGATGTTATTTTTCCTGCACATGATAGTGTCCTTTTAGAATTATCTAATCACGATCTACCATGTGAACTTATAGGGTCGTCATATAACACAAATTATATATGTAGAAGAAAAAGTGTATCTTATAATACATTCGAATATATGATGAATGTCCCAAAAATGTATAGTAGGGATTATGTAAATTATAATGATTTCCCTATATTTTTAAAACCAGATATAGGGCAAGGATCAGTAGGCACGGTTCTAGTTAATAATAGGAAAGAATTGAATGCTGAATTATATAAAGACTCATCTCTATTAATATTAGAGTATTTACCTGGAAAAGAATATACTGTAGATTGTTTCTCAGATAAAGATGGGGTATTGAAATTTTGTGGCTCCAGGGAAAGAAAGAGAATAAAGAATGGTATATCTGTTAACTCTTCTCCAGTACATAACGAAGAGTTTCAAAATATAGCAAAAATTATTCAAGAGAAATTAAAATTCATAGGGCCTTGGTTCTTTCAATTGAAAGAGAATAAGGATGGGTATTTATCTTTACTTGAGATTGCTTCGAGAATAAGCGGAACAATGGGACTGAATAGAAATCTGGGTGTTAATTTTCCATTGTTAAGCATCCACGTTGCCCTTGGGCGGGATATAGATATTATTCCAAACACATATGATATTGAAGTAGATAGGGCATTGATTAGTAGATACGATATAGATATTGATTATGAAAATGTTTATGTGGATCTTGACGATACGTTAATAATCGATAAGAAAATAAATGAATTCCTATTAGCTTTTTTATATCAATGTCAAAACAAAAATAAAAATATTTATTTAATATCAAAACATATTAAAGATCCATATATAACTCTTATGAATAAACATATAGATTATAAATTCTTTAAAACAATCATTCATATAGAAACGACTGACAACAAATACAAATATATTAAACCCAATTCTATTTTTATAGATGATTCATTTGCAGAAAGAAGAGATGTGTATGAAAACTGCAATATTCCCACATTCTCTACAGATGGGGTAGAAGGGTTATTTGATTGGAGAAGATAATATGAATTATTTATATTTGGTCTAAAAGCTTGAGGACAAAGTTTTAAACTATAACAATACTCAGCTTAAAAATTTAACAAAAACTGACATTAAAACAATTAACTCAGTTTTTAATAATTATAAAAATGAGATGGATTTTTTTGGATATGTTAAAATATAATAGGAGAAGTAAATGAAATCGATTAGCGACAAGTTATTAGAAAATTATTTTAATAGTGGTGGTCTAGCTATACCCCAAAAACATTGGTTGAGAAATAAACCAATTGCACATAAAGGTTTATGGACACCAGATAATCCAAGTAATATTCCAGAGAATAGTCTTCCTGCAGTAGAAAATGCGATTAGACATAAATATGCAGTTGAAGTAGATATACAGTTATCATTAGATGGAGAATTAGTAGTATTTCATGACTTATTTTTAAATAAACTATGTGGAATAGGTGGGACAATTTCTCAATATACTCTGAAGCAATTAAAAGAATTCAAACTTTCAGAAACAGAATATACAATTCCAACATTAGAAGAAGTATTAGAACTTACATCTAAAAAAACACCCGTTCTTGTAGACATTAAAGGAGATGTTATGGGGAAGCAAGGAACTGCAAAATTATTGGCGCACGAGTTAAAAAATTATAAAGGGCATGCTGCCATGCATTCTTTTAACTTTAGTGACTTAAATTACTTCAAACGAGTTGCCCCCAATATTCTTAGGGGACAAATAATATCTGACTTCAATAAACAAGATGTATCGTTCATTCTTAAATTATTATTAAGAGGAGCAGCCAATTTATTTGAGGCCAAAGGAGATCCTCATTTTATTTCATTGGATGTAAGGTCTAAAGTGCAAAGAATCATTAAGTCAGTATGGGCTAATAAAAGAGGCGGAGTAATATTGGCCTGGTTGGTTGATACTAAAACAATGGAAGCAGTATCAAGGGGATTTGCAGATAACATTATATTTGAAAGAATTAATCCCAAACAACCGTGGTAATAAAAACGAAAGGAACGATGATGTCAGTAGATTATAAAATGTTTGTAGCGATGGATGAAAATAATTTAATAGGAAAGAATGGACGCGCTCCATGGAATCTTGGGAAACATACGAAAAGATTCAAAGGCCTTACTGAAGGTAAAGCAATATTGATGGGAAGAAAAACTTTTGAATGTTTGGGAAATAAGCCCTTGGCAAAACGTGTTAACATAGTCATGTCTCGTGATCCAAATTACAAAGCACCTCAATATGTATATGTCGTTCACTCCCTAGAGGAAGTGGATGAGTTAGCTGAAAAAAACAATATAGGCGAAATTTTTGTTATTGGCGGTGCGGAGCTATATAGGTTATATTTTATGAAAGTGTCTAGATTATATATAACTAAAGTAAAAGATAAAATTGAACCAGGAAAAGATAGTGCCTACTTCGATTGGAATGCTGGAGCAGATGTATATAAGCATAGAATGTGGATAGAACTTAATAAGGATGAGTACGAAAAAGATGAAGAAAATACTCACGATTTTGAGCTTTTGGAAATGGAACCTTACGAGTAGAATTCTAAATAAAATTTTATATAGTGTGCTCGATATTATCAAATATGTGTTTATTAACAAACACAAAAAAATTGATTACTCTCAGCAACGATGGGATAGACACTATCTGAAGATGGCTAATTTTGTTGCAAGTAAGTCTAAAGATAATAGTACTCAAGTTGGTTGTGTTATTGTCGGCCCCTCGCATGAAGTAAGATCGACTGGGTATAATGGTATGCCTAGAGGCGTAGAAGATTCTATTAGTAAAGTTCCAAAAAGATTTGAGAGACCAGAAAAGTATAAATGGTTTGAACATGCTGAACGAAATGCTGTTTATAATGCAGCTCGTTGTGGTACACCCCTCGAAGGATGTATAGCATACATAGAATATTTTCCTTGTACAGACTGTGCCAGATCATTAATTCAATCAGGTATAATTAGAATAGTGGTTACTCATCATCCAGACTTTGAAGAAAGATATGCTGAGGAAATGAAAACGTCTAAGGTAATGTTATATGAAGCAGGAGTAATTATAGATGTCTATTAGTAATCAGTTTTTAAATGAGTTAAGCACCTCTGATTTCAGAGTTCTACCTGCCACAGAAGAACTAGTCAAAAAAGTATTTGATAATAAAATACATGCTGAAGATTATGTGAATATGTTGAAAGAGGGAGATACTGGAAAGTTTGTATTCAGTAATAAGAATGATGATTATATAGGACATATAATGGTTAAGGTTAATGAACACAAACACAGAGAATTATCAGTACTATTTATACAAAAGAAATATAGAAGAAGTGGATACGCCCAGTTCCTTATAAATCTATACCCAAAACTTCAAGTGTTATATACAGAGGTAGATAATAAAGAATCTCAACGATTGTATACCAAACTCGGGTGGGTGAATAGTGGAATAAAAGGACATTTTGATTCTAAAAATTATGATCATATATGGATCTTATTTTATAAAAAGAAATATATAAAGATAAAAGAATTAGATGTGTATGAAAAAGGAGTTTAATGATGAAGCGGGATGTAATTGTTTTGAATAGCAACTATATGCCAATAAATTGTGTCGGTTGGAAAGACGCAGTGAATTTGATTTTTAGAGGTATAGTTGAGCCAGTAGGAAACGCGGTATATAATATAAGAACCGTAGCTGAAGACTATCTACTTCCTAAGGTTGTGAGGTTGGTGAAGTTTGTGAATGTCATTTATAAACATAATTTACCATACTCTAAAAAACACGTATTAGTGAGAGATGGATTTAAGTGTCAGTATTGTGGAAGAAAGCATAAGAATTTGACTATCGATCATGTTCTGCCAAAGAGTAGAGGAGGCAAAGATGAATTCTTAAATACAGTTGCCGCATGTAGCCAATGTAATAGCTATAAAGGTGACAAGTTACCAGAAGAGATTAATTTACCTTTGATTAAGAAACCAACAGAACCAACGATAGCAGATTTTATTTTTTTGCGTTTAAAAAACGCTGGAACATTAGAAGTACTTAGAGATGTTTTTGAACAAGTCTCAAACTCTTAAAGATAACCAGGAGAAAATATGACAAAAGTTGACATGAGTGATTGGGTTTTTCCAATCAGGGAAAAGTTTAATTTGACAGAGAATTTTTTAGATCAATATACAAACGAGCAACCTAATTGGGGACCAGTTGGAGCTATTACATATAAAAGAACGTATAGTCGATATATTGAAAAAGAAGATAGATATGAAGAATTTTGGGAGACTCTCAAACGAGTAGTGGAAGGATGTTATACAATTCAACTAAATCATTGTAAAAATTTAAGATTGTATTGGAATGCACATAAAGCACAGAAATCTGCTCAAAAAATGTTTGAGTTGATGTGGAATTTTAAATTTCTTCCTCCAGGGAGAATGTTGTGGACCCTTGGAGAAGATGTTGTTTGGAAAAAAGGAGTAGCTGTTTTATTAAATTGTGGATTTTGTTCCACTGAAGATCTACATTATGATTTTAGTGGACCTTTTTGTTGGTTAATGGACGTTGCTTTATTGGGGGTAGGGTGCGGATTCGATCTAAAAGGGGCAGGAAAAGTTAAAATTCAAGAACCTAAGGTTGGAGATTATGTTTTTACTATAGATGATAGTAGAGAAGGTTGGAGAGATGCTGTGGAAGTAGTATTAAACTCTTATGTTCATAAATCAAAAATGCCCAGAGAATTTGATTTTAGTAAAATAAGACCTAACGGAAGTTTTATAAAAACATTTGGAGGCATTGCTCCCGGACCAGGTCCATTAAAATTATGTATAGAAGAGATAAAACTGGTTCTTAATAAATGTGTAGATAAATATATTACATCTGTAAATATAGTTGATATTTTCAATATAGTTGGGAAATGTGTAGTAAGCGGTGGACAAAGAAGGTCTAGTGAAATAGCAATAGGAGAATATGATGATATTGATTTTTTGAATATGAAAAATCCTGAGAAATATGAAAAGGAATTAAAGGATTGGAGATGGAATTCAAACAATTCAGTATTTGCTGAAGTTGGTGCAGATTATACACAATTAACCAAGCACATTATTAATAACGGTGAACCAGGAATAGTGTATTTAGATAATATGAGAAAGTATGGGAGGATAAAAGATGGAGAGAAATGGGAAGATGAGGGAGTTTGTGGATTAAATCCCTGTGCTGAAATGTCACTATCAAAATATGAAATGTGTTTATTGTGTGAAACATTTCCAGCTAATCATGAAAACGAAGAAGAATTTTTAGAAACTCTTAAATATGCTTATCTTTTAGCTAAAAGTGTTACATTAGTACCATCTCATGATGAACGCACAAATCAAGTTATGCTTAGAAATAGAAGAATTGGGTTATCTATGTCAGGAATAACAGATGCTATTTATAAATTTGGTAGACGTAGGTTTCTTAATGAGTTTTGTGATTCTGGATATAATAATATTAGAAAACTGGATAAATTATATTCTAGGTGGTTATGTGTACCGAAAAGTATAAAAGTAACTACGACAAAACCGAGTGGTTGTAGACCGGGTAGATCGTTAACTTCGACAGATAGAGGGATTTTATCTCTAGATGAATTATTAGAAGAACATCCTGAAGATTTGGAGTGGAACAACGATCACAGTGATAGTTATGTATACCAGAAAAATAGTAAAAATAAAATATTAAGAACATATAGAAATAGTACTTCTAAAATAATTAAAATTAAAATGAACTACAATTTAGATTTTGAATGCACCCCGAATCATATGGTGTTTGTTAGTGAACATATGAATGCTAGTAGTGAAAAAGGAGGATATAAGAGAATAGACGTCAACAAATGGATATGTGCCAATGATGTTCGAGCTGGCGATATTATTCATATTAGTATGAATTCTTATAGAAAAAATATTTGTTCAAAACTATCCCATTCAGCAATACCAGATACTTTTATTGGTGCTCGTGGAAATATTATAACTCAACCTGAATATATGAATAATGATCTTGCTTGGATTATAGGATATTTATATGGAGACGGTTGTTTGAGTAGACATAAATTTAGAACTAGATTTATAGATGAGAATAAATATAATCTGGAAAAAGCAAAAAAAATAATATATGATTTATTTGGATTAGACTCTAATATAAAACCTGCAAGTCAAGATAGAAACGCGTTTGTGCTTGAAATTGGGTCTCGGCATCTTTGGGACTTTTGGAATATTAATGGAATAACTAAATATGATGAACAGGGCAATATATCGGTAATTCCAAGAATTGTAAGAGAATCATCTAAAGAAAATATTTTAGCATTTATTTCGGGATTAATTGATTCGGATGGTTGTGTATTTGTTCGTGACGGCGATGTGGGAATATGTATTTCAACCGCCTATGATAATTTTGCAAAAAATATACAAGAAGTTGGATTTTCTGTTGGATTATGTTTTGGAAGATCTTTGAATACAGAAGGGGAGAACAAACAAGAAATTAAACATATATGGAATTTAACATTAAATTCCCACACAGATATTAATTCTCTCCATGTATTATTAAAAACATCCAATAAATTAATAAAAATAAATGACATGCGAAATCCACCACATGATATATCATTTAAGTGTCTGACTGAATCTCAAAATGTTTTAATTTTAGGTAAAGTAGTAAGTGTACATGAATTAGAAGGGTATGAAGAAACGTATGATTTAGAAGTCGATAAAGATCATTGGTATTATTCCGGAGGTATAAAAAGTCATAATACTGTATCATTATTACCAGGAAGTAATCCGGGTATTCATTTTCCACACTCAGAATATTATATTCGAAGAATAGAATTTCAAAAAAACTCTCCTTTTATTAAACCACTAGAAATTGCCGGATATAAAAAAGAGCAGTCTTATTATAAAAAAAATTCGTGGATTTTTGAATTTCCAATAAGAACTAAAAATTTCTTTAAATCCAAGAGAGATATTACTATATGGGAACAAATGGCTCTTCACGCAGATATACAACACTATTGGTCTGATAATGGTGTATCACAGACTGTAACATTTAACGAAAATGAATCTAATTCGATTAAAGATGTGTTAGAAGTATATGAAGACAAAATAAAAGCTGTATCATTTTTACCTCTTGATGTGAAATCATATAAACAAATGCCATATGAAGAAATTACAAAAGAAAAATATGAATTATATATATCAACCCTAAAACCTTTAAAATTATCGAAGATAAAAATGACTAAAGAAGAAGAGATAGAATCAAAAGAAACGCTAAAATTCTGCGATAATGGTAGTTGTGAAATTAAAAAATAGTTTTTTTTAGTGAGGACAAATTAGTATAAGATAGTACCTCGTGTACAAATTAATTAAAAAGGAGAGAAACCATGAGTGTTTTAGAAATTATCACAGCGATTATTAACTTTTTGTCAATGATACTGTCAATTCTAGCTGGGTTGGACATATCTATTTAATATGAACAGTTCTAAATCCTTTATAGAAGCGAATCTACGCAAGGTCGCAGCTGCTGAAGATAAGATGGGTGGGTTTAATAAAACTACTCAGTCTGATCAAATTACTATGAATATTAAGACGGCTATCAATCGACAATCTGATAGATTAAAAGTATGTAGTGGTAGAAGTAATCCTATTGCTAAACTAGAATGTGAGGTCAAGATATATAGACGGCTTGTCGGATTCATAGGAGGCCTATCTGGGAAGTGTAATAGAGACGCTAATCCAGATAGATGTAAAGAAAAAGTTTTAAAGTTTAGAGATAATTATCAAGAAACTTTGAAACAACGTGAGTTGAAATTAAATACTTTAAAAGAAAAGGCAAGGAAAGGTAACTAACTTAATGCCAGACCCTAAAAATATTCTCTCATTCAAACCACCTGGTGAGCTTGAAAAGAGAATAGATGAACAATGTCCAGACGAATTAAATGTTTATATCGATTTTAAAAATATTGCAACAGCTCTATACGTAGAGGACGTTGCAAAAGATATAGTCTTCAATTCTACAGGAACTAAATTTTTAGATAGCACTATATTTCAAGCAGTATTATATACTATTTCATGGTGGAAGAAGTATTCTAAGGAAAGAGGTCTAAAATGTAATCTATATTTTTTCTCCGATTTTGGTAAATCGGCGTATCATAGAGAGATACATACAGGATATAAAGAAAATAGAGCTATCGCTAACCTCAAAGATCCAGAACTATATGAAGATTTATTTAAGATCAGAATGAAAAATTCTGAATTATCTGAGAAGGTAATTAATAAAATACCAGGATGTCATTTCTTTTATTTAAGCTATCTAGAATCTGATTTCGTACCATACTATCTGATAACTAGAAAGATAACTAATAAAAATGCTATAAATGTAATTTGTTCTAATGATAAGGATATGTTTCAAATTTTAGAAGAAGATAATATTGTTCAGATATATACCATGAGAGGCAATAGGCATTTAGTAGATAAAGATAATTGCCTAATTTCATATACGAAGCTCAGCAAATCGTCTGAGAAGATTCAACAAGATCTAATATATCAAATATCTAAATTGGAAATAGCTGATATACCTATGGTTATGGCACTCGTTGGAGATAAGAGTGATGACATTCCTGGCGTAAAAGGCATAGGTCCTAAGAATGCTGTTAGAATGATATCTGAATCAGATACAGTTGAAAAAACGATAGGATCTGGGCTTATAGATAGAGTAGCAAGCGGAGGAAATGTATTTATAGATACAGACCCAGAGCATGCTACTTCTAAAAAATGGGAAGCAGCTTTAGAATCTAACGAAACTGTTACTAAAGCTTATAAAATGATATCATATGAATGCTTATCTCGATGGTTGGAACTTAAAAATTCAATTGAGAAAATAAATTGGATTAAGTACATGGATGATATACTGAATAAAAAAGATGACATTAATAAGAATTCATTTATAGACGCATTATCTAAGTTAGATGATATATATCTTGAGTTAGAAGATGTTGAAAATATTTTTATATAGGAGGATTATTATGACTGGAAGAGATCTGTTGAATCAGTTACAAACTCATCCAGAGCTTCTTGACCAAGAAATAGATGGAATCTGGATCAAGCCTAAGTGTTACGAACGAGAAGGGTATAGAAGTAATACTTGTGTCTGCACAGGATATAAACTTTCTTATAATATTGGGGATCACCCTCTTGCTAGTATTTTCAACTTCCGTCCGAGAATAATCGAGTTATTTAATACTCCTATTTTCGCTACACCTAAAACAGAAAACTCTATTGTAATAGGAGTAGATATCATTAGCCCATTGGACGAACCATCAGACTGGTTTGACGAACAAATAGGAACGTAAAAATGCTAACCTGGAATCAAGTTTTAACATATGTAAAAGGTAGATTGGCTCTTCCATCATCCTTCATAGAGAAGACAGATGAAGAGATCAAAGATTGGTGTAAGCTCACATCTCTTAAAGAGTTTAGTCAATACTATCCAGATTCAGAACGTACAAGTGTACTTCCTCATATAGCAGAGTATCAACACGATACTAGAAATAGTTGGTATTATTTCTTCGATGAAGAAAACAGTGAGATTCTGGGGATTAAAGAATGCTATTGGCCATGCACTGATAATTTTATCTCAGGCCACCCACCTACAGGAGCAACTAGTTTTGAAGGTATGAAATGGTGGTCTTTGTCTGTATTTAAAGCAAGATTTTTTTCACCTTTCTCTGCATGGAGTAAGACATATAGATTTAGAGCTCCTAATATTGTAGAGGTATTAGGAGACGATAGTATAAGTACATTAGCTACTAATTTTGTTGTTGAATATGAAAGAGTTCATCCCGATGATCTTAGAAAGATCCCAGTATCTCTTCATAGAGTGTTTATGGATCTTTGCCTAGCTGATACAATGATTATGATAGGAAGTATTCGCAGAGGATATACTGAGATTAATACCCCATTTGGTCAAATTCCATTAAATGCTGACGCTCTCCTAAGTGAGGGACAAGAAATGCGAAGAGATTTGATAGAAAAAATGGAAAGAGGTAGTTTGCCAGCCGTTATAATCGATATTGGATAAGTTATGATAAACTGTAAAATATGTGATAAAGAATTTAAGAATTTAGTTCAACTATCAGGACATATCCGTAGTTTTCATAAAATAAATATTATGATATACTATTTAAAATATATTAATTCTAATAATAAATGTCCTATATGTGGCCAGTTATGTAACTTTAAAGGACTTGGCAAAGGATTTACTAAAACTTGTTCGGCGTCGTGCGGCGGAAAACACGGGGTAGAAAAACGAAAACGAAGCAGTCTTGAACGATATGGTGTTGAATGCACATTGCAAGCTGAAGAGACTAAAATTAAAACTAAAAAAACATTTCAAAAAAGGTATGGTGTAGATCATGTATCGAGATCTAAAAAAATCAGAGATCGTGCTAAACATACTATGATAGAAAAATATGGTGTAGAATATTCCGGCCAGTCATCAGAGATAAGAACTAAAATGAAACAAACTAACCTGAAACGATATGGTGTTGAAAATCCACTACAATCTAAGGAAATAAGAGATAAGATTAAGAAAACTAATTTAGAACTATATGGTGTTGAAAATGTTGGTCAGAATAAAGATATTAAATCTAAGATTAAAAAAACTAATTTGAACCGACATGGTGTTGAATGTGTTTTCCAATCTGAAAAAGTGAAAGAAAAAATTAAAAATACAAATCTAAAAAAATATGGTGTAGAACACGCTTCTAACTCTAAAGAAATTAGAGACAAAATTGAGAAAACTAATTTAAAGAAATATGGTGTAAAAACAATTCTGCAATTAGATGAAATAATATATAATACTACACAAAAAAGAAGAAGCAAATTTTTCACTAATCTTATTAATTCTGATCGACTTAAAAATAAATGCGCTCCAAATTTCACAGAGAATGATTTTCAAGGGGTTGATTTTGAATATTCTTGGAACTGCATTAAATGTGGAAATGATTTTAACGATAGTGTAGACAATGGCAAAATCCCAAGATGCTCAAATTGTTATCCTAAATTGAATAGTTGTTCCAAAGGTGAGAAAGAGATTTTTGATTTTTGTAGATCAATCTTAACCGACGATATTGAAATAATAGAGAATGACCGCTCTGTATTAATCGGTAAGGAACTCGACGTCTACATACTATCCAATAACCTTGCTATCGAATATAATGGTTTATACTGGCATTCGGATCTTAATGGTAAAAATAAAGATTATCACTTGGATAAAACTTATAAATGTAAAGAAAAAGGAATAAATCTTTTACATGTCTTCGAAGATGAATGGATTGATAAGCTAGAAATTGTTAAGTCTATAATCAAAAATAAACTAGGGTTAACTAAATATCGGGTATTTGCTCGTAAATGTACTATTAAAGAAGTTGCAAATGATAATGCCCAATTATTTTTATTTGATAACCACATTCAGGGTTCTATCAAAGGAACACAATATGGACTATATTTCGAAGACGAATTAGTTTCTATTTTAACCATTGGTAAATCCAGATATAATAAAAAATACGAATATGAAATATTAAGATTTTGTAATAAGATTAATACTAGTGTTGTTGGTGGGTTCTCTAAATTATTAAAGTATTTTAAAACTAAATATAATCCTAAATCAATTATCACATATTGTGATTTAAGATATGGAACTGGTGAAGTTTATTTAAAGAATGGATTTAGTTTTACTTCTAAATCTAAGCCTTCTTATTATTATGTTAAGAATGGAGATAGATCCTCTAGAATTAAATTTCAGAAGCATAAATTAAAAAATTTATTAGAATCATTTGATTCAAATTTAACTGAGTGGCAGAATATGCAACTCAATGGGTATGATCGTATTTGGGACTGTGGTTGTAATGTGTACACATTATAAATATATGAGAAGTAGCAATGGAGAAGTAGCAATGGAAAAGAAAACATATGTAAGTGAACGGAAAATTGAAGAACTTCTAAGTCCAGAAGTTTTAAAAGAAGGTAGTTATTATGGAGGGGGTACTATCATTCAGGCAGAAGATAGATCAAAAAAAGTAGGTTGGCAGCTGTTGGCTGGTGCTGCTACATCGTATATGCTTTTTGATTCAGGATTACCTAAAAAGAAGGGAGAAATGTTAGGGGCAAACATAGCACTTTTTCCAAAGGGTGGGCTCTCAAGTAAGGTGGTCGCCGATGCAAAAGGAGTTAAAAATATAGATTGTAATGTTAGATGGAATTCTGGTTCCAATCCATATCATAAGTTTACCGTAGAAGTTAAAGGGGCAACATATGAAATAGTTGCTGATGCAGATGCAGGGAATGCTATGAAATTTTGGGGGCCAATATTTACTGGGATGTTTCTCACCTTGTTTTGGAGCATTCCATTAGCAGCATTTCTATCGTACACTGGAACTATAACAAGAATAAAATAGAAAGATACATAAATGAATCCAGTCTGGTTTGAGAACAATAAAAAATATCAGGACGAACTAAAGTCCCTTAGAAAGTTTAGAATAAATCCAAACGATATATGTCATATTGTCATAACCCATTTCAATATTAATCTAAGTAAAAACGTAGGGCATACTGGAAGAGAATATAAACGAAATTGGCAAAAGCCAATTCTTAAACAAGGAATTGGTAAAAAATGGATGCAACAAAGAACAGAATTATTTGATCAAATTTGTTATCCATCTATGTTAAATCAAACGAATCAGAATTTCGAATGGTTTACTTTTTTTGATAAGGATACAACTGATATAAAATCATACAGAAAATATAATCGAATGCATCCAATGCTTATACCATATAAGGATCCATTTAGATATCAGACACACATAATACAAAATCTCCTTATTGATCGAGGCATTAAAAAGAAGTGGTTTATATTCACAAAGTTAGATAATGATGATGCTCTTAACAAAACATTTATAGATAGACTACAAAACATTTGGCTTCCGTATTGTATAAAACATAATAGAGAATTTTCTATGGTTTGTTTTACAAGTGGCGTAATGGCCCTAAAGAGACCCGATGGAAAAAGTAAACTCATGACCAAAGAAGATAGATATGGACCATTCGTAAATACAATAGAGAAATTTAATAAAGATTACAAGAAGTTTAAAACATGTTGGCATAGCTATCATACTACTATGCATGACAAAGCTTTTCCAGAGAGTGTAGTTAGATACACAGATAAGAGTGATCCTATGTGGTTTATATACGATCACGAATTTAATTTGTGTGATAGAGATCCAAGATTAAAGGAAAAGACCGATTATACTGGGACAGAGAAAGACCTAATAGAAAGGTTTAATATTAATCCTAAATACGTGAGGTTAAAATAATGTATATATCTGAGAAGTTTATAGAGAACACAGTAAATTCTTATTTTTCTTGGAGGTATGTCGGAACCTCTGTAAGAAAGGCGAAGTCTGTTTGTAATAAATATAAAAGTAATCCCTCAAAGTATAACTCATGTATGGTAAGAGGATTGAGCCATTATAGACGTACAGTTAAATCCAATGTGAGTAAACATTGTGGTAAAGGAAAAACTCCCCAACATAAAAGAAGCTGTATAAACGTGGCTAATAAAATCATCTCTAGTTTTACCAATAAAATTGAAAAATATAAAGGTAGATAAAATGAACTCTAAGGAAAAAGGTGGACGGTTTGAACGAAAAGTTGCTAGAGACCTTTCTAAGCTTTGGAGTGATGGGAAGCGGGATGATCTTTTTTGGCGTTCTCAATCTAGCGGTGGAAGACATACTATCAGAGCTAAGAAAGGGTTAGTTACTGAAGGGCAAGCTGTAGATATAGCATCCACATCTAAAGAGACAGCTATTTTTTCTGAAAAAGTAATTGTAGAGTGTAAACATTACAAAGAAATTAATTTATGGGACCTCATTACTGGTAGTGAGGAGACAGGGCTTCGGGGATGGTGGAATGGGACTAAAGAGATAGGATTGTCAGAACGTAAACATCCTATACTTATTGCAAAACAAAATTATAGACCAGAATTGTTTATATGTGAAAGTACTCTCACTTGTAATCTAAAAGAATATATTACTCTTGATATAAAAGCGATGTTTTTAGATAAATGGAAAGACACAGTAGATATATATTTATTTGAAGATATCCTTAAGTGTAGTTCAGAAAGTTTTAAAGATATGATTAATATCATAGGAGAAAATAACAATGCATGAATCTAATATGTTTATAGATTATTTAGAAGAGAAATCGGCGGTAATAGTAGGAGTGGGAGGGGCGGCAGTGGCGGCAGGTGGTGCTGGATATCTAGCATATAGAAGTATGAAAAAGAAACAAGCAGCGAAAAAGAAATAAGGAGTATATTTATGTTTGGGTTTCCAACTACTAGAGTCGGTAATGGACTTCAAGTTAAGAATGGAATTATTGTTAAAACCGGTAGGTATAATATACTTAATCTTAGAGAAGAAGGGGTTAATGTTGAGTTAGGAGATGTTAAAATTGAAGACGGGTTTCTTATAATCAATAATATTCCGATTGTTCCCCCGATTCCATTAGCGATATTACCACCAGGTACTATATATGCTCTTCCGTCTGGTGTAGTGATGGTTAAACTTCCGTCATCATAATTATTAAAATAGAGGAATATAAAAATGAAAAGATCTATTTCGGATATATTTTTAAATGAAGGATTACAGACTTCAAAAGTATCAATAGAGTTAGCAGAATTTGATAACATCTCAAAGGCTGTTAGTAAATTAAAAAAAGTTGCAGATAAATATACAAAGCAAGAAGAGCAGTTAAATTCTGGTGGGGCTGATGATTTACCAGAATTTGAATTACAAATCAGTAAGCCTATGTTTAAAACTAAATATAAAGGTAATAATGAACTATTAATAACTTTAGTTCGGTTAGTAGATATTACCAATCATAAATTAGTTTATGAGGAAAGAGTTATTACGAAAATAAAGGTAATATAGAAGGGGTAATAATGGCTAGATTTTTACCATATATTTTACACGATCATTATAGTATGGGACGAGCAAAGCATCACTATGATCTTAGAATTAAATATCCTAATAGATTAAGTGTAGCTTCTTGGGCACTTCCTAAACATAGAATTCCTGACGTTCATGAAAAAACTTTAGCTATGCAAGGACACGACCATGATATGTGGTGGCTTAAAGCTGACCACTATGTAATTCCTAAAGGGGAGTTTGGAGAGGGAATAGTTAAGGTACTACAGAAGGGAATGATTGAGCTTAGGGGATGGGGAAAGTTTCATATTACATTTGTAGTAGAAGGTCCTATTATGGATGGAAAATTTACTTTAATACGGCCTCCGGCTTTTGTTAGTCAAGATAGAAAAAGAATAAAGAAGAATCCGAGGTCGGGGAAGTCCTGGTTATTTATAAAAGCAAGACCAGAGAAAGATTAGTATGCATAAACGTATAAGAGAAATTAAAAGAGTTATTCATGGCGCAACTGGAGTTACTAAATCCGTTACGGGAATAAGTCTTGCATCTGAAGAAGAAATTAAAAGAAGAAGAAAAATTTGTTCAAACTGTGAATTTGCTTTAAAATATAAACAAAGTACAACTAGAGTACATAAATGTAGTGCATGCGGGTGTATTTTGCGCCACAAGACGAGACTGAAGAATGAATCGTGCCCAAAAAATAAGTGGTAGAGAGAATATATGAATAGAAAATATAATCAAAAATATGTTGAAGAATATTTTAAAAAATATGAATGTAAACTAATTGATACCTATAGAAGTACTAAATATCCGATAAAATTTAGGTGTTCCTGTGGAAATATATCATTTATAAAATTTCTTCATTTTAAAAAGAAACATAAATGTAAAAAATGTAATTATGCAGAAACTAATAAATATAAAAAACATACTCAGGATTATGTTGAAGGGTATTTTAAAGAAAATGGGTGCGAATTATTAGATAACTACAGGAATGATAAATCTACATTAATTTACATCTGTTCTTGTGGAAACACTTCAAATATAAGATTTTCAGATTTTAAGAAAGGTCAGAGATGTATGAAATGTGCTATAAAAAAGAGATCGGGAAAGAATCATTATAATTGGAATCCAGATAGGCAAAAAATAGAAGTAAGGAGAAAAGTAGACGTAGCATGCAGGTCTCTAATATATTGTACATTAAAAGCAACAGGTCATAAAAAAACATGCAAAACAGAAAACATGCTTGGATATTCTAGAGGTGACTTTTTAAATAAACTCAAAAGAGATCCATTATTTGAGAATTGGAAGAATAACTCTTATAATTATCATATAGATCATATATTTCCAATAAAATCATTTATAGATGAAAAAATATATGATCCTAAAATAATAAATGCCCTTGATAATTTACGCATATTACCAAGTCATAGTAATTGGAAAAAGAGTTCAAAATGCGATAAACTTTTGTTTAATAAATATTTAAAAAATACCACCACAGATTATATCGAGGAGGAAATCATATGTACATAAGTGAAAGTTTTTTGATGAGCGTAGAATTTAAACGCGCTCTAGGAGATCTTATGGAAGCTCTAGTCGGAGAAGAACTAGATGAGCCAGGATCCATTCAAGAAATTTATGAGATTAGCATAAATAAAATTGTAACAGATGATACAGTTAGTACAGAAGAAATGATAGATAGATTAAACATCTGTGAAAATTTATTTGATACCTTTACCGAACACATTCAAGAACTATTATTAACAGAGACATCTAGAGAGGGGTTAATGAGTAGAATTGATGATAGGCAATCTCAGATAGATGTTCTAAGTGGTCCTTCTAAAGGTAAGATAAGAGATATTCCTAGGATGGGTACAAAATTTGTTGATACAATGGATCTAGTCATGGCAAAAGTTAATGATATAAGTAAAAGAGCAAAAGAAATTCACGGGGATTGGAAACATATTAAAGGTACTGCTGCACTAGTATCTTCTATAGCAGTAATTGGTATTATAGCATTAGTAACTAGAAAATTATATAGGAAGCATGTACATGGTGAGTGCCAGAAATATAGTGGTAAGGATTTATATATTTGTAAAATACAAAGATCAAAAGAAATAGAAGAAGCATTATTATCTCAGATGTCAAAATGCGATAAAACAGATAAGCCTAAATTATGTAAACGTAAAATAGAAGACACAATGAAGAAAATCAGAAAAGATAGAGATAAATGGGAAAAGAAGTTATTATAAAATGATTAGACATTTAGTTTCTGTTATAATTCCCTGCTTTAATCATGGTAAATTTTTAGGGGAATGTATAAAATCAGTATTAGCACAAAAATATCAAAATTTTGAAATCATTATTATAAATGATGGGTCCACTGATAATACAAGTGATGTAATTTCTAAATGGAAAAAAATAGATAAAAGAATACGATCAATAAATAATAAAGATACTAAGGGTCCCGCCATATCTAGAAATAAAGCAATTAGACAATCGCGGGGGAAATATATTTTACCACTAGATGCGGATGATAAAATAGATGCAAGATTTATTTCAAAATGTTATCCGTTTATAACTCCAATGGGAAGACATGATATAGTATATACCGATGTACAATTTTTTGGAGCATTTAATGAGATAAAAATAATGGGTAAATATAATTATAAAAATTATGCTGCTAAAAATCAATTTGTAAATACAGCACTATATCATAAAAAAGATTTTAGGGAAGTAAAAGGATATAATACAACACTGGAAGGGTATGAAGACTGGGAGTTCGGTATAAAACTAGGGGAAGCAGGACACTATGGAATAAGGGTCCCAGGCCCGTTGTTTTACTATAGGAGGACAAGAGGATCTAGGAACGATCAGGCTCACAAGAAAGAGTTTGAGATATGGAATAAAATATCAGAGTTACATCCTCAATTCCAACGGTTTGATAAAAATAAAAAAAGAATTGACAAGTATATAAAAGAGAATGATAGAAGAAAATGAATAAAAAATATACAATAGAATATATACGAAAATATTTAGAGGATAAGGGATGCAAATTATTAGAAGAAATTTATGTTAATCCGCATACTAAAATAAAATGCATTTGTTCTTGCGGAAAAGAAAAAAATAGTTCTTGGAATACATTACGACGGTCTCCTTATTGTAGAAGTTGTTCTGCTAAAAATAGAAAAGATTTACATAAGTTTAATTATGAGGATATTAAAAAGATTTTTTTCGATAAGGGTTGTGAACTCCTTGAAAAAGAATATATTAATAATAAAACAAAAATGAAATATAGATGTAGATGTGGGAATATATCATCTATAACTCTATCTCATTTTATCAGCAAAAGAAGAAATAATGGAAAAGGTAGTTTGTGTAAACAATGTAGAAAAGAAAGAACAAGCGGTAAAAATAGTAAATCGTGGAATCCAAATAGGGAAGAAGTCGAAGATAAACTACGGATTCATATATTATGTAAATCTCTTTTATTTTGTACCACGAAGGCAACAGGAAAAAGAAAGTCTCGAAGTACAGAAAAAACTTTGGGTTATTCTCGACAAGATTTACTAAAACATTTAAAGAAGTGTAAAAATTATAATCTTTGGAAAGAAGATACAACCAATTATCATATTGATCATATTATTCCAATAAAATCTTTTGTTGAAAATGGAATAGATGATCCTAAAGTTATAAATTCTTTAGATAACTTACAAATATTATCAGCTGAGGAAAATCTAAAGAAAAGTGGAGTATATGAAAAACAAGCATTAGAGAATTTTTTAGAAAAGAAAGGTATTATTTTATGCGTATAGCATTTTCGGGTTCACATTCGGTTGGGAAAACCACATCTGTATTAGAAAAAGCACATGAGATGAAAATGATACACCCTACTAAATCTGTAGGTATTTTTATGGAGAACGCTAGACACTCCCCATTTAAAATTAATAAAGATGGAAACTCAAAAAGTCAAATGTGGATATTTTGTTCACAACTACAACATGAATTATTTTTAGAAGCAAATTATGATATTGTTATATGTGATAGAACTATCATTGATTCAATAGCATATACTAGAATAAATGGTGGTGGAGATGATGAATTAGCGTTGGCTATGATAGAGATGGCCAAACATCATATTGAGTCATATGACAAAATTTATTTTAAAACAATAATAAATAATGATTATTTGGTAGAAGATGGGGTTAGAGATGGAGTAGATAGGTCATATAGGATGACTGTAGAGCACCATATGGTAAATATTTACGATGAACTATTAAAGTGTAGAGAAGTCAACATAGAGTATATTTAAAATGACACTAAGACATCAAGAAGACGTAAGACACATAAAGAGTAGGTTGCGAATCTTAGAAAAAGATAAACACCCACCTATATCTGTTAGTACATTTGACGCTGGCGATATAATGGATCAGTTAACATTAATAAATAATAGATTAATGGAAATAGTAGGAATAATGAAAGATCCATCAGTAACATACACATCTACTGGAAAAGGAAATGAAAAAAATGAGGACAAATTAAAGAAGGGCTCTAGTCCTACGTATATACCTGAGCCAGATATATCAGATATTACTTCACGTACAAACAAAGTTAGTAAACGAACAAAGACTGTTGATATTGCATCACAATTAGATAAACTAGGAGAATTAGAAAGGTAAGCATGGATATAAAACATTATTATGGGTATGATTTAGGTACAATGAATCAAGTTTCCGCCTGTCAGGCAACTGAAGGTAAAATTACTATAAATACAGTAAGAAATATGTTCTCAGAGATTGATACTGATGTTATAGCAATAGAAGAATTAGAAAATACAGATTTAGATTACATAGTTAGTAATGAGGACGATGTGGAAAGAGTCTTTATTATTGGTGAAGATTGTTTTAGATTTTCCCAGATATTTGGTATTACTCCAAGACGTCCTATGGAAGGAGGCGTCATCTCCAGCAAGGACATAGATGCTATAGATATACTCACTGTGATGGCTAAGAAGCTAGTCAAAACGCCTCCTAAGGGACAAAGAGGCTATTGTGTATACTCAGTGCCAGCAGACACAGTAGACGCTGACAATCCTCCTGTGCTGTATCATGAACAGGTGTTCTCAAAGGTTTTAGATTCTATCGGATATGATGCTAAACCTTTAAATGAAGGAATGGGGATAATTTTTTCAGAGTGTGCAGATACGAACTTTAGCGGAATAGGGATCAGTTGTGGATGTGGTTTAATTAATGTAGCGTTTTCTTACAGAGGAATTATGAGTCTAGCATTTGCTATCAAGAGAGGAGGAGACTGGATTGATAAACAAGTGTCTGATTCTATTAATGTTCCTGTAAGTAGAGTTACAAGATTAAAAGAGAGTAAATTAGATTTAGATAATCCTATTATATCAAAGAAAAAAGCAGAGAAACGAGCATTAGAGTGTCTGGTTTTCTTCTATAAAGATATGATAGAATATATATTAAAAACATTTTGTAAAGAATTTGAAAAATCTTCTGATGCTCTCGAAATAGGAGAAGATATTCCGATCATTGTATCGGGTGGAACATCTTTACCCAATGGGTTTATAGAATGTTTTACAAAAGTTTTCGATGAAAACTATAGAGATATATTCCCATATAATGTCTCTGATATAAGAAGAGCAAAAGACCCATTAGCGGCTGTAGCAACAGGAAATTTAATTTATGCCCTCCACTCCAAAAAACAAAAAGAAAAAAAATCAAAATAATTATTATGTATATATTTATCTAGATCCCCGAAAACCTGGAAAATATGTTTATCCTAATTTGGGATTTGGATTATTATATGAACCATTTTATGTTGGCGCAGGTCATGGTCGGAGATATAAATCCCATCTATCTGAAGCAAGTCGATGTTTTTCTAAAAGAAACCAATTAAAACTTAACAAAATTAGAAAGATTTTTAGGTATGATCTTGAACCTATTATAATTAAATTAAAAATTGAGATGAATAAATTAAATGCATTTAATGAAGAAAAACATATAATAAAAAATATAGGCAGATATGATTTAGGAAATGGTCCTCTCACAAATTTAACAGATGGTGGAGAGACACCAATAAATCAAAAATGGTCAAAAGAGAGAAGAAAAAACCATAGTAAAATTTTTACTGAGTTAAATAAAAACAAAGAATATAAAGAAAAAGTTTCTAGAGGTTTAAAGAATTTTTGGTCTATTGAAGAAAATAGAAGTAAAAGAATAAAAGAAATTACTGATTCTCTAAATAGACCTGAAGTAAAGAAAAAGATATCCAAAATACAGACAGAAATTTGGAAAAATAGAAGTGATGAAAAGAGATTAGAACACAAAAACAAGATAAAATCTGCATGGAATAATGATGAGTTAAGGAACAAAATATCTGATATTAATAAAGGAAATACATATGGAACAAAAAATAAATATAAAATAATTGATCCAACTGGAAAAATATATATTGTAGATAACTTATCTAAATTTTGTGAAGAAAATAATTTAAACGTAGTTGGAATGAATCATGTGGCATTCGGTCGACAGAAAAGCCATAAAAATGGTTGGAAATGTTCTAAAATAGGAAAGAAATAAAAGGAGGATGTGTCATGGCACTATTCGTAGACGGAAATGGAAATGAAGTAGGAATTAACTTTATTGATGGTATGTTTTATGTAAACGGTGGAACTACATACAATAACCTTAGTGAAGTTCAAGAATATCTCACAGCAAGAGCAGAACCTGCGTAAAGAATATAATTATATAATTATACAAAGTACTTAACATTTAGGAGGAAATACATCATGATGATTATAGCTGCTAGTACAGGATTAGCATTAAATATAACATGGGCCGATGGCTTATGGCAAGATTGTTATGGAAATACATTTAACAATATTACTGAAGTAGAGACTTATGCTGCTACATATACCCACGATGGATATATGACACCAGACATTCATGTCTCAAGTTTAGAACTAACTGATATTGTTGGTGATTTTATAGCACATAGTTAATCTAGTTAAAATAAACGACTATTAGCTAGCGCGGCTTGTCTGCGTTAGCTATTAGTTGTTTACAGAGAAATAAAGGAAGTGGAAGTAGTGTTGGTTATAATAGGAGAGAAAAATGGAAGAAGATAAAAAAGGTAAAGTAAATAGACCGTTTGGTGGATGTGATCATGCAGTAGATCCATATATAACTGGATTCTTTTTCACCAGATGGACGTTACCAAATTGCGTTTTAAATAATACAAAAGAAATAAAATTAATCTCAGACGCTGAGAGAATGCTTGCATCGACTAATTTATCATTTATATTACCCGGTGGATATATAGAGGTTGATAAAAATGATTTATCAAATTCTGCTAGAGTAATTGATAATGAATTATATTCAGTGCATTTAGAATTAACTGGATTGCCAATTTATAATATAATATCTGCTTGGTATAATGAAACAATAAGAGCAAGATCATTTGCTAGTAATAATGAAGACACCTCTATAAATTATAAGGGGGATGTGTATTATTGGACAACTCAACCAAATGGAAGAATTGTAGAATATTCTACTAAATGTATAGGGATATATCCTATTAAGAATCCATCTTCTGATTACAGTTCAAATATAACAGATAATAATAAATTAGAATTGGACATTCCTTTTCATGCAGATAAAATAGAACAATCTGAAGAAATAAAAGAAACATGTACAGCTTTTGCTGAATCGTATTATAATGCTGCAAAGGATGAACATAGTATAAAAAATGTTGGAGATTCTGATGAAGAAAAAAAACCAAAAAGTATATAGTGAATTGGATGGCCTAGAGGTAGAAGAAAAGGAAGACAAAACGAAGCTGGAAAGTTCCGAAGAAGCAATTGAAACTCCTATGCAATCTATCGACGAAGTCCTTCAAGATGCATCTATGATGGATGCTCCTACACTACATACATTAAATAATACAGGCGAACTAAAGGTAATTTTAGAGTAATGGCTAAGAAAGAAAAAAATAAAGAACTATTTGACATAATAGATGGTATATCTTTAAATAGAGTAGACCTATTCACGATGCGTGATCGTCTTAAACTAATAGATGGTAAGATGGAAGCAATATTTCCTGAATCTAAAGATTACTCTAAAAGATATCTACTAGAAAATAAAATAAAAACAATAGTAGAGTTCCAAAAAGTAAGACTTGATGTCAACAGAGCAATCGAAGGTTCTTTTAAGAGCGAGTTCGAAGTGAGAAGAAAAGTTATGGGAGATGAGAAGGAAGGTGATGAAGTTGACATTCGCGAGGTTGTCAAAATAATTGAAGAATTAGATAGAAATAAGACTAAGACTACGACTATGATTGGAAAGGAAGATAATGGATAAACTTGTTGAAGAAGAATCAATTCCTGCAGTGCAGGAGAAAAAGAAAAAGAAAACTTTGCTACCTCAGGTCCCAACGGAAGCGGCAGCATCAATAGAAGAAGATACATTAATAACTAGTAAATATTCGGATGTCAAGCTGACAGAAGGTGAATTAGAAAAATCTAAAGACTTATTTGAAGACTTTTCTTCTTTCCTTAAAAAAGGATATGACTTTACTGAATCAAAAGAAAATAAGACAACTATTCCTACTGGTATAGATCTATTGGATACTGTACTTGGTGGAGGAGTCTCGACAGGATTAGTACAATTTGTTGGGCCTCCTGGTTGTGGAAAAGCACAACCATTGTATTCTAAAATTTTAACACCTAGTGGTTGGAAGACTATGGGAGAAATGAAAATAGGAAATAATGTATTTGATTCTAGAGGGGAAATTTGTAATATTACAAATGTATCTCCACAGGGGGAAAAGGATATATATGAAATAAAATTTACCGACGGAACCAAAGCTAGATCCACGTTAGACCATCTTTGGATATGTAAAAAAGATTATAAATCAGAATTTAAAGTTAGACGATTAGAAGAGATTTTTGAAGATATAAATAACCAACATACTAGCGATAAAAAATGGACCATACCTGTTAATAATGCTATTAATTTTGATAAAAATAATTTACCGATTGACCCATATTTATTGGGGTGCCTTTTGGGAGATGGATCTATGTATAGTCGAAATGATAAAATATCTCTTACAGTATCTGATAAATATAAAGAAATTATAAATATTTGTGAAAAAACCCTCCCAGATAATATAAAATTAGAGGTAATTAATGGCTCAAAATACGGATATATATTTAATAGAATGAATAGAAGAGGTCAAGGCAAAAAAGATATTTTACGCAATGAGATGAAAGTTATTTTAAATGAATTAGGATTATTGGGAAAAAGTTCTAAAGATAAATTTATACCAGATTCATATAAATTTAGTTCAATTGATGATAGATTATCAATCTTACAAGGGTTATGTGATACTGATGGATCTATAGAAAAAACAAATAGAATGTGTTTTTATTCAATATCTAAACGATTGATAGATGACGTAGCATTTATAATTAGATCATTGGGAGGAAGAATAAAAATATATAATAAAAAAACAAAATATAATGGGAATATTTTTAAATCATTTCAACTAGATATAAACCTACCAAATTGTTTTCCCCCAGTAAGAGTAAAAGAAAAATCAAAGTTATTATCAAATATAAGAAAAAGAACCATAACGAAATGTATAAAATCGGTTAAGTTTGTTGAAAAATCAGAAGCTCAGTGCATAGAAGTTAATAATCCAAATGGGTCATATATAACTGACGAGTTCATAGTTACTCATAACTCTACATTGGCTGCGAAGGTTATATCTTCGGGTCAAAGGAAATGGCCTGGAAAATTTATATCAGTATACTTAGATTCAGAAAATACAACTACTAAAAAAAGACTTACAGATCTTGGAGTTAAATATCCAGAGATAAATCCACAAAATGGAATTACAATCGAAAAGGTATTCTCAATCGTTGAGGGGTTATGTGCATATAAGGAAGAACACAAAGATATACTAGATGTACCATCCATTATAGTATGGGATAGTATAGCGAGTACTCCTACTGAAGCTGAGGTAACAACTAATACAGAACAATTAAGTATACAAGCAAGTGCCCTTACTAAATATCTTAAAAAATATTCTGATAAGATGGCAAATTATAATATATGTTTGTTCGCTCTGAATCAACTTAGAGATAGTATGCAGGTTGGTAAATTCAAAGGATTTAATAAACTAAAATTTCTTGGAGCGTATAATATTCCAGGAGGTAATGCTAATCTATTCGCATCTACACAACTTTTTTTCTTCAGGCCTACTGGAGATGTAGCAGGAGAGTATGGATTCAATGGAGTTAAGCTCACAGGAAAGGCTGTAAAGAATAAGTTATTTTCTCCAAACATTGACATATCCATGATAGTTAGTTTCGAAAGAGGCTTCTCAAACTTCTGGACAAATTATGAACTACTAAAGAGAACAAAAAGAATTAAAGCTGCCGCTTGGTGTACATTAGAATCGTATCCTACTCAGAAGTTTAGACAGAAGGAAGCGATTAAATATTACAGAGAAAATGCTGAATTTAGAAAAGCATGGGATAATGATGTAGAGGACGTGCTTAGAACTGAGATAATAGAACAGTATGAAACAAGTGAGGAAGACGCCGACGTTTGGAAATAATATGCTAATAGAGAATATAGTTTCAAAGAGAGCCACTGTCTGTTCTTATCTTAACAGGAAAAAATCAGGGAAAGCTCTCTTTGTTTTCGATCATGGGCTTGGCGACTTCATAATGTTCTTCCAGATATATGAAGTACTTAAGAAAAAATATCCTAATTGGGAGTTCAATATAGGTTGTCACCCCATGATCCAAGTCAAAGGATTACACGAAGATATTGTGATTTTAAATAAGACAAAAGGAAAACACGATAGACCTTCTGTATTCAAAGATACATTTAAAGAAAAATATGATAGTTCATATATTAAAGAATATGATTATATATTTGTTTTAAAGTTTCCAGAACAGCCCATGAATTCTAAGCTGAAGAAGTTTCAAAATGTAGCGAAATTAGAATTTGGATTAGATGTTGATTGGGGTAACTGGAGACCTAAAATAAAACCTGTTAAAAATTCTAATATGGTGGGCATTCATTTCATTGGTAATACTGCTTATAGTAAAAAAAGTTTAATGGATGGTGGTCCCGAAATAGTATGGAATGATGTTAAAGCGATGGGATATGATCCATTTGAAATTCATATGAATGTTCCTATGCTGCCACATTATTGTGTCCAACCTATTCCTAAATGGATGAATGGAAATACCATGAGGGAATCAGGGGGAACTATTATAGACATGATGAATAAAATAGCAGAGTGTAAATACTTCATTGGAATAAACAGTGGTCCTATGTGGTTAGCTGGAGAAATACTAGGTTGGGATCGTTGTATTATGATGAATAAAATCAAAGAATATACTCGATATTTTCCTTACAAATTATACACATTAAATATTGACACAGCAACAAACTCAGTTCCTTTAGGCTCAATAAAGAAAGCCTTAAAGGTTCTGAATAGGAAGGTAAACTAATGAGACCATACAGAACTATCTTTTTGGATTTAGACGGAGTACTTGTTGATTTTTTCGGTGCAAGTATAAAATTACTCGATATTCAAGATAGAAACGTTCGCATAAAAATTATAAATGATGTACAATTAGAATCTCTTGCTGGCGTATCGCGAAAAGAATTTATAGAAATGATGACTGAGGATTGGTGGGCGAATTTACCCATGACAGAATACGCTCAGGATATTTTAGATTTTCTTGCACTTGAAAGAGTACTATATGAGAGAGTATGTATACTAACAGCAAGAGTTGATTCAGATGATCCCATACATTCAGCAAGATGTATAAACGGAAAAATAAGATGGATGAGCAAACATACTCCAGACGTTCCATACTTCATAGGAAAGCCAAAACACTTCTGTGCGAGCAAAGGAACTATACTAATAGATGACTTTAGACGCAATGTATCCCGATTTAGAGCACATGGTGGAGACGCATATTTGGTGCAAACTCCTTATAATACTCCCTCGTATACCAAGGAAACTTCCATGAAAAGGTTCCAAGAATACATGGTAGATCACGCCGAACCACTAGTGCAGACCACCTGATACTATATATATTAAATAATGAAGCGGAGCGGAAAAATCACTTTGAGAAATCAAGGTGGCTTGCTTCATTTACTTATCCGGAACGAACGGGATTTTTTTGTTAGGAGATTTTTTATGAACATCTGGCTACAGCATATAGAGATGCTAATTTCAAGTGGAAAACAATTAACTTCAAAAAATGATCAGCATTTTCCAGGCGAGACTACATGGAATATTGGAGACATATATGTTCCAACTTGGGTAGTAGATGGATTACGAAAAAGCAAATATATCGATGATCTTGATGCAGTTACTATTAAAGGGAAAGAATATCTCCAAAAATACTACGCAGATAAATCAATACAATTGGGTGCATTCATTCCCCTTTCACGAGAAGAAGCATTTTTTCAAACTCAAAGAGAATTTTATCTACATACTTTCCCTGAAAAATATGTATCTATAAAAGGGGAAAAAACAATATGCGTAGGAGACACAGAGAAAGATGTCATTGAAAGAATTGAATATATACTTGGCCCAGGAGTAAATACATTTATAAGAAAGGTCACACCTGATTCATTCGATTTATATGTAGAAGTGCCTAGGGCATATGTAGATTTATAAAATAAGGTAGGGATAATAAAATGGAATTAATAACACCAGTTAATGAGAATCAACGAAGAGTATTAAAAGTATGTAATAGGATTAGAGAGGAGTTTGGTAAAGATCCCCTTGATGGTATTCCTAAAGGCGTAGGTAATTATAGTTCAACCGATTGTCCAGTATGTAAAATGATAGATGAGGACATTGCTGTTGGTCCTAAAGACATTACAGCATTCGACCTCTCATCGGCTAAAAAAATATCAAGAGGGCTTAGAAAAAAGATAAGATGTAATTCCACAGGCACCCTTTATTATATTGACTTTCCATTGTTTGTACAAGAATTCATAAGTAACGTAGACTGTTTAAGCAGGAATTATGCAATCCTTCTCGAAGAAGAAACAATAACGACAGGAGAGTAAACGTTGAAATTCATTGTTTCGTCCCCAACGGCTGCAAAAAGCCTAAAACCAGAGACTCCATATATACTAATTAATTTGTTAAGTACAGAAGAATTTGAAAGTGCTGATAGAATTTTACCTGATTCTCCACCAGAGATATCAGGAGAACAAATAGATAGAGTAGATGCAATTTGTGATGATATTCAAAGTGAAGCTGCGGCTGAACGTTTTGATTCAGTTTTATTTACTGACAAGTTAGCAATTTTAATTTTTGAAGCAATAGAAGATTGGGTAGATGTATTTGCTTCTGATCTATTAATCGTCTGTGTAGGTTCAGGCGGTATGGGGCAAGCTACAGGCGTGGCCGCAGCGATAGCATCCATATATAATAAATCAGGAGATGACTTCTTACGAAATTCTACAAATTATGTAATAAATGATTTTGTTTACGATAAGATGCTAGAGGTTTGGGGCACATTAGACTCCGAACGTAATACTAGAGAAGAGCAGGGAGCATTCGGTAGTACTCTTCCTGTGATAAATATTTAAGAAAGGTAGTATATGAATAGTAGTGTTCACACGACCACATACGAGACAGAAGTTCAAGGATTAGTTGATGGATACGTTCCATCAGAGTTTGACGATAAAATGATTATTCATGAGGAGGGGTTATCAGTGGCTCCTCTAGTTGACGAAGTTACTTCGGATGACGACGATGGTGGTGAGGAAGAGGAGGATGACGAGGGCCCTAGTAATCATATAATGGCCTTTAGCAACCCCATGTTCAGGCAGGGGTTAAATATCGTTATCCGTGGTGGAAGTGAATGGAACGATAGTCTTGATATTAGCGACATTCTGGAAATTGTTACAACTGAAGGCTGTTATATTGGTGAAGCTCGGGTGCTTTTCACACACCTACTTCACTGGGACAATGATAGAGAGAAGATCGAATTCCTTCTCAAATTCTATCATGATGAGGACTTATCAGGAATAGTCGTTCTCGAACGCCTCCTTGCCGCCTGTTACGGTGAGAAGGATAACTGGTATCCATACGTATCCGTTGTAGGGTTCAACTCGAAATAGTTGTGAGTGGTGGGGGGATTCTGTCCCCCTGCCAATCTAAAAGGATAGCATATGTTGGCAATATATCTAAAGGATGGATACCAAGATTTAAAAGATTTATATGATAGTTATGATATATTAAGACTTGCTTTTGTACATGGCTCACTTAGAATGGGCGAATATAATTATAGACTTCTGATAGATTCAGATATTATAAAGGAGATTGTTCAAGAAAGAATAGTAGTATCTGGTAGATCTATGCCTGGTACACATATACCTAGTTTTTCATTTTATGGATATGAGTTATGTAAATTATTATTTAATCGTACTGCTGGAGTACATGGTACTACGAATAAAATATTTAGGAAAGGAATTGTAATATGATAGTTTGGAAAGTAAGAAATAAAAGAAATGGATTATTTATTGGCGCGAATCACTACGGTAAACGGATTCATAATGAGCTTGGCCGAATATTTAATACTATAAGGAAGGCTGAGCGGGCATTGAAGCAAGTTAAATTCGATGTGGGTATAACATTCCCAGATGATTATGAGATAGTAGAGTACGAACTCACAGAGAAAAAGGTGGTAATGGGATATGAAGATCTCTAATGATCTAGGCAGAACAATTTTTAGGACAGATATAAGTGATGGGATAATGATTGTTGGAGATGTTCACGGTCATTGGCCAATGCTCAACAAACTAATAAAACAAGAAAGACCCAGATTAATACTTCAAGTCGGTGATTTCGGATACTGGCCACAAACTGATTATTTTGGTGGTCCTCCTATGAGTGCTATAAATCTTCGCGGTGCAGAAATTGTATTCTGTGGCGGAAACCATGAACACTGGTGGGGACTCAATAGTTTAAAAATAGGCGACTTAGAGGTTGAGAAAAATATTTTTTATGCTCCAAGAAATACTGTCCTATATCTTCCAGATGGAAGAAATGTATTATTTATGGGTGGTGCTACATCAATTGACGCAGATATAAGAATACTAGGACATGATTGGTTTCCAGAAGAAACTATCAGTTACATGGATCTAGTTAAATTGACAAAAGAAAAAATAGACATTTTAATCTGTCATACTACCCCTACTGAATTTACACCATTAGATGATTGTATTGAAGTAGAAGATCCGTCTAGAGAGGCGTTATCATATATAGTACAAGAAAATAAACCCAGTTTAATATATTGTGGGCATTGGCATTATTATGCAGAAGGAAAAATTGGAGATGCAAGAATCAAATGTTTAGACTCGATATCTCATCGCATACGAGAGAGTGTAACTTGGTGTTGGCTTCGGACATAAGGAGAGAAATATAATATGTTTTTTGGAAAAGAAATGGAAGATCAAGGAGATCAAGGGGACGATGAGCCCGGTTTAGACTTTCTTCTTGGTGGTCTCAAACGCACTTATAAATTATTCAAAACACAGCAAGATGTAAATATATTATCATCGTGCTTAGCAGCAGTAGCGTTTGCAAAAAATGATAATGTTCTCAATGAAGATTATGCCTCAAAATTAATGCTATGGGTTTCCAAATGGCCGTCTGGTGACGCTGGACCCATGCCCACATTATCAAATGATGGTGAAACTATAGTAGAATTTAAACAAAAGGGAGAAATAGACCCCGGTAGATTTATTTTCCGAGGTGAAGAACACGATATAACTGAGTTAAATGTAGTAGTTCCTTGGGAACTTAGACAGGATATATTCAATCAGCTTGGACAAGGCCTAAAATCCGGTAAGGATAAACAAATTAGTCTCCAAAGGAACGAGCTGGTTTCGATATTTCTTGGGGATATGTTATCGGTTATCTCAAACGTCGACCTTTCTATTGGCAAGAAGAAGAAAGAAAAGTAATAACCCGCAGGCGTACTTTAGTGGTAAAATTCAAGATTTCCAATCTTGACACGAGGGTTCGATTCCCTCCGCCTGCTCCACTTTAATTTGAATCACATTTATTGCTCTTAAAATTTTGAGGACAAATATATAAAAGGAGTATTTGTCCTATGATTTTATGTAATTATGGTTGTGGGAATGAAGGTAAATATCAATTAAAAAATGGTAAATGGTGTTGTTCAAAACACTGGTCTTCTTGCCCAGAAATAAAGAAAAAAACTAGTAGAATAACTGAAAATAGATTCAAAATATGTGAAAATTGTAATAAAAAAATATTAAAAGCAAATCATAAAAAACATTTAAATGCATGTAAACGAGAGAACTTCTGTTTAGAGTGTGGTGAAAAACTAACATCAAAAGATAATAGAGCAAAGTTTTGTTCTCATAAATGTGCTGGAATATATAATAATAAAAATTCTGAAGGACTTAAATCATGCCGAAGAGGACCGATAAGTAAAAATAAAATACATTCTGATGAAGATGGAAATTATATATGTCAACAATGTGGAATAAAATTTAAGGGGCGACCTCGAAAGTTTTGTTCTCATAAATGCGCTGGATATAATAAATATATAAAAAATGTAGAAAAATGGATATCTGGTGAAACTAATGGTATGTATGGTAAAGTTCAAACCGCTACATTTGTAAGAAATTATATCATAGAAAGAGATGGAAAAAAATGTTCTATGTGTAGTTGGGATAAAATCCATCAAATCACTGGTAAAGTTCCTATTCATTTAGATCATATAGATGGTAACTGGAAAAATAATAAGCCAGATAATCTTAGGATGTTATGTCCAAATTGTCATTCTCTAACTGAAAATTATGGGATATTAAATAATGGGAATGGAAGACCGGACAATAGAAAAAGATATTAGAAAGGAAACAACATTTATGATTAATTTCACTTGTCATAATTGTGGACATTATCTTAATATTCCAGATCAATATGCTAATACGACTGGAAAATGTAGACACTGCAATCATGAAATTGAAGTACCTGATCTTACATGGACTGCTAAATTTGATGTATTTAGGAAGAATATAGGTAGAATAGGATGTGGAGGATTGATTTTAATATTTAGTATTTTTGTAACGACATGTATAATGGTTGATGTTAATAATACATCTCAAATAGGACAACCACCAACATCCACTACACCAGCACCAATACCAGCAGAATTACCTAAAAAAATAGTCAAGCCACCATCAATGATAGATGACATGTCATCTAAACCAAAACATACTAAATCGGTTACACCACAGTACGAACCATCTAAAAGAAATAACTCATCATTCAATCCACAATCATATGTCAATAAACTTAAAAAAGGAATGACATATAATCAAGTAGTAAGAATAATGGGTGTACATGGTAAGAAAGGTATGGAAATGAATTGGGGGGATGGTGATATTCATCGTACAATGAACTGGGAGTGGACTGGGAATATGTTTAGAGGAGAAAGTAGCGGGTTTATAAGCATTCAATTCGTAAATGATCGAGTTGATGGTTGGACATTTTTTAGTTTATAGCGATACAAGGAGAAAGATGGGTAAGAACATAAGAGGAGGAATTGGTGTCAGTGGTAATATATTTTTTACAGCTGACACCCATTGAATTTTTCGCATAAAAATATTATAAAGTATTGTAATCGTCCATTTAAATCCAAAGAAGAGATGGATGAAACTATGGTAAAGAATTGGAACAGTGTTGTATCATCTGGAGATACTGTATATCATCTTGGAGATTTTAGCTTTTATAATTCTACAATTAAAACAAATCAAATGCTTCTTAGGTTAAATGGTAAAATTATATTTTGTCAAGGAAATCACGATAAAGATATTAATCAAATATTTCCAAGATTGCCTCAGATAATTATTTTAAGACATGAAGGTAGAAGGTTAATACTATGTCATTATGCTATGAGAGTATGGGATAATTCTCATCGTAACAGTTGGCATCTATATGGACACAGTCATGGTACTCTTCCATCCATTGGAAAGAGTCATGACGTTGGAGTTGATAGTAATAAGTTTACACCTATTAGTTTTGATCAACTAAAAGATATTATGAGTAAGAAACCCGATAATGGGAATTGTCTACCCGACTTTAAGGGAAAATGAAACAAAAAAAGAAATGTGTTGTGAGCACATTTCTTTTTGTATCAGCTAGATAAGACTGTTAATAACTTCTTGCGCAATGTATTGTGCCTCAAATTATTCTAGGCATTATGAATCATGTATGACTCATACATGTTTAGAGTGTAATAAAATATTAAGTGGGAAGAAAAAATTCTGCAATAGTAGTTGTTCAGCTTTATATAATAATAGAACATCAGAAAAATTAAAAAATTGTAAAAGAGGGCCCCATTTAAAAAATTCAATTGAATATGTATGTATAGAATGTAAAAATATTATTAAAAATAGGGGTAAAAAATACTGTTCTCAAGAATGCTGTAGAGAACATCAATATAAAATAAGAATCAAAAATTGGAAAAGCGAATTAATTCCTGGATATACCGGAAAAGATTATACACTATTAAAATTTATTAGAAGGTATATGTTTGAGAAATATGATAATAAATGTAGTAGATGTGGATGGAGTGAAATAAATTCAACATCTGGAAATATTCCATTATCAATACATCATATAGATGGGGATGCTAGAAACTCTAAAGAACATAATTTAGATTTATTGTGTCCAAATTGCCATTCTTTAACTGAGAATTATGGATCTCTAAACAAAGATTCAGTAAGAATTCGTAATAAAGAATTTAATAAAAAGAGATGGTAATTATATGAAAGGAGATTAAATGAGAAGAATACTATTTTTTCAGAAGCCGAACAATCTTAAAATAGAAATACTAGATTTCTTAAAAGAAAACGATTATAAAACATTTCAAGAAGTTTTATTTCGTTGTTGCGATATTAATGATATTTCTCCTGCTGAGAGAAGTAATGCTGAAGGAAACAGCTGGATCCTTCCTATGTTTGTAAAAATATTCGATCTCTTTGAATTTTATGAAGATGATTATCCTCAATCGTTTTTGAACCAGTGCATACTGTCAGTAGAATTTCCAGAAGAATCAGTTAGTTTATTATTTGAAATAATCAATACTAATAAAAAACAAGAATTAGATTTAAGGATTGAAGCGTTGGGGGTATACGTTGAATCAAAAATATGGGATGACTGGATAGTAGTTCTAAAGGATAAGGAAAAAGAGGATGGTAATATCGGCCCCGGCTAAAATAGAATATCTTGATGAATTTAATGCATGTAATGGGGATAAATATTTAGAACATATACTAGAAATGAAAGACCCTTCTGAATTTATAGATCATAGATGGAGGCTTATAGAAAAATATTCATTCGCGGTACCGAACTTGGCAGCGCTAGGATGCATTGCGAAATATGGACCAATAATAGAAATTGGAGCGGGCCGAGGATATTGGGCAATGCTTCTAAAAGAAATGGGGGTAGATATTATAGCAGTTGATAAAAAAATTACAAGAAAAAATTATGCATCATTTAGAGAAGGTAAATCTGGCAGAACTGGACAACCAGTAGAAGTTATAGAATTTACAGAGATAGAAGATGGTCATGAAAATACAATATTAGATTATCCTGATAGAAATCTATTGCTTTGTTGGCCACCATACGCAGAACCAATGGCCTTAAATTGTATTAGACTATTGAGAAGTGAATACCTAATATATGTTGGTGAAGGATGGGGTGGGTGTACTGGTTGTGATGACTTTGGAGAATTGATAAATAACGAAAATTATTTTGAGCTTGTAGATGAAGTAAATATACCACAATGGGAAGGAATTCATGACTACTTATATGTGTATCGAAACAAAATGAAAAGGCAGTAACATATGACAGAGAAAAGTAGACTGGATCAATATGGAGTTTTTCAATTATTTGGAGATATAGATGTTGAATTGGCAACCAATTTAACAGAATTTATATTGTTTCATAATTTAGAGGATAATGGATTAGAACACCTGACATTAATGATTCATAGTTCTGGTGGAGATATGTATGCAGGATTTAGTATAGTAGACGCAATGAACTCTTCAAAATTACCTATACATGTAGTTGGGTTAGGAGTGGTTGCATCCGCAGCTTTAATGATATTTATGAATGGGGAAAAAGGAAAAAGAACTTTTACTCCGAATACATCAATTATGAGCCACCAGTACACTTCCGGTATGAAAGGAAAGGCACATGAATTAATAAGTATTAAAGATCATTTTGAGTTCTTAACTGAACGAATAGAGGCACACTATGTAAAGTGTACAGGACTTCCATTGGCAATAATAAGACGAGATTTGCTAGGGACTACTGATAAATGGCTAACTGCAGAGGATGCCCTTAAACTAGGAATGTGTGACGATCTAAAACAAACGGATATGTAACATGAATGTTTACCCGGTATCTCGCAACCCATCAGTTTGTGCAAAAGTACTAGACGATAAATTATTAGCTCTATCGATTAAAGATATTACTAATGTATTATCAAACTGTTTGAATATGTCAGGTATTAGTATGCCGATAAAAACATCTGAGACAGGTCATACATTTTTAAACTGGACAGCGAAATCATATGATAATTATAAATGGACCTTATCGCTTCTTATATGTCTTATAAGAGAGTTTAAGTATAGATTTCCAGATGAGTTATGCCCACAAGAAAGCAAGTTAGAATATTTTAATAAGATAGGAGTTTCTATGTGGGAAGGGTTAATCAAGCAACAATTTTATGATTGGTATTATGATTCTGTGTATCATAACACTAATAGATTACCAAACTTCAGATATAAATATAACAAAGATGTATATAAGGCGAACTGGGAATGTTTGCTTCATAAATGGAAGAGATGTATCCCACCACCAACATGGGGAGGGAAAGAAATAGAAGAAAGGAAAAGAACATATGGGAACCTCACCACGTCGCCCTCCAGTACACCTTAGCGAATTACCAAATGGTCAAGGACGGGAAGATGCAACAGTAAGAGGATCCAGGATTACAAAATTACATCGTGAGACATAGTGAAGCTAATGAAACATGTGAAGAGTTTATGAGAAGAACTGATCCTGATTTTGCTGAACGTTCACGAATATTTGACGCACAGGAGCGGGCGCAGGCCGCACTAATTAAACCTACTCCTAACCCCTTATTAGGGGATGTTGAAGAAATTATCAACGCCAAGCCACGACATAGAAGGCTTACAGGAAAAGAAATGAGACGCATGGATAAACATCGCGAGCATATTGATGAACAAGCCATAACCAATGGGAAAAATATAATATTATTCGTAATATTTGTGGGGTGGACTGTTTTCTTGTTTGGCATAGGAGTATTAATTGGATTAGCAATATAACATTTATTAATAGGTTTTTTATCTAACCCAGGAGGATAGAATTATGCCTAAGTCTAAGTTACCTAAACGATTAATGAGACGGTTATTGCGGCAACAGGCAATACAACATAATTTATATGTTAAACGGTGTATACACCGAACTGGCCCTCAAAAAGGGGATATGTATTTTGGTTTTGGTAGGGAGAATACAGAAGTAATTCATATAAATAGATATTTTGGAGACGAAAAATTATTTGATGAAAGCGAACTATTCGTGTGTTATTTAATTGATGATATGATACGACTACACTCCAGAGATGAGATAAGAATGTTAGCAAACAATATAAGGAAGTGTTCATGTTATATGTGTAAAAGTAATAGACGAAGTTACAGAGGGTCACAAAGAGCAAGTTTAACATTACAAGAAGTTTCAAATGCAGAAAAATTCGAAACTGGAATTTTAGACGTAGAAACCGATCCAGAATTTGATGGTATAGATATAATCAATTGTCAAAAGATTTGTAGAACCCGTATAGCAAGAAGCGTTCCCAAGGAGGTTTATCATGGCGGTTAAAATGGCGAAACAGGATTCACTCACAGTTTGTATGGACAAACATGTATCGGATGAACGTATTCCTTTTCCAGTAGAAATGATTGATAATATTGTAAATTATGGGTTAGGTCACATTGATTCATTGGTTCATGGAGACAGAGGCTTGGCTCTTCCCAATGATCACGAAAGAGATATTTATTGGAGGATAATGGATGAAATGAAAACACTATTGATGGCAATGATGTTGGAAATACAAGATATGCATATTGACATAAAAATAAATCAAAGAACTATCGGATGGCATGGTCCAATGAGTAGGCGAGCCGACATATTCAAAAAAGAATATAGAATTTATCATGTCATTTACTCCCTTCTATTGGGTACACCCCTTACCAATATCGAACAAGAGGTGCGTGTAGGAAATGAGATCGACCTTCACAAAGTAAAAAAGATAATGAAACTGATCGTCAAGCATTGCATATTATCCGGAAAACTTGAAGACTCAGTATGGGATTCGGCCTTAACCTTCTAGGAGAAGTTAATGAATCTAAGTGAATTAATAAAAAACGTAGAATTTACAGCTGTTTTGAAAATAATAATAGATGATGTGTTAGCAGAGTATGACCCCCGTTGTGATGATGGATATCAATTAGCTTTTAATGAAATTAAAGAAATTTTACCATCATCTGAAAAAACAAATAATATATTATGTGTTGGTGCGAATATACCAACTGAGCATGATAAAGATGATTATATGTATTATGTATGGGGTCGAGTAGAAGGAGACACTGAAACATATGCCATGGAATTTACTATGTGGGATGAATTATTGGCAATGGAAATAGATGAAGATACATTAGACTCATATTCAAACGAAGAAGTTGCTGCTGCTATTTTATATGAAATGACATTCTTTGGATACACTAGAGAGCATATGGAAAGGACAGTGAAAGAAAAAATTGAACAACTTGAAGCTGCAATGGCTGCACCGGCAGAGGATTTCCTAACTCTAGAGGAAGTCTTAGGCGACCTCAAGCAGTTCAAAGAGGAGTTTGATAGCCATGTGGGAAAAGAGGAAAATAAGGAAATCGTACCGACTGAGTCACTCGAATGATGTAACATGGAAAGATTGGTATGCTTGGTATCCTATTAAGGTAGATGGACACTGGGCATGGTTTAAAGTAATTCAGAAAAAATATGAATATCATATACGCGATTCACATTGGGTTTATAGGAGGAAAGATTGAATCTTGTTTTAAGAGTATCTAAAAAAATGAATTGGAATTCTCTTGCGAAATTATTAAACGATCATGATATTGAAATAGAACAGCCACCAATATTTGATTCAATTAGTAAAAATACATACTTTTATGTAACCGGAAATACATCAAAGATATTTCAATTATCGGAAGAAACAGATGGGATTTATGTAGAAGGAGTTGATACTGGTGGATAAATTTGAGTTCACAAAGGATGACTATTATATACGACTTCGAGAAAGAAGATTAATTGGATTTGATAACTTTATAGATAGAACTGCGGTTATTATGGAAGAAGACGCAGCAAAAATATTTTATCTATTTTCCGATGGTCGCTTTTTCTATTATGAGTTATATAGCTGGGATGACATATATTGGGAAATTGAATTACCTATAGATGTAGCATTAAAACACAATATAGTATCCAAACAAGAATATGACGCATATGCTGATTATATAGTACATGAAAAAAAGATCAAACAACTAAGACGAAATTCTGAAGTAATACAAGATATGAAACATAGAGTAAGGGATTTAGTAATTAGAACGGAATCTATATAATGATTAACATAGACAAATATCCTAGGACGTTGAGGCTACCATTTTCTCCTGGAAATCCAAATAGGAAACTAGTATCATCTGCTCCATTTATTGGAAGAAAAATAATAATTACAGAAAAGATGGATGGATCTAATACAGGGATAGTGGACTGCGAAGTGTATGCTAGATCTCGCGGTGGAAAAGCAACTCATCCATCATTCAACATAGTAAAAAATTGGGCTGGTAAAACATTTGGATGTGAAGGAGATTATAGTAATTTATGGTTTTACTTTGAAAATATGTATGCAATTCATAGTATAGAATATACGTCTTTACCTCACTTCTTATTCTTGTTATCTGTAGTAGAAAATAATGTATTTTTAAGCTGGGATGTAATATCCAATTATGCTACAATGTTGAATGTTCCTACTCCTCCGGTATTATATGAGGGATTCGTAAAAGATGAGAACCAATTAAAGGGACTTATATTAGAACAGATGAAATACCCTTCTATGTTCGGAGGACCGAAAGAAGGAGTAGTTGTGAGGTCTTATTCAGCATTTCCATTCTCAGAATTTCAATTGAATATTGGAAAGTTCGTCAGAGAAAATCATGTACAAACTGATATTCATTGGTCAAAAAAATGGAAACCTACAAACATAGCAAAGAAGGAGAAGAAAGTTGTCATTGACACAACAGGAAGCATTTAGGCTTTTTCAAGATGTAATAGATAATTCAATTAAACGATTTCTAATAACTCTCACAGATATTAATGGAAAAATAGTAGTAATAAATATTTTACATATTGAGAACATAGTAGACAATGGCATGGATAAAGGTAGACCCACATGTAAGGTATTTTTACCAAAAGGAAAATATTTCACAATTCCTCAAACAGCTGAGAACCTAGTCAAATATTTTGCACATGGTGCAGAAGCATTTGCTCCTATAGCAGATGAAGATAAGAAAGAAGAAGTCTTAGTTACAACTTAGGAAAATATTATGAGAATAGAAAGAAATGCTTTTGCTACTATATTTGTTGCAGAAACGCAAGGGGATGTTACACTACTAGAAACCTTCTGGCAGTTTACAAGAGAAGAAGATAAAAGTTATGATAAAACTAAAAGAACTCCGCTTTTTAGAGAATCTGCGGATGATATAAATATACTTATAGATCATGGAATGTAAATTCAAGGATGAAAATTTAGAGATAGATTTTAGTATACCAAATCTAGTAGAATTAGCAGCTGTAGTCTTCTGGATAGATGAAGTAGCAGGGCAAAAGTTGTGTATGCAATCACACAATAATCCTTATGCTGATTATAGTACGTATGAAGAAGCTAGAGAGATGTTTATGCGAATCGTAAACGAAGCTATTAAAGAACCTACAAGTCCTTGGTATAATTTTAAACATGTGGGAGATTGTACAAATATGGCGTGTACATGTGAGACCTGTTTAGTACTTGAATATCTTGAAAGGGCAACGCGGAAGTGGGGGCCTATATATCAAAAAGCTTCTATAGGTGAAAAATTTGATCCCCGCGCAGAAGGGGTTATACGTAAACCTGATTTGAAATATTTATAATTAGGTCATTGAATGACCTCTATGTGGAGGAGTAGCGTAATTGGTAACGCACACGCCTGGAAAGCGTGCGACTTCGGTCTTGCAGGTTCGAGTCCTGCCTCCTCCGCCATAACCCGCACACGAAAGGAAAGAACCCTTATGGGAAAAAAGATCTCGATTGAACTTGATGGCTTGCGCGCGTCTGAAGCATTTCTTTCAGGCATGTTGCTTACAGTATGTATAGCAGTTATAGTACTTCTATTGGTGTTATTGATTTCAGAACCAATGGCATTTCTAGTAATAATTGGCGCAGGATTGAGTATAATTGCACCAGGAGTAATCTTATATTTATTTGTTCCAAGAAAATATTGGTTTCCAATTTGCGACACGAGTGAAGACAAGAAAGAACCTAGCGAGGAATAGTAATGCCTTTCTGGAAAAAGAAAGAGACCCCCTCTCCTACAAAACATACTACAGTAGAATCATCTTCACCGATTACTTTAAATCTTAGAATTATAATTCACCATAGTTTGATGCAACTTATAAAAGATACTAATACTGTATGTGATTCTTTAGTAGTAGATAATGTAGAAGTATGTTTAATATCTGCTACTGATGGGGTTGCTACACTTAAACAAGATATAGGAAAAGAACCTCATGCTTGGGCAAGCTTTATAACATATCAGACAATGCTTCCACATCAGAGAAGAGCAGCTGTAGATAAGTCTAAACCACATACTAAAAATATAATAATAGTATCTGCAGATACATTGGAAGAATTGGTAAAAGTGGTAAATAGAGATGCTCTACTTGTTGAGGCTGTTGGAATAGACATCAAACGTGGCCCTAGAAATGCATCTCTTGCTCTAAGAAAAGAAACTAGAAATTGGATAGCGAGTATCAAGTTCGCGAAAGCATTCTAATGAAGGAGAAAAAGAATGAGTGGTAATTCCTACTTCTGCGAATTATGTGGACAGGAATATTCTCCAAGTGAAGGGGATCCAGCAGAAGCTATAGCCCCCGGAACAGACTACCATGATCTCCCGTGTGATTGGGTGTGTCCTGAGTGTGGGGCAAGTAAAGAAAATTTCTCGTTATTTTCTGAATTCTATGATTAAATCATAGGCCAAAGAAAAGGAGATCGCCATGGCTGAAGGGAAAGATGGAAAATACACAATAGAATTTGACTTATCAAAAGTACTTAATAATCTTGGACTATCATGTTTGTTAGTATTTGGTGGGATGACATTCGTAATAACAGTAGCCGCCCTCGCGGGAATGACTTTAACTGTCATCGGTCTTTGTTTTTACATGATGTATATGACTGCTCCTTGGATGATTTGGGTACTACTTGGATTAATGGGGGTCATGTTTATAGTATTTATACTCCTTAGTTTTAATGTTATAGATCCTGACAGATTAAGGAAGTGGTTATGAAAATTGAGATCGATAGGGATAAGTTAGACACTGCTACTAGAGAATCATTTGAATTTTTAGTCAAATTATTCTTGTTTTTACTTATTGGGGGATTAATGGTATTGGGAGTAGTTTGTGGAATAATTATGACTATTATAACCTGTCCATGGATGCTTATTGTTGTAGGATGCGTATTAACTGTATTTGGAATTTTGGTGTTTGTGAATTATAATTACGAATTAACATGGATTAAAGGTATAATGAATAAATGGTTTGATATTATAGACGGTTGATTGATCGGAGGAGTGGCAGAGTGGATTATTGCGACGGTTTGCTAAACCGTTGGGGGCTGAAAGACGTCCTCCATAGGTTCGAATCCTATCTCCTCCGCCATTTTTAAATATGGGCGGGTGCGCAAACTGGCAAAGCGGCTAGATTTAGAATCTGGTGTCTGAGGGTTCGACTCCCTCCCCGCCTACCATTTCTAATATAGAGTATGCATTTTTTATAAAATCTCTAGCTATAGTTTTTCCACCACAAATAACTCTAACTAAAGGAGTTTTTCGACCGGCTTCTATATACTGAGAAGCATTTGGATATAATTTTAAAAGATGATCACATTCCTCTTTAGAATTAGACATTATTACTAGTCTATATTTATTGACTTTATATACATTGGTTAAACAATTAGTAAATAAATCTATCAAATTTGGATCTGTGTTACAAAACTGTAACATATCAGTTTTCTCAGTATGCCAACCCTCACATAAATATGCAACATGAGCAGCTATAGACGATGGTATCATATATTCCCCCTTAATAGGATTAGTGTGTGATCTACGAGGGATATAATTATATTCTGATGCAGACCTCATAGGAATATTATATACTTTTAAGTATTTCCTAATTGTTTTATGATCACATTCTAACAATTTTCCTATCTCATACGGATTTAATTCTTTATTTAAATATAGATCTCTAAGTTCATTTTCATTAAGATTTTTCATAATTTTATCTCCAAGGGCGTAGTGCAGGACAAGCGTGCCTACCAGTTTATAGTTTGTCCTCAAAAACAACGAACAAAGAAAGGGTATAACCATGCCAGAGCCAGTAGTCGAAGTCGTAGACACACTCAAAGAAAGAGTTGCCGCAGAAATTGGATCACAAGACATTATTGCATCAGTTGTATTACTTGAAGTTGAAAAAGAAAAAGCAAGACGAATTCAAATAATGACGGATGGTTATCGATTGGTACTTGGTTTGGATGCCGAATTCGAAACCAAGTTGAGAAGTCCAGACGTGAAAACATTCGACAGTGGCGGTGCAGATGTTTCCAACGCCTACTCAGAGAAGAAAAACGCGAAACGGAAGAAGAATAGAGAACGCGTTTCCAAACTCAGAGATCTTATCAACAAAGCCGCAGCCGAGAAGACAATGGACGCTTACGAGAAACTCGAAAAAGCTACAAAGCAATAACATGAATGATGTATGCTGTCATATACGAGATAGAGTGGAGAGGGAGCTAATACGAGATAGTGATGACGTACATACTGCAGTATTTGAAGAAGTGTTTCATCTTATGAGAAAAAAAGTACAGAGAGGGGAATTAACTTTTGGAACTGGATTTGAATCAGCATTGAATGAGTATGTCCGTGCCAAAGTAGAACTTCATCGTAAAATAAAATTTGGTAGAAGGCAAACAGAAGATTGCTATGATGATTTTGAGATGGATCCATTTGCATGTAGATCGGCGTGGAGAAGCATGCAGTATCTTAAAGAATTAGTAAATACCTTTCGTAATAAAAAGAATCAAGAATTAAAGAGGTTATAATATGACATTATCTATTCAAGATACATTGGAGATTCTTGGTGCGGAAATCCCAGACGTACCAAGTACAGATCAATTGATAGCGTTTAAGCTAGCAGTAGAATGTGTGTTAAATAAAACCGAGGAGAATGAAAGTGGGAATTGAATTTACATCTGAGTTGATCGGTATGGCCGATGATGATCTTTATGTGAAAGCAGTAAATGAAGATTTTGAAATTGAATTTTTATTAGACGAAAATGGATATTTAACTATGTATGATTTCCAGTATCCAGTACAAGACTGTGAATTTGAAAGATTACTTCTATTTATGGACGAATTAATTCTAGGATTGGATAGATATATGGAGACAAATGTATGCGTTAGACCAGAATATAAAGATGTAGTAGCTACATATATTGCAAGAAAGAAAAGAGAATCATCTGGTGTAATTGATATGACTGATAGTGAAGTTGAACTAGATGATAAAGAAGGTATGACTGATTATCAATTAGCATTGAGTGCAAGTGAAGACGAACTAGTTGTTGAGGAAGAATTAACATTACGTAAGGTATAGAATCACGATGGGACACGTAGTAGAGATACATGATGCAAAAATAGAAGACGGATCTAAGTGGTTTAAATTATCATTATTGAGGAGTACTAAAGGTATGTCCGAAAAATTTAATTTCTCAATACCTTCGAGCAATTTTACAAAGCCCAGAGAACACAGATATCTACAAATTTCATTAGATCCAAAAGGAAAGTTATTAAATTTTGGAATTCGCTGGTCGGGTTCAAGTTGGACTGAATGGAATATGATTAGACTTTTTATAAATAAATCAATCTCAGTATTAGATGCGGAAGCTAGAAAAGATAGAATACTTTTAGAAGATGTTCCATTTGATAGTGACATGAACTTTGAATTTCAATATCCATTAGTTACAGGTGGATTATATTATCCCGACTTCTATTGTACTATACCAGTAAAGAAATATAGTGATTTATTTATAACACGAAAAAAAGATGATAGTATGTTTACAGACCCTTCTATGGGAGTATATAATGTGGAGAGTATTTGCGATCAATATAATAGTACTACACCTGGAGCTATGCAAATATTTAATTGTTTTCATGATGTAATGAGAAATGAGAAGACAGTAAATATACACTCTGTACAATGTAGTAAACTAATATCATTGTATCACGCTGCCGCACTAGCTAAATCTGCAACTTCTAGAGTTCGGGAACAGTGTGAGGCGAAAGACAAAAATTGGATTCCTGAATGAGTGATACAAATAGACACCCTATGATTAAAGTACGTTCTAATGAAAATATTGTAATAAATGCTCCAACGTATACATATACTATTCATAAACCATATAGTGGGATGGATCATAGAGATACAGTTCGATATGTAATTAGAGCCTGTAAAACTGGCCAAACAAGAGAAATACCAATAAAACTAAAATGTGATTTACGATTTCATTGCAAAAAGAAAGCGGGAATAATTGCTCTTGCGCACCTCGATATACGGGTAAATAATTGGAAACATTATGAAATTATTATAGATGCTGTAAGTGAAATATTTAAAGATGTAGAAAAGAGATTTATTCGAGCGTATAGAAAGTTACCAATAGATGTGTTGATGAAAGTGGAGTAGAATATACATTTAAAGAGAGAAAGGGATATTATTATGCAAGAGAGAGGATGACTAAGAAACACTCTAATTTTATAGTAAATAGTCTAAGCCCATCTGGAAAAACCACTAGAACAATATGTAATTTTGAATTGTTTGTTGAAAAGAATAAGATATCAAATATATATTACTATAGTTATAATGCGAAAATTCCATTAGGAAAGATGCGGTCAATTATTAATGCTGTAATAAGATCTAAAAAAGATTTTTATATTGCTCTAGGTTGGAGTATAGGTACTACTGGATATTTAATAAAGTATAAAAAACCTACTAAGAGAAAAGTAGTTGCCAAGATGAAAATAAAACCTGCCAAAAAGAAGGCATCCCCAAAGAAGGTAGCAGCTAAAAAGAAAACTACAACTACTATACGAAAGCGTGCTCCAAAGAAGAGGGCGGTAGCGAAAAGAAAAGCGACCTCTAGGAGATAATATCATGTGGGCCTGTAACTCAGCTGGCTAGAGTGCCATCTTTACACGGTGGAAGTCGAAGGTTCGAGCCCTTCCAGGCCCACCATATAATATAAAGGAAGATATTTAAATGCATAAAAGTTGGCAAGAAGCAATAGATGCAATGAGAAAAATGAACTTATTTAGGGGTCATAATGCAAGTGAACGAAAAGTATGCGAATTTTTCCAAGAACAAGCAGACTTGCAGGAAATGTCAGAAGGTAAAGAGATTCCATTAATTAGAAAAGAAAAGGAGTTTAATGAACCAAAATAAATTTTGTGTTTATATGCTTGAAATTAAAGGTGTAGATGATCCAAAAAATGATAAATATTATGTAAAAATAGGATATACTACTAATCTAGAAGAGAGGATTAAAAATTTAACATCAACGAAAAAACGTGAATTTTATGAAATCCATCATATTGATTATAATACTACTAAGAAACCAGAAGATATAGAGAAAGAAGTACAAGGAAACTATAGACTTCATAAAGGCAAATGTAAAGAAATTGGATCAGATGAAATATATGTAGTAAGTGAAGAAGAAATGGCAGGATTTAAATGTATCCCATTCAATGGAGTTAAACCATTATGTATGCGGATTATAGGAAATAAACTTATTTCACATATAATTAATGGAATGTATAAAAATATATTTGAAATATCATTAAAAGATTTTCCTACACACTTACCTATAAATAATTGTACATCTTTTAATAATTATAAACAACTAATGAGAGATGCCAATCCAAGAACACAAGATTTAACATCAAAAATATGCAATATTATAGATCTTAGCGCGAAAAATGAATTAGAGGATCAAATTAAAAATGATTTTTATAATAAAAATAAGGGTATAGAAGTTTTTGCGCGATATATATTTAAAGTAAATAAAAATGAATTCAATGTATATTTTCAACCAGGAGTATTTGATGAATTCGGCAAAATAATTGAAGAAAAAGGATTACCACAAGGAATAGGGGATGGTAGAAACACATCTGGAAAATTATACGACAGAGTTATAGATGATAAAAATACAAATAAAGGCGTATTTGATCCATTTAATACAAATTCTGTTAAATTAACGATAAATATATCTAATAATGAACATCAAATAAGTGAGATGGTTAGATGTCTTAATGATTCTGTTTCATTAAAAATTAGATCTATAGAAAATTCTAAAGGTAATTATGTTGAATTAAAATCTGAGTTGGATAAATATTCAGATAATGGACAAAGTTTTAAATCATTTATAGGATGGACTGAAAATGATCCAGGTATAATTGTAGATTTAACATTATTAAAATATTCTATGCTGCTAAATATAGACAATAAATTTTTCCCAAAAGATATATATAACGAGGATGGTACATATGATCGAGTAATTCAATATTATGGATTATCTTCAGAGGTAATAAAAAATCTAGATGAACAATATAAATCTAAAGTGTATCCGTTATCACCATTTATACTTCTAATTATAGATAAATTTAATATAGAATTAGATTTTAATGATGATAAATATTCTGATGGTAATAAAATAAAACTATTATCATATGTCAAATCAATCAAATATGATTCAGCCTCTAAAAAGATAAAGATTCCAAAAGAGTATGTAAAACCTTTAACATTTTTAAGCATATATTTAAAGAAAAACATAGATGTTAGTAGAGATTCTCTACCTTATAATAAAAAACCCATATGGTTTCCAATATTATTTGGAATGAGACATTTTATAAAACAAGAAGAAAAATCTTTTGATTTAATATGTCCATTTGATGAAATATTAAATATACATATTCCAAAATTGGCACCTATAATTAAAAAGTATTTGCTTAGATCATTAAAAGAGGCAGGATCTGAACGAAATATGGCAATCACAATATCTACCTATTCTTCAATCAATCAAAGAATCGCAGAGTATGTAGATGAACATATTAAATCCAAATAAAATGCGGACAAATAATCAAATGGACCTGTAACCCAGTTGGTTAGAGTGCGTGCCTTATATATGCACGAGGTCGTAGGTTCAAGTCCTACTGGGTCTACCATGGGACCATAGCTTAATTGGGAAAGCGACACCCTTGCAAGGTGTTATATTCCGATTCGACTTCGGATGGTTCCACCAATTATTTAATTTAAGGTATATGATATATGAAAAGTATTACGCTAAAATGTACCACGTGTGGAAAAGAATTTAAAAGAAATATTAATAATTATAAATATAATTTAAAGAAAAAATATAATTCATTTTGTTCACAAGAATGTAGTAATTTGGCAAAGTCTACAACAGTTACAGTATTTTGTGAAATTTGCAATAAACAACTATTAAGACAACAATCTAGAATAAAAAAGAATAAATCAGGAAAGAGTTTTTGTTCAAATAAATGTGCATCAATTTATAATAATAAAATAAGAGCAAATAATAAAAAATCTATTATGACCATTTGTGTCAATTGTGGAAAAGAAATAAAAAACATAACCAAATATAAAAGAAAATTTTGCGATGTTAATTGCCAGAACGAACACGAACATTCTACGTACATTGCCAGATGGAAAAATGGTGATGAACATGGATATTATAATGGTGGAAACTGTGGTCTTAATATAAAAATAAGAAGATATATCTTTAATAAATATGATAACAAATGCCATAAATGTGGATGGTGCGATGTTAATCCAACCTCTAGAAAAATACCATTAACAATAAACCATATAGATGGTAAAGCAAAAAATTGCAAAGAAGAAAATTTAGAATTGATCTGCCCTAATTGTCATTCATTGACACCAAATTATGGGAGTTTAAACGAAAATTCAGATAGAAATAGAAAGGATTAGATTACGTGAGTGATAATAATTACGGAGGTTCAGAAGTACAGAATGATTTAGCTGTTTTATTTACCGATTTTATTGGTAATAATATGGAACATAATAATTATATGATTACAACTAGACAATTATATGATAAATGCGAAGAACTTACTGAATTTAAAACTACATTATCAAAGAATAGCGGATCGTACGGAACAGATGGGAAATTAACACAAGATGGTAAAGATACTATAAGATATGCTATAAATCAAGCAAAAATGAAATTTCATTGGATGTATAGAAAAGGTAAGGAAATGGAAAATGGGGAACCCGTTCCTAAAGGTTGTTATGTTTTAACAGATACTGGAAAACAAAGAGCTAAAAATAGATTAAATAGTATTATCAATAATTCTCAATCTGTAGATCTACAATCAATATTAGATTATACTGTTAAAGAAGAAGGTAAAAAAGAATTTAAATTAAAGGCAGATAGAAAGAGAGCTGCTGTATTAAGAGCAAAAAGAATATTATACTTAGAAGCTATAACAAATGGACATATCTGTTGTGAGTGGTGCGAAGCAGATGCACATAAACATGCTACATTAGATATAAATTTACCATTTAATAGATTAGAAAATCATCATATCGAAGAGATTGCAGGCCGACCAGACGAAGGATCGGATTGTAAAGTAGAAGATTGTAGACTTATTTGTAATGATTGTCATAAATTATATGATGACCTAACAGATGAACAAAAGTCGAGAGTCGTAGCAGCAGAATCAATGGAAGTAGTTAGGGATGAGATGAATGCTCTAGCACAAGCACAAGGAGAAGCAGCATAGTAAAATGTTTAAAATATTTAAATCAGATAAACGAGATGATCAATTATCTAATGAAATTATTGATGATTTAAAAGCCGAGGTTCTCAACTCAACAATGGTTATACAAATTCAAAATGAAGAAATAGAAAGGTTGAAATTAAGAATTAGAGAGTTTGAACATCCTGATTTGTGTACATGTAGAAAAGGAGAAGAAAGATGAAGAAAATGATTATACTGGGATTAACAGTAATTTTAATCGCTCTAGTAGTATCGTAGCTACGGTACCTGGAGTTGCAAGCGCATCTATGGATAATGTAGTTGTAGCAGAAGATGTATACTCAGGAGTAGATCTAAGCGGACTTGAATTGGTAGGTGTTGGTGAAGGTGAGGGAGGAGGCGGTGGAGCAGGCGGAGCTGTTGGTGGAGGTGGTGCCGGTGCAGTAGGTGGTGGTGTTGGTCCAAGCATTGATGTTGCACAATACTAAGGAGCTGATATGTTAGAGTTGGGTGTGGGTGTCGCTGTATGGATAGTTTCTTTTATAGCAGTTTATACATTTCTAACCTTACATCATCCTGAGAGAAAAGGTAAAGGGTTGTATCTCACCTGGCAATAGAAAGGACTATATGAGTAGCTTCGCAGTCGAGGTCAAACGAATCGAAGAGATTTGGCCTCATCCAACCGCAGACAAACTTGAACTTGCAAGAGTGGAAGGATTATCTTATACTTGTGTAGTTCAAAAAGATATTCATACAGTTGGTGATCTGGTAGTGTTCTTTCCAGTTGACTCATTGCTCCCTCTCTCGCTAGTTAAATCATTAAAACTTAATTTCTTAGCTGGGCCTGCCCAAAATAGAGTTAAGACAGTTAACCTTCGTGGAATATATAGCGAAGGATTGGTTATTCCAATAAATGAGATTCCAGTTAAAATTACTGGTACAGATGTCACTGACTTACTAGGGGTAGAAAAGTTCGAACCTCCCATCGATGATATACCAGGTGGGGAATTACACCGCCTCCCGGAAGGACTGAGCGCATACAATATAGAAAGTTATGAAAAGTATCCTGAAGTTATGAAACTAGTACAGGGTATGCAATGCATGGTTACTGAGAAGTTAGAAGGTGTTAACTTATCTGTAACTGTCAGAAGAGATGGACCCGATGTGTTTGTTAACCAACATACAAGAACAATAATTGAAATAGAAGAAAATAGTAATCTATATTGGAATGTCGCTCGAAGTAAAAATATAATTAGAATAGCACAATATCTTTTAGAACTATTGGCTGGTGTGAAACAAGTCACGATAATTGGTGAACTAGTTGGACCTAGCATTAAAGCTGCCAGATATTATGAATTACCAGAAGATGATGTATTTGTATTTGATATAAAAGCAGATGGCAGATTCCTAGATGCGTGGGAAATGTTACATCTATTACAAACTGCTACAAGTTATTTAAATGTGAGGAGTATACCTGGCGAATACGTAAAGAATCCTCCAAGACCAAGTGCAGTTCCAATCATATTTACTGGAAATTTATCTGATTGGTTACAAGATATGTCAATCACTGAAGCTAGTAATGGTCAAAGTGCACTTGTAAATAAACTACGAGAAGGAATTGTGATCAAACCTTTAGAAGAACATGGTACAAGGTCACTTGGAAGAGTGATAGTTAAGAAGAGATCCCCAGAGTATCTCATAAAGACAGGAATGTGAACATGCCTGAACCGTATACCGAAGACGAAATAAGAGAACAATTTTTAAATCGAGTTCGACAAGTTGCAAAGTATTGGTTGAATCTTGAAGGTAAAACTGAAGAAGAAAAGATAAATGGTGCAATGTTTTCAGTACTAGCAACTATAGATGGATCTGCTGTAGAGTTACCAGGCTTTCAGTTAATAGCAGGCAAAGATAGATTTCATTTAATTACCAATCCACACGAGGACGATAAAGATTTTCATATTGAGCGTGGAGAAAGATGGTACCCAGACGATGTAGATATCGCTGGAAGCCTCCACGATCAATTATAAGTATACAACAAGGGTCTATAGTTCAGTGGTTAGAACCGCAGACTGTCGATCTGCTGACGGGAGTTCGATTCTCCCTAGGCCCGCCATAACTTTAAAAAGGACAATCTACGATGAAGAAATACTTAATAATACTCTGTCTATTTATAACATCATGTGCAACAACTTCAAGTAGTAATCATACAAGTAATTATAATTATAATAGAGATGTAATATATGCTCAAGGCTACACTGATAATGGAATGGATACAAAAGATTTACTATTAGATATGATGGAACCTAAAATTGGAGTAACTCAGGAACAATCAATTGTATTAGTTCATGGAGGATCATTTAAGAACGGATCTAGAAGGTCAAAGGACTTAGTGAAACTATCAGAACAAATGTGTGATATGGGGTATCGATGTTTCTTAGTAGACTACAGATTGGAAAAGGATAAACCACCGGTCCCATCTACAGATGAATACCTCATGATAGGAAAGACTGCATACCCTGCTACAGTAGATGTAAAAACTGCTATAAAAGCTATACGAGTTATTTATCCAAATGAATTAATTCTAGTAGGCGAATCTGCAGGAGCAGTCATATCTTATTCTATATCATTTGCAGACGATGACGAATTTATAAAAGATCCGGGAAGAGTGAATCTAAATGATGAGTATGTTCCCATGGATGGTAAACCAGCAAGGGTAGTAGGTCTATGGGGAAGCTGCATGAAATATATGTACAAGGTTGACAAAGATGATCCTCCTGTCATGATTCTACATGGATCGGAAGATTTAACAACAGGAGCATCTATATTTGATTCTACTGCACTTTATTTAAAGTGTAAGAGTAAAAATCTTCCAAGCATTTTTTATCCTATCCCTGGTAAAGAACATGGGGCATGGGACGCTGAAGTAAATGGAAAAGATATAGCCGCACTGATAGATTTATTTATTAAAAAACGGATTCTAGATTAAAATTATGGGAGGGATTTATTATGATTTCCAAAATTAAATTGAAGTTTCGATTAATGAATGATATAAATAAGGCCCCTACAAATGTGAAGAAATTATTATCTAATTCTGCTAGAATGATATCAAATATTAGTTATCACTTCTCAGAATTTGAATATTGTCATTTCGTTGTCGCATATCGGAAGGACAAACCCGTTGGAATTATAGCGTTTGATGATAAACTAAAAACAAAAAGACCCCGATCAGAATTGGAATTGGTATATGTAACAACCCATAATAGAAACCACGGTGTGATGAGAGGAATGTTTAAACACTTATTAAGATATAGACAATTATTAACTTGGTCAGCAGTGACAGATGCTATACCAGCATATCAAAATATTGGTAGTAAGAAAACCAGTTACTGCAGATTCAGCATCACTCCTGAAAGATTCAAGGAGTTTGATAAAAATTGATAACACACAAACCCCAAGTCATTACATGACACACAACAAGCAGATAGGAAAGGATAAATATCCCAATGGGTGGTTCTCGTACAGATGAAGACTCAGGATATTACCGCTCCGCCGAACAAAAAGACGAAGAAGGATCAACACACATGGCTCCAAGAGATGTCGGTGAACGCGGCGAATTAATTCTAACCAATGACGAATACATTTTAGTACAAGACAGACAAGACGGCAGCATTAAGACAATTGTGGGTGGCCGACAACTGTCTCTTTCGAGCTCAGAGATCCCGATTGTATGGGACTTTGAGAAGAAGAGATATGTCCGGTTCCCGACCAATGCGAAAGATGCCGTCAGAACGTGCCCCGTGACTCCAGAAGGGTTCTATCTGGAGCTGCTCAACCCGTCTGCCGATGGTCAGATTCCTGTGAAAGGAACCGACAACCAACTACCACCTCTTCAGATAGGAAAGAAGGTGAACATTCCCGGTCCCGATGAAAGAGCATTGTGGCCCGGCCAGCATGCGAGAATCATTCGTGGTCACCGCTTGCGCTCCAACCAGTACCTTATTGTCGAGATATACAACGACACCGAGTCGACGAAGAACTGGTCCAGAGCTGTGGTCAAGGCAGCTGCCCCTATCGACATCGGGAAACTCGCAGGAGATCTTGGTCCTGCGCCGAAGTCCGGAGACAAATCGACAGAGATAACTGTTGCCCAAGTCACCGCACCAGCTCCTTTCGGCCTCACTGTTGGCCAGCGCCTTGTAATCAAAGGCACCGAGGTCAGCTTCTACATTCCTCCCACGGGCGTCAAAGTCGTTCCAGACGAGAACGGTAAGCAGGTACGTAACGCAGTTACCCTGGAACGCCTCGAATACTGCATACTCCTTGCCGAAAATGGAAACAAGAGATACGTGAAGGGACCAGAAGTGGTGTTCCCAGACCCCACAGAACAGTTCGTCACGAAAGACGGTTCCAGAAAATGGCCAGCAGTAGACCTTAACAAGAACTCCGGTGTTCATGTAGAGGTCATTGAGTCCTACGAGGAAAATGGCGAGAAGTATGAAGCAGGCCAAGAGCTGTTCTTGACCGGTGGGACAACCCCCATCTACTTCCCGCGCAAAGAGCACAGAATCATCAGATACGGCAATGAAGATATTCACTTCGCCGTTGCCGTCCCCGAATCAGAAGGTCGTTATGTCCTCGACAAGGACACAGGTGTCATCGCGACGCTTGAAGGTCCAAGCATGCTCCTTCCGGATCCGATCCATGAAGTGATCGTGCAGAGAATCCTCCCGCAACGACAGGTGAAACTATGGTATCCTGGAAACGAAGAAGCCGCGCTGTTCAATGCGCAAATGGCAAGTATCCAAGACACCGGCCTTGACTACGTCGAATCCGACACCTCAAGGAATATGAGATCATCAAGCGTCTCCCGTGGCGGGAAAATGGCTGCCAAGTACAGATCAGCGCCAGCACTTGAGGGTCTCGTTGCCGCCGACATGACCACAAGCTATTCCATGAGGAATGTTGAGCAGGTTGGTGAAGGCATCGCCGGAGATGAGGTCCAACGCAGGACATCGTTCACTCCGCCGCGCACCCTGACACTGAATACGAAATACGATGGCGTCCCGAGCATTTCCCCGTTCGTTGGTTACGCGGTTCTTGTCACGGACAAGAAAGGCAATCGACGCGTCGTCATCGGCCCGAATACAATTCGACTGAAGTATGATGAGGTTCTCCAGGTTCTGGCTCTGTCCACTGGGAAGCCGAAGAATACCGACCGTCTATTCCGTACAGTATATCTTCAAATCAAAAACAATAAGGTCTCCGATGTTATCGAAGTCGAGACCGCCGACAAATGCAAGATCAACATCAAGGTGTCGTACCGCGTCCACTTCGAAGGCGAAGAAGACGGAGATCGAGTGAAGTGGTTCGACGTGGAGAACTACGTCAAGCTTCTATCCGATCATGCTCGCAGCCTTCTTCGGAACGCAGCCAAGCATCACTCAATTGAGAAATTCTACAATGAAGGCATTGACATCGTACGCGACGTCCTCCTCGGAGCCAAACCAGAAGGCGGCGAGAGACCAGGACTAGCATTCGACGAAAACAATATGCGGGTATACGACGTTGAGGTGTTGAGTCTTCAGATCGAAGATGCGCACATCGATGAGTTGCTCTCAAAAGTCCAGCGCGACTCTGTCAAGGCCGTTCTCGACATCCAGGCAAAAGAACAGGAACTGGAACACATCAAGCGTTCCGAGATCGTTTCGCGCTTGACAGCAGATACAATACAAGAAAGTCAGAAGCAAGTTCTCGCAAGAGAAACCGAAAACGTCGAGTTGCAGGCTGAGTTAGCCGAGCTTCGTGGCGAAAAGTCGAAAAAGCAAGAAGAGTTGCAGGCTGCCCTCGTGGGACTCCAGCAATCCGTGATCGACATCGATCATGCCTCTGCCCTCGCAAGAGACAAGGCATCGGACGAGATGGGATACGCCATGGAGAAGGCCAACCAGTCACTTCGGATCGAAGAGGCCGAGAAGATGGCGGCAACAGTCGTAGCGAAAGCCGAAGCGATCCATCCGGATCTCATTGCAGCCTTGCAGAGATTTGGCGACGATCACGTCTTAGCCAATGCGTCCAAGGCCATCGGTCCAATGACCCTTCTTGGTGGCGAAAGCTTCGTGGAAATTCTCCAACGCATCTTCACTGGAACTGCGATGGGGAGTACCGTAACAAGCCTGCTCAATCAGGCAGTGGTGAATTCTGCAGATCAACCGGCAGCTCCAACGGCGGAAGCGGCTCGTAGACAGTAAGTAGAGTTCGAGAGTGTGGTGGAGAGGGAGGTGTTATGTCTTCCTCTCCTTACTATTTAAGGAAGAATAATGAAAGTATTGGTTTTAGAAGACAACAGTAATAGAATTAGACAATTTAAACAAAGAATACTAGAGCATGGTTGGGTCGGTGAATATGTAGATACTGCTAGAGAAGCAATTCGTCTATTAAAAGAAAAAGAATATGATTTAATATTACTAGATCATGACCTAGGTGATCATGACCTAGGTGATCAAGTATTTGTAAATAGTGCTGAAACAAATACAGGTGCTGAGGTTGCTAGATATATAAATAAGAATCCAGTTGATGCTAAAGTAATTATACATTCATTGAATCCAGCAGGTTCAAGATATATGCAAGAGATGATTCCTGGTTCGTTTTTAGTACCATTTGTATGGGATGAAAAGACGTTTCATAAAACAATAAAGGGATAGATGTGCATACTAAGGTCAGAAAGAAAGTCCTTACTCTCACAAAAAAAGATTTTGTAATTGATACATTTCGTGGTAGTGGTCCTGGAGGACAGCATAGAAATAAAACAGATAGCGCTGTAAGAATAACTCATCCTCCAAGTGGAGCAGTTGCAGTGGCCCAGAATCAACGGTCACAACATGCTAATAAGAAAATAGCATTCAAAAGATTAGGTGAAAGTAAAAAGTTTAAAGACTGGGTGCACATTACTGTATCTCGTCAGGCAGTTACTATGGCAGAAATTGAGAAAAAGGTTGATGCATCAATGAGTCCAAGCAACATTATTGTAGAGGAATACAGAGATGGGAAATGGTTGGTGGTTTAAAGTAGAGGAAGAAGAACCTACAAAATATATAAACTGTAATAGCATTGAATCTATTGAGAAAAGAGAAAGTCATAATGTTGTTAGAATGGGTAGCGGACATACTCATAGATTTAAAGAATATGAACTGCTTACTATTGAAGAGGTATCTGAAGATATTAGTGATGATGTTGATGAGCCTGAGGAGACAGGACTAGATGATGATTGGCAACCAACAATAGGTAGATCCCCAAGACCTACGCGAGATGAGATCAGGATGGGGGGTGAGCGAATCCCAGTGCGTCGGCCAATTATTGGGCGGATTCCACTACGATTATCCGAGACCTATGGTTACAGTAGATGCAGTAATATTTGATTCAGTTGATAGACTTAGGGTGTTGATGGTCAAGAGAAAGGGTGAAACTGAACATGGTAAGTGGGCTCTTCCTGGTGGGTTTGTAGATGAAGGTGAAGACCTACATGAAGCAATTTCGAGAGAAGTACTAGAAGAAACTGGTGCAGCTATTAAATTTACTTATAAAGATCAATACACTACTGTCGGTACACCATTACGTGATCCAAGAGGGCATGCTATAACAATAGTTCACTGCGTAATGATTGACCCTAAAGATTACAATTGGGAAGCAGGAGATGATGCATCAGAACTACGCTGGGTTGATCCAGTAGATCTCGTCGATGGAAACGAAATTCCATTAAATGATATTGCGTTCGATCACCTTGAGATTATCAGGCATATAGATAGCCAAATTGAATTGGCAAACCAACATATCAAAAAAGTAATCAAAGATACTGAAGACGAGTGTTCCGATTGCTTTGCTATGTAGAAAGGTATTAAAATGGCTTTATCTAATTGGGATCTTTTATCAATAGACGAAAATCATAAGTCTACCAATGGTAGTATATCATTAGATGATGGTAAAACAGATGTAGAGATTTATAAAAATTATGTCCATATTAAATCTGGAGAAGCATCCCTTACTATGGGTACTGGACATATAACAATGGGTGGTAATGAAATATTTGCAAAGAGTGGTCCTCAAAATTCTGTATTCTGTCTTGTGATGTCTCCACCATGGGCAGAGGACGATGTAACAATTAAATTGATGGCTGGCATTGGTTGTTATGGTTATGCAGATGATGGTGAATTTGTAGGAGTTCTTCCAGAAACTTATGAAGAGTTTTTACAGTGGTTAGAATCCTTAAAAGAAGATATGTATGGTGAGGATTATGGAAAATGGATAGAAGTTCTTAGAAAGTCAAGTGATACTATCACGAGAGTGAATCAAGGCGACAAGTTCTTTACTGGTGAAGAATTGGCTACTCCTGTAGGTAGATGTGAAGCTACTACCCTACTTCAGAGAATGTTGACAGATTAATGGTGAATTTATCTAAGAGAGACATTGAGTGGGAGTTAATGTCTAAAGTACACATGCTAAGTATAATTAAAAAACAACGTTTGAATTTTTATTTGAAGATACTCCACTTAAGAGGAAAATTACTGGAGGCTAGAGATAGGTCTCCTGTATTATATGATGGTACAGCCACATCAATGCAGAATTTTGCCAGAGAAGGATTTAATTATACTTCTATCTTAAAAATAATAGAGGGAAGAGTAAATTGTGCATATCATGATATAAATATATTAGTTGATATGGAATATGAAGAAATGAGCCCAACATATAATCCCCGATTTTTAGATTGTGAATACGAGCTTCAGTTTGATCCTCGTGATGAAGACAAAGCCAAGAAAGTATTAGCTTGGTGGTACACAACATTTATAGAAATGAGTGATGATTATTAAACAAAAGGAAAGAGAGATTTATGGAAAGTTATAACCCGATTTTAGATAATGTTTTATTGGAAATATTACCACCTGAAGAGAAGGTTGGAAATATTATTATGCCTATGATGAATGAGAATATATTACCGCGTCAGTTTGCAACAGTACTTGCAGTAGGTCCTGGTAAAAGGATGGCTGATGGTGATAGAATTCCAATGCAAGTAAAGGTTGGAGATATTATAGTAATTGGTGAACAAGATCATTGTGTACCAGTAATGAATGCAGAGAAGAGAAGATTATTTATATATAAAGAACATTCAATAGCATGCGTTGTGGATGAATTATAGTATAGTTTTTATGCGGTAAGGAATGAAGACGGGACACTAATAGTAGTTCGAAATGCTATGAAGAATCGGAACAATGTGAAATCCTTCCTGTGAGAGAAGAGACAATATGTATAGCGGCTATTCGTCTAATTGGTAGGGCACCGGACCGCAATCCGGAAATGTGGGTTCAAATCCCATATAGTTTATCTTGTCAATCATATCGGAACATTAGTGAAATCCTCACTCCGCAATTTTTCAGAAGGGGAGGTAGCTGATGGGGTCTTAGCGCTGGTCTGAAAAACCAGAGATGGCCGTTCGACTCGGCCTCTCCCCACCATCACCGGGACGTAGCTCAGTTGGTAGAGCATCTGTCGCGAGTTCGATCCTCGCCGTCCCGGCCATTTTTAAAAAGAAAAGGAAACACCCAAGATGGATGTTCAAGAAAGACACTCTGCCATGACGGCAGAAATCATTTTACACAATGAACGATATTATGTACAAGCAGAGCCAAAGATTACAGATCAAGAATATGATAAAAGACTACATGCTCTGATTAAATTTGAGAAAGAACATCCAGAATTGGACACCTCCTGCTCCCCAACCAAAAGAGTTGGTGGAGAGGTAATTGATAAATTTACTTCTGTCAATCATGACGTCCCAATGCTATCCATTGGAAACACATACAACCAAGAAGAAGTGGAAGGATTTGTAGACAGAGTAAACGACAAAGGGTGTAAGATAGGTGAAGGAGAAGACCTATCCGCTGAATTGAAAATAGATGGTGTAGCAATTTCAGTAACTTATAAAAATGGGAAGCTTGTGAGAGCAGTCACAAGAGGAGATGGTGAATCAGGAGATGATGTAACTCATACAGTTCGAACCATTCATGATATACCCTTGACATTAACATGCGATGTAGATGTAGAGGTACGTGGCGAAATATACATGGAATTTGTAGAGTTTGATAGAATAAATAAAATCAAAGAAGACGCAGGCGAGAAGCTTCTCATGAATCCAAGAAATGCTGCAGCAGGAATACTCAAAAGAAAGAATTCTACTGAAGCAGGTAAAGTAAACCTTAGAAACTTTATGTTCAGAATGATTGGAGGTAATTCCCCATACCAATCTGTTGATCTGAATAATATGCGAACATTAGGATTTCGAACAAATCAACATTCGGTTACCGTTGATTCTAAAGAAGCAATGATGGCCTATATTGCACGTTGGGATACTGCTAGATATGAACTCTCTTATCCAATAGATGGAGTGGTAGTTAAAGTAGATAGTGCTATCAGTAGAGATACATTTGAAGAAACATCACATCATCCGAAGTGGCTCATTGCATACAAATTTCCTGCCGAGAGAAGAGGTACGAAGTTGCTGAGTATTGGTTTACAAGTTGGCAAATCTGGGATAATCACACCAGTAGCTCATCTCCAACCAATTCTTTTAGCTGGTACAATGGTTAAGAAAGCAACTCTTCATAACTTTGAGATATTAGCAGAGAAAGACATTAGAGAAGGAGATATGGTCTTAGTCGAGAAGGCTGGGGAAATAATTCCACAAGTAGTAGGACCAGTTCCAGGGCAAACAGGAAGAGTTCCAAAAGTTTCAAAGATTCCAAAGAAGTGTCCAGTATGTAGAGGTAATGTAAAGAAAGTTAATGCTTATTACATATGTTCCAATCCTTCTTGTCCTGCACAGCTCAAAGGCACGATAGAATATTTTGTCAAAAGAGATGTGATGGATATAGATAATATTGGAGATATGCTTATTGCTCAATTGATTGATACTGGATTGGTAAAAACAGTTGCAGATCTATATACCCTTACAAAAGCACAATTACTGAAGCTTGAGAGAATTGGTGAAAAATCTGCTGATAATATATTAGCTGCAATAGAGAAGTCAAAAGAACAATCATTCAATAGAGTGTTATGTGGGATGCAGATACATAACGTTGGTAGAACGTTATCGAAGATTCTTGCTAATAAGTTCCTAACTATTGATGATCTTATAAAAATGAGTAAAAATGAGTTGATGGTAGTAGATGGAATTGGAGAATTAGTCGCAGATGGAATTATAGACTTTTTCGATCAACCAAAAAATATTGAACTTGTAACGAGATTGAAAGGAGCTGGATTAAATATGGCTACAGTTAAAAACGTAGATGGTGGAGTATTAGGCGGTCCACTAAAAGGAAAGAAATTATTAGGTACGGGAAAATTTAAAGAATTTACAAGAGTTGAGTTTGTAGACGCTGTTAGAAATAATGGTGGAAAAATTGTATCAACAATATCAAAAAGAGTTGACTATTTGGTAGTAGGGGAAAAACCCAGCCCGGGGAAGGTGGCTAAAGCGAAGCAGCTTAAAATCCCCATGTTGTCGGAGGCGGTGTTTCTTGAGATGGTTAAGTAACTCGAACTGTTAATCATTCTCTAGGTTAATCTATCGTTAATTTATTTGAGGACAAACTTTAAACTTTTAGTAAAAGAACAAAAAAAGAGATGTGTTACGATCACATCTCCTTTTGTATCAGTTAGCTGAAACTGTTAATAATTTCTTGCGCTATGATGGGTGCCGCGACGACAACCAGAGCAAGTAATGATTTAACTATTATGATTTTAGTTTCTGTATTCATAATAAATCCTCCTATATTTATGTACTCATATATGAATATATATAGTAATAGGTAGAGATATTATAAATAAATTATGGAGAATTGTATGAATAAAAAAAAGTTGGATAAGTTAGTTAAAGAGAGTATCAATTTAACCGAATTAATTGAAAAGATGGGATTATCTGTTACCTCCCCTGGAAATAGGTCAGGACTAATTAAAAAAATGAAAAAACTTGATATTAATTTTTCCCATTTTTCTGAGAAGAATCATAGATCTAAAAGACAACCGCATTATAAATATAAAAATGAAGAAGTCTTTTGCGAAAATTCTCCGATTAAAAAAACAACAAAAATAAAAGAAATGTTATATTCTAGAGGGATTCGAACAAAAGTTTGTGAAGAATGTAATCTCTCTAAATGGAGGGGGCATAGTATAGGATTAGAATTACATCATATAAATATGGATAGGATCGACAATAGATTGGAGAATTTGCAAATCCTCTGTTCAAATTGTCACACTTTAACCCATACGATTATAAGAGAGAAACAATTAAAATTAAAATTAAAAATCAATACAAAAATAATTTTAGAGAAATCTCAAGTAGTATGTAAGGACTGTGGAAAGGTCATATCTCAAAAGAGTATAAGATGTATATCCTGTTCTAATAAGAAAAAAGGAATAAGCCTAAGAAAGGTTGTAAGACCTTCAAAAAAACAATTATTAAAAGAAATTAATATGATTAGTATTGTAAAGATAGGTGAGAAGTATGGGGTATCTGACAATGCTGTCAGAAAATGGGCCAAGAGTTATGAGTTGTCTTTGAGTGGGTGCGCCAGAGATGGAGGGCTGGACAGGGCTGTAAACCCTGTGTCCTAACGGACCTAGTAGATTCGAATTCTACCACCCACACCACTTTTTTGAAAGGAGTTGTTGTGAAGAACACTCTAGATGATGGATGTCTTGTGGCTGGTGGAGGCTGCGGGGGAATGATTTTCTTGGTTATATGCGGATGTTGTATTACCGGTGTAATTAGTGCGATTTTCATGCCCTACAGTGTTAACTTCTTATTAGAACAGGCAGACAAGCCGCCTGCGTTCACTCACTTACATGGTTTCGTCTGTGGACTATTTCCCCCAGTAGCAGCGTATTCGATTATAGCCGCGATTATTGTATCTATTGCTACTTTATTTGTATAGTCGAAACGAAGCCGAAACCGAAAAGAAAAGAGGTCCCATGAAAAAGACATTAGTCCTGATGATCGCGATTGCAATAGTTACCACATTTTCAATGATTAGCATCAGTGGTTGTACCGATGGTCAAATGGGTAAATACAGAGCATTGGGTAACCAACACAAAATCGAAGTCTTCTCCGGTGGAGTGATGGTCAAGGAATACACGTCAACAGGACGACCTCAGAGTGAGGCCAACAGTGACGGATACTACTTCACAGACGTAAAGACCAAGAGACTGATGGAAGTCAGTGGAACAGTGATAATCGAGATGCTGCCCTAATATCGAAAAAGCTTAATGGGGGCCAAAATTTTACCCCACACGGAAGAGCCGATTAGGCGTTTTCGAAGTCAAGTTTACATTCTGAGTCATTCAATGCATACTATAGGGTAGGGTATAGTCTCTACCCTATAGTATATATAAAGGGACATATAGCGATGAGAGATAGAGTTTCACTTACACCAACAATAATAGAAGAGGCAACTGAAGAAACAATTGATTCATATAAGGGTAGACTAATTCAAAAAGGATCTCTTTCGTTTGCTAGTCGCCATGAAATTCTTGGATTACTATTAGAAGAAGTAGATGAACTAAGAGAAGCTATTAGAAATGATAGTGATCTTGAAGGGTTCATCAATGAGTTAAAAGATATAGCAGTTGTTTGCTTACATGGTGTTGCCACATTACGTCAAGGAGAACATGATGATTGTTAAGTTCGATGTCGGGGACTGGGTCCTAGTAGTTAGACCAAAAAATATTTCTTCGCAATCCCTTTCATTCGTAGGTATGATAGAAGGTCCAGTACCTATTACATCATTTCAATCCAATTTGGATGGGAAAGGAGTTACGTATTCTCTACTGATTCCTGGCGAAACAGCACAAGAAAATGAATTGTTCACTAATATGGAAGAAGCACTTGTTGCATTTAAGGCTATAGTTGGAGATGTATTACCAAATCTTAAAGATGAAAAAGATTCTCCTAAGGATAAAGTTGCCAAGGTAATAGCAGAGTCTGCTAGTAAACGAAAAAACACTATACATCATTAGGGGTTGAGCTGGAGTAGCTTAGTTGGTTTAAAGCGCATGATTGTGGATCATGAGATCGTACGGTTCAAATCCGACCTCCAGTACCATTTTAAAACACTACTGATTCAATATAGTACACACCCTGTCGGATAGGGTTGATATATAAGCACTTACAGTTGGCATGCTATTTGCTTAATACATATAGGAAAAACAAAATAGGAGATGTTTATGATTACATTAGCGAAACCAGGGTATTCACCAGGTAGAATGCTTGAAGAATTGTTCAAAGACCTAGGTGAAATTGGAAACGTGGGACCTAAAGACAAACATAGTTATTTCATTGCCAACAATGAAGGAGAAGTAGAAGTACTAGTAGAATTACCAGGATGTTTGAAGGAAAATGTCAATGTAAATAGTGAAAATAATGTTCTAAGTATTGAAGCTACTAGAAATATTGTAGGTTCTGACGAAAAGATATCCAAGCAATTCCAAATCGGAGATGAGTTAGATGTTACTAGTATTACTTGCTCTCTTAGGTTTGGCATTCTAACTGTTAAGATACCAAAGAAAGAAGAGGTTCTACCGAAGCAGATCGAAGTTAAGGTAGATTAAAATTTAGTCAACATTGAACCGGCCTAGGATCCTTCTGGGCCGGTTTTATTTTTTACTTAAATTAGGAGATATTAATATGGAAGATAGAGCACAAGGTTTAATCGATGAATTAAATAAGAGATTGAGTATTCTTCCTGATAGTTTAAAGAAAAAATGGAATACAGTATACAATGGATCAAATTCTCATACAGAATATTTAGAGAAGGTATCATTAGCAAAAGAAGAATGGTTGAATTCTTATGACGGGATTAATTGGAAGAGAAAGAGAAAAAAGCTAATGGAGTTTAGAAATAAACTCATTAGAGGGAGGGATAATATATGAAAGTTGAACCTGTCTCTCCAATCTATCCTATTAATAATTTTGGTTGGAAATATAAATTAAAGAAGAGATGGAATAAAAGCCGTAGAAAAGTTGTTAAAAAAAGAAGCACAACAAAGAAATTAGATGTTAGAATTTGAAAAGGATTAAAATATGTTTATACCTAAAGAAATAAAAGAGTCATTAGAAGCATCAACTAATACTATGACCCAGTTACCTAATATATTATCTAGTTTGGATAAAACATTAAAGAAAACAAATAAGATATTATTATTAATAGCAGAGAGATTAGATGTAAACGAAGAGGAACCCAGTTAATGAAAAGGGAGTTTTCTATCGAAGAGATCTTACCATTAATAGATAAACAAGTTGTTCCTATTATAAATGCAGAAGAATGGAGTGTGGTAAGTAAAGAATGGAAAAGAGCTAGAACATATTCATCTGTATACGAATTGGTTTTTGCATCTGATGGCAAGTTTTGGATGATTGAATATGACCATCCGAATACAGCGTTGTCTGATGATGCTAAGAAAGATTATCCTTTTCCATATGTGAAAGATGGAATTATACACGCGTGTCAAGTAAACAGGGAGATAATAACCGTTGAATTTTGGTCTAAGAAGTTTACGTGATTGGATTGATAGAGAAATTGATGGTGCAATTATACCAATATTATTCATAGCATTTGTAGGATTATGTTTTGGTATCACCTCAGCTGTGGTGATGGGGTTTGTTATTAATTATACTGTAATTCCAGGATTTTTTATAATAGGTGCTCTCTTAGTTTTACAGACTGCTAAAGATAATAGAGGGGGTGGATCAGATATAGAAGAGATATTTATAGTATTGTTATTAATTTTCTTAACTTCAAGTACAATTGGATATGTTTCACCATGTATAATTAAGATACTAGGCTCGTAAAGAGCCTTTTATTTTTTTGCTTAAAAAAATGAGGACAAACTATAAAATCTTGGAGTGTTCAGATTCCAAGATTGTTTAACATGTGACATCAAATATCGAGGAGAAGAAAAAATGAATAAACATATTAAAGCAGTTGTTCTTGAACACTGGTTCGAAATAGACAAAGTATTGTTTGGAGATGTACCCGTCAAAGAAGCATTTATTGAAGAAGATTATAAAAATTATATATCCACGAAAGGAGCACTATTAAGTAACTTATTTGAATTGTATCAGAAGATTCAATATGATCCAGAAGTTCCTGAGTTTAAAACTGTTGCAGATCTAGTAGAGTCTGCTGATTTAAATGTATATTACGCCAAATCTTTTACTTCTGAACTATTTAAAGATGATAAAATTATTAAAGGGCTTAAAGAAGAAGCTGAAGAGTTGTCAAAGACCCTTGAGATACATGAAAATGAATTACTACCTTCAGTAATAGGAGGAAGGTTTCATGCTGCAATTTTAGATCATCTTCTATTAGTAGAACCTCTAGAAGAAAGTTGTAAATCTTGTCTTGAATCTTGGGACGCAAAAGTTCTTGTTGATACTCATAAGAAAGTTAGAGACGATTTGATTGAGGCGGCAACAAAAATTACAGAAGAGGTCCAAGAAAAAGTTAAGGATAGTAAAGCTAAGAGAATAACAAAAGGTGTAGCTGCCACTGGAGCCGCAGTAGGTGGGTATGTGGTTGGAAAGAAAGCTGGAAGAGCTATATCAAGAAAAAAAATAGGTAAAAAAATTAGAAGAAGTGGTAAAATAGGTGCCATTGTAGGAGCAGTTGCCGCAGGTGCTGCAGCAGCTAAAGCCCTAAAATTAAAAAGAGAAAAAGGGACCATAAGAAAAGCAGCAAATGTTGCAAAAGAGAAACTATAAATCGTATTAGGAGAAGAAAAAACGAATAGACATAAATAAACGCAAAATCTGCAAAGAAATAATAGGAGATACTAATGAATAAACGAGAAACCAAAGCGGCTATACTGCAACCTTGGTTTGCTATTGATAATATTTTATTTAATGAAAAGTCTGCTAGAGACTCTCTAAATGACGAAAATTATAAACAATATATCTCTACTAAAGGTTGTCTTTTAAGTAATCTTTTTGAGTTTTATAATAAAATTAAATATGAACCAAGTGTGACTAATGCTCAAACAGGACAAGATCTTTTTGAGTCAGCGAGCGCATTAGCAGACGAAGCTAAGAAAAAATCTAAAGAACTTTTAGTAAAAGAAAATGTAGCAAAAATTATAAGAGAAGAGATTAAAGAATACGGAGAAGCCGAAGGCGTCTCTGAAGAAATGGTCGCCAAGTATGTTGTCAATAGAAGATATAAATCAGTTGCTATTGATAGTATGATTATTGAATCTGCTATTAAAGAAAGTTGTAGTACTTGTTTAGAAGGTTGGACAGCAAAAGTTCTAATGGATGCCCATAAAAATTTAAGAGAATCGTTAGTTGATATCTCCGAAAGGGTAAGATAATAAAATGTTTCAACAAGATCCGAGATATATAGACACCCAAACAATCATATCTATTGATAGGCTATCAGAAATATTAAGCAACAAAGAAAAAGAAAATAATACTGTTGCTGTAATAGAAGAAGTTAAACCTAAAGAAGAGTTCACAATTAAACGAAATGATAATCTTGTGATTGAAAACCACAAGCCAGACGAAAAAGAAGAACTGAGAGAATATATATTTGGTGGTAGAGGATACGATATAATTTGGCTCGGTGACCATTAAAAGGAGAAAATAAATGGAAGCAATATTTGTTGTGCCAACTATGGTCAGTCCGCAGGTAGAGCCTAGGCTAGTACCTGCACTGTCTAAGTTAGTTGAGAGGAATATAATTTTAACCAACGCATCTAATATAAGAATAGCAGCGTTGAAAAAATATACTGGGTCGCCGTGGAAAACATCCTACACTGAAGACTCAGAACTTTTTTGGGATAATCCCTTAACAGAAGGTAGGAAAGGTATCAGTGGATCTGCTGCCGCCGCGGCCGATAAGGCAATTGGAAACGGTGCAAGATCTGCTGGTGAATTCTTATTCAAGAAAGCAGACGATACATTATACTCTGGAGGCTCTAGAGAAGATAGAGATATGGAAACTAAAACATCTATGGTTGACTCATATGAGATGCCAAGAGGACTAACATTCTATAATGTTATTAATTTAGAACCAACATATCTTCAGATAAAAGCATCAGTTAAAGGTAATATCATGGGACTAGGTGGACCATCTGATAGATTGATAAGAATCGGGGTGAAATGTGTCCCGTATACTGTTGATGGTGTTACGGATATCCTTAAGCTTATGGCTGATTTAAGGTCTGGACGAATGAGAAAAATTGAAAGTGGATGGAAAGGTAAGTGGAGTAGCATAAAGAAGAGAGTATCAAGAAGTGCTGCAAGACGGTTCCAACCCACTGGAAAAAGTGTTACTGATATTATACAGGCACCATCTGTATCAGATATTTCTGACCCAGGAATACTATCTAAGATGATGGACAACAGAGGACCAGCTTACTGGTCACCCCTAACTATTTTTTCTTATTTTGATTTTAAGAAAAACGATCTTAAAGATTCTTTAAGAAACTATAGGACATTAGTTAAAGCAGGTTGGGGAGACATGGTTGTTCTTCATGAGCCAAATGAGAGCGTATACTTTTGTACTCAGAGAATGATGTCTTGTTTTGAGATGCCTATCGCATATCTAAGACTCCATATGAAACTCGATCCTATTCTTGATTACTCAGAGATAGTAAGAGGTGGAGCATCAGCGAGACCATTTAGAACAGTACCTCTAAGAAAATCTATGATGGAAAATGTAGACGAAGTTTCCGATGATATATCTACACAAGACACCGTTAGTATGATTAATAAAGAATTAAGAGGATAATAATATGTATGTATCTGAAAAGTTTATAACAATATTAGAAATAGCAGCTAAGAAAACAGCTGCAAGTTGGTTATTGAATCAAGGAAAGAAAGAGGCTAAAAAAATGAGCAAGGGTAAACCATTCACCCCGGCTAAAGGGATTAGTCAGGCGAGAGGTGATTTAAGAGCTATGAGAAAATCAAAATGGATACAAAGAATAATTAGTCAGCAAAAAAAGGGATAATAATATGAATGTATCTGAAAAGTTTATAACTATGTTGGAAGTGTCTGTTGCGAAAAAGGGCATAGAAACTGTGAAAAAAGGCGTGGAATGGGTGAAGAAAGAAGCAAGGTCCTAAAGCGCCTCTACATAGGACACCGGCACAGTTGAAGCGTACAAGACAACGAATGCATGGAAAGCCAAAATGGATGCAATCGATCATTAAATCTACATCATAGGGAGATATTATGAATGAAACAAATATTATAATAGCAACAGAACAAGAGCTATCATCAGAAGAATTTCCATATACCTTAAGTCTTAGACGAAAGGAAATTGATAACGAAAAAGAACTCCATAAATTTATAGCTTCGTGTGAGAGAATGATGAGAAATTCACCGGAGTATAAGATGTGGACTGGATATGTTAGAGATGTATTAGGGCATAGAGCGTGTTCTATAACTGGAGAAAAATTAGGAGAATTATCTATAGATATCCATCATCATCCGTATAGTTTATATATTATAATAAAAGGATTAATTTTAAAATGTGTTGAAGAAGAGAATGATTTTTGTAGTTTTGATATTATTACTAAATGTATAGAGTTTCATTATGAAAATAAAATTCCGTATGTTCCTATCGTTAAATCATTACACGAAAAATTTCATAATGGTTTTTTAGCTATACCAATTTCATTATGTCATGGGGATATAGATTATTTTATGAAGTATTATTCATTCTTATTAGAAGATGAAGAACAAGAAACAATACTTAAAAGATTAAAAATAACAACTGATAATTGTGGATGGGAAATTGGATATAAGTGGGTGAATTCAGATGGATAATTTATATTACGTATATGTTTATTTAGATCCTAGAAAAAAAGATATTTATAAATATGGAAATTTTTTATTTGAAAATGAACCATTTTATGTAGGTAAAGGAAAAGGAAATAGATACAAACAACACCTGCAACCTTACCATCTGAAAAAACAAACATATATGTCCAAAAAATTAAATAAATTGTTAAGAAAAGATATAACACCAATTATAAAAATAATAGAATGTGATATAACAGATCAAGATGCTAAATTTATTGAAGTTGATTTAATAAAATATATAGGTAGAATTAACAAAGGATTGGGTCCTCTTACAAATCTTACAGATGGTGGGGATGGCTCTTCTGGTAGAAAATGCAATAAAGAAACTAAATTAAAAATTTCTATATCTAATAAAGGAAAGACAAAAGGTAGAGCGAGTGAAAAAAGAAGTATTAAATTATCCGATTCAACTAAAGAAAAAATGTCTAAATCAACAAGTGGAATAAAAAATCCAATGTTTGATAAAAAACATAAGAAAACTACAATAGAAAAAATGTCAATAATTAAAAAAGGTAATCAATATGGAAGAAAAATATCTAATAAAATTAAAGATGAGATAATTAAGCTTTATTCTTCAGGAGAATATACTCAATTGGAGATTGGAAATATATATAATGTTCATAGAAAAACAATAGGAAAAGTAATCAGGGGATATAAATAATGGGAAAAGAACAACTACGAAATCCAAGAGAATTAAGCGACAGAGAACTAATTAAAGAAATAAATTCATCAAAAAATAGAAAGAAATTAAAAGAAAGATTTAGAGCTTTTAAAAGTGGTGAACTTAGTGAAAGTATTAAAGAACGATTAAAAAACCTTATGAATCAGGAAAAATAAATGGCTAGTGCTTACTCAATAAAAGTAGACTCAAGAAGAAAAGCTAGAGTGTCAACTGATCTAGATAACCTTAGAAGTAGGTATATGGATACAGATGATTTCTTTTTTTATAGAGAGATCGAACAAATAGAAGAAGATAAACGACTAGCTGAACAAAATCTAGATGTATTAATATCTAATGGTGGAATGGACATAGGTAGAATAAATATATTAACCAAAAGAATAAAAATGTTACAGAGTGCCATGGATACATCCGTTATAGATCAATATAGCAGAGATACGCAAAGATTAAATGTTACATTCCCTTCAGGTGAAATTTATTCTTTTGAAAAAAATCTATATGTTTTGATATCTGAATCAAAAAAGGTTCCATTTAAAGCTGAGTGGACAATGAGACCAGACTATGTAAGTCATGACATGTATAACTCAGAAATATATTGGCCCATGATTCTTTTTGTAAATAGGGTGTACATGATAGAAGAATTCACAGGGTTTAATGAAATATTAGTACCACCATTGGACTCTATTTTATTTCTTACTAAAGATAGGATTCCTTATTCGGATACAAGTCCACTGTATGAGTTTGTTCCAAAAAATATATTGACCTATTTCCAAAGACATCCTTTAGATGATATAGAAATAGAGAAAAGAGTTAGAGATGAATCACTTAAAGATTCCCCAGGTACTCCTGATCCTGTTGATATATCCGGAACATTAGTAGAAAGCAGTCCCAATATAATTATAACTACAGATGATATATTAAACAAGAGAGTGGCATTGGCAAATACCCCTATCAATAATTCATCTATCGTTGTAAAAATAAATGATTATGATATCATTCAGAGATATGGGTATGATTATTTCCATCAGTTACTAAGCGATGGAACTAGCTATATCAATTGGGATGGTGATTTATGTGAGCTTGGGGATGGGATGGTAAATATTTTATCAGTAGGAGATATTCTCCATGTAGAATATGCATATGGTATGGGTAGACTAGCAAATATTTGCTACAATGAAGATTGTGGACACCCAGGACTAATTGCTGATGTTCATTGGAGTTTATTGGGTCTCAGCGATACGTCAATGTTATTTATGTTAATGTTTGGGTCATATATGTTAGTAGGATTCCCTCTCTATGATGCTGATAGTGATGGAGGAATACCTCTATTAGATACTGATACTATATTACAAGCTATCTTTGGTAGCGATCCGATTGCAGAGTTTATGGTCGAAATAATAATAAGACTTATGGATAGAGATTATGATGGTTATATTGAACCATCTGATCTGATTAGGATGTTTGAATTAACAACAGCACAAGGAATTGGACCGGGTAATTACTTTGGCCATTTAGCTACAGAAATGATACCAGCATTCAATAATTTTGATTCGAATGGTAATGGGCAAATTACTTTAGCAGAATTCATAAGTTATTTTCCAACATTGTTTGTCGGTATAGATCCTTATGGAGATAACACACTGATATTATTCTTTTTAGAAACATATGAAACCGCAACAATTCAACAACGACCAATACTTCTAGAATATTGGTTTGATATGCTTGATGAGGATGGAGTTGGAGTTCTTACTACTTCTGAGTTAACAACGGCAGCATCCGAAGCAATACCTATAAACTTCGACGATTTTTAGGAGAAAATAGATGAGGGTTAAAGATAAATTTGAACTTGTATATGGTAGAGCAGGAGATATTTACAACATCCTACCTTTGAGTAAGAGTACTATCTCTGCTTACGTAATTAGTGAGGAAGATAGATCTCACTTGGACGGATTAGTAAAAGTATATAGCAGAGTGAAAAATCATAATACATCTAAATTTGTAATAGATAATATGAAAAAAGTTGTTGTTACTAAAATGGATATTTATCCTCTTCCAGCATTCATAAATAAAACCGGTACTCCTTGTGTGAATCTTAGTGTACTCGCTTCTCCCCTATTAACAGACTATTCTTCCAGTGATATGTATGCTTTATATTTATATAGTCTATGCCTAAATAAATTCGCATATGATAACTATCTTCCAGATTCTATTGAGCCACACATAACAGCATATATATTCTCAATATTTATTAAGTTGTTTGGAAAGAAAGCTGGATTACTAGGAGCATATAAAGAACTAAGGCCGAAGCTTAGATTTTTAATTTCATTGTATGTACACTGTGGGATGTTAGGACACTCTAGAACTCCTAGATTACTTGATAAGATAGGATCATCTTTATATTTTGATCCCGAAGACATTAAATTAGACTATGACTTTACTAGTACAATTGGATTTATTAAATCTATTCATGGTAATAATATAATACAGCTGTCTGAAAATAATTTCTCAACTATAGTAATCAACATGGGAGGGTTACCATCTCTACCATTGTTTGAAGATACAGCTAGATTTTTTTCTACATTAATAGCATCGACAGTCTCTGGTAACTCAATATTTACCCCGATCTGGTCTAAAATAAACAACCCTTTATTTAACAAAGTAATATATCTTGGATTAAGAAACCTTAAATAGAGGAGATTTAATGGTAACAAACGAACACAAGTACATGGGATTTTATAGAGCGAAAGTTACGGAAGTAGATATAGAAGATAATATTTATGGTTCAGTAAGGGTATTTATACCTGCTCTAATGACAGATATAGATCCAGATTTTGATTCGGAAACAATGGGGCTTATAGCATTCCCACTTAATAATTATATGGGTGGATATAATCCAGAAGATTCAGATGGATCAGCAAACTTTCAGGCATCCGTTCATGTTCCATTAAAGAATTCATGGGTTGCTATAATGTTTGAAGCAGGTAATCCAAACAGACCATTCTATTTTGCAGCCTTTGATTATAAGTGGGCTGAAGTTCCCCCAGAATGCAAAGATGTGGAGGAACCTCATAAAGTTCATGCTATGAAGATGCAGTCTGGAAGATCTGTTATAATGTGTGATTCAGAAGACCAAGCAAGAGTCGAAATAACAGGACTGAGAAAGAAATTAGAAGAAGGTGGAGGTGGGGGTGGTACGGGTGGAGTATATGAGATAGACGATAATATGAATACTATCTTGATAGATGAGAGAGATGATCAAGAAAAGATTCTTATAAGAACTAGGAAAGGGGATTATGTTCATATAGATGTTGAAGAACAACAACTTCAGTGTTACTTTAAAAAAGATATATTGATTCAAACGGATGCTAATTTACATTTAAAGGTAAAAGAAAACTTAAACATATCAGTTGATGGAAATGTTAGTTTAGCAACCAAAGGAAATGTGGATAGTGATACTAAGGGAAATCTTGCTTTAACTCAAGGAGGAACTGCAAGTATTAAATCTACTGGAATCAATGGTATAGATGGATCTATGACTTATATTCAAGCTGGTAGAGCTCAACCCGCATCGGCAACAGCACCAACAACTCCAGAAGGTGATAGAGATGAAGGCGGAGGAATGGGTGCAATGACTGCTGCTGGTGGCGCGCCCGCACTTCCTGCGGCAGACATGGTGAGTGGTGTTGCAGCTGGTGGAGTTGGCGATCTACCAGGAGATATGGCTGGTGGCATGCCGGTGGGAGATATTGGTCTCCCCATTGATGATCTATCTGGATTGACCGGAGGGCTCGCAGCGGGCACGACTGGCTTAGCTGGTGGGGACATGATGGGAATGGCAGCAGGGGCCGTTGGAGGAGCTGTAGGAGGACCTGTAGGAGCAATGGGAGCACAGGCAGCTGTTGGAGGAGTTGGAGCAGCCATACAAGGTGGTGGAGTAGGATCTATCGTTGGAGGAGCAGCTGGTGGGGCAGTTAGTGGATCCCCATTAGGAGGAGGTAATAACTTGGGTAATTTATTAGGATAGGAGACTATAATGGTACCACTTAGAATAACAGATTTAAAATTAGCTCAACGATGGCCTAACCATTTAATAATCCATCATACTGCTGAAGGTCCCATGGCAGGAGTTGGAGAATTTAAATTCGATACACCGAAGGCACAGTCTCCAGGGTATGAAAAATATTCATATAAAGTAAAGAAAAGTAAAACTACTGGCTATCATTTTATAGTTGAAAAATTAAAGGAAGATTACAGTGTTATATTAAGTCAACCGCTCATGACATTAGCAGAGTGGGAAGATTTAGATCCAGAATATCATAGAGATATTCATATCGGTCTTATGGGAAATTATGATATGGATATCCCAACAAATAGATTATATAAAGTGTTAGCATTTAGATTATTATCCCCACTAATGAGATTGTTTCTTATGAAAGAGGACAGTATACTTTTTCATAATACTATATCAAATAATAAAGATTGTACTTGTCCAGGAGAGTTTGTAGACATGGATAAGTTAAAAATGGCACTAAGATCAGTGTTAAGAAGAAAGCCAGTGGCAAGAAGATAAAAGGAGAAAAGAATGGCTAGAGATAGAACTGCGATAAAGACATCGACCTTCGAAATATTTAAAATATTTAGTTTGGCATTTATATTAGGTGATATGGAACTAACTTATGATGGTGTTAAAGCTTTAACATTAGCATCATCCACAATTGCTAAACACTTTGAAGATGTAATGAGTGATGAAGAAGCAATATACGACGTATGGGATGATTAAGGAGTATAATATGTCGGCAAAAGATTCAATACTAGATAAAGTTCTTAATGAAGCAAACGGGACATCTACTATAAAGAGAAACCGTTCTGATAAACGGCATGCATATGCTAACAGATCCGCTCTATCAATTGCTAAGTCTAGAAATGATCCTCTGTTTAAAAAGTACTCTAGATATAGAGCTTTGTTTTTAGCAGCCAAAGAAGGCATAATAATGAAGTATGGATCTCGCGGAAAACAATACGCTAGAAAAAGAATGTAAGTATATATATTAAATAGTGACGGAGAATTGTTTCGAGATATATAAATTTTATATTTATATATCTCGATTCAAACGAATTAAAAGTAGGAAGAAATAATATTTTCTTTTCGATAAAATAAGAGGGACCTATGCTTAAAGAAAAATTTGATTTTTTGGATGAAATAATTCAGGACGTTGCGGATGTTAGGTTTAAAAGAGGCATATGCTGCGATAGTATACGCGATGGAATATTAGATGATGCAATGGACTCAATTTTTGAAGAACTAAGTATAGTATGTGACGTAGAGAAGCCTTTAGAAAAGTATAATTATTTACGAAGGTATATAATAAATGATAAAAGTTTAACTTCAGAAGAAAAGATTATACTTGTGAGAAAAATGACCACTTAAAAGGAGTTTGGTTTGATAGCAATTAAAAAGAGGGGTGACAACCCTAAGAATAAACGTAAGTGGAATTTAGTATACATTGAAGATGAAGAAGAGACCGTAATAGTAGAATTGACATTGGTTACTTCTTCACTAACAAATAAATTTATTGTTATTCAAAAATTGTTCGAGGAAATGAATGATATTGTTCCAGAGTTTTCTGGATGGTATAGAGATATAGTTCGGGAATATATTGACTCTGGATATAATGCTGAAATAATTATGGATTCTGTTCCAGAGATGATAAATATGGCTAGCGAATATCTTGAAAATAAAACTGTATTTAATAGAGATAATGTTGAGGTTCCCCTACTAACACACTTTGAATCATTTGTAGATTTAAAGAAGGCTAGTAAAACAAGTATTCTTTTTGAAGTTGCTGACATCAAAGCTATATCGTTAACGTCTACTGCTCTTAAAATATACTCAATATTTTGTTATGATGTTAACTTAAAAGTACCTGAGAATATAGATCGATTAATTTATGACAAGATGATACATCCATGCGTAGAAGCTGGAACTACAACTAAGATTTTTGAACTTATAAGATCGAGAACTTATCGTTCATCAATAACAGATAGATTTATGTGGGACATGATTAAACTTATGGTATCAGAGACACCAGAGAGTTATGTAATGACTACATTTAATTTCTTAATGAAGAACTTAATATCTATTATATCTGTTGAGAAAAATCCAGTACTATATTTAATTGGAACGATTGATTACGCTATTAAATGGTTAATGGCTAGTGCATATGAAGATAAGATTATATATGGAGAAGCATTTGGTTCTTCTGAAGACATATATGGATCAGGAGTATCAAAAGAATCTTTCCATTTGTATTGCTGTAATGATGTTATAGCAAAGGTAGCCAGCGCTGGTATGTTTTGTCTTGAAAACCAGTGGGGACTTAATGACCTAAGAGCTGAACAACAAGAAACCTCTGGTAGATTATTAGAATTAAAAGAGAATGTTCCAGCTAGTTCTCCTGAGTATAAGGAGTTAGATAGAAAAAATGAAAAACTATTTGAGGAATTAAATAAGTTAGAAGGAGGTCTTGCTCAATCTAGAGATAGGATTGATGCCTTAACATATCTATTTCCACCTATGAGACTACTTACTTTACCTATAGCAAGTAGAGTATTTGAAATACCATATAAGTTCTTACTAGCTGCCGCACCAAAGCATGTTATGTTAATGGGAATATTTTTATACGAGTTAACCGATGGAATAATGAGGGAAGATTTCCCGATCCTATCAGAATTTTTAATCTCTTGTCCTGAGAATGCAAACTTTCTATCAACCCGGTCATCATATAAGATAAGGAACCTAGAGTTCATCTTGAACGATAAGAATCCTATATTTGGATTCAATTCTAAGTCATTAAAGTTTGAGATAATGAGCTCTATATGCGGTGTACTTTCCGCTAGCAAGAAGAATGTAGTATCTGTGATAGACGGTTCCAAGCTCTCTAAAATAACATACCTTGATCTAGAGAGTGACGTTACCGAGTTTTATATAAAACTATACAGTGGTAATCTTGATAAGATTTTTGACAAAATGAGAAGCAAATCAAACGAATATTTTAAGTAAATGATGGATGAGACAACATAACCTCAAAGAAAACGAAAGGAACGTGTTCACTATGGCACATTCAACTTTAAGCAAGTCCGATCTAAGATCCCCAGGCGCAAAACCAGAGCGCCCAGGAGTGTATCGTGAAGTCGGCCCACTCGGAGGTACTGTCAAGAAGGCAGTAAAAACTACGATCTCCGAAGGTACCCCTCAGTTCCCCCCGACAAGGGAAAAAGGTCGCAGATGGATCTGGGTAGCATCTACGCCCAAATAATCTTTTGCGGAACGGGAGGGGGATGAACCCCCTCCCAGCCTATTTTTTTTTATTTTTTAAAAGGAAGTAACATGAAAATAAATATAGCGAATCACCTAATAACTAGAAGGTGTAATTTAAGTTGTGAGTATTGTAAAATAGCTACTAGCCAAACAGATCTGTTAAGGCCAGTAGAGTATCCTAAAAATGGATTTTATAATAAAAATGAAAAGAGTGGCGAGTGGTGGATAAAATTAATAGATAGATTACATAAACATAATAGTGAAATGTTTCATGTAATATATGGTGGAGAACCATTACTAAGATTAGAAACTCTGACAAAAATAATAGAGTTCATGCATAAGAAGGACATCAATTATACTATCGTTAGTAATTGTACAGGCTCAGAGGTAAGGGACAATCTACAATCTCTTATCAAGTCAGTAGGGAAACTTAAGGGATTCTCTGCATCAGTTGATCCTTATTTCACAGAGGAAGAAGATGAAAGTGAATCAACAGATGAAAAATATAAAACATTTTGCGGATATAGTACCCTCAAGTGGCTGATAAGAAATGATTTAGTAGAGGATCCAGTTGCAGAAATAGTATGTGATAATAAAACAATTTATAATTTAGAGAGAACCGTAAAGATTCTAAGTGATGCTGAGATATGGTCATCCATTAATGTATTAGATATTGCTAAAAATAATTATTATGATTTTAGTACGATATTATCTGAAGAATATGCAGTACATCAGTCTGAAGAAGTAAGGGCTATATTTGATAGACTTATATCAAACGACGATCTTATGATACATATGAAAGATTATTTGCTTAATGAACTATACAATTCTCTTCCAACCAATGTAGATTGTGGGATAGAAAAAGATATACATAACATTACAATAGATAGTGATGGGAAGTTAAGACTGTGTCTAAGGATAAGAGGCATGATGACACAACAACACAATGCTCTTGAACTTATAAATAAAAATGGTTATTTTGCTGACAAATTTGAAGATATATATGAGTCTATAAAGGATGATAAGTTTACACTATGTAAGAAGTGTGCCTGGGCCTGTCCATTGATGTCTAAATTAAATGATAATTATAAAGTAATTAATCATTAAATATTGTAGATTATTTTGAGGACAAATTTTAAAGGCAAAGCCCGTCGATAAAAATTGTAGAGGTATAATAAATGAAAGATGAAAATTTAGAATATATACGACAAAAGATCAATGAATATGGTCTAGTCTCAAATATAGACTATCTAAAGAAAAGAAAGAATAGAAAAACTTTATCCAATGCATCCCCTGATTCTTTTGTTTATACTGATTACAAGGGGGTGCCAAGGTTTCCTAAGAAAAATCAATTTGGTCAACCATCTATTCCTGTTCTTAGAAGAAGTCTAATAGCAGCTAAAAGAATGTACTCACAGACAGGTCACCCACAATATAAAAAAATTATTACAAATCTAAAAGATGAATTAAAAAAGATGAATACAGCGCCACTACCTGAACCAAAATTATATAATTCTCAACTGGGCCTTGAAAAAATACTTGTAAATAGAGGAATAACTTAAAATGAATCAATCGATTAATTTCATAAATGATTTACCTGTTAAAGAGTCTGCTTATCAGAGATCATTATTAAGTAATAAACTTTTAAAGATGATGATGGTAAAAAGGGATGGTGTATAATGTATGTATCAGAACAATTTATAAACAGAGTATATCTAGAGGAAGGAATTTTAAGTTCCATTAAAAACTTTGTCACCAAAGGAATGTTTAAAAATAAACAAAGCGAGCAAGTACTTAAACAAAATGGAATTCGTGCAGCAGATATACGAAAGAAAGTTGCTGAGGAATTTAGGCCAGTTGCCAGGCATATGGCGAATGCATATGAGACAGGAGATTTTAAAACTGGACTGAGAGAAGTTGCCAAAGAAAGTAAAAGAGCATCAAAGAACCTAATAGATTATTTTAAATTCTCTATAACAGGAGCAGTAAGAGGAGCTATGCACCTCACTTGTTTATCAGTTGCTCTTATAATCATAGGTGCTTGTTGTACAGTTGCTATTCAAGCATTGATCTCAAACATTCCTGGAGTTGGTCAGGCGCTTGGAGTGATTCCAGTAGCAACAATTGCCATGGCTATATTAGGTGGCCTAGGTATAGAATTAGAGAAAGAAAATACTCAAGATGATAAAAGTGAAAACGAATTCATGTTGGGTACAACCTTAATTAATATTGCTAGTATTTTAATTTTTCCCGGATCACTCCCTCTAAAAGTATTGGGTGGAGTACTATCAATAGTTGCGATGTATGGAACAACATGGTTGAGAGATAAAACAGCTCCAGAAAGTAAGGGAGTAAGATTCCTACTTAGCTTTGCTAACTTTATTTTACAAGCAATAGCAATATTTTTACGAGTTCTCGCATCCGGATATGTAATGTAGAAAGGACACTAAATGATAAATCTTCTTAACGTAGACAAGCTTGTTAGAGAACGGAGATTCAAAGGACCAATCACATCTCCTCAAACATTTCAGGGCAAATCCTTTTCTTTTCACCCACAGGGGTTACAATCAGAAGAATTGTTTGGCCTCGATGGTTCTCCAGATAGAAGGCAAGCAATGTCATGGGTAGATTTAAATTGTAAACTTATACACCCAGTTATATTTGATCTTATTCAAAAGAGATTAGACAGAAAGATTATTAAAATGCTTTCTGGAGAAAAGACATATAATATTGGGGAAGATGGGCAGTTGGTGGAAGCCGAAGAAGAAGAAGGCGAGTTAGATGGGTTCACATCATTTGTTCAGAATATAAATAGAATTAGGTATAGAGAAGATGATGACGATGCTAGCGAAAGAAATAAACTTATCGATGTAGTATATAAAAGTATAAAAAATGGAACTTTCTTCATACCAAAATTAATAATAGTCTCTCCAGTATATAGACCTGTACATATTCTTAAAGAAAAAGGAGAGGTGAGAGAGGATGAGTTGAATGATATATACAGAAGAGTAATTATTATTTCTCACCAAATTGGTAGTGTATCTGGATCTCTGTATGATATTCTCTGCTATAGATTGCAATTAAAACTTGTAGATTTATACGAATATATTCGTAGCAAGGTATCATCTAAGCACGGGCTGATTAGATCGTCTATGCTAGGGAAGCGAGTGGACTACTCTGCAAGAGCAGTCATCGCACCAAATCCAGAACTCTCTATTGGAGAAGTTGGAATCCCATTAAGAAATATATGTCAAATATTTGAACCGTTCATGGTGTTCGGTTTAATAAATGCCCCGGAAGCAAAATCAATACCTGATGAATTCCATGAAGAAGTTAAAAAATTTCTAGGAAAAGAATTGGGCGAAGATATAGAAGCGTTAACATAACGTAAGGAGAATAAGATGAGTAAAGCAAGCATAGTAAAGAATGTAAATACAGCAGCGTTTGGCGCCGGAGCCGTAGCTGGTGGAGCAGCTGGCGTTGCTGTTAATAGAAAGTTGTTGCCCCGTAGAATAGCAGCATGTAAAAAGAAATTTAAAGATGATAAAGTAAAGATGAATAAATGTATAACAATGCAAAAGAGAATGGCTATGAAAGAAGGGGACGAACATCTTTTAACTAAAGAAGGTGGTTGGAAAGATAGTAAACTTAGTGATATAGCTATTCCTAAATATGATAAAGATATTGATGTGACAACAGGTGGATTATATAAGTATTTAAAAAATGATTATACTGAAAAGTTTCTTGGTGCTGAACTAGAGATAGATGGTGCCGAAGCGAACAGTATAGGATCTAAACTAGATACAGGCGAGCGAAGAAAAAGTACAAACGTTCCTGTAAAGGAGGATGATATGGATGAATTTGATTTTGATGCATTAGAAGGGTTAACAGAAGAAGATATAATGGAAATGTCCGACGACGAAATAGAACTCCTAGAAGAAGTGTTAGGAGAAGAAGATGAGGATGAACTTTCTGAAGCAGATCATCATATTTTTAAGCGAGCATCCATTAATGCAGAAGAAGAAGAACTTGAAAAAAGTAAGAAGATAGACGAGCATCATGAAGATGACGTTACTAATGTAGGAGGGGAAGATGATCTTCTTGGTGAAGATGAGGACTACTTCGGAGATATGCCTGAATTATATGAAGAAGAAAACATTCTGACAAAGTCTGCTAACTATTATAAAGATGGTGAACTAGAAGGTATTGATGTACCAACTGGAAGAGTTAATATTGAAGACGACGAGGACTCTAAAGAGGCTGGCCGTCAAGAATATAAATCTGTAAAGGGTGCATTGAATTCTAAATCTGAAGGATATGAGTTTGAAGAAGGGTTTACATTTGAAGATGATGAGGATGCCACACTTGGTGGAACTCAAGGATGGGATAATGTAGACGATGCTTTAAATGCTAACGATGCTGCAAGTGGATCTCTTCCGAAGGATAAGGATTGTGCTAAGATAGCTGGTGAAGATCAGTACAATGCTGTTAAAGATGGTTTAGCAAATAAAAACAAATCCGAGAATGTAAACGATGTACTATTACAAGGTATTTAAATAGTACTTATGAATAGATCAGAACTCATAGAGTTTAATGGTTATGTTGGAGATCTTTTAGAGAAAGCTATAAAAGAATTGATAATAGATAAAACAATTTCTTGTGATCTGCATGCAGATAGCAAGGTAATGATTATAGAAAGTTTAGATCACAGTAGCCGAGGTCGGCTACTGTACTTTCTCATGGATGAATACTTTATTCCTCTCTACGAACAAAGTAGCGACTCTAAAAGAATTAGAAGGGATATAAAAGATAGAACTAAAGATACTGCTTCTAGTATTGTAGGAGGAGTAGGTGATAGTATTAAAAGTCATGTCCGAAATAGAACTAGAGAAGTAATGTTTACAGCTTCATCCGATAAAGCTATGAGAAATCTTACTAGATATCATAATAGTGCTATGAAATCTCTGAAGAAAAGTAGAACGAAACGGACACTATCATTTATAGGAGCATCTATTTTTTCATTAGAAGTAATATCATTAGCATATGCATCTTATAAATCTACTAAAAATAAATGTGATATGTATACAGGAAAGAAAAAAGAATTATGTAGAATGAAGGCTATGAAGAAAGCAAAGGATCATATAAATAAAAACATGGCGAAATGTAGAAAGACTAGAGATCCAAAAATATGTGCCAAGGTTCTTGAAGATAAGATATTATACTGGAACGATAGAATGAGGGCTATAAAAAGACGCATAAGAATCATGAGATAATAATGTAAGGGAATTTATAAAATGTATACATCTGAATTTGAAAAACAAAAGAAAGATAATCTAGCTGTCTCGAATGCTAATATTAAACAATTAAGAAAACTTACTGAAAAATTACCAGTTTTCCATGATATGATTGACAAAACTTCACCAGGATATACTCAATTAAAAATGGATAAGGGAGTAGGATTAGGATTTTCTTTGTTATCTCAAAAAGAAATATCTGTAGCAAAATGGTTTAGTTCTGCAGGTTCAGTGTTTCCTAGACATACTCATAATCAAAGAGAATTTGTAATTGTTTATGAGGGGAAGATGATATTAACAAACGCCAGTGAAGGAGAATTAATACTGACTCCAGGATCGTTCGCAATTAATGAGCCTGGCGAAGAACATTTTGCAACGTTTGAAGAAGACACCTGGTATATGGCAATTACTGTACCTAACAATCCTGACTGGCCATCTTAAGGAATATGTATGACTGAAAAAATTACAACAGAAGAAGTGAGATTACTTCTTAAATATATTGCATTGGGATATAAAGTTCCTGATATTGTACACGATGTTATATTCGATACAGCAGTCAGGGAAGTTGAAAATAAAGACAAGGTAGTATTAATTAAGAGAGATCCGAATATTGAACGAGACAGAATTCAAGCTGTCTATGTCAAAGTAATTAATGGAAAGACAATGGACATTCACCCCTCTACAGTTGGTGGGTTCGGTGCGGACTTTGATGGTGACATGATGGCGATATATGTCCCTATGTCTAATGAGGCTCAGGCAGAAGCTAAAAATAAAATGATGTCTGTGACCTCAAATTCTAGTATCAATTCTCCCAACTTCAAATTATCTAATGATATGTTGGCAGGGATATATACTATAACAAGAGCAAAGAAGGCAGGAGCTCCTGTTAAGTTAAAGAATCTAGGTGAAGCAAATCAACTAGCTCCTAGTACCCAAATAGAAATAAAAGTTAAAGGAAAAGTTATTAGAACTACCGCAGGTAAAGTTATATTTAATAATGCATTACCTGAGTGGTACCCATTTATTAATGAAGAGGTTCCGGGTGGATTAATAAATGAAATATTATCAAATATTATTAAGAAAAATAAAAGAGACTACGCTAGAACAGTAGACAACTTAATGAAAATTGGATTCTATTATGCTACTGTGTATCCTCAGTCAATTGGTATAGATATGTTTGAACTTCCTCCAAACATCGAACAGCTCAAGAAAGATCTAGGAGCTACAAAAGATGTAGCTAAACAGATAGAAATCATAGATGAGATGGAGAAGCAACTACTAATACATTTAGAAAAGAATGTTCCTGAATTATACATTCTAGTTAAGTCTAAGGCTGCAAAGGGAGCAGGACAACTAAGACAGATAATGATAGCTAAGGGATTAGTAAGTGACGTATCTGATAATATTCTTCCTCCTATTACTAAAGCTATGAATGATGGTTATTCTCCAGAAGAATACTTCGAGGCCTCAGTTGGAGCTAGAAAAGGTGTTGTAGATAGATCTCTGAATACAGCTCACGGAGGATATGCATATAGAAAAATGGTATATGTGATGGGTAATTTAGAAGCTGATATAAATACAGGTAACTGTAGAACCCAACTCACATTAGATGTTAAGTTAACTAAAGACTTATTTAAAAGAATGCCTGGAAGATTTATTCAGACTAAAGAAGGTATGGTAAAACCTGTCACTGAGAAGATGATAGGGTATGTAATCCCTCTTAGAAGTCCAGTGTATTGTAAATCAAAAGGAATATGTAGAACTTGTTATGGGGAATTAATTAATCAAATAAATACAAGTAATGTGGGAATCGTAGCAGCTCAAGAAGTAACAAGTTTATCAGAGAGAATAATGAAATGTTCTGCTGGATTAGTACATTATAGAAATGAGTTAGTATGGATAGGAGATATTTTTGATTTTGTTGGTGCTGATGCTGAGGTTAAAAATGAATACGGATTAAGAATAGAAAGTAAAAAATGTAATGAAATTGTTGACGGTAAAAATGGTAAGGTAAAAGCCACATCTATTGATAAGCATAAACCAAACGATGATATGTTGATACTAGAAACTTATTCTGGTAATTTTATAGCATGTCAAGCGAACCACCCTCTATGGATAAAGAGTACGCCATTACACCATCTAAATCCGAATGATCAATGTAGATTATATGGTAAAGAAGAATATGAATCGTTCGATGATCCATCAAACAGCACGGTAGAAAAGAGACGCCACTTTACTCCTGTAAGCAATGTTACAGAAGAAAGACGAGCAGATGCTGTAACAGAATACAATACTATATGGATTGACAATTCAATAGTATATAATAGTTTAGAGAAGAAGCTTAGAACTAATGGGTATATTCTTGGCACATTTATATTAAATGGAAAATGTATTAAGTTTGATAGGTGGCCTGGTATATGTATAGCAACAAAGAATAATACTATAAAAGAAAGAATACTGAAAGAGAATAATAACTTCAAGCGATTTGTTATATTAGAAGACGGCGTAACGTTTAGGAGTCAGAAGGAGAAGGAGAAGAGTATGATAAGAGGAGTGAACGAAAAAGATTTTCGTTTATGCCCTGACTTCATTAACTTTAATAAGGAATGGTTGAAAGACTTTTTAACAGGATTGATTGATAACAATGGTAAAACTAAAACAGATGTGTTCTCAACAAGTTCTATATTAGTATTGAAAAGTTATCCTCTTGTTCAACAAGTACGATCAATTTGTATGAAGCTCGGATATACTTTTGGAATGAAACCTGAAGGTGGAAATATGACAGGAGATGATCTTAGATTTATATGTAAGATTAGATACCCATCTGATTCATACGGTCTTCCGACGTTTGAAGAAATAGATGAAGTGATACCCTCTAAACATATAAGAAAAACTGTAAAGGGATTTGATGTTATTACTAAGATTCATAGAATTAGATATTGGAATGATGATGTATATGATATTAAAACCGAGACAAATGAATTCATGATGGGCATGGTACAGAATCATAATAGTTTTCATTGTATAGATGGAGATATGCTTCTATATATTGAAGAGGATGGAGAAAAAAGATTAGATTCGTTTAAATCAATATGGGAACACAATAATAATCAAATTAATATAACTGAAAAACAGGAAGAAAAAATAGTTAGTGATCTTAAAGTATGGGATACTGATAAGTTTATTAATGTTAAGAAGATAATTAGACATAAAAAAGATCAAGGATCAAAGATGGTAATGGTTAGAGATAAGGGAGGAGATTTTATAATTTGCCAAGATAATCATCCATTAATGTTCTCTAAAAATACTGGGGTTTGTAAAAAATGCGATACACCATTTATAAAACCAAAGTCAACTGGGGTATGGGAATGTCCAATATGTAGATCCCACCCCAGTAAAGTAACTCATAAATCAAATGAAGCATTTATTGAAGTAGAGCCAAAAGAATTTATTAAATCGAAATATTTTACAAATAATAACTTTCCTATATGGAATCAAGAAGTTTATAAAAATCCATTAATCGAACCGTACCTTCTAGGTTTTTTCTTAGCAGAAGGTAGTTTTATAATGGGTAACTCTAGAAGTTATCCAATTGGTATATGTTTCTCACAAAACGAAGGGGAACTCCTAAATGAAATAACAAAAAAATTAAATATTAATTTTGACGATATAATAATAAATGGATGTTCAACGAGACCAACTAAAAAACAAATAATTATTTATGATAGAATATTGTCAGAAAATATGATGTTAAACCACAATAGATATTCTTTTGAAAAAAGAATAGGTAATGATATCATTAATTATTCAGATGAAATACTTTCAAAAATATTATGTGGAATTATTGACGGAGATGGTTCTTTTATCCCAGAAAAAAGTAGAACATATATTTCTATGGAATTAACATCTGTTAAATTAATTCAAGAAATTCATCATATTTTAAATAAATTTAATATTAATCATAATGTAACATTATCTACTGTTAAACCTCTTACTAGACATCAATCATATACTATGAAAATATATCCATCAATAGAAGATAAAGATATATTTAAATATAGTTATAAAATTGATTTAGAAATACTTCCTAAAAAGAATGAAAGAAAAAAATATGATTCTCTTATTAATTATTATAAAGATGTTTTTTGGGACAATAATGAATATGTATATGATTTAACAACAGAAACTGGGACACTATCAATTAATGGAATATTTTCACATAATACTGGTGGTGTATCTGAGCTGAAACGATATGATATAATTGAAGCAGTTATGAAAAACGTAGAAGAGGTGTTACGAGATAAAGTAACATCAAGATTAAAGCAAGTTGATAATACACTGATAGCAAAAGACGAATTTGTTAGACTTAGAATTCCGAGAAAGATATATAGAGATGAATATAGAATAGATATAGATGAGGAATATATTACTTTACCAAATGGATACTTCGATTTAGTTATGGGAGATATTACAACTCCTGTTACAATCGAACAGGAGGTTAAGATATACCTTAAAGAAGGAGAGATGAGTAAGGATGAAGAATACATAGAAATAATCTTTCCTCCAGACTCCAAGTTAGTTGAAGTAGAACTCCAACAACAAGACCCAACTAAATTGGTTCAGAAAATGGATCAGATGGTTGGAGGAAAATCTCCATGGACTACCCCAGTATCTCTCTTCATGAAGTTCTATGACATCTTAGGTCCAACTGGGTCATGGGATTCAGTACACTTAGAAGTAATTATATCTAATATATTAAGAGCAAAAAAGGATCCGAAACAACCCGCTAGATTAAAGGTACCATTCGATCCAATTACATTCCCAATCAAAACTTTACCTTATGTAATTTCATGGCCGTTGGGGTTGGCCTTCGAAAATTTCGGAAAAGGGATCAGATATGGTTTAATATCTGACAGAGCGCCATCATCTAACATTGAAAAAGTATTGTTTGGTGAACCATTAGTAGAAGAAAAATAAAGAGAATCATAATGTTTAGATGTGAAATATGTGATAGAGAATTTAAAGGAATAAGATCGTTAGGTGTCCACATTAAAAGAATACATATGATTGAAACATCTGAATATTATTTAAAATATATTAATTTTAATAATAAATGTAAAATTTGTTCTAAAGAAACCAATTTTATAAATCTATCTAAAGGATTTAGAAAATATTGTAGTGGGTCTTGTAGAAATAAAGATCCTTATTATCAAAATAAGATTAAAGATACTAATTTAAAAAAATATGGTTCGGTTTCCCATTTTAATAATAATAAAATTCGTGATAAAATAAAGAAAACAAACTTAAAAAGATATGGGGATGATAACGCATTTAAAAATAAAGAGATTCGTGAAAGACAGAAAAAAACCCTCATAGAAACCTATGGTGTGGACCATCAATCAAAAATACATTCTGTTAAAAAAATATTAAGTAAAAAATCCAAAGAAAATTATCCAAATTATATAGATCAGATTAAACAAACAAATTTAGAAAGATATGGAACAGAATATGCGATTGCTTCAGATGAATTAAAAGAAAAGATAAAAAAATCCAATCTAAAAAAATATGGGGTAGATAATGTGTTCAAACTCAAATTTTTCCAAGATAAATCAAGAAAAACAATAAAAGAAAAATATGGTGTAGATCATATATCTCAAAGTGAAATAAGAAAGAAAACAATTTTTACGAATTACTACACCAAACTTTTAACAGCTGAAAAATTTACTTCGAAAATTCTTCCCCTTTTTAATTTAAAAGATTATGATGGTACTAATAATAAATATTCATGGAAATGTAATAAATGTGATAATGAATTTGAAGATCATTTAAACAATGGACATATACCTAGATGTAAAAAGTGTTATCCAATTTGGTCAGGATCCTCAAAACTTGAAAAAGAAGTTAGAGAATTTATTGAAACACTTAGCATTAATTTCACCTCTAATACTAGAAAAATTATTTTTCCTTTTGAATTAGATGTTTATATTCCAGAAAAAAATATAGCTATAGAATTTAATGGATTATATTGGCATAGTGAATTAAATGGGAAAAATAAGAATTATCATCTAGATAAAAATTTGAAGTGTAAAGAAAAAGGAATTCAATTAATTCATATATTTGAAGATGAATGGATTAATAAACAAGAAATAGTTAAATCTATTATTAAAAATAAATTGGGATTGACTGAGACAAAAATATACGCTAGAAAATGTTTAATAAAAAATATTAATAATAAAGAAGCAACTGATTTTTTGAATGATAATCATGTACAGGGAAGAATAAATGGAAAACATGTTGGTCTATATTTTAAAGACGAGTTGGTATCCATTCTTACAATTGGAAAAACTAGATTTAATAAAAAATACGAATATGAAATATTAAGATTTTGTAATAAAATTAATACGAATACTATCGGTGGGTTTAGTAAGTTGCTAAAATATGTTATTAAAAATCATTCTATATGTTCTTTAATTACATATGCAGATATACGTTATAGTGATGGAAAGTTATATAACTCTTCCGGTTTTAATCAATTAAATAAATCTACACCAAACTATTTTTACTTAGATAAAAACTATAATTCTAGATTGAGTAGAATTCAATTTCAAAAACATAAATTAAAAAATTTATTAGAATCATTTGATCCTAAGTTAACTGAGTGGCAGAATATGCAACTCAATGGGTATGATCGTATTTGGGACTGTGGGAATTTAGTATATGAATATAACTTTTAACAATAAAAGGAAGGTTAATTAATGCAATATGCCAGTATAAAACCATTCAAACCGGTTACGAGTATTATAATTCCGCCGAAGGGAATTAAAGGAAAAAATGTATGCTTAGCAGTTTTTCCAGAGAACGATTTGTTCTTTGACTTCTATAGATTAATGGGAATAAAACCTGCGTTTGTTAAGCACGTTCATGTTCCTATAGTTCAGAAGCCGGTTCGAATTAGGTTGACTCCTACATACAAAAAAATAATCAAGTCTCATAAGTTGTTCCCATCACAAGGGCACTTCGGAGATTATACAAAAGTATCAGACAAAAACTTTTATCTTGATATGAGTATGTATATAGCAGCTCTACAAGCGAAGTTTAAAATTACTAGATATAACTCTGGAAGAGCATACGTATCAATTCAAAAATTAATATCTGCTTTAGATAGTGTACCTGCAGAATCACACGAAAGAGTTATATTATATGCTGTCAATATAGATAAACCAATACCTAAGAAACTTTTAAGCAGAAGGATATATCCTGTATGGGCCATGCTGTTTCAATACATTAGTGGCCGAACAGAATCTCTCCCATTCGATAAACTATTACTATTTATATATGGACAAGACGAAAAAAGATTTGTATTATTGTATGATAAAGATAAGAAAGTAAATCTAGCTAGAATTAAAAGCTATCTTAAGAAACTTAAATCACTAGATAAAGATGATGAAGAAGCTGTCGAATCTGAGATCACCTCACAAAAAACTGTAGAAAATCTAAACTCTACCACAACACTTACAAATGTAGAGAAAGACAACGTTCAGAAAACAGTAGATGAATACCTAGAAGTTGATCCGTCTGCCAAAGAAGAACCTATTGGGAATATAGTAGCTGCTGCGATTGCATATAAGGTAACAGGTAGTATTGAAAAAGCAAAATCTATTTCTAAAAAGGCAACATCAACTGATAAAGAAAAAATAATACAAAACTATGCTAAAGATCTTATACCAAAACAAAAAGCCTATCCACAGATTAGATCTGCTATGGTTAAGATGGCAAGTCCAGCAGATATAATAGATAATCAAGTTCCTACTCACCTCCTTGAGAAAAGAAAGAGAGACTTTGCTGAGAATTTAGTTGAGGATTTAACTGATGCATTCAAGGTCTTAGAAAATAAAGATATGCCTCTGAAGGTTAAAGATATAGAAGTTAAAACTATGAAGTCTCCTCCCAGTGATCTAACCCCTACAATCAAGGATAGATATACCGTGACTATGACTGATGATAAAGGAGTAGACCAGACTGTATATATGGATCTCCCTCACCTTACAGAGAACGGAACGTTTATGATATATGGTCAGGAGAATGTATTAATCAATCAGATTATACCTTATCCTATATTCTTTCTAAAACCATACCTTGGTAGGTTTGAATCATCTTACTCTACTGTAGCAATATATAGCAAGAGACTTAAAAGAACTTCTTATTTAATGATTCATATAGGTAACTATAAAATTCCATTGACTATGTTCATGGCATATAAATATGGATTAAAACAATGTCTAAATCTATTTGGAATGAAATATACTCTTACTGATAAAAAAGATGGAGAGAATTCTCTAAAGTTACATGATGGAACATTCATTAATTTTACATTCGAAGATGATATACTTGGACCAGAGGTAATTGAATCATTTAGATTTGCTCTTCCTAGTATTCCAGAAGGAGAAGATATAGAATCTTCTGAGACATGGCAACACGGACTGGAATCATATACAGATAATAGAAACTGTGTTGATACTATGGATCAGATATGGGCAAATATTGTGACCCCTATAGAGATTAAAATTCTTAAATCAAAAGGGGATCCTACTAATATAAGAGACATAATTATATTCATAGCTAAGGAAGTTGTTCGTGGTCGAGTAGATGATAGAAATGGTTGTGATAAACTCAGAATAAGATCGTCTGAATTGTTTGTGGCATTAGCACAGAAGCAGGTACTGATGGCATACAATGAGTATATGAGTAAGAGAGCGGGTGGAGATACAACTGCTACTCTATATATAAATCCTACGTCTGTGTTCACTGATGTTATAACCTCTCAGAACGTTGCTATATTAGAAAATATAAATCCCGTTGAAGAGTTATCAACAATGACAAGAATATCCCCTGTTGGTATTGGTGGTGTTCCTAAGTCGGAAGCATTTCCAAGACAGGCTATGAACGTCCACCCAACATACTTCGGATGTATAGATCCTTTAGATACACCAAACGGGCCAGGGGTTGGATTCCAGCAGCATCTGACAGTCGGTGCGACAATAAGTAATGTCAGAGGTCAGATGATTGTTAAGGATAGAAAGAATGTTAAAGCCACGGAAATATTAAGTGTCAGTCCAGCGTTAATACCATTTGTAGAATCGAATGAAGGTGCTAGAGTTACTATGGCTGCCGGTCAGCAGAAACAGGCAGTGCCTATTAAATTCCCAGAGAACCCTGCGGTTCAAACAGGATACGAAGCATGTCTCACCCCACTTCTATCAGATAGCTTTATTAAGAAGAGCCCAGTGGACGGAGAGATTGTAGATATAAAGGATGGATTTATTTTAGTACTTGATAAAAGTGGAAAGACTCATGTAGTTGGTACTCGTCCAGCTAACCTTAAGAGTGGTGGCGGTCAGGATGGGCTAAGTGTATTTCATCCAACTGTTAAACTAAAACAGAAGGTTAAAGAAGGAACTATCATAGCAGAAGGGGCCAATGTTAAGGACGGATTAATATCTAATGGTGTTAATATGTTGACTGGAATGATGCCATGGAAAGGATATAATTTTGAGGATGGTATGGTGATAAGTGAGTCAGCAGCGGCGAAATTCATATCTGTTCACGCAGAACATAACGAAGCACTCGTCACCCCAGAAGAAGATATATCATTCATACAAAGCATCGGAAACACAATTAGAAAAGGAGACATCCTCCTGACATATTCAACAGCAATATATGATGTACAGGCAAACAAACATATACGAGCAGAGAACGGACGTGTAACAGACATAGAAGTATATTCTAATGTACCTGAAGATGCTATACCAGAAAAGCTATTACCAGCATATGAACGATTTAGAGATCAATATAAAACATTGCATGGTAAATATCCTATAGGACACTTCAGAGAGAAGGGTGAGAAGTTTGAAGGGATTAAAGTAAAATTTATTATTGCACAAGAGCTTAGTATATTTAAAGGAGATAAACTTAATAATCGTCACTTCAACAAGGGAGTTGTTGCTATCATTGAGAAGGATGAAAATATGCCTGAGACTCCTTGGGGTGATAAATTGGAGATGTTATATAATCCATTAAGTATTTTAAATAGAATGATTACTGGTCAGTTATTAGAAATGGCAACTGGATTAGTAGCTAAAAGAATTGCAGATCTAATGGAAGAACTACCAAGAAAGAGATTCGAAGTAATATATCATAAGATACTTGTACTAATGGATGGAACTAAAGGAAAGACATATAGTAAACGGGTACATCAAAAGATGTCAGCATTATCTGATCCAGCATATGAAACAATTAGAAAACAAGTTATAAAGAATGGATTCGTTCCAATTATATGTGCTCCATTTAAGAGTCCAGATAGAAAAGCAATTGAGGTAGCTCTGAAGTTAGTTGGTAGATCGGCTAGAACTAAATTAAAGATAGCTCATTTAGGTGTGACAACAGAACCAGTAGCAGTAGGATATGTTTATGTTAACAAGCTTGAGCATATGTCAGAGAAGAAGATCCACTCCAGAGGAACAGGCGGATATAATTCAATAACATTTCAACCAACTGCAGGTAAAAGGAAAGGTGGTGGTCAGAAGTTAGGTGAGTATGATATGTATTCTTTATTAGGATGGAATTGTCCCACTCTAATTGATGAGTTCTTTGGACCACTTAGTGCCGATCATGCTACAAAGAACCAGATGGTATCTGAAATACATCAAACTGGATCTACAGAATTTAAGACTCCTGTTCATAATCCAGTTAAAGATCTATTCTCTCAGATGATGACAGCCATACACTTGGAGTCTGAATAATGAATAAACTAGAATTTTTGGAGGAGGCTATGTTCGGAGTTGGTAAGAAGAATGCTCCTACATTTATATATACTATATTAAATGGTAAACCACCGTACCCTCCTCTTGTAGGACAAACATCAGATCATAGACAAAAAATTTGGAATAGAATCGCAGTTGATTTTAACATTCCAGATAAGGCTCTTAATAATTTATTAAAAATAAAAGAAATAGAGATGAGAGCATCATGCGAAGGCCACTCAGAAGAGAGACCAACATTTCTTATTATAAGATTAAAGGATCAAAGAGAAGAATATATTAAAACATTTGTAGAAGCGTTAAATAAAGAAAAAGATATCGTAGCAGGATATGGTCTTGGAAATAAAGGATTCTATAGAGTCGGAATTACTATTGAGATATGGCATGATAAAGATCCTATTAGATTTAAAAAATGGTGGTTAGCATTACCAAAGAAAATAAATAATGCATTTAAGTCTTCATATGTATCAGAGAGCTGTTACATTCAAGAAGTATCATCTAATCCTCTACAAGGAGTTGTAGGCCCATTCAGTGTAGGAACACACCAACTAACCGGTCTTCAGATGTGGACGCTTGGGAGCATGTTTAAGCCCTTCAGAAAGAACGTAGGTGATGCTGCCTGGTTGATCATAGCTAAACCAAAAAATATTGAGAAGGTAGGTGGAGAATCTAAAATAAAAGTATTCTTTGGAAAGGTATTATTTGGAGACGCTCATAAAATTTATAGAAATATAAAGGAGTGGGAGACTGGAACGGCACTATATGGTATATGGGATACTACTAAAACAAAACGCCAAGGTGGGTTTGTTAAGAAGATAGAAGGTATAGATTCTATACATACAAAGGCAGAATTTATAATTGAATTTGACTCCGGATTATTAAATAGTCCAGCGATTTCATCCCACATTAGTGGGAAGATAAGGAGAAATAAATAAATGGATTTAACAGATGATAAAACATTGGGAAGACTTTATCTTGATAAGGATGAACCTAGTATAACCCAAGAACAGATAAATGAACGACTGCTATATTTCCATTCTCAAAATGTGTTATTGGATGCTGCAAAACATCCGATGTCTAAATATGATATAGAATTTAATTATGATATTTTGGAGATAGATGATCAGGAATTTTGGACACATCTAATGGTGGAGTTAGCTAAGATTTATTCTTTGAATAATCTTAAAATGTTTTTGTCTCCATCGTTTACAATTTCAGAAATTCCTAACTCAGAAAAACCGGAATCAATTAATTTGCCGGTCAATATTAAGAGGCTTTTTAAATGCCTAAAAGTTGATGTTCCAGACGCTATGAATGAGGGAAAAATTAGCAGCATAACTACTCGTCAGGAGCTAGAAGAACTTACTATAAAAGAGGGATATTGCAGGCTGTTTTCATGGTCAATTTATAACTTAGATAAGGAGAATTACGTCAAGTTTTTACGTGAAATTTTACGTCAAAAAGACCTTGACTTTCCTGACTAAAACGGTTAAAAAACGACCAAAAATAGCCATTTTCTAGGGTTTTACTATATATATTAATTAGTGAGAAGGACAGGTTCAACCGTGTTTTACCAGTCTTTCTCCTCTCTTACCGGTACGTACTGGTGAGGGAGAAGCTGAGTTGGGTTTCCCGTCTAATAAAGAATTTTAATTGGGCGTGTTACCTACACTACACACATGAGGAGCAGGATTATGGATCTCTTTGGAGCAATCGGAACGGCAATGGAAATCGTAGAAGAAGGTGCGGAGGTCGCTGAAGGACTCTCACCATTGGCCCTCGGTGGAATCGTCGCAGCCAGTGCCGTCGCCGGTGGCATCACCGTGGCAGCGATCACCCACACCATGGGCAAGGGCGGCACGGAGGGCAAGAAGAAGAAGAGCAAGAAGGAAAAGGCAGCCGCCCCCGCCACCGCCTAGTTACAACAGTCTTAACGACACGCGCCGAGCTGGCGGAGTCGCAGAGGTAGAGACGCGATCACTGGAGAGAAATCTCCTGGTGGTCGCGTCTCATACCCTAATAAAGAATCAAAATATTTTTGTTTTAAAATAAAAAGGAGAACGTGTATTATGTTTACAGTTGAACAAAAGTCGTCGAATTTCAGTGTTGGTGGACAACTAATAGGATTTGATGGAGGTGGAGCAGACAATGAATTAATACTAAAATTTAGAACTAGAGTAGGAGATGTTGAAATAACTATACCAAATGTTTCCCCAATGGTTATTAAACTAATGCAAAAAGTTGGAGTGAATAATTTAAAGGGTCAGGTGCTTGATCTAGATAGAAATAGATTGAATGCTGAATCTGTACACCAAGAGACAGCAACGGTAGTTGGGTCAGGTATGCAGAAAAAAGGAGAAGAAGTTACTCCTGCAGTAGTAGTTGGCGCAGGAGTCCAGAAGTAGAACGAAAACAGAAAGGTCTCTAATGAGAATCCAAAAGCTCTTGGTAGAACGGGGTGTAGTTTACCCCTCTGCTGTAGCGAAAATGCTATTGGCAAAAGAAGTTATCGAACACATTTTATTAAAGTTCAGAGAGAAGACTAATTTAAGTTGGGAAAATCGTCCTCCTAAGGATGAGAAGTGTAAGAAATCAGTAACATTGGAAGTTGTAACTTCAGTAGATAAATGTTATAAAGTTGAGAACTGGGTCGACATCGATGGAATCGAAGGTCCGTTCTTAATGAAAAATAATATTGTATTTTATAATAGAACTGAGAAATTACTACTAGTAATAATGTGTCCGTCGTTTATGAATATCCCAACAGAGATAACAGATGTCTGGGTTAGAAGAGTAATTCCATTCACATATGGCGTAGAAGATTTTACAGTCCCTGAAGTTGTAGGTACTGTGAACTTCGAAGAGTTCTTCAATCGGGCAGTGTTCTCTACCATATTTGGAAAAGGTCAGGACGAAGTCATTAAACTTCATAGAGTATATGGTACATTCCAATGGGCGATCTCAACCATTGAAAGCAAATTAAGAAGACCTGAAGTATTATCAGATGATGTAGTTACGGACACCCCACCGAAGGTTGTTGAACCAGTGGCGGATGAGGTATCTGTAATAGTTACTTAAATAATAGGAGAAAGAATGAGTTTAGAAAGTATTTTAAATGGTCTAAATTTCGCAGGACCAGAGTTTCATAAACAAAGAGTAGGAAAATTAACATTAGGGCTTTCAGTACTAAAGCCTGGAGGACGCTGTCAAGTATCAGTAGCTCCAGTACTAGATAAGAATGAATCAGGAAGACCCCAGCCAGGTGTAAAGAGATATAATTATGCAAAGAAGTGTGATTTCTCATTAATGCCTTCTGAGTGTAGAGCATTAGTGACAGCCGCACCTAAAGTAATGGCTGGTACATATGAAAACCCTAATCCAAAAGTAGATGAAAAATATAAATCAGTTTTTCAAGTAGAACATTATCCTAGAGAAGGTAAAAGTTATTTTAATATGTTTAGACCAGAAAGAGGTGGTACTCCAGTGCCATCTATTGGAATTACAATTAGTACCCCAAAAGATTCTGGATTCGAAAGCAATACATTTATAATGTCACAAGAAGAGAAGGATGAGTTCCTAGACTTCGTGACCAACTGTGCTAAAAATCTTCCGTTTTATACTGCACTCTCAAGTGGAATATGTAAAGCAATTAGAAGTACTCTTCCTAGGGGAGAATACAAAGGAGGAGACCCAGCCGGTAGATCTAGAGTTAGTGGAACTCCTGCTGGTAGATCTAGAGTTACATCTACGATTGAACATCCTGCTGATCGTCATGTTGATACTAAAGCCCCTAATGACTTTCAACCTGAAGATCTAGCATCCGTCAAAGAGGGCGGAGGATCTGCTGGGGATTATGATTGGGATTTTAGATAGGAATAATTTGGTTAGTCGGGGGCTCCTATTGTAGGGGCCCCCAAACCTAAGGATTAATATGGATAAATACGATACATCATCAATAGAATTAGTTGATGCTATTACACACATTCGAAAACACACAAGTCTTTATTTAGGCGATACATCAAATGCTACTCAATTATTAATTGAAATGCTTGATAACTCATTGGATGAAGTAGCCGCTGGTGGTGCCAAAAGAATAAAAATAGAAATAGGAGATGATTATTTTTCTGTTGAAGATGATGGAAGAGGTATACCATTCGATGGGAAACTTCCATTAGATAAAGATCCTCCTATTTTGATAACGCATGAAATAAATACTAGTGGTAAGTTTAGAAAGAATGAAAACGGATCTTCATATAAAATATCAGTTGGTCTTCACGGAATTGGATTGACTGCTGTATCAGCATTAAGTAATAAAATGTTAATAGATATTTATAGAGATAATAAGCATGGATTATATACAATACTCCATGATGGCACGGCAGAGAGAAAGATATCTAGAGGTAATAAGAAACCACCCTACTCTACTAAGATGGTGTGTTATCCTAATCCAATATACTTCGACGACATTAGTGTAAATATGGATCAGATAATTGGTAGATTATCAATTGCATCTGCTAGATTTCCACGGCTTAAGTTATATATTAATGATGATAAAATTTCATGTACTGAAGAAGATTTATTTAAAACTTATCTTGGGGAAGCTCCTGAGTATTATAATACATATGTAGAGAAAAAACATGAGTCTTGCACATTAACATTTGCCTGGGCGGAATGTGACTCTCCTAAACAAACTATATTCACTACAGTAAACTTGGCACCAGTATTATCTGGTCCACATATTACAAAAATAAATAACTTTATTAAAGCAGCATTTGAAAAACTAAAAAAGAAATATAACTATTCATTTGAACCATCTGATTGCTTAAATTGGTCTAGAATATATATTAATTTAATGGTGGTGAAGAACCACTTTGATAGTCAAACAAAAGAAAGGCTATCTAAGAAATCAGATCTATCTATAATGGATGGATTGGAAAAACAAATAGAAGTTACTATAAAGGCTATGGGTGAAGAAGAGTTAAAGAATTTACTCATACGATTTCAAGACTATAGAAAAGCAATTCAATCTAAAAAATTAACTAAGACTCATGGAAAGAAAAGAGGGTCATCTAGGTCTACTAAGTTGCAGGACTGTACTTCTAATAATGGGGAACTAATTATTGGAGAAGGAGCTTCTGCAATTGGTGGGTTGGCACAAGTTAGAGATGAAGTAAAACATGCTGTGCTAGCTCTAAGAGGAGTCATACCTAATATATTAACTAAAAAGGATGCTCTTGATAATCAAGAAGTAAAAGAAATAATAAGAGCGCTAGGTTGTGGGATTGGATCATCATGTGACATTTCCAAACTAAGATACGGTAAAGTTATCATTGCAGCTGATGCAGATCCAGCAGGGTATTTTATCACAGCTCTACTAATAATTCTATTTGCATCATTAGTCCCTGATTTAATAAAGGAGAATAAACTTTTCATCTGTAAGACTCCATTGTTTGGAATCAAAAAGAAAGGTAAGTTTGTTCCTCTTTGGACAAATAAAGATCTAGAAAAAGCAAGAAAAAATAAAGAATCGATAATCCGAATAAAAGGACTAGGTGAATTTGATCCAGATGATCTTAAAGTATTTACTCTTGATGAATCTACTAGGATATTAATCCCTGTAACTTGGTCTAAGAATTACAAGGCCATTTTTAAATTGATGAGTGATGCTAAGGAACGTAGGAAACTAGTTCTTAATACGTGGAAAATTGAAGACTAAGTTGAGAAGGGTCAAGTAGTGATCTCATTTCTTGACGTTACATAAGGATAAATGAATGGAGAAACTTGTACCCTGGTTGTATAGAGAATATGGTGAGTATGTAAATAAGAAAAAAATGCTACCGTTAATGGTAGATGGATTACTACCAGTACAAAGAAGAGTATTATTAAGTCTTCATATGATGGCGAAAACAAGCTATGTAAAAACTGCTGAGGTACTGGGACATACAATGGGTCACTTCCATCCTCATGCAGCAGCAGAAGGAACCGCAACATACCTGGTTCAAAACGAATTCTGTTTAGGATCTGGACAATGGGGAACTACATTTGGAATAAACAAGATAGACCCAGCAGCTATGAGATACACAAAGATGAAGGCCAGTCCATTCATTGAGGATATGGCATTCAAATTTGTTAATAATATCAAATGGGCAGAAGACGAACTGAAACCTGAACCCATTTTTTTACCAACGATGATTCCAATATGTTTGTTTGCTAAAAGTGATTTAGTATCTATAGCATTTGGATTTAAATGTAGAATCCCTGCATATAATCTCAAAGATCTGATAAGAAGATTACTATACCTAGAAGGTAGAAGAAAAACTAAACCAACAATTTCACCAACTATAATGGGATGTGAGATACTATCTACTAAAAAAGAATTGGAAGAGTTGCTAACGACTGGAACAGGATCCATTAGTGTTAGAGGGATATATGAAGTCAGTAAGAAAAACTATTCTATCATTGTACGCGGATGGGGACCAGGAACTAGGTTCGAAGCGATACTATCTAGAATTGAAAAGTTAATGCTTGCCGCAGGTATCTCAAGAGATGATTGGATTCATAGAGACTCATCTAATAAAAACAATGGAACTAAGGTTGTATTCGAAATAGATAAAACTAGAAACCGTGATCCCGCGTTTAAAGCTTTAGTTAAATCTATGAAGATTGCTCTCGAAGACAGGATTAAATATGATGTGATTGTTGTTAACTTGAAAGGAGAGTTGGCTCGACCATCTATAGATGAAATGCTATCTAATACATTTAAGCATTGGAAATTTGCATTCAATAATAATACAGAAGAAAGAATAACTAATACTATAGTATTGATAAATGAAATGATGTTAATAAAAAAGATTAGACCTTATATATCAATGGCCTCCAAAGAACCTACTGTCGATGGAATGATAACAAGGCTATCTACAAAATCTGGAGTATCCGAAGAGGATGTAAAGATAGTTGTAGATAAATATAAAATTAAAAAGATACTTACAGTTGATACAGACACCAAGGAATACAAAGATAAAATTAAGCGTCTAAAAGCAGTGTTATCTAACATAGATAAGCTTTCACTGGACACGTACGAAGAACTTCTAGCTTCTAAATAGGAGAAGAAAATGAAGATGGTTCGAGAAGAAAAACAAATCACCCTCGTTGGTGAGGTTTCATTCAGACCTCAAATTACTCCCGGTCTTGGTAGCCTTCAAAAGGATACTGCAATCATAACAACTAAACAGGGATCTGAATTCAGATTAAAATTCATTAGCGAAGATCCGTATAAACAAGAAATTACTAAAAAATATGAGAAGAAATCAATAGTGTGTACTGGTAGTTTCTTTAGGGATATATTCTTTGCCAAGATGTATGAGACTCCCCGGAGAGCCCCGCGAAGACTTAGTGGAAGGTTGACAACAACTAGAAGAGTTTAAAAAAGGATTAAAATTATGTCAGAAAATAAAAAACCATTTGAAATTGAAACGCCCGGCGAACTTCTACGAGCTATTCTATTTGTTCTTGGCAGTATAGTTTTTAGTGGTGTATTGGTGTTACTTGCTTGTAAAATAATTATAGATATAGTTATAGCATTATCATATACTTCATTAGTAGGAATAATAATAGGATCATTTATAATTGCAACAGCCTCAGTAATTGGAAGTCCAATACAAGAAGAGATGATTAAATACTATGAAGAAAAAAATAAGAAATATTTAGAAGAAAAAAAGAAAAAAGAAGATGACAAAGATGTTCAAACTAACAGTAAGAGTTAACTTCTCAGCAGCACATAGATTAAAATATAGTAAAAGTGACTGTGCGTTTTTACATGGCCACAATTATAAACTATTAGTATACTATGAAGGAGATCTATCTCCAACAAGTGGAATGGTAGAAGACTTCAAAGAAATAGAATCAAATATTGCAGGATATGTATTAGAGAAGTTCGATCATTCTATAATAATAAGTTCACATGACACTGAAATGTTAGATGTTATTGGCGAGATTTCACCTAAGAAAATAGCACTAGTAGATGGAGAACCTACTGCAGAAGTAATAGTTAACGACATTGCAAAACATATAAGATTTCTTGCACTAGAGTCAGACTTCTATAAAGGTTACAGCGAATTAGAATTATGGGAAACAGATAAATACTGCGTCTCATTAAAATTATATTAGGAGTACATATGTTAATACGAAAGTCAGGTATCATCCTTCCGAAAGATGACCCTCAGTTAGAGTTGATAAAATCAGACCTCACTAGGAAAGTCTTTCAGTGGGATGGATCATGGAAAACTATGACCTTTTACGAGGACATGTCAGACTACATAGTTATCCCTAGATTCTACCCTGCTCTTGGAAAAATAAGAGATGATAGAACTGACGGAGATGATATAGAAATAGAATCAAAAATAAAACCTTTGAATTCTAGACAAGAGAAGGTGATGAACTTTCTTGAGAAAACAGAGAATTGTATACTTAGACTCGAACCTGGGAGTGGGAAAGCTCAACCAATTTATTCTAAAATATTGACACCTATTGGTTGGAAAAACCTTCAAGATATTCAAATCGGGGATAATGTAATTGATCCAGTATCTGGAAGAAATGTAAAGGTATTAGGTGTTTTTCCTCAAGGTAAAAAAGAAGTATATAAATTAACTTTTAATGATGGAGCCACAACGTTTTGTTGTAATGATCATTTATGGAAAGTAAAATATAAAAGATCATGTATTGGTGAAAAAGAATATTGGAAGATTAAACCATTAAATGATTTAAAAAATGATTATTATATAGATAAACAAAAAAGACTTAAATATTTTATCCCAATTACATCTCCTATTGAATTTGAAAATCAAGAAATAAAAATAGACCCTTATCTTTTAGGTTGTTTGCTTGGAGATGGAACAATTAGATTTGGTGGTGGAACTATATCGTTATCTTCCAGGGATAAAGAATTGATAGAAACTTGTTCGGTGTTATTAGATAAATATAATCTTGAGTTCAAAAAAGATAACAAATATGACTACAGAATAAGAATTAAAAATAATAAGTTTAGAAAAAAATTTAGAAAAAAAGGAAAATATTTAAATCCTTTAAAAATATATTTGGATGAATTGGGTCTTCTGGGTAAAAAATCATATGAAAAATTTATACCAAATACATATAAATTTAATTCTATGTATAATCGAATTAGTATTCTACAAGGACTCTTGGATACCGATGGATATGTTTCAGATAAAAAACAAGAAGTTAGTTTTTCATCTACATCTTATACGTTATGTAAAGATGTTAAATTTATAGTTGATAGTCTTGGTGGAAAATCCAAAATATATCCAAAACAAACATATTATACATATAAAAATATTAAGAAAAAAGGAAGACCTTCCTGGGTAGTAAATATAACTTTAGATAAAAATATAATTCCATTTAGATTATCTCGAAAAGTTAAAAGATATAATAATATTCATAAATATCCTCCTTCGAGAGCAATAAAAGATATTAAATATATTGGAAAAGAAGAATGTCAATGTATAAAAGTTGATTCAGATGATGGATTATACATAACTGATGATTTTATAGTAACACATAATACTGTTACAGCAATAGAAACTATATGTAGATTAAAGAAACGAACTATTATATTTGCTCATAAAACAGAACTATTAGATCAATGGAGAGGTGAATTTCTTAAACATACTAATCTAACAGAAGATGATATTCAGAAGGTTAATACAGACGATAAGAAGTTTGATGGCTGTCTGAAAAAGAAAATCATTTTATGTACACCCCATACTATATCTGTAGCTATTAGATTAAATAAAAAAGATTTCATACGCGCATTATTAAAAGCAGGCATAGGTATTTGTTTTATAGACGAATGCCATGTTGGAATAGGTCCAGAGGAATTCTCCAAGAGTTCAATTTATATAAACGCCAAACGAATATATGGATTATCTGCTACACCATTTAGACCAGATGGAAATGATGACATAATAAGATATCACCTCGGAGAGGTAAAGTATTTTCCTCCGGAGAAAGATGAACTAATAAACCCCAAAGTTCTTATGGTACATATGCCGTTCCATGTATTTGAAACATATAATATGAAACAAAATTTAATGTGGGGAGGACGATTTCAGAATGCTAGATACTGGAATCTATTGGCGAAGCAACCTAAGTATATTCATAATGTTGCGTCGATTATAAAGAGAGCATACACAGAGGGAAGAAATATATTAGTACTTGGCAATAGAGTTCAGGGTCTAATGAACATGGCCGAGGCATGTAATATTCATAAAAAAGACATCGGTATATTTATGAGCACTGCCACCAGTGAACATAAGAAAAGAGTTCTAGAACTTTCAGATACTACAGATCTTAAAGAAGCATTCTATAAAAAGCGAGTTGTGTTTTCTACATATGGTATGGCTAGGGATGGAAACAACAGAAAAGATTTAGACTTTCTTGTATTATGTATACCGACTGGCAACATAGAACAAGCAGTGGGTAGAGTTCAGAGAGAACTCAAGGGGAAACGTAGACCAATAGTAATAGATTTAGTAGATACCCAAAGTCCTAAGAATAAATCTGGAAATTATATATTTGAATACCAGGCACAGAGAAGGAAAGAATTCTATGCTAAGATGGGTTGGAAAGTTGAGACGATATTTTTTAAAGAATAAAATAAATAATATATTTAAATCATTTGAGATTCCACCTCAAGTTTGTACTGATATATATATGTGCTTATTAGTATTATGAGAGAAGCGATTGATGAGATCGCCATACATGGTACTGTAAGATTTGATGCAAAATATGAGATAGATACTATGGGGTATATATCAGATAAAACAAGAATATTTCTTAGAACCACCTATGGCACTGGAGTATTAGAAGGACAGGATCGGTTCTTTGAAGATGCTATGTATTTTGCACCGTCTCAAAAAGGTAGACGATTATTTAAAGCAGATAATACATGTACTCTTAATAAGATTAACAGAGACATAGTAATATGATAAGTGATTATAATATCTCAACAACACCAGGCGATATATATTTAATGATTTACTTTTTTAAAACAAATTCGATGGCGACTCTGGTCCCTGAAAATTTTACACCGACCTTGTTTGGTCTAACTGAACCTGTTATAGGTGCAAATCGACTTACCAGATGTACAGAATCTGGTACAAACTTGGGATTAGAACTTAGAAATATAACTAAGACTATGTACTTATACACTAACACGAAAGGAATATTAATTTAATGAGCGAAGTATCATTACCAAATGATAAATTTTCTATCTTCCTAACCATTGTATCAATGATGCAACAGTCATGTGATAACATGCTTATAAAGGGTGGGAAGATATGTCAATCCTCTAGTAGAAAAAGTTCAATCTTTGATATAGATTTAGAACCACTAGTAGGAGACATTGATCTAATCGTTAGTAGATTAGAATCAAAAAAGGATCTACTTGAAACGTTTAGAAAACAAGAAGTAGATATGACTTTAGAAATTAATGAGAATAATTATATATTTAGAGATAGATTCTCTAGGGTAACTTGTCATAACATCAAACCTGAAATTGCATACAAAATGAATGTTCCTGTTTCTGATTTAGATAAGACACTGAAGTTAGATGATGTCGAAATAATATTTGAATACACTATGAATAGAATGATGATAGATAGAATATCTTCTTTCAGAAAGGCCTTGAGTGCTAGGCATCTGGTGATCGAAGGAAAGGGAGATAAGGTAAACTTAAAAATAAATACATCAGATAAGTCATTGGCTACGTTCGGAACCTTAGCAACTATAGATGATCTCCAACAAGAGTTCTCAGGGATTCTTCCGTACTATTTAAATGTTGTTATGACTAATGTAGAGAGTATAGTATTCACATTGTATTCACGACCAAAAGAAAAAGACTATCTACTTAAAATGGAATCATCAATCGGTACCTCTCCCGAAATACCGATTACCGTTTGGGCACTATCAAATCAAACAGACGGAGAAGACTAATAGGATGTTCACTCAGAAGGAAAGAGATGTAGTTGTATCTAAATTAGCTCCAATAGTACCACCTACAATAGGACCAAATGGAATTAGTACATTTAATAGTTGTAGAGAATTTATCAATGAACTATTAACAAAGGATAAGAATCTTTCCGAAGTCGAACAAGCCCTGCTGAGAAGATACGAACAATCGCTAAAAGAAATAGCATTAATATCAGGACAATTAAACTATGCCTACTTGGATCAACTTGAAAAACTCCAAAAGAAAGTCAAAGTCAAAAAAATCCGCAGCTGAACCCCTAGATACTTTAGATCTTAATGATGCATCATCAGATGAATTAATTAATGTATTACAGGAGCATGAGGAAGTATTAGAATCTATTGAGAGTAATGAACCTAACGAGGAAGTCAAACTAGAGTTGTTTGACGGTGGAGAAATCAGAAAGGACGGCTGATGTATTTTAACATATGGCCAGAAGAACCAACTGAAAACTTTTCCTGGGCTATTTGTAAGAACCCCGAGTCCATCTTCATGAGAGAGATGGGTAAGGAAGGAAGACGAATAGCTGGGTGGTTTTCAGTCGATGAAAAGACTGGGCGACAATCATATCATGGGTCTGCAGTAAATGCGCCCCTATCATTTTTAGCAACTGCAAAGAAACTTAATCTACCAGCATATGTCCACAATCATATGACTTCAGTCTGTCCATATAACCTCAAAGCATTTGATGAAATCCTCAGATCAGTAATGCGGGGAAGAAATGCATCTGGTGGACACTTAACTGATGAACAATTCTCAGAGAAAAGAATGTGGGGAGCATACATGGGACCATATACTGTGGACCATGAGTATGCCTCTTCATCATTTTCACAAGTAGGAATATCGTGTGTAGATACAATCGGTCTTCCTGGTGGAACACATATGTACTCACTAAACTCAATAGAACCAATGTCCATAACAGAATTTCTCCAGAAGGTATATGTAGTAAGCTTTTATCTTTCATTCAATAGAGATAGCATTTACTCAATGGGTGAAGAACAAGTTGTTAAGTTTATAAATCTTTGTAAAGAATGGATAATGGATTGCCCAATCAAAAACATGATTGTAAATAAAATATGTAGATATAACAAGAACCTTATTAAATTATTTGAAACTGGACTGATAGAAGGTATTGAAGACGAAGATCTTAGAGGTGAAATTGCCAAGAAAATAGATGAGAGATTTACACGGATAGGCCTTCATCAGAAGCGTCACGATCTTGTACTTGAGCTCATGAAAAATCTCCATGCAGATGGAAAGTTTAATACCTTTGTTGATCTTGGTTTCTCAGAAGGTAAACTATTGTATGCCCTCAGAGAACAAGAAGAGTTTAATTCAGTACGTGCAGTTGGTATAGAGCTAGAAGAGTATCGTGTTAGAAAAGCTCGAAAGAAAATGAGAAATACGAATACCAAGTTGATACAATGTGATGCGATGTTCCCGAATATCACTGAAGTGGATGTTAATCCAGACGTATTAGCTTGTGTTGAATTCATAGAACACTTCGACAGTGAAGATAGACGTAACCTCGTATCCATAATCAGGGACGTCTTCCAACCGAAGCATCTAGTACTGACTACACCGAACGTAGCATATAATGATATAATAGGATTGGAAGAAGGAATATGGAGACATAGAGATCATAAGATAGAGTTCAACTACGATGAGTTTGTTGCCGAGGTAGTAATTCCTCTTGCGAAGAAATACACTGTGGAAATGCGCCTCCTTGTCCCAGAAGAAGAAATACAACCATCGTTCTGTTTAGTATGTACCCGAGTTGAAACTCCTATCAAGAAGAAAAAGAAGAGAGGGAGAGGTAGATCTCCTGTTAACCATCAAACAATATCAATAAGAAAATGGCAGGAGATGTATCAAGGAATTCACTTCAGTCGCGTAGGGTATACTGTCAGACCCAATGAGATAGCGAATGGATATTCATCTCGCGCATTCAGAATGAATGGAAAAAATATATTCTATCTTGCCCCAACAATAAGCCCGTGCGATTGGACTGAGGGAGCTCCAGACTTCTTAGAGCACCCTCTTTCTTGCTTTGAGTACTATAGAAACCGTGGAGTTACTAAGCTCATTGGTGAAGAAAAGTACATGGGTTCAAGAGGATATATACTATGCTTCAAAAATCCAGAGGATGCTAAGGCAGCTGGATACAGATTACCACTAGTTATAAATTCAAGAGGTGGGTTCCCATTCTTCACCGACGATGCCACACTGATGGCCATATGGGAAGAGCTCGCCCCTGCAATGAAATTTGATTTCATGGTACTAGATGCAGAGATCATGCCCTGGAATTTGAAGGCTGGTAAGATGATTGATCGCCAGTTCAGACAGCCAGGTGAATGTGCATTTCTTTCTAGATCATACGCATCCGGAACCTCTCTGGAGGTTCCAAGCGATTACACCCAAAGTTCTGTAGACTTCCTAGAAACAGTAGACACATATGCTGCAGATTCCAGACTAGAAATAAGACCGTTCCATGTTCTAGCATATGGATCATGTGATCAGCATCCCAAAGGACTTAGGTTCAGAGATGTTGTGAATGGATTCTTTATGGATCATGGAAAACATCTAGAATTAATTCAAGATATCTCAAATACAAAAGGCGATGCCAGTTTCATTAAACATTGTGTTGGACATGTTGTATACTTACAAGAGCCGAAGTCAGTAGCAGATTCCATTGAGAGATGGATGAAGTATTGTGACAATGAAGTAGGCGAAGGATTCGTATACAAACCAATGGACTTCATGAGATATTCAGCGAATGGATATTACATTCAACCAGCAGTTAAAGTTCGAGGAAAGAGATACCTACAGATAGTATATGGTATCGACTATCTCCAACCTGATTATTTCGAACAATTAAAGAGAAGGGGAACGAAGAAGAAGAGAGTCCTTGCAGCTCAAGAGTTTGACGTGTCCCTCAATATGTTAACTGCATTCCTTAGAAGAGATCCGGTGATGCTTAAGCGGTACACTGCAGCGTTTATCGGAATGGAATCAGTAAACATGAGAGGTATTGACGCGACTCTTTAACAATACAATTTCCAGGGGGAGGAATGGTTCTCCCCCTGGCACCCTTAAAGGAGACATCTAATGGGTAGTATATCAGACGGACGAGACAAACCAATTAATGGATTTTTTAATCAATATGAATTCCTATCTAATTTTCATCCCGCTCCTGTAGAATTTGAAGGGGTAATCTATCCAACTGTAGAAAATGCGTATCAGGCTGCGAAAAGCAGAGACCCAAAAACAAGAGAGAGATTTGTAAATATTACTCCTGGCCAAGCAAAGAAACTAGGGCAGGAAATAGAAATAAGAGAGGATTGGGAAGCAGTTAAATTAGGGGTCATGTTCATATTATTATTTGAAAAAATTGACGAACATGAAGATCTGCTGGAGAAATTAGTAGAGACTGGAAATGCACATCTAGAAGAGACAAATACATGGGATGATAAATACTGGGGAGTATGTGATGGTGTAGGTGAAAATCATTTAGGTATTTTATTAATGACAGTACGAGGAGCTATTGCAATTGAGAGAGGTATTATATTACAATGTGGATCATCTGCATCCTCTTAGGATCATTGCTCCTTCTTAAACTTAATATTAGTTTCTCTAATTGGGACATCACTTTAATAAATACATTAAAGCTTACACCTGTTATCATACTCGCTAACTATTTATATTGGGTAGCATTTCAAAGAGGACCAACAATATTTGTGGTTTGGATTATAGCTACGGGATGTATATCAGTTCTTTCATTTCTTTATTCCATTTACTTCGACAACCAATTAATTAATTTAAAATTGATAGTAGGATCACTAATGATACTACTTGGAAGTTACATCCTGACGACGACAACTAGCTAAGGAGAAAGAAGAATGGAAAGAGAAAGTTCATTACACCGGGTAACAAAAGGTAAATTCCTTAAGATGTATCTTACCCATTATGGTTATCTTTATAGATTGATGACTGATTGCCTGCACTCCCATGAAGGGGAGCCGAACCGATACCATCTAGAGGATAATCTATGGACTCATACCATGTTAGTATTCAATGGACTGAATCTTTTCGATCCTTCTCTCTGTTACAACGGTATAAATATAAGTGATGTGGGAAATAAAGTAATTTTGACTGCAGCTTTGGTCCATGACTATGGAAAGATTTCACGTAGGCAACCCAATAGAAAAGGGGACGGCGTGGCTTTCTATGGACATGGTCAAGCAGGCACACAGTTTGCAGCAGAGGTGTGTCACAAATTGTTTGGGGACGATCCTGATTTTGGTCTCATTCTACATTGCGTAACATTACTTACAAGTAGACACATTGATGCTTATCAATTGAAAGATAAAGGAAATATTGAAGGATTTTGTAACAATTCATGGTTCATTACTGAATGCTTCAATAGATTATTAAGTGCTGATGAATATGGTCAGATCACCGATGATGACAATGATCGGATGAAGAATCCTGACCTCAGGTCGAACCAATTTACCATAGCGATTCAATCCCTACGGGAATGTGGGGTAGACCCTATATTAGATTTAAATAGAGAAATCTATTTAAATAAAGATGGTTCCAAATTAAAAGAAGACGATGATATTAATGGATGTATATTTTGTGGAGCTCCGGGCGTAGGGAAAGACTACCTCGCATTAAAATTAGGGTTCAAAATATTTAGCTTCGATGATATCAGAGTAGCCGAATATATTAAAGAACATCCTGAGGCAGTTGATTCCTGCGACCCGGACACTTTATATAATGAAGCATACAGATGGTGCAACTCTAATAAGGTTGACTTAATGGCCTTGCTACGGAATGCGATTGTAGAATTCAGAGCAATCAATGGTACAGATGCGAAAATAGCAATATGTAATACGAGTCTTACGGTTAAATCTCGTAAGCAATTATTCAGTCTCTTGAAGAAAATACTAGGAAAAACATCCAAGATAGGATGTAAGTTTATAATATGTAACACAAAAGATTACATTGCAAGAGATGCAGATAGAAAAGAGAAAACTGTAAAAGAACATGTAATAAATTGGATGATTCCTAAAATGAGTATCCCTACTCAGCGAGAAGGATTTCATAAAGTTGAGGTGATCTGGAACGACACCGAATAGAAAGGAATATTAATGGGATTAGATGTATCTTTATATAAATTGAATGGTGTTACGTATGATGAAATTATTGAAATGTCCAATGATTCTGATGAAGATCGCTGGGAAGAAATCGATGCAGCTAAAGAATCAATAGGAATAGATTCTAAATTATATCCTGATGAGTTATTTAAGATTGGATATTTTAGAAGTAGTTATAATGAAGCAGGAATTAATAGAGTATTGGATCAAAGAATAGGTAAATCATTACCAGATATATTTCCTGGTAAAGTTAAAGATGAATATCATGTTCGAGTTGATTGGGAACAATCATTACGATTAGCCACAGAAGTAAAAGAAGAATTCATAAAATTTGTAGAGTTATATGGTGACTTTACAATCATGACTGTGAACATGATTAATCCATTCCAACAGGCTCCAAGATCATCAGTATCTGATTCCGATGCCTTAAAAACATTTATAGATGTAAAAGAAAAACATAAAGAGCCAAGTCCCTTTGGATCAAATTGGTTTAATAGCAACGAGGGAACATTTTTCTTAGACGATTCTCCCACAATACTTGCTGTCATCCCTGGCCAGAGCGTCATGGGTTCTCAAGTAATTCATCTTATAATCGAGAGTAAACGAGATGAGAATGGTGAACTAGCTTTAGATAGTTATGTTAGATCATTAGAGATCGTAGAAGAAACTTGCCAGTGGGTATTGACACAAGAAGACCCAACCAAATACATACTAGGTTGGTCAGGATAGGAAACAATGGGAGCAGTAACAGCTAAACTAAAAGAGAAGGGAGTGATTCAACCTCCCCCATTTTTACTAGATAATATACATTATGAAACCATGATGGGTAGTCATGCCTATGCAGTAAACAATTCCGATTCTGATGTAGATATATATGGGTTTTGTATACCCCCAAAAGAAATTATATTTCCACATCTAGGTGGAGACATAGTTGGGTTTGGACTGCAGAAGAAAAGGTTCGAGCAGTTTCAAGCACACGCAGCAGTCGATCCTGACACTGGTGTAGATTATGATATTACCATATATAGTATAGTCAAATACTTTCATTTATGTATGTTAAATAATCCTAATATGATTGATTCATTATTTACATCTAGACGTTGTGTATTGCATGCAACTAAAGTAGCAAACATTGTAAAAGAAAACAGAAAGTTGTTTCTTCATAAGGGTAGCTGGCACAGGTTTAAGAACTATGCCTACTCCCAAATAAATCAAATAAGAACTAAGAATCCAAAAGGAAAAAGAAAACAATTGGTAGAACAATTTGGGTATGATGTTAAGTATGCATACCATCTTGTTAGACTGATGTGTGAGGTTGAACAAATTCTTTTGGAACATGATATAGATCTTGAAAGAAACAGAGAACAACTTAAATCAATAAGAAGAGGAGAATGGACTAAAGAAGATGTATTCGACTGGTTTTCTAAGAAAGAAAAAATACTGGAAGAAATATATGTCAAGTCTGATCTCCGAGAAGAAGCAGAAGAAGATGCTATCAAGCAACTACTAATGGATTGTTTAGAAGAACACTATGGATCATTGGATGGAGTGATCGTTACTCCTAGTAAATCTGGTAAAATTCTAGACGATTTAGAAGGGCTTCTTCACAAACATAGAATGTATGAATGAATGGAAAAATAATTTATGTTTAAATATGGAGAAGTAATTTGGATTGTTAAATCCAATAAAGAAAATAATATAATCGAATTACAGGGTCCTCTTGTAGTGGGGAGAAAGGACTCAGACCACATTTACTTTAATGGTAATAAACGAATATCTACTTTTGATATATCTTCTGGAAAAGTAAAGTGTTATTCTAATCCCGAAGAAGCAATGATCTCTTATAAGAAGCTGGCACTTACTGAAGGTCTACTTGACCCAGATGGAGATAAATTTGGATGGGCACGGGTAAGTCCTGAACCAAGAAAAGAAGATGATATATCTGCAGATGAATCTCCATCAAGTATTACAGATCTATTAAGAGAAAAAGAAAGAGAAGTAACCACACCCGATAACCATACAATTCCTGTTAGAGATGGATATAATTCTTTTCCTACTGGCCCACATTGGGAGCAACTCCAAAGGGGCCTGGCGGAAGGAATTGCAACCGATATAGATAGAAATATTATAGATGATATCGTTAACTTCCATCCTCCTTTTTACATATCTGACTATGGAACGGCTACAGATTCTACTGGCGGTTATAGTAGTACTGGTAGTATTAGGGATTATAATAGAATAGATCTAAGTAACTATATAACTGGTGGGTATACATCCATTCAATCTTATGTTACTCCTGTTGCTCCTCTTGAGCGCATTAATGTTACATTCACAATTGATGGTACCATCGACACAAGTACAGAAGTAGATCTAGGGACAGAAGTAGAGACAGAAGAGGAGGAGATTGATTAGTTATGTTTGGTAAAAACCAGCCACAGTTTTTTGTTACTCGTATACATAACGAATACTTAAAAATTACTGGTCATCATAGTCTCTTCAGCGTCGTAAATGATATTGTTAACCCTAGAATTTTTAATTATTTAGACATACAATATAGCTATGCATCTCAAATTAATATCCTCTTAGCTTCTCCTGATATGGTTAAGGGAATCATACGAGACGTACAATACGATGAGGGTTTACACCGTTCTATATTAGAGTTATCAATAAGTCAGTTAGAATGGTTAGGATATGACCCAAATAGATTATCATTAAAGATAGATCTATTTCAGGGACCATTCCCGACTGTAATATCCCCTAGAAACTTTTACACATATGTAGCATTATCTGGGTTTAAATTAAAAGATATCGAGGTTAAATCAGGAATGATGTATAAAAAATATTATACCAATTGGTTATGTAGATTCTATTGGAACAATAGAAAAGATTATGGTTTGGTTTATAATAACAAACTTTCTATACCAAACTATATTAGTGAGCTATTTGATGGAGGAATTATAATTTAGATTCCTTATCACTACTGGAGAATTATGGAAATAAAAACTAAAAAACAAGCTAATGAAATTACAGGTGGATTATCATCACCAAGTAAGATGCCCGGTAAGTCATGGGCGATTCCTGCTAGTTCGTGTAAACGTGGATCCAACTTAAGAAATAAAAAGAATTCTATCTGCAGTAAATGTTATGCATCTAAGAATAGATATACGTTTACAACTGTTATAAAGGCAGGAGAAAGAAGACTCGACACTATATCTGATCCTAACTGGGCCGATGCTATGGTCGTTCTAATAAAAGGTGAAAAATATTTTAGATGGTTTGATAGTGGTGATCTACAAAACGTTAAACATCTAAGAAAAATAGTTGAGGTTGCTGAAAGAACTCCCAATTGCAAACATAGACTTCCAACAAAAGAAGTAGGGACTGTTAAACTATTTCTAAAAGCTGGTGGGGTAATTCCAGATAATTTAAACATAAGAATCAGCGCAGATTATATTAGTCAATTGCCAGCTGAAGTACCAGATGGATGCAATATATCTACATGTTCTGTAGATGGAAAAATGCTAGGGGTCGGAGCTTATAATTGCCCTGCTACATTTAGAGAAGGTGTGAAATCTTGTAGTGATGCAAAATGTTATAGATGTTGGAACAAGAGTCAATATCATATAAATTATAAGTTACATTAAACCATTGGAGAATTAAATGAAGTTTATTTTTACTGCCGACATTCATCTTAAGTGGTGGCAAGATAGGGACCACGATGAGAATGGAGTTCCTATGAAATTAGTAGAGACTTTAAATGCATTTGAAGACATGTGTAAGTATGCTGTAGAACATAAGATAGAAAAGATTATAATTGGAGGAGATTTAAATGATACAAAATCTACAGTTAATACTAGATCATTTGTATTGTTTAGAAAAATACTTGAGAAATATGAAAAAGAATATACACAACTAACATTTATATTCATCCCAGGCAATCATGACCTCACAGCAAAATTCACATACAATAATGCTGTAGATCTAATGGTAGGTCCTAGTAATGTATTAGTATACAATGATCCTACTGTGATAGATGATATAACTCTTATACCCTGGAACTATAACATAGCAGATGAAATTTATAAAGCAGATAGAAATAGAATTTTAATATCTCACTTCGGTTTATCTGATGCTAAACTAAGTTCTGGTATATCTATTCGTGCTAATTTATCGTCCGATGATCTGAAGAAATTTGATCTGGTTCTACTGGGTCATTATCATAAGCCTCAGACAATTGGACATGTTCACTACGTAGGGTCACCTATCCCATTTAAACGGGATGAAGCAGAAGAAGAAAAGAGATTCCTAGTTGTCGACACCGCTACCTTAGAGGTTGAGTCTATACCAACCAAAGGGTATAGACAATATAGAATAGTAGAGATCACTGAGGAATCAGATGTTAGAGAATTAAATGAATTAATAAGATCATATAAAGAAAATGGTGACTTTATAATAGTAAAGAAAAGAGTTAAGACTCTTCCTAAATCATTAGAAGAATTCAAAGACATACAACTTCTAGATTTATATGAGGAAGATCATCAGATGAGAGGGATAACTTCCTCTATGAATATAGAAGATCAAATGAAACAATATATGAAGATCAAAGAAGTTCCAGACAATGAAAGAGACAAGCATCTACGGATCGCAGTGAGGGCCATATCAGATGACAGCGGATAAAAAAGAACCAGCATATCTAGCAATGATAAGAGCAGAAAATAAGTATTATTTATTAGCAAATGATTCTGATGGAACTATTGTAGCATTTGATACTTTAGAAACAGCAACCAATTTCTTTGAGAAAGGTTATGAAGAATCACATGCTAGAAGCTATGAAGCATCGATGTCAGCATGTATTAATTATATATTCTTTAACCCTAGTATTATTAAGTTGGAAGATAAAGAAGATATAGTAAACACAGTAATCGTATTTCCTATTAAGATGGTACGTTTAACTCATGTGGCTGGTAATGTAAATGCTCTTCCGTGTGAAGGGCCAGATGCTGAGGCATGGTTTGAAGCTGGTATAAAACCAAGGCTAATACATAACGGTGAACCAATAGGACAGATGGACCTTCCAGGAATAGAATAACATTTAAGGAGTTTAATGCGAGCTAGTATAGGTTATAAGAAAGATTGGTATTATGGTATAATTAAACAATTATCCCCTAGAATGAAAGAAGCATTGATAAACATATATGGATACTTTTTAGATACTGATAGAAGTTACCCTTGTGGATTGTGGTTACACTCAGGATATTATAATTACGATAGGTATTGTACGAAGTATGAAAAAGAGATAGAAGATGATACGATTTTCAGCGGACAATTTCAACCAATATCTAGAGTTGGTGAAAAAAGACCCGAAGGGGTTCCTAGTTGGAATTGGCACCACACTGAAGTATATGTATATGAATCTGGAGAGGTTGATCAGAAAGACGAAGAGGTCAATCCAGATCCATACTTTAAATCTTATTATAGAGAATATATAAATACATGCCAAGCTTTAAAAAGAAGAGAATTAATTTATAGAGATAAAGAAACTAAAGCTTTTGTTTATACAGTAAGCCCCCCCAAAGAGGCATTACCAAATACGGTACCGATCCCAACTCCAACTCTTAGAAATTATCCATTTACTCGTACCATTAGAAAAGATCAACATCGCATTAGATACGACCTCACCGATAGAGGATACGTAGTAGCAAAAATGTTATATAAAATAAGGAATGAAGACATGTCAAGATTTGTTATGTATAATGGAATAGAGATCTAACTTTTGATTCTTAGGAGACATAATGATTAATATCATATTCAAAAAAATTAGAATGAAAAACTTTCTTTGTCATGAAGATATGGAGTTTGCATTCACCCCGAATAGATTTGTTAGTATAACTGGAAAGAATGGAGTTGGTAAGACAGCTATATTCGATGCTCTTCTTTGGTGTTTATATGATACCACAACTCGTGGAATCACCGGCGACAAAATAATAAGGAAGAGAGCAAAGAAGAACTGTTATGTTGAATTAGAATTTTCCATAGGAGAAGACGAATACATTATTAAGTGTTATAGAAAGCATTATAAATTTAGTAATGAGAAAATTCTAATTAAGAATGGTGTAGATATTACAGAGTCTCTCAGGCGATTAACAAATAAGAAAATAGCTGATATCATAATGGAACCAGAAGTGTTCATGAACAGCTTGTTGTTCTCACAATACATCGGGAGTGACCGTGGATTCGTAGAGATGAATCATACAAATCAAAAAACTATCTTAGATAAAATGTTATCATTAGATAGATATGATGATTACTATGATAAGATATCAGATAGAATAAAAGAAATTGATTCTGAAATAGTAAACAAACAACATGATAAAGATAATATAAACGGAATCAAAGATTCAAATCATAATATTTTAATTGATTATGAATTACACTTATCAGAGTTAGATGAACATCATGATGATACTAAGAGATTAATATTAGATGAATTAGAAACACATAGGTTGACAATAGAAGAAGGTAGACGGTATATAGATACTCATTTATTATACTATGAAAAGAGATCTGAATTGGGTGAAGCTCTAGTAGTTATAAAGCATGCAGCTGAAAAGATCTCAGAAGAAAAACAAACTAAAAAGAATGATTTATTAAGAGAGAAAGAATCTAGAATAGATTCCATAAGATCAGAGTTATATAGATCATATATGAATAAGAAAGATTCTCTCACCCAGAAGGTACATGAATTAGAGAATCAATTACTAGAACTATACACAATATATGAAGTAGAGAAAAGTAGTATGGATAGTAAGTACTCCAGACAACGCGAATCAATACTTCAACTAACTACTGAGAAAGTAAATGAATTTAATTCTGTATTAACCAATCAAAGAGAAGTAATATCTAAATGTAATAATAGAATCGAATCTATTGGATTATATTTAAATGATAAAATAGAGAAGCTGTCTCAATATAAAAATTCCAAGTGTCCTGAATGTGGGCAGAGTCTAAAAGATATGGATGATACATCTAGCAGAATATCACAATTAGAAAAAGAAATATCAGAATTGAAAAGAGAGTTGAGTGAAAATGAGGACAACGCTGCCAACGCATCTTCTATTCTTAGAGATTATCAGAAGGAAAAAAATGATTGGGAAGAAAAGTCTGTAAACAATTTATCATTTTTTAAAACTGAAAGACAAGAAGCAGCAGAATTATTAACCTCAAAGTATAAGGAAGATAAAAGAGCGCGGGAGTCTGAGGTCGGGCCATTAAGATTAGAGTTAGTTGATATGGAAAATAAATATAACGAAGATCTAGAATTAGAAATTGAAAAAATAAACAGAGAGTTTGAGGTGAAAATATCCGATTCTCTGATTAAATATAATAGAGAATTGAAAGATAAGTTAGAAGAGATCGGAGAGATTGAGTACGATTACAATGATATGAAAGAGAAGTGTGAGAAGTTGGATGAAATTAAGATGGACCTCTCTACATCTATTACACAGGTAGAGAACAGAGAAAGAAATCTTGGAGAATATGAATCCCAATACAGGGACAATAAAGAAACATTCAATAGAAATATATCAAAGATAAAGATCTCCCTAGATGAAGGAGATGAGCAGATAGAAGAACTAGATAAAAATATATCATCATTAGAAGAAGAAACTAAAATTCTAGAATTTTGGAAGACTGCATTTTCTAATATGGGAATAAAATCTTTACTGTTAGACGAGGCCATACCTATCTTAAATAGTAAATCGCTAGAGCTATCCCGTTTAACAGAAAACATCAGGGTATCATTCGACAGTCAGACAACTCTTAAGTCAGGAGAACATAGAGATAAGTTCTCCATAAATGTAATACATACACAAAACCTATCCGAGCTAGGAGAACTCTCTGCTGGAGAATCAAGACTCACCAGTATAATAGTCCTTCTGTCTCTTAGACATTTGTTAGAAGTAATGAATGGAACATCTATTAATATCTTATTACTAGATGAAATATTAGACGGTCTAGACATTGATAATGTAACTGTGGCATTGAATATGTTGAGGAGACTGTCTAAGAAACGGTGCGTAGTCCTAATTTCTCATACACTCAGAGATAATATAGAAGCAGATGATTATCTACCTATGTAGTACGATTATATATATTAAATAATGAAGTGGTATTTATACCAATGTCTCATACGTATGAGGCATCTTCAGCTGAGGAAAAATTAAGAGCACCAAACTTTTTTATTTTAATAAAAATAAGGAGAATCAAAATGAGTAATAGATTTTATTCAGGCGGTCCCATAGGTGCAATGAGCGGATCTCGTTGTGACTTTTGTGGATACATACATCCACCGCCAGTAGGAGAAGCATGTCCTAATAAAAAGAAAAACAACTCAACCTGGAGAGAGCGTGGAGATGAAATAGAACAGCTTGTAGAGGAGGTGTCTAATGCTGTTCTATCGTCAAAGCACTACAAACATCTCATAAAAGAGATAACGGAGGCAATGAAACGAGATGCCGCAAAGAACGGAGTCCCCAGAAAGTAATTGGAGATTTCCCTTAACTGGTAGCCATGAGCTTACAGACTCAGATGGAAGACAAGTATATGTCTATGAAGAAATATTAGATCCAGATACTAATCCTAAAAAAGTATTTAATGTATTTTGTCAAACAGATGGTGGGACCTGGGCTGTATCAAAACGAGTCCTGTCTGAAAATTACGTAGTAGTTAAATTAGATAAAGTTGTTGAACTAATAGAACAAAATGTAGATCTTGTTGGAGACCCAACTATAACTGTATCTCCATTCAAATCTGTGTGGTTCAGAAAAACTAGTCAAGAAATAAATTTATTCGATGATGCTACTATGAAACTAGTATTTAGTTTAGTAACAGGAATAGAATCTCCCGAGATAACATCCCCAATGGTAGTAGCTGAAGTTCAGTGTGCCAATTCATACGATGGTAACTCTGCATTAAACTTCAGTTTCTCATTAAATATTACTGCTGGGGTTGGTGAAACATCTGTATCATATAGAGACTATCTTTGTTTGGCTCACTTGACAAAAAGGATTAATCATACTGGTACAATCGCCAACATTGAAGACGACATATTTGAATTACAGGGTCGAGTAGATCATGTAGTAGCGAATTTAAAAAGCATTGGTATTGATAATGAAATTAATGTATACATAGAAATTCTAACAAACCTTTTTACAAGAGATGCGAAGAGACTATTCTCATCACTATGTGAGAACTTAGTAGGTGATTTTAGAAACTTATTTGTGGTATTATCAATTGCATCTTATTGTCTACATAAACATTATGATCATACACGGCACTGGAGATTAAAGTCATACACGTCAGCAATGTACAAGAGTCTATTCACATCCCAATAGGAGAATTCTAAATGGGCCAAGACCAAATTAAAAAACCTTCAGAAGATAAAGTACAAGGTAAACTATCTGATGGTAAAGGGCTCGACGAGAGCGAAGTACTAGGTAAAGTAGAAAAATTTAAGAAGTCATTAGCAGTAGGTGAAAAATACGGTTACAAAATTAGAGAAGAAGGTGGAAAGAATGTAGTTACACTTCCTGAAAATAATGAAGAAGTTACACTTGAGAAGGGCGAGAGTGTCCTTGTAATCAATGGCGACTCTGAATACAGATGGGTTGTGGAAGACCCGGAAGATGTCATCTCTGCTATTAACAAGTTCAAGGATGATAAAGGATTCTCCGTAGTACTCATTGAGGACCTGGCAACAGGTAAGACTGTTTCTAAGCCCGGTGAAATTGATACTCAGGCTGCTGTGTTGTTCTTAGACATTAGACGACACAACAAGGCTGGAAAATAAGAATGAATAGGGGGTAGCCTAGCTACCCCCTAACCTTGAAAGGAAAATTTATGCCATCAAGTGGATACAGAGTATCAGTCATGAAATATTTCACTGATGCTCAGTGTGAAATTACAGCGTATCTGGATAATTGTAACTTCGAAAAAAAGAAATGGTTAGGTAAATTATTTGAAGGTCTTCCGACAATTATATCATTAAGTGGGAAACATATATATTCAGTCAAGACAAATATTAATGTAAATCACGAAACATTTAGAAGATTGATAGAGAACTTCTCAATGAAAAAACTCAATCAATCATTTCTAGTTAATGACTTTAACAATGCATTTGCGTTATTTTGTTATGGTGCTGATGATATAATCTTTGCTTACATATCTACTAGTGGTAAAATATTCTTTATCGATGTGGCATGTCAACACTTTTATGATGTGTTAGGTAAAGATGAATTCGAAACAGTAATAGCAGACATATTTGAATTTAGAGAACAGGCAGTACTAAGATATGATAAGTCAAAAATAGAAAAAGGGGAAGCAGATGGTACATTAAGATCAGATACTGCAGACTCCATTGCGCACAAGTTAGCAGTATCATTACCAACTGATAGAAAAATAACGGAGGAGATGATCACGCGTGTTATCGATGAGTCGGTATCAGCTCTAGTCGATCCCGAAAGCAGTAGCCCAATGTCTCATAGAATACTACTTGCTAGAAATGAATTCTATCGTTTAGCAATTAAAGATTATCTACTTAGTAATGATAAGTTAAAGTCACAGGCATTTAACGATGGATTCAATGTTGGCCTTACTTTTGTAAACGTTTTACGTAAAGTAGGATATGAAGTTGAGGGAGAGTATTTTGTAAAACATCCGAAGTGGGTACCATCTAAGTGTTGCCACGATGGTACAATATATATTCTTCCAGCGGAACATCCATACACTATAAAGAAATTAATGATACCTGTTAATTGTGTAAAACCTGGTAGACATATTCAATTCTTGGCAGTTGGTAATCATCCAAATGTCAACGGTGGTAAAACAACGCCCGGCGGAGTATGCCTAGGTAGCTATCATCCAAAAGAACTCACCATTGGATCAGGTGGGAAATTTAATGAACAACAGTTTATGGATGCATTGATAGGAGCAGAGACTACTATTAAAATGATTAACTTTGATTCTTCATATAAACAATTGTCGTCATCCCTTAGCTTCAGTGAAATGGATAAAGAATCTCTGAGTTATGACAAGACTAAGAAGAAAAAGATAAGGAAAATATAATGCCACCATCTGAGAAAAAGATTCCAGGGAAGCTTTCCAAATATACTGATAAGTTAGTAAGAGATGCGGTTGGAAATCAATACGACAGAGAGACTAGATTAAACATAGGGACTACTGACTATAACTTATATAACGCAGCAATAGTAATTGGATGTGGGGGAACAGGTTCTTGGACCAGCTTCTTCCTTGGAAAAATAAGAACAATTCAGCATCTTTATCTCATTGATCCTGATACAATAGAGACATCCAATTTACAAAGAACTCCTTATCATTATTCTCATATAGGAGAACCAAAAGTATCTGCTCTAGCATCTATCATCTCTGGTTCTTCATTAGACACAACAATCTTTCCAATAAATAGATACTTTAATGAAGAGACTGCAAATGATTTAATATCTGAGAAATTACTTCAGGACTGTGTAGATAAATCTGTGTTGGTAATAGATTGTAGAGACAATGACTTTCAAGACCATGATCAGATTAAGAGACTCGCGTCCGAGTTTTCATTTAATAAGTTGGCTATACTAAGATGTGCATATAATGGAATATCTGTAACCCTTGACTTTGATCCAGAGAGTCACCCATCATGGGGAGAAGGCGGATATACAGAGACTCCATCACATGTGATCCCAGCTTCTATGGCAGCATTCTTAGTAGTGTCAGCAGCGTTTAAATATTATGAATATAAGAACAAGAAGCCTTGGATATTTAATAATCCTATGACTTTTAACTCAACCGATTTTCTCGAAATGCTATCTATGGGTCATGCACTAGTGCAACCACCTACATCAGAAAAAGATAGAATAGAATTGTCTATAGTTCTTAAAGATATGATCCAACAGAAGGAAGTATCATCTAGTAGAAAAGGCATTGTCAGAGAAATAGTGGCTCGTTATTTACGTGCCCAGTTTGATGATATAAAAGAAAAACTTACGCCTGAGATTATTGAGAGGGCAGTAGAAATCGCATTGAAAGAAACGGAGAAAGATTCATAATGCCTATAACAAGACTTAAGAAAGATAAGAGTGTACCCAAAGATGTGGGTGGATCGGGATTGGTTCCTAAAGCTAGCAAGCTTGCCCCGACTCACGCCTATGGAGCGGGTGTAAAGACTTCGAACGCGTGGGAATCCAAAGATCCAAAAATAATAGATTTCGTTAGTACTAGTAAAACAGTTCCTTGCGCAATTCCAGAACCAATTTATCAAGTATGTAGAGGATTAGATGCAGAATATCCCAGTGTAGAGTGGAGCATTCTGGTAAAGGGTAGCTGGGATGTTGAAAGAGATATGTTTGTATTGGAAGACGAATACTTTCTTCCTCAGCAAGAAGTCTCCGGAGCCCATGTGGATTACGAAGAGGACAATCCAGACTTCAATGGAGTGATACACAAACATCCAGGTGGAGTGACAAGTTTCTCTGCCACAGATGAATCATATATTAACAGGAATTTTATAATAAGCTTATTGTGGGTTAACCACGATTTTCATTATGGTATTGCTAACACTAGATCCAGAGATATGGGTGCAACAAGAATAAGACTTAAACTTAAACCAATACCGATGCAGGATCATATAGCAGTCCTTCCGGAAAATCATGCAGAGAAAATAAAAGAAAGATCATATGCTTATAAAAGATCATATGCTTATAGTGGTAGTCAATTTGGTGGGCTAGGAAACTGGCAAGGCAGAGGCAACCACAACGTTCACTCTAGCCAAGGCGCAGGTATGAGACACCAGGGTACCCAGAACGGCAAGCCAGGATACTGGCAAGGCGGTGTATTCCACCCTACCGAAGGTCATGGCTCGAACGACTCGTCTTCGGGGATGACCGGGAATAGAAGCGGTTCTGCGTTCGCCGAAGATGCTGACCTCGATCCCGACGAAGACCGCGCAGGCGGTGGGATAGGTGGTTGGAACCCATACGAAGATGATGACCTTCAATCATTATCAGGCGTCCCCGATGACGACGACGATGATGACGGAAAACCTCTAGGCGCACAATCGTACAACGATATGGACGCCGAAGAATGGGAAGCATATATGGAATCTATTGACCACGAGTACGCAAAAATACCAGCGTGGATGTGGAAGTAATGTGTTTCATTTCAGCTTATTGGGCGATTGAATCCGTACCGACTGAGGAGGTCCTTATGGGCCTTCTCAGTTCGGGTCCCGCCCGAGGTATGGATGGGTTTGGGACATGTATAATTAAGCCCAATGGAAGAGCAAATTCTCAACATAGACGAACCCATCCTAATGTTGTAGATCCTAACTACGAAGTTAAGATGGGAGACAAAGTACGATTAAATAGAATGATAGATGATATCCAGAATGTAGTTAGAATAGATAGTAAGAACATTCAAGTAGGAGATATACATCTATCTAATTTCAGAGCCATCCCAGAAACAGAAGCGGAGTCAAGTGTATTAGAACTACAGCCTATAATGGAAGAAGGATTTCAGCTTGTTCATAATGGCGGAATATCTAATCATATAGTTGAAGAATTAAGAGAGAAAGTAGAGAATAAATTTGTATCCATTTCTAGTGGAGCTATAGATAGTGAAGCAATTCTATGGTCCTATTATTTACATAGTGGAGACATTAAAAAAGCTGTAGAATATTTAGTAGGGGGTCTTGCATTTATTTTAGTTGATCAAAAATATCAACACAAATTGTATGCCGTATGTAATCACAACCCATTGTTCTGTGGATATGTAGTCGGGCATGGAATGTTCTTCGCGTCTTCAGAAGATGCAATATGGAGAGTCATAAGTAGACTGAGAGGTAAAGATACAACTAGATGTAATACAAAAGTATGGGAAGATTATTATTGTCAAGAGATACCAGAGAATACAATAGTATCGATAGATACTCAAACTGGTCAACGAGAAGATATAAAATTTACACCTAGATATATTACGAATAATTATGATCCATTAACGAAAAAGAAATCGGGAAAAGAAAAGGTTCTTGTTTCCCTTTCAGGTGGATTGGATAGCTCTGCTACTGCTGTGCTGCTACATCTAGCTGGGTATGATGTGACTGCTGTACACTTTATGTATGGTCATGTTGGAGAACAATCAGAGTTTCAGGCAGCCCGTAGGGTGTGTGAGATGAGCGGAATTGGATTACATAATCTTAAAGTAATGCATATACAAAAACCTATGCAAGAGATGGGATTTGGTATGTTATTAGATAAGAATGTACCTGTCAACTCAGGAGATCCAAACTATATAAAAACTACAGTAGCATGGGCTCCGTTTAGAAATGGAATATTTGCTTCTTATTTAGGGGCACTTGCAGAGAGATATATTACACAAGAAGATTACGATAAAGTATATATTGCTGGAGGATTTCTAAACCTAAGTGAGTCAGGAGTTTATCCAGATAATACTGAGAGATTTGTTAGAAGGTTTCAAGAATTTGCTGTGCTATCATCTATTATAGGGACTAAAATAGAACCATTATTTTGTTGTAGCAATCTATTAAAGCGGGAAATATGTACCCTGTTAGATGGGTTAGATATATTTGAAATGATTGCTACCAATACTATCAGTTGTGATAGACCTAGGATGCATCTAGAAGGGTGTAGCTATAAAGGTTGGCCAGCATGTGGGTCAGGAATACTTTCTCATTTAGCATTCCTTCAAGCAGGGTTAGAAGACCCAAGAAAATACTACGAACTTGACGATGATCCTGGAGATCTACTTCACGGAGAAGCAACTCAAATGTATGTTGCTTATCCAGAAGAATTAATTAATAGACTTAATATAAGTGACGAAGGTAAAGAAAGATTACTGAATCGATTAGTAAAAAAATAGGAGGATAATTTTGGAGAGAATAACAATAGTTGGATGTGGCAATCTAGGAAGTACCTTAGCCACTACTATTGCTCTCTTTCACTTTGACTTCGGAGGAGTTGAGGAACTCACTCTGATAGACAATGATATACTAGAAAATAAAAACTTACCGTTTACTATGATGAACGGTAAGGAAGCTTTGAAGTTTATTGGAAGTCCAAAAATACTTGCTTTAGAGTATCAGGTCAAAAATATAATTGGAGACACCATAAAAGTCACTTCAAAATTAGGAAGATATCCTGACGTTGGATGTGATGGGAATTCTTTTATGATTGACTGTAGAGATAGTACTAATTCAAGTTCAGATTTTAATTTAAAATTAGCAGCAGATGGTCCTTATGGATACGTATCTGTTAACCCAAAAGATAATGATACTTCTATATTTACAAGATACGTAATAAAAAGATCATACTATTATGTTTCAAAGCTTGCATTTATATTTTCAGAATTTATATTTAATCAAGAGTTTAAAGATATGTATAGTGAAGGAGAATATATAGTAAATTTATTAACTGGAGGAGAAATAATAAAATGTCAGTAAATACTAAGGTGATTCCTAGAGAAAAGTTTTCATGTGATATGGGAACGATAGCATCTACGAATACATATACAGATTATAAACATATATTAGTTTATCCTGACGGATCATCAAAAGAATTAAATATTAAAAATGGCATAGAGGAGTTTATTAAAAATGATAATTCTAATCTATCATACACGACAATAAGTAAGATAAATCATGACAAAGAACTTGTTACAATATATCTAATGCCAATCGTTAATTCAGCATAAGGAGAAATATGTTATTTTGTACATTTGTTTTACTCGATCAACTTCCAGATAATCCAACACAGGTAATCGTAGAGGAATTATTAAACAATAAAATACATAAGTTTGATATTGAGTTTGAATCAATACCATTCTTTAGAGAGTGTTGGTGCATCGGATCAGATGCAGCGGATAAAATTAATCAATCATACGACTTCCAAAAAGAGTTAGATGTGTATTTAAAAAATAATGTTAGTAAAGAAATGCATGACTTTTATGAGTCTGGTATACTTCATAGATTATTTATTGGTAAAAAGAAAAAAGAACCCATTAAGTATAATGGGAATAAGTTTAATTATAATGAAGTGATGGATTTATATAATGATTTAAGAAATGACTTTAAATATTCATTTGAAAAAAAGAAAGAACTAGAGTGGGAGAATCACCCTAATAGATATAGCATTGATACTGATTGTAAACACTGTATAGGAGATGGTATACTTAAGTGTGATTATAATAAGAATGGAAAATTTGATTGGTGGAGGATAGGTGGGAGGTGGAACGGATTAATAATAGGATCACACTCAGAAGACGATGGCATTAATTCTCTGAACATGAATGAAGGTGAAGAGTATGAAAAATATGAAGACAATTTATCAACTGTACAAGAATTATTAGAACGGTTAAAAAATGGGGACGATCCTACTGACTGTATCCCATTTGCAATTCTAGATTCAAATGGAAATTGGCACGATAGAAGAGAAGATTCTCTTCGTTTTTATAGAGTCAAACCCGTTAAAGAATGGGTAGACTTTTGTATTGAGTTACTAGAAGAAAATGCAAATTGTATTGCGATTGCTTGCGATATGCATACAACATAAGGATGACATTAATGGCTTTAGATATAGGCGGCAAGGGAAATGCTAACATAAATGTAGAAGAGCTTGAGTTGGAAACGTGTGTGAAGTGTGGTAATACTACATTCGATCAAAGAATAAGACTTAGAAAATTACCCATCACACATATTGCAAACGACTCTGGACAAGAAGCACACGTTCCAGAACCAGCAGTTGCGTGTTGCACATGTGGACATGTATTAGGAGAACCATACGACCCATATGAAGAAGATGATGCAGAGGGCCAGGACAATATATTACAAAGTTTATTTGGATCGATAATGGACGGCGTAAGCGAAGAAGATATGGCAAAAGTCATGGAAGGGATTGGATCCCCCGAAGATATCTCGGACGAAGAAGCACAACATTTCGCAAAATCTATGGGAATAGATCTCGAGGATGATGGTATAGCCGATAAGCTCTCTGGTATTGCTGATGCCCTTGACGGTGTTGCCACCTCTATTGAAGGTACCACTGATACATCTGAAGATGCCACTGAAGATAATGTAGTAGAATTTAAACCAAAGGATGATAAGTAAAGGAATAATATATGGATGAAGATTAATAAAAAAATAAAAAACAATCTGATAAAATTTGAATCTGTAATGATTGAACATCTTTTGAGCACACTGCCAATTAATTCGAAAATGTTTTTGGCTGAGGCTATCCATAAGAAAAAGATTATTAAACACCTGACAAAGAAACATGCGGTTGCAATCGTACATGATTTAATAATTGCTGTAGACGATAATCTAGATACAACATTTGTACTATTTTCTGTACGAGCATTGAAAGACATGTTGGAATATATAGAGAAAGCATATAGACCCGATCCAATATACTTTAGGATTGCTAAGTATGAAATAGATAGATATATAAATAAAAGTCTAGATGGTCTGAAGGAAATTAAAATAAAATATCCTGAATCGGAAATAAATTCACACGGTATAACGTTACATAAGTATATAAGACCGAATAAGTGTGTACTAGATGGTAGAATACACATGCTGCCTAGTCATTTAGTTTATCCAATTGGAAAAATATCATTTATTACAAATCCAAATGGAGAGTTAACATCAGTAGATATAGATGGGAAACATCCTAACGCAGAGAACCATAGTTTTTGTCTTGGTGAACTACGATTCAGGGAATTAAATGTTGATTTGGTTGAATCTATTATAGAGTTGTTGCATATTTATAATTTATCAAGTTGTTATTTCGCACCAGAAAAAATAATGAATTATATAAAGAGGATTAATAATGAAGTTAAAAGTACTTGACACAGATAATTGGGTAAAAGATTTACCAGAAATAGATTCTCATAAGATATATGAGAGTGGGAAGTTTGCTAAGGGAGGACTATTTAGTCAACAGATATTTGGTCCTGTCAAAAGCTACTCGTGCGCACTCAGAAAGCCTACTTGTAATGCAAGCAGAATGAGAGCTGGCGAAGTATGTAAGGTATGTGGTGTCGAAATCTCATCCTCTGAAGTCAGAAGGAAACGATTCGCAAGGGTAAAACTTCCATTTAAAATTTTAAATCCTTTGTTTTATTATATGATATCAAATAGTAAGATGTCAGCTAAGAGAATAATTATGGATATGTTATCATATAGATATAAATATTACATAGAGAATGATAAAAAATTAGTAAGGGTTTCTAAAGCAAAAGAAGCTAAGGATAAAGAAAAAGAACTTGAAGCAGAAAATACTGATGAATCAGAAGAAGCCAAAGTAGAAGAAGTAGTTAAGGAAATAGAAGATAATAAACCTGAACTCTTGGATGGATTAGAAGGAGTGAAGACTTATATTAAATGGTTAATAGAAAAGAATAAAGGCAAACCTATATTCGATTTTATAAATGATCATTTCGATAAGGTTGAGGTAGATAACATTGTAGTAATCCCTCCTGACTTTAGACCTCTAACTAAAACAGATAAGAAGAGTCAAGTTGCAGATGAAATAAATGCACTATATTCTCAGATCATAATTAGATCTAATAACATGAAGAACCTTCCATTCACTGTGTCAACAGACGATGAAATATTTCATGCGAACTTCTGGAACGTACAGATATCTACAATAAAACTGTATGATTTTGTATTAAAGAAACTGTCAAAGAAGACAGGACTAATAAGATCAAACATCCTAGGAAAAAGAATAGACTTCTCTGGTAGAGCAGTCATCTCTCCTGAACCAGAAATATCCCTCAGTGAATGTGTATTACCATACTATATGATACTTGAGATATTCAAACCTCAGTTGGTTGCTTACATGATTAATAGAAAATTGTGTAGAAGATATAATCAAGCGTGTTCTATTATAGAAGAGTGCATTAAGAATAGAGATCCTTCTTTGTTTAAATTAGTATCTGAGTTCTGCGTTGGTAAATTATGTGTTCTCAATAGACAACCAACCCTACATAGATTAGGAATTTTAGGGTTCAATATTAAGGTACACCTTGGGAATACTATTAAGCTACATCCATTAGTGTGTCATCCGTATAACGCTGACTTCGATGGTGACGCGATGGCAGTATATATACCAATAACTAAAAAATCTTTTAAAGATGTCAGAGATAAAATTCACATCAAACATAACTTAGTTTCTCCGACCGACATAAGTACAGTCCCTGCTCCTAATCAAGATATAATATTAGGAATATTTGCAGCCACTAAAGAAGATGGAGAAGAAAGAGAATTAAAGGGAGTAAAATTATCAGAAGGAAGATATCTATTTAATAAATGTCTGCCAGAAGATTTCCCAATAATAAATAAAGCACTAAATAAAAAAGACTTAAAGTCTATATTCAATAAGATATCTTTATCTTATCCTCCGAATGAAGTAATCAAATCGTTTGATAAAATTAAAACATTAGGATTCAATCTCTCTACACTAGAAGGATATACTCTGAGTCTTGATGATTTATATAGAGAAGATCTAGAAGATATTGCTACTTCTTTCGAAGGTGATTTCGATAAAGACATGGCGAAGATGAGAAGTAAAGAAGTAAGTGATAAACTAGAGTCTCTTTCTGTATCAGATTTTATTAATAGTGGTGCTAGAGGATCCTGGGATCAAGTAAAACAACTTGTATTATCTAGAGGGTATGTTGCAGATGCTTCTAATAAGATAAGAAAAGATAATGTAATAAAATCTAGTTTAGTGACTGGATTAAATCCAAAAGAATTCTTTAATAGCTCTTGGGGATCTAGAAAGGGTCTACTAGATACTGCCTTATCTACAGGTGAAACTGGATACCTTACTAGACAAATGATATACAGCACTGTATTCATGGAACTAGGAGAAGTGGATGACTGTGGTACAGAAGAAACTATATGTATTGATTTAGATGTTATAAAGAATGGTAAATCTGATAGAGGAGCTTCATTCAATCTAGCAAGAACATTACTATGGAGATACTATATAAATGGTAGTGGAGAGAAAGTTCTTATTACTAGAAAAGAATTAGATAATATTGTTGGACAGAAAATTAACATCAGATCACCTATAACATGTAATAGTAAAAAGATATGTAAAACATGTTACGGTAATCTTCATAAGATATTACATAGTCAACAAATAGGTATAATTGCTACTCAATCCATATGTGAAAGAGCAACTCAGTTAGTACTCAGAACATTCCATATAAGTGGTGTGGCATCTAGTAGTGCTGATGGACAAGACAATGAAGATATTATCTCTGGGATAACCCTTGCGAATAAGTTATTCCATAAGCCCGAGGATCTAGGAGACATCAACAAGCCAGAAGATATGGTGATGATGATCTATAAAATCTTTGGACAGTATGGTTCTATGCATCTAGTTCACTATGAAGTCGTAGCATCTGCTATGATGTGGACCAGAAAAGGACTATGGCGTTTACAAAAAGACAGACGATCTATGATGTACAAGTGGTTAAGTATACTTAAGATTCCTTCTGAGTCCTCTTGGTTACTTGGTGCAGCATTCAGTAATGTTAAATCCAAAATAATAGATGGTGTGATTAAAGATAGAGTAGATGTAGGAACTTCATTAACGAGTCTATTTAGATTATAGGAGAGATTAAATGAACTCTAGTATACAATGTCCATTTACATTTGCTGAATGGTCAGATAGCTTCACAGAATCTATAATTTTAAGAATTTCAATTAAAGATGAGGAATCTGGAACTGGAGCTGAGTTAGAAGCTAAGAATATAACTGTAGATAAACTCAATCATATGATATCTGAACTTGAAGAAATAAGAGACGGTCTATTAGAGGAACAAACTTACACTAGTTAAAACAATATGGATATCAATCTAACAACTAAATGGAATGCAGATGCTAAATTATATTTTATATATGATGAGTATAATAAATCATCTACTATAAAAAAGTGTCCTGTATGCAAAGGAAATAAAACCCAGTGGGCCAGTTATGGAAAATTTGTAAAGATTAACATGCCTTGTCATAGATGTGACGGACGTGGTATCTGTAAAATAGAAGAGCACAATGTATCTTATAAAGTAATTGGTCCACTGAGGGTTGATTGTATAAAAATATTAACCCCTGAAGAATACCTATATGAATTTTCAACAATTCAAGATGTGTATTTAGTAGAAGAGACTATGATATTTAAAACAGAGAAAGAAGCAAATAAGCAATTGAATATTTTAGGAGAAAATAATGGATTCAAGATTTAAGAAAGCTACTATATTCGACAGGCGTCAAACTGAATGGAACCCTGATCGAATTAAATCATTAATAGATGAATTATTTGAAAAGATAAATTTGGTTGATGGGTGGGAGTTTGTAAAATCCGAATGGATTAAATTTAAGAGTAAATCAGCCGAAGAACTTAAACGACATATTATGAAATCTCTTAAAATAACTGTCAAGAACCCAAGAGATAAAGAGATATCATACATCATACAACTACCAGAATTAATAGAGGGTCAGTTCTTTTATATAGGTGGGTATCTAAAGGTACCTATCTTCCAATTAATAGATGACCCGATAATATTTAGAGCATCTAAAGGAACTACTAATCTATTAAAACTTAAAACAAATACACTTAGTGTATCTATAGTACTATCGAAACGACCTCTAGTTGTTTCTGTGTTCGGTAAGAAAATACAACTTGCAGATTTAGTTTCTGCTATACATACTGAAGAAGAAATAGATGAGTTCATGAGTCAGTTCAAAGGAGACATCAATCCAGAACTAGAGTATCTATTAGGTACTTGTAAAACTATATGGAAAGATACTACACAAGAAGAGAGAGTAAATAAATTAGGTTCTTATTTCTATGCTTCTAATATAGATGAAAGTAAAAAAGGGAATAGTGTTATATTCTCATTCAGAGCAGCATATGAAGTAGACATATTCTCTAGACCATTCTTTAAAACATCATCACTCATCCTAGAGTTGTTGAATGCTATGCAAGAGGGTGAACGATCAGATACTAATATCAAGCATAAGAGAATAAGATACTCCGAGTACATTCTATTTCCACTCGTCAAAAAGATATACGATATGTTAGTAACCCTTAAGAATAATAAGACGGTCAAGTTTCAAATACCTAAAAGTATAATAGAAGATGGTTGCAACATAAGTGACATCGTACACTTTAACTTTACTATGAATCCTGTTGGGGAAATTGCGTCTATGATTCAATGCTCGTTAACAGGTCCTGGTGGATTTAAAAAAGATAATGTCCCCGCACATCTGAGAACGTTAGACGATAGCCAATTCGGAGTTATATGTCCAGCAGATACTCCAGATAGAGACGGCTGCGGTGTGATACTAAACATGGTTCCAAATGTAGGGCTTAATGAGTTAGGTAAGTTTAAGGATACTGATGGAGAAATTGTAACTAGTTTTCCGATAACACTTACTCCGTTCATGAAGAACGATGACCAGACCAGATTACAAATGGCAAGTAACCAAACTAAGCAGGCGATTCTTCTTAAGAAATCAGAGAAGCCTTTAATAAGAACTGGTGTCGAAGGATCTTATATGAATAAGACCACGTTCTTATATAACGCAAAAGACAATGGAAAAGTTGTACATCTAGATCCTACATTCATGGTAGTATTATATGATAACGGAGAGAAGGATGTATTTAAAACATACTATAGAACTTTGTATCAGAATACAATAGATTTCCTTGAGCCTATGAAAAAGGAAGGGGAAACATTTAAGAAAGGTGATATATTATGTCAATCTAAATTCTTAAAAGATGGGGAACTATCTTTAGGTAGAAATTTAACGACAGGTATTGCTATATGGAAAGGTTATAACTACGAAGATGGTATAGTGCTAAGTGAAACAGCATCTAAAAAGCTTGTCTCTGTTCACTCTGTAGATCTGAGTTTCAGTATAGACCCCGGCCAAATATTATTAAGTCTAGGAGATAACGGATACTCCCCGATACCAAAGATCGGGCAGAAGTTAAAGCAGGGTGAAGTCTATGCTAAGATAAAAACATTAGATAGTGATGATGGATTCGAGGCAATTAACATAGATCCATTTGAGAAATATTCACCTACTAATTGTACGGTCACATCTATAGAAATATATCCAAATGGATGGAATAAAAAAGTATCAGAATATAATCTATTCATACAAGAGCTTATGACATACCAAGGCGATAGATTTATTCAGTTAATAAATAAACTATGTGCATTTATGGATGAAGATGAAATAGAAAAATTTATTACTCTACATGGATTGTCTAGACTAGATTGTAATAGTAGAAAAGGTAAGTATTCGTTTAAAGGACAAAAAGTAACTGGAGTATATATTAAAGTCAATGCTGTATACGAAGAGAAGATAGGCATTGGTGATAAGATCGCTAACCGGCATGGAAACAAAGGAATTATATCTCGAATCATACCTGACGAAAAGATGCCGGTTCTAGACGACGGAAGAAAATTAGAGGTAATATTAAATCCACTAGGCATCATATCTAGAATGAACGCTGGGCAATTATTTGAATTACATCTGAATGAAGCATTCCATAACTTCAGACAGAACTTAAGGGCTCAGAAAGAGTCTATTAGAAATGATGTTAAGATGATAAAAGAGTTCATGGCACTGGTAGATAAAACTCCAAAGGCCTGGGCGACAAATAAAATAATAAAAGAATATAAGAAAGACTTTAAGGGTGTTGGTAGAGCGATAGCGATTAACAATCTTTATATTATGCAACCACCATTTCAAAGTATACACCCAAAAGAATTAGATAATATAATGAAGTTTACTGGGTCAGAATATAAAACAAAATTATTTGATCCTGAAACTAAATTAGAACTTAAAAATCCAATAGCAATGGGATACATTTACTTTCTAAAATTGGTCCACAGAGCAAGCGAGAAGATGGCTGCTAGATCTATTGGACCATATAGTAAGAAGACGTTACAACCACTTGGTGGAAAAAGTAAAATGGGTGGACAACGATTAGGTGAGATGGAAGTCTGGGCACTTATGTCACATGGATCGATGGATTATCTGAGAGATCTATTGACAGTACATTCAGATTCACCTGGACTAAAGAATAGATTACTATCTGAGATTTTACAAAATCCGAATTTGATATCATCAGATGAACTGGATATTAGACCACAATCATTAAGATTACTTAGCTCATACTTCAAGATACTTGGAGTAGATTTAGAAGAGGATGAAGAAGAATGCCAATAGCGAAAGCAGGATCTATAACGAAATCATTTCTAGAACAAGATTCTGGAAAATTTCCTATGATTTCTAATTTAACATTTAAAGAATTTATAAAATACATACAAGATTCTAAAAATCTAATGGGAGGAACATCTATTAGTGTGGTTGATGTTCCTGCATATCAAGGAAATAAATCAGTATATCACATGAAGGTGGATAATAGATTAGAAGACATAATCGTTCTAGAACCATCAGATGTAGTTGTACCATTTGTGGAACAGGCTCTCGATAAAAATGGATCGATAGCTGTATCCTTTTTCAAGGGAAAAAGACCTCTAAAGAATAGAGTAGAGGTAAGAACTTCATTTGAAATAGGGTCTACTAAATATTCAACATATGCAATGATCCCTCTTGTCTCTGGTAAAGTCAGAGTATTCGGTATGTTTAAAGACTTTAAAACTACTATACATAGTAGCAGTCGGTGTTGTTATTACACTTCAAATAGTGGTGGAAATGTACCAGTGCCAACCTTAACAGATATCCCAGCGAAGACAAAGAAACTTACAGACAGACTGAAGATAGATGAATATAATGCGATAGTAAAACTATATCCTAAGTTGGCTAGACATTGTAAACGATATGGATATTTTAATACAAAATATAATACTATAGAATTTCTTAATCATGCTATTAATAAAATAATTGATCCCAACTATCTCTATCAGCTAATGGACGCTAATAGAATAATATCATTCGGTTAAATTTATGGTTAATAAAAACTTACCATTAGTTCTATCTGATTTATTTGAATATGATATCTCTTCATGTTATTATAGAATACTTAAAAATATTGGTTGGGACTTAAGCGAGGTTGTCGAAGACGATAAGATAACTAGAAATATTCAATTGGGACTGATGCAGCGGGATAATGTAAAGTTATCCCGTTTTCTTCAGGACTCAACTAAATCCATAATAGATTTCTACCTAAAGGAAAATAATATATCTCCCAATGAGGTAGCAGTGAGACAAAAAGATGGGGTGATTCTAACTAAAAATCTAGAAAGAATTAATCTAACATTACCAATAGATTTCAGAGGAGTTGTATCTAAATTAATAATAAGTAGAACATACAATGAATGGCTTATCCTTTACATGGATGGACGAGTAGATGTAAAAGGAGTATCAAATAAGCCAGTAGACATCAGCTTCTATAATCTATTTAGAAACTTAGACTTCACTAATAAGAAAAATTTAGTGAAGGGGATAGAAATAATAAGAAGAAAAATACTAAGCAGTGAGAACGTAGAATGGTTTGCATGTAAATCAGAAGACGAATACTCTATTCCTGTAAAAGGAGAAGGTGAAATAAAACTTAGAAAGTCTAGCCTACATTCAATAGATCAAAACGATATAGATAAAGATTTGTTATGGGATAAATACGTATGGCCATTTGTCCAGTCTCTAGTTTCTGTGTATATAATAGGATAAAATATGAAACATCTAGAAAAGATCGGTAGATACTTGTGCGGAGCACAAGAAGAAAGTAAACAGGTAGAAGAATTAAATGACAAAATTGAATCATTGATGAAACTACATGAGGAATTAGCAACTGAATTTGCAATGTATAAAATTGAATGTGCTAAAATTAGACTTAGTGGTGCTGAACAACAATTAGGATTAATGGATTTAATAGATGTGCTATTAAAGAAACGTAAAAGAACTATATTCGATAATGAATTAGTTGAGGAATTAGATCATGGTCTTATATCCGATGAGGAAATGAGTATTATAGATAGATTAATCGAAGAAGATAATTCTCAAGAAGTGTATAGCGACCAGGAGTTTGGAGAGGGGCTTCCACCTGATTATGTTGATGACTGGGATGATCCTGAAGTAATTGAGTCGCTACAAAAAGAAGCTGAGGGCAGAGACGATGAGTAAACCAAAAGTATATCCAATAACTAATTTAAAAGGCGTAGAAGTAGTAGTTAATAATCATGGTGAAAATTTTGAAAAAGGTTTGAAAAGATTTAAAAGAATGTGTAACAATGAAGGAGTCTTACAGGACCTGAGAGAAAAAGAAAGCTTTGAGAAACCAAGCGATAAGCGTAGAAGGAGAAGGCGAGCAGCAATTAAACGCTGTATGGATGCCGAACTCGACGAGTTGGAGAAAATGGATCACCATGGCTAGATCCCTTATAATAGGACCAGGGAAACGTTGGGTACACTGGTGTAACCACGCATACACTTACAAAGAAAGAGATGGAATTGATATAGTAGATAAAGATTCAATTGATGTAACTAGTAACATAGCATTCTCTGGAGATAATAGACCAACTGACATCAGATTGTATGCTGAAAGTATACGAGATTATTCTGAGCGTCCTGTTCCAGAAGGGACATATGATTACATAGTTGCTGAGAGAGTACTAGAACATTTGGATTATATGGCAGTGATGTATACCCTGTTTGGATTATATGGTATGTCTGCACCAAGAGCAGAGTTAGAAATAGTTGTTCCAGACTTTGAAAAAGTATTTGATTCCCTTCGCCGGTTGAATCCGTTTGACGATCAAGCGGATAAATTCCAACGAGATTTTGTTAGGGTAGATACAGAAATATTTAACGATGAGGAAGATCCTCATCAATCAGCATGGACACCTTTACTTGCTAGATATTATATAGAATGTGAAGGGCTTTGGACAGTTGAAGACATGGAACATATTACAATAGAAGGTAGGGATTGGTATTTAAAGATCCTTGCAATAAGGAAATAGATAATGGCTGATGAAACTAGTTTTGATGATGGTAAATTAAAAGTACTTAAAGAATTTAGAGTTCCCGATCCGTGGGATGGAGCAGAATCAGGAGCACTGATAAGAGTATATACCTACGACGGAAGTAAACCAAAAGTAAATATACTACGATACTATAAAAAATCCAAAGGGTTTGATGAAGGTGATAACACCGAAGTCGTATCGAATAAAGGTAATCTCCCAATGGAGAATGTACAGAAGGTTGGAGAACTCCTTGTCAGTATAGGCAAGGAACTAAATAGGGTAGACACCCAAGAGGTACCAAATGGCATCAGGTAGCAAAATAGACGACGAACTATCAAGAACAAATATGCCCATTCAACGAGCAATTATGTATGCATTGGATAGTGTTGAAATGAGGATGCAGGGAATCGAATGTGCGATTCCGTATCTAGTAGGTACTCCCGGTGGCGGGAAGACTCAAATGACCAATAAATTTGCTCTTGAACGCGGATACAATTTCATCTCAGCTTCTCCTGCCCTTGAACGAGTAGAGAAGTTCGGTGGAATTCCCGATCTAGTTCATATGGAAAATGGAGATCTTCATACCGTATGGTCAGTACCTCAATTGATCTGTGAAATAAGAAAAGTTTCAGAGAATGGAAAGCCCACGGTAGTTCTTCTTGATGACTGGCATCTCTGCCCAGAAGAGATTCAGCAAATTGGTTTTGAATTGTTTACATATCATTCACTCAATGGTCATAAGATTCCTGAAAATGCTCAGTTCATCTTAGCTGGTAATGAAACCAGTGCTGCAGGAGCAAGAGTTCAGCTTTCAGCCATAAGAAATAGATGTGTGAATTACAGAGTGTTCAGTGATCCAGAATATTGGATTGATAATTATGCAGCACCAAAAGGAATTCATGATATTGGAATAAGCTTCTTCAGTTCAAAGGATCATTTCACATTGTTCCATGAAGAAGAGGCCACTTCACATCAATTTGGTTCTCCGAGATCTTGGACCCATGCGTTCATTCAGTTAACTTGGGCTGAAAATAATGAGAAGTACCACGCAGTAGATCCTAGAACCAAGAAGACTGGGCTTCCAATTGCCGACCTTCAAGCTATCTTAGAGGGATCAGTAAGTAAGAAAGCCGCTGCAAAATTCATAGAGTATTACAGAATATACCGAGAAGTAAATGCTACAAAAATATTCGACACTGGTAAATATGTCATTCCAGAAAAGAACATTAATAGATTTGCATTCGCTTCTGCCATATGTGCTGAGTTCTATCATCGGTTCACTTCTGGTAAAAGAAAGAAAGAAGCTGCTCACCTATTTGTTAGTATTATGAATGACCTTCAGACTCACTCAAGAGAGATTGCAGTCAAAACATTAAGAACAATAGCAAAGAAACCAAAAGTTGAAGAGTTCGATAAAATAAAAGGAGCTAAGGCTTACTCTGGTGCAGAGATCCTTACAGAGATCATCAAAGCAGGCATCCTTGATCTTAAGCTGGTTGATGACTTGAGACAAACAGTAGCTCTATTAAACGCAGATAAATAGATGGGACCAATTCTATGTCAGAAAAAACTCCAGCCCCCGAGGTTCCCAAGGAGGCTACAGAGGAGATACCTCCATCATTATCAAGATTTGGAGAGGAATTAAAAGACGCTCTTGTCATTCTTCTCAACAAACAAGACACGGAATTCTTTGGCACTCTAGCCTATGGAATTCCGTTTCATGTTTTAGATAAGGAACAATATAAATCAAATAGTGGTGGAATACCATCGGCTGGATATACTGATCACGAATGTATAGTATTTCTTGCAGATAATGAAACAACTAAATCAGAAATTATATTCATTACTATCCATGAAATAATTCATATCATTTGTTCACATGTTAGGCGGCGTGGAAACAGGCACCCTATGATGTGGAACCTTGCAATCGATCACGTCACGAATAGATTTGTAAGGGAGATAGCCAATAGAAAAAATTATATTAAAGAACCCCATGGTGGATGTATATTCTTTGAGGATATCCACAGAGAGTTTCCAGATATAATTCCTGAAGAACTATATGAAATAATGTGCAAGAAAGCAAGTATGAATTCTAAAGAGGGAGAAGACTCAGATAAAATAACAAATGTTTATGGTACTGGAGATTGTTCTGATCCGACATATGAAATCACCTGGGAAGACTTAAAAGACAATGAAGGAAATAGTACTGGTAAAATTAAAGTTACTGTCAAAAATATAGAGACTGGTGACGAACAAACAATGGTATATGATTCCAAAATGGAAGATGAAGAGTATCGGAAAAAGGCAGAAGAAGCCTTTGGAGATATAGCACAAGATGCTCGTACCCTATGGTACGCTACTCCTACCGAAGCAAGAGGATCTCTTTCTGGATCAATGATAGAATTTCTAGACACTTTATTTAAAGTGGAGATTCCTTGGGACGATGTACTTGAAGATGCTGTATTGTATAATGTTCAAAACGCCCAGAGCAGATCTTGGGTAGAGAAGAACTTTTACATTCGGCATCCTCGTGTCCCAGGTAAAAGAAATAAACGAAATCCTTTCTATCTTATAGCAACAGTAGACTGTTCAGGATCTATCAGTAAGAATGATCTGAAGAGATTTGCTGGAGTATTAATAGGAAGTGCTCAGTATTATAAAGCGATTCATATGATTGTACATGACCACGCAATACAAGATGAGTTAATGATTACTAGTAATCTTACAGAAGCTGGTGTCGCAGAGCATGTCAAATCATTCAGAGGTAGAGGTGGCACTAGTCACAGAGAACCATTTGATAGAATTCAAAATATAGTTCAGGAAGAACGGGTAAGTACAATACTATTTCTGACAGATTATTATTCTGATGTACAACATATACATACAGATTACAGATGGTTCCATGATTACGAAACCATATGGGTTCTAAACAGCAAAGAAGAGGTATTCCTAGATGAGTGCAGAACAAAGTCAATCCACCTCGACGCTCACGGTCGAGGCAAAAGACGAGACTTCTAAAGAAGATAGTAATGTCAATTGGGTTAAACATCAGTATCACTATTTCGTAGGCATTATTAAAGACAAAACCGGTAACAAACTGGACTTCTATTTCAGATTTGAATCAGATGAATTGAGAGCCATGAGCGCAGAAGCAATGCTTGAAGAGCTTTCTCATAATGATGGAGACATTGACTCCTCATCCAATGAGAAGCTCGGAGAGAGCTTTGAAACAATGTGGCTAGTGATGGCATTGAAAACAAGAATAGAAGAGAATCTCGTGGCTTGTCTGTTCCATAGTGACAAGCTAAGAAACCGAGATGAAATGATTAAATTAATAGAAGAAGAATTATCAGATGAACAAGTTGAAGCAGCTACAGTAATGAATGGAACAGATAGCGACTTCACAAATTATTAGAATATAAACGAAAGGTCAAATGGGTAAGAATAAAAAATCTAAGAATCAAATAGCAAGTTTTTTCTCGGAGTTGTTAAAGACTACAAAAATTAGTTACGAGCTCGATGCAGATAAAAAGCACTCACTGTCCGTGAACATCGATGACGGATCAGACATGTGTGCAGACGTTGAACTGGAGCAGAGTCTAGAAAAGTCTGGCTCTGCTCCAGTTATTAAAATTAATTTAGGTAAACAAGATAATAAATAATACTATACATATTAAATAGTGAGAACACATTTTCAGAAAGGAGTATTGTTGCCAACCATCCAGGACGAAAGGATAAACCGTTTAAGAAATTCCAAAAATACGCAGGTATCTGAGCGTGTTCTCAGAGAAAATGCGGCTTTGCGTAAGCAGGTTGAGGGTCTCCAGCAGGGCTCGACAGTTCCAGCTCGAAGTGTTTGTGGCGTTTTAGTAAGAAAAGGTGACATCCAAACGGTAGTTGCCAATTCTATGCACGTATTCCTTTCTTCATTGATTGGTAATGAATTCGGCGGTGTTGGTGAACTAGTCGCTGCCGGTGTCGCGGTGGCAACTGGTACATTGATTGAAGAAATCTTCCCAGAGGTTCAGTCTGAGGAAGACCTTGATGCTGATGAGGAATAAAAAAGAGGGGGTGCACTGCAACACCCTTTCTTTTTTTGGTTGTATTTATTCTGAGGACAAATTTTATATAAACCAATTAAACTATAGGGGTTAAATATGTCAATTCCAAGAAACGAGAGACCATTTTATGTTATTAATTTTAATGTAGGCGATATGGACCTATCATTAAATGTAACATCGGTTAAATTAGCTAGTTCAATAGCGTCTGTTTATCCTGCTGTAGTTATTGAATTTGAAATAGATGCGGCAGAGATGGTGTTAGAGAAAATATATGGACAAGAATCTATTACATTATCAATTAAATTAACTACTGAAGATCAAGATGAGAAAGGTATGTTTGAATTTAATTTAATTAATGTTGATATTAAATCTACAATAGAACCTAAGGGACAGAACCAAGAATCTGATCATCAAGAATCTAATCATGTTAAGCTGACATGTGTAATAAAAGAAGCATTTAAAGCAATGAATACAACAATAAATAGACTTATAGATGAGTCAAAAGAGTTCACTCCCATTGAAGCATTGCAGGATATAATAGATAACTGTACAGATATTTCTCCAAATATAATAGATAAAAATAAAAATACAGAAAAGATTTATCAAATAATTATACCTCCTATGACACTATCTAAGAGTATAAAATATCTAGATGAATACTTTGGAATATTTAATGGACCAATGAATTCATTTTGTACAGTATTAGATGGAGACATAGTATTAACTATTGCTGATCTTAGTCATATGATAAAGGATGAAGAAAAATATAAAATCCATTTGTTAACTGAGGGTGGAGATGAATCAAAAATATATGAGGAATCTGATCCTACTAATAATGTTTTTTATGTTTATAATCCAATGGTATCTAAATACGAAGGTAATAAACAGGTAATGAAGAACGCATATAAACAAAGATATGTATCTCTACCTATGGATAAATTATTTCATAATATAGATTTTACTGTGGATGATGTGTATAATGACAATTCTGTACAGTCCGCGTCCGGTGGAGACTTCTATTATAATGACGATGTAAAAGAAAGATATCAAGTACACACAAATCATACTGGATATGAAACAACTGAGACATTTGCAAGAGCAGATCTAGCAAGAAGTATATCTAATTTAACATACCTTACATTTGAATTGCATAGAAATATGGATATTAGTGAACTAATTAAGATAGGGGTTCCTATATTAATAGAACCTCATGTAGCAGAGTACGATGAATATAAAGGAAAATATATAGTTAGCTCCTCATACGCAGTATTCGAACGATCTTCTGGAACAATGTATGATTGTCATGTGAGGAATAAATGCTTCAGGGGTAATGTTCTAGAGACAGGTGGGGGATAGAAGAAGATTTTAAGTGGTAAAATAAAGAGTGGGTAACTTTTGAAATGATTATATATATTAAATAGTGACAGCACACGTTGTCACTATCATTTCAAGCACCCCGAAAGGAGAGCCATGAGTGGTAGTATTTGGAATGCAATTCGGGAAGCGGGATTAGATCCTGCAGACGTCGATGACAATCTGCTTGGAGCTTTGAAGGCTCAGAAGAAGATGCGAAAACTTCTTCGAGGCAAAGCCCTCCAGAAGACATCTGGCCCTAAAGTACCTCTTTCCATAAGAGCTGCTAAGAGTAAGCGGAACAAATCACGACAGAGAAAGGAGAGACGGAAAAATAGAAGTTCTAAGTAGTATCCGATCCGGAAACACTTCTATAACTTCAAGTTGCCCTTTAGAAAATGGATCTCCTAAAGGCGAGAGTTCACATGGATGTGCAACTGAGGGATGTTTAAGAGGCATTCCAGGAAGGGGTTCTGCATGAAAGCAGACAAGTGTTCGGCAAGATTTCGATGTGGTGGTCGTATTGTGGTACGAGATGAAGAGTCATCTTCCATGACAGATGGAAAGCTCCCTGCCGAGGGGCTTGCATGGGATGGTATTATATCATTCAAGAAGATGCTACTCGTACTGAAAGATACTCTTCAAATAGCCCAAAGGGCTTTAATCATATCAATACCCTTATCTGTGTGCTGGCCCGATGAGGGTCAGTACCGTATATTTTTTATTTCTTTTTTTATTTAATTTGATAATATAAAGAAAAATGAGGACAAACTATAAACGATTGGAGCAGAGGAGATTATGGCAGTTGTAACAACTAACTCAGTAGAAAAAGCTAATTTAATAATTAAATATAAAAAGGATCCTATTAAATTTATGGAAGAGTGTATTAAAATACCTGTTCCAGGTGGCTCCCAATTCATTAAATTGTATGAACCACAGAAAAGAATTGTAAAGGATTTTTTAATAAATCATGATTTAATCCTATTAAAAAGCAGACAGATTGGTATGAGTACTATCTGTCAAGCTATGATAGCATATCTAAGTATTTTCTTTGACAACTGTATAATTGGATTAGTATCTAGAGATAATGCTGAGGCGTCTGACTTTTGTAGAAAAGTAAAGGACATGTTATTCCATCTTCCTGATTGGATTAAACCAGAATATGCTAATGATCAGATACAATATTTTGTATTAACAAACGGTTCAGCACTATATGCAGCAACTATACCTACCACTAACCCAGCTTCTACTCTTCGTGGTAAAGCAATTACTATGTTAGTTGTAGATGAGGCAGCCTTCTTAAGAAACATAGACGATGCATGGACAGCTCTTTCTCAGTCAGTAAATAGATCGCAGCAGGATGCAAAGGCAGCAGGAATTCCATATGGAAACATAGTTATTTCTACTCCAAATAAAACAGAGGGTATAGGTAAGTGGTATTTTAATAACTATCAAAAGGCAAAGAGAAAAGAAAATCAATTTATTCCTCATGAGATCCACTGGTCTGAGATTCCACTGTTTAAAAATGATCCATTTTGGTATGTTCGACAATGCAATCTATTAAATAATGATCAAAGAAAGATTGCTCAAGAGTTAGAACTCAAATTCATTGGTACAGATAGTACATTGTTTGATGCAGATACTCAGGAAGCTTTACAGGAAGGAGACAGAACTCCATTAAAAGAAATGAAATTAAAATGGGGTGGAGAACTTTTTATATTTAGTGAAAGACAACATGGTAAATTTTATATCATAGGAGTGGACACTGCTTCCTCTGCGGGTGATGACTTCTCTGGTATCCAGGTGATGGACTTTGAAACATGTGAACAGATTATGGAGTATAAAGGAAAGCTAGAGCCTAAAATGTTTTCCGAAGTAGTTAAGATGGTAGCCAGAATGGTACCACATAATATAATAGTTGTAGAAAATACAGGTGGGTTTGGATTAACTGTAATAAATGAATTACAATTCGATACACAAACTAAGTTTAACATCTTCGGTGAGTTTAGAGGTAAGAATAAACCCAATCATAGTAGCAGTAGAAGTCATAAGAAAGAACAAAATAAACAATTCGTATATGGATTAAGTACTAATGGTAAATCTAGACCATTGATTTTAGATTCTTTATTTGATTATGTAACTACAGATACAAATACAATTAAGTCTGAGAGATTAGCCATGGAGTTATTAGGACTCACAAATAAAAATGATAAGATTCAAGCTGACTTAGGATTCAATGATGACTTAGCATTATCATGGGGCTTCTGTTGTTACGTAAGAAAATACTGTTCAGTACAATTAGGAAACACATCCACTGTAACCCAGAGCGAACTAGAGACTATGCCATTAGAGAATACAATAGACAATATAATAAAAATGAATAATACGAATGGATCATTGTATTTAGATTCATTAGAACAAGAACCTAAACAATTTAAAAAGTCATTAGAGAGATACATTAAAGAAAATGTAGGAACCAAACTTACTGGTCATGTAAATGTAATGGACCTTTGGAGACAAGATAATGAGCAAGCCGGTAAATATTAATGAATTTTTAGAACTCTCTCCTGTTATGTTAAAACCATATGGGATAGTTGGGAGTCAGATGATACACTCCAACGAAAAGATTGGAGAGAATACTAAAGATTGGTGCAGCAAATCAAAAATCACAAAAGATATAAATGCTAAAATATCAGAGGGAATAGATAAGAAAAGAATCATACCTGGATACTTAGACTCAAGTACAGTTTCTTTTTTATTTAAAAAACTTCTATATAAAAATAGAGGTACTACTACTCTAGGGTTTTATGCATCCAATACTAAGAACATTGCATTAGTATTAGATAAGAATGTTACATTTTTTGGTAAGGCTATGAGAGAACTACCACCAATATTAGTACATGAGCTCGTTCACTTTGTTGCTAACATAGACACCAAATTATTTTTAAAGTATTCATTGGGTCCTTATATTGCACCATTCTATAAAGAATTTTTTAGATCTATGCTGCCCAATGAATATAAAAAAATAGATCAGAAAAGACTTAGAGAGTTTGCAATAGAATTAACGCTTATATCTGATGGTATGGAAAGTGTATTTAGTTTAAAAAACCACGCAGCTATATTGAATAGTTTTTTAACTACATTTTTAAGTAAGGATAGAGCGGATGAAGTAACAACAAATATGATAGGATCGTATGCATATTTTGTAATGGGAAAATCTAAGTATCGTATATGTGCCAAAAGAACATTGCCTCACTATTTTAAAGCGTATGATTCGCTCGGTGTGGATGGGAGAATAACCACTCCATGTCAAGAAGCTATTTATCCATCAGAAATAGTAGCAATATGTAATGAATTTAAACCTTCAAGATTTACAATAACTATGATTAATAATCTTAAACTGTAGGATAAGATATGTCAGAAGAAGATTTCAAAAAAGAAAAACAAGAACTAGCAAAAAGTCTCGGTGGGCTAAGTAAGACCATTACTCAAAGCTCTTCAGAAGTCGAACGTGCATCTAGAAAAGCTGCTATAACTATGAATAAAGGAATTATTCAAGGCACCCAGCAGATGGAAGAGATACGTAAGATGGCTAAGGATAGAATTACTAAGTCCATGATTAAATCTATGGACACTGAAGTAAGTAAAGTAAAAAATGCAAACAAAGAGGGATTGAAAGTTATCACTGAGGCTACAGATTCTCTCTTCACTTCAGTAGATAGTATGACTACTAATTTTGAAACAATAAATGATTCATCTGAAAAGATGGCTAAAGCATCTTCAGATATTGGAGACTCTGTTTCTGAATTTGGAGACATGACTGCAGAGCACTCTGATAGATTAGACTATGTGATGAAAGGATTTGAATCATCTTCCCTGAAGTTGGCGAAGGGTGTCTTTGGTGCTACTAAAGCTATTAGTTTTTTAAGTGTTAAGTATGGTGCGAAGACAGGTGTGGCTGCTACAAAGAAGGCTGCACGTATAGCCACTGCTCCAATCAGAGCTCCTCTGAGAGTCATGGGTGAAGCTAGAGATAAGGTGCTTGATCCCGCTAGACAAGAAACAGATAATATAGTAGATAATTTTAAAGGTCTCCTGGGCGCTGGACTGATAGGTGGAAAGGGAGGTCCTGTAGCTGCGGATGCAAATGCAATGGTAAGAACTGGGTTCAGTTCTATATTTGGAAAGAAAGGAGATGAAGGTGAAGGTGGCTCTGGAACAATATCAAAAATACTCGGGGCATCTAAAGATATTACCTTAGCTGGTTTTGGTGGTCTACAGAATACGATGGGTGAGATGGTTGGGTGGATAAAAAATATACCTGGTGCTAAGCAAGGAAGAGATGGCAATGAATGGGCCAAAGATTTAAAAAGAGATGCAGCAAAAGGATCATTTAGATTAGCATCTAGTGGGGAAATAGTAGGACCAGAAGATGATTATGAAATAAAATCTGATAATAGGGGTGCAAATATAATCCTCTCTACAAAAGAAAAAGATATTGATGGTGGTAGTGAAATGGATGATCCAGTCGTAAAAAGACTGGAAGATATAAAACAAGTAGCTGTTGCCCACGCCGCGCATGAAGGAGTTCAACTCAGAAGAATGCCTGGAGTTAGACAAGGTAAGAGTAGAATACTATGGACTCAGAATGAAAGAGAATCGAAAGATGACAAGGGACCGAAATCCCCAGAGATGCCTGGGTTCCTTGGAGAACAGTTCTCTAATATATTTGGTATTAAATCTGTTATTGGTTATGCTCTTCCATTCTTTGGTATGGGTTATAGATCTGAATTACCTAACCCCAGATCTATAGGAGTTATTCCAGCAATATATAAAGTACTATCTCTTATATATGTGCATGCTAGATTTGCATCAGATGAAATTAATGGTTTAGTATATCAACAGTCTAGATTAATACAAGAAGGATTTGGAATAGAAGGTAATCTAAAAAGACCTAAGTCTAGATCTATTGGTCAATGGCTTGGTTCTGCTATTAAAAGTAGAATAGCTCAAGAGTTAATTAAACAAAAACAGGATCCAGACTCTCAACTTAATAAAATAATGGGACAATTTATTAAGAGTGAAGAGTATCAAAAGATGGCTGGAGACTTAGTAGATTCATATATTGAACATGGACGAGAAGCCGACTTCAAAATTGCTGAAGGGGGTCAAGCAGGTATACTTATAGGCATAAGGGATATACTTCAAAAGCAATTAGAGTTCTTTTTAAATATAAAAAGGTTTGCTGATGGTGGTACTGTTGGCGAACACGGTGGAGAGTTAATCATTGCTGGAGAGAAAGGTAAAGAAAAGATATCATCTGCTCAGGAAACTGCACAAGAAGAAAAATCAAATGTTGCACAGGCTAAAGATAAGTCTAAAATAAGAGATGAAGGTCTAGCTAAAAACAAGGAAGGCGAAGAAGGAGGCGGTGGAGCTAAAGGAATCTTTGGAAAGATAGGAGCATTCTTTGGAGCCTTAGTTAATTTAAAAAGTATTAAGGAATCATTACTAGGTATGTGGGAAAGTATTAAGAAGATCCCATCTCTCCTATCTAATGCTATATTCGGGAAAATAGATGGAGAAGGAAATACACAAGGCGGAATAATAAGTTTACTTATAGGAATTAAAGATGGGATAGTGGCAATGGCTACGGGTTTAAAAGAAGGACTAGGTTCTCTTTGGGATGATACTGAATGGAAAGAAGGTAAGTTCAAAGGGTTCCAAGAGAAGCAGGGATTTATTGCTAGATTCTTTGACTTTGTTGTAAGCGCCATATCTTCTGGTCATAGTAAATTAATGGAAACAATTAATAAAGAATTGGATCCTGCTAATAAATCTATAGGTGAGAGACTCATATTTGCTTATCAGAAGTTAGTACCACAAGCAGTAACCTCTGCTCTGTTCGGAGATACAGATGCAGAAGGAAAACCCACTGGTATATTTGGAATAATGAAAGGCATATTTGATGCTGGTTTAAAAGCTGCTAAGGTATTTGGTGAAGCAGGTACTACATTTTTTAATGCTGTCAAAAATTTTGGAGATTCTTTATCTAAGTATAAAGATTCTGTAAAGGAAATATGGAACGATAAAGAAGCCGGAGGTTTTAAGAAACTTATGGCTCCGCTCACAGAGATACCAGTTCTTTTAAAGGACTTCATAGATGGTACCATTAAAGTTGGATCTGGATTAATGGAAATAATGAATTCCCAGATGGAACTATATTATGTCCCAGCTAAAATGAAAAGAATAATGAAGGACATGAGAGTTAAGCTAGCCAAAAATATTTTGTCTGATCCATTTCAACATATATATGAAGCAATAGAAGAAAGAATGTTTGACTGGGCACTGTCTTCTTTCCACTCACTTGAGGGTGTGATCGGAGCAATGTTTGGATCAAAAGATGGAGCTGCTACTGCTGGTGTAGCGTATAGAGAAGCTGTATGGCAGAAGGCTGCTAAGAAAGAGAAGGAAGGAAAAGCTTACATTCAGAGATTCGGCCTTCCAAATCTTAAAGGAATATGGGCAGGACTTGGAAACATTGCTTGGGCTGGTGCGAAACCATATTTCGATTTTGTAGCTAGACTAAAAGATAATATTAAAGAGCTGTGGGCTGGTGTAGAATTCTATGCTAGAGGTAAATCCTCTGGAGGAAATCTAAGCATAGTATCATTTGTTAAAAGTGTAATGGGAGATGTATTAGATACTTGGACTAATATTATAAATGTTTCTCATGATATTCATGATAGATTTTCAGATGTCTGGGGTGTATCTGTTATGGGTAGAGATGAAGCTACTGTGTCTGCGATGAATCAAAAACCGATTAAGCCCCAGAAACCAATTGAGTCCCATGCTAAAGGTGGGGTGATAGGAGAAGGTCAACCAGCCGGTGCTCCTGTGGATATGGTTGGACATGCAGGAGAAGGAGTTCTATCTTTAGATGGTCAAAACAATAAAGAAATGTTTTCACCTGTTACAACTATATTAGAACATATGCAGGCAGAACTAGAAGTACATACTGGTTTACTTGGACGGTTGATTGAAGAAACAACTAATATTTATTCTGGTAAGGGTCGTAAGAGTCATGGAATCATAGGTGCGATAGTAAGTATTCCTCTCAAAGTTACAGCTGGTATAGCTGCAGGATTCCGAGGCATAGCCGGGCACATTGGTGCAGCAGTAGGCGAAGCACTTAAGTTCCCAATGAAAGCTATTAATCTTGGACTAGAAGCTGTAAGAGCAACCATACATGCAACGTCAAAGGCGATTGGATCAGCGCTTAATACTGGATTCAAAGCATTAGGTTATGCTGTTCAAGCAGTAGGAGAAACAATTAAAGTCGGGTGGAGAGGATTCAAAGCAGTAATAACTGCACCATTTAAATTCATTTCTAATTTTCTTAAGAAACCTTGGGAAGCAATGAAGAAAGGTGTAACCAAACTTAAAGATAAATTGTTAGGTAACGAAGTTATTGGTGTGGACTCAATGGGCGAACCCATTAAAGCTAGATGGCCAGGTGCAATAATTAGACACCTAGTAGGAATAAAACGTAATACAAGTGCGATGGCTGCACACTTCAGTGGTAAAGAAGAAGGAAGTGACGAAGCGCAAGAACAAAGTAGGTACCGTGGAATATGGGATAGGATTAAAAAGAAGAGAGAGAAGAAAGATGAGAAAGGTGGAGGCGGTGGAATGGGCGGCGGAGTATTTGGCGGCATGCTAGGAGGCATAGGTCCCAAATTATTAGCTGGACTTATTCCGATGATAATTGCTGGAGCAATAACCGGAGATGTTAAGACAGCAATGTTTGCTGGTGGTGGAGGAATGATAGGTGGAATCCTCGGTGGTATTATTGGAATGGCAGGAGGACCTGTTGGTTCTGTTGCTGGGTTTGCAGTAGGTACAGCATTAGGTGGCCTTCTTGGAGGATTTGTAGTTAAACCATTATCTGAAGTATTAGGTGAACATCCTATAATGGGTGGAGTAAGCCTAGGTGTTGGTGCAGCTGTTGGTGCTGTCCTTGGTGGATTCCTAGGATCAGCCGTACCAGTACTTGGTACCATATGGGGTGTTGGTATTGGTGCAGCTTTAGGTGGAGCTATAACAGGATTCGCTATACCAAAATTAGCAGATGCATTTGGACCAGAGGTCCCAGCAATGGCTGGAACTGGAGCAGTACTCGGTGGTATCCTAGGTGGTATGCTTGCTGCTCCTACGCTTGCAGGAATCCCATTTGGTATAGCTGCTGGTGCTGCCATTGGTGGTGCAGTAGGTACAGTCGTAGGAATTTCAGGTGGGTTCTTTGGAAACATGGCAGAAAAATTAGGACTTCCGAGAGAGATAGGTAGTGGTGCTGGTATGGGTGCAGCAGCCGGAGCAATACTTGGTGGAATAGTTGGAACTGCAATGGGTGGTCCAATTGGATTACCTATAGGTCTCGGACTTGGTGCTGCTCTTGGACTAGCAGTTGGAGCTATCGCTGGCGGTGCTGTATGGACTATTAAAAAAATGATAGGTGTATTTGGCGGTGACGATAAAGACATGGCTAAGGGTGGATTTGCATCTGGTGCTATGAATTCTACCTCAGCAATGGCAACCGGAGCATTAGTCGGTACTATTTTAGGTTTCATGATGGGTGGTCCAGCAGGTGCTGGAATAGGTGCAGCAGCAGGTGCAGCAGCAGGACCTATGATTATGTTAGCTATGTCTGCAGCAAAGACTGCTAAAGAATTAAAGGCAGCAAGTGAAAGCGAGAAGAGACTTACACAGAATCAAAAAGCGGTTAGATCCATGGGTGGGGTGATGGCTGGAAAAGAAAAAGGAAAACTTGAACGCCTAGATTCTAAGGCCGCCGAAGCAATAGAGTCTGAAGAATCTCAAGGAAAAAGAAAAGAAGAAGCTGGTCGCCTTTATAGGCAAGAATTAAGAAATACAAAGACAGAAATGGATTCCTCAAATTCCTCAGTATTTACTGGTTGGAGAGAGAGCTCTGTATACCAACAAAGAAAATCAAAATTAGCAGAGTTGAAAACAGATGAAGGAAAAGAGAAAAGACTCAAACAACTCGAAAGAGAAATTAAAGAGAAAGAAAGAAAACGAGCGTTAGAGGGAATGGGTCAGGGTATTGATTACGGTAGTATGTCACCCGAAGAAAAAATAAAAAATATATCTGAACTACTTGAAGCTGCAAAAAAAGAAGGGAACCCAGACAAAGTAAGACAGTTGGAAATGAGATTAAAAAATACGAAGCTGCTGAAGGAAAGAGAAGATAATAAAATGGGTGCAGCCCCACCAAAATTCCACTCAGGTGGAATCGTAGAAGGACAACCTGGAAAAGATGTTCCTGCTATATTAAAAGCAGGAGAAGCAGTCTTAACTGAAAAGCAACAGGCTGCCATCGGAGATTTCTCTCACCCAGATAATAAAGATTGGATGAAATCTAAATCCCTATCTAAGTCTATGGACTTAAGTGAAGACGATATGATGAAGAAAGTTATAGCAACTACTCCTCTTGGTTGGGCTATTAATAACTGGGAAAAAGTAGACGAAGGGTTAACTAAAGCTGTATTTGATTGGGTTAATAGACCATCAGATACAGATACAATGGCTGATAAGATATCCAATGCTGTCTCTAGTTCAATTAGTAATGTGGCGGGATCAGCTCAACGAGGACAGCAGGCTGGAGCAAAGGCTGGAAGATCAGTAGGTGGAGCAATTGGTGGCGGCTTTGGTAAAAAAGCAGGCGGGGCAATTGGTGGTGCTCTTGGTAAGGTAGCTGGTGGCGCTACTGGATTGTTAGATGAAGCTACTGGTGGGGCCATTGGTATGACTCCAGGAAGCGATTACTTTGATGAGCAAAAGAGAAGTATATCTGATTCCTTTATGCAAGACAATGCTCCTGCTGGCGGCGATGCAGAAGTTAATAATAAGACAGCATCAATAGGTGCAGCTTCTATATCAAATGGTATTGCATTTCCATCAGATCATAAATATATTACTTCTCCATGGGGTCCTAGATCTGTTAGAGGTGGAAGTAGTTATCATAAAGCTGTAGACATTAGAGCTAAGACAGGCGATCCTATTTATGCTTCTATGGGTGGAGTAGTAGTAGATGCTGGTGGAAAATATGGCGGTGTGGTTATAGATCATGGAGGCGGATTAAAAACTAGATACCTTCATATGTCTAGTATAAATGTCGGACCAGGCCAGCAGATATCTACCGGGCAAGTTATAGGAATGGCAGGCGGTCGTGGACCAAGTGGACCAAATTCATACCCATCTCACTTACACTATGAGATATCAAAAGACGGAGTTAAATATGATCCAGAAAATTTCTTAAGTAAATCTGGATTTGCAATGACTGGTCTTACAAACAGAGACCCAGGACAGTTCCTAACATTCCCAGAAAATGCAGCAGTAGGTGGAATAGAAGATCCTCCAAGTGCTAGTATAAACCAATCAATACCTACTAGAGATAGATCAGCCCTAGTAGATAATAGTGTGAGCTATGATTTAGCAAGAGATCAAGGAACCGGAAATGCAGTTGAGAAAGGCATGGCTGGTGTAGGAGAAACAATGAAGAAAAGTCAAGAGCAAGGATTAATAGTAATAAATAATATGGTATCATCTATTAATTCTATGGCTAGTAGTTTAGCGGGTGGTGGTGGAAATAGTGATAAGTTTGATGAAGGTGCAGATCCTGATCTACATGCAATATTAACAGGTAACTTATAGGAGATAACAGAATGCCAATAGGTGATTATGATATAAATTCTGGATCGTTTGAGGGAATTACAGGTGCAGATAAAGGACCGGGATTGTCTCCTGCAATGAATGTACCAGAATCGGCAGGCTCTGGACAGAACCAACTAATAGAAAATACTAGCAAAGAGAGTGCGGCAGGGATTATCGGACTCCCTCCTCAGGCCTCATATAATGTTGGTCCTAATACTGGAGGAGGAGGATCGACTCCTGATATATCTGGATTAATGGAGGGTATGGTATTAAATACTATGCCTGTCTTAGATATTCATCCCATGCTTCCTGTATTTTCGAAGTCTAGTGGAGCACAAGCAGGCGCTACATTATACGGATTAAAAGATGCGGGTGCGGATTATAAAAAGATATTAACTAAGTGCGGGATAGAAGGTGCCGGGGTTAAGATACCTATACAAGTTGCATTTTTAAATGACGTATCTATATCAGAATCATTCAGTGTAGACTTTGGAGAATCTTCTTTTGAGAGTATGGGTAATATGGCTTCTCAAAAACTTCAGGAGTTACGATTTGTAACTGGTGAAAAAGAATCAGGGAATGCATTGTCTCAAATTGGAGAAGATGGAAAAGGAGTGATGGGTGCTTTAAGTAAGTTTGGATTAGGTGCAGCTGGCGGGATTATGAACATGGCTAGTGGTGGGTTAAATGAACTAAAGGAAGGACTAGGTAATATTCTTGAGGGAGACAAGGTAGACTTTCCAAAAATATGGAAAGGTGTATCTTATACTCCATCTTATTCTGTTACCGTAAGATTATATAATCCCTATCCGAATGATATGACTGCCCATGAGGATAATATAGTTATTCCTGTTGCTAGACTACTAGCAATGGTTGTACCAACATCATCTTCAAACTTTACATACAGTTATCCTTTAATGTGTAAAGTAACTTGTCCTGGATTGTTTCATATAGATGCAGGATACATATCTGGAATAGATGTTATTAAAGGTGGGGAAAGTAATGATATTTCTTTTGATCAAAGAGCAGGAAGTGTAGATCTAAAAGTAACATTTCAAGAAGTATATAGTGTAATAATGTCTATGCAAGAAGGAGACACTATTGATCCGTTGAGACCAACCTTTGCAAAATATATAGATACTTTAAGAAAGAGTACTACTCCACCAGATATAAAACGTCCGAATGGTAGCAGTAGTTCTACAAATAAAGGTATCAATTTAATGGATGATTTGATTCCACTCGCACCTGTGGGGGCTTCAGGATTAGACACAAGAGGATTAGAATCCCCATTAAGATTGAATGTAGATGACCTCGACTTAGGTAAACAATTATCTTTAAACAATGGATCATTCCTAGGACAGAATGAAGCACTCGGTGGAATGTTTAGTGCGACAGATAGTATAGGAGATCTATTTAACTCTGCGGGAGACCTAGGAGGATTAGGAGATTTAGGAGGACTAGGAGATCTAGGACAGCTTGGGGGATTAGGAGATCTTGGTGGTGTAACTGATGGTATATTCTCTCCAGTTACAAGTATATTAAGTGGGGGTGGTGGTATAACAGGAAGCCTTGGAAACGCGATGGGTGGGGTTATGGGTGGACTAGATTCAGTAACAGGAGTGGCTGGCGTCGCCAGTGGTGGGTTAGGATCTCTAGTGACTGGTGGATTAGGAGGACTAACTGGAGGATTGACTGATATCTTGGGTGGGTTGTTGGATAGCTTAGATGGATTGACTAGTTCACTTATGGGAGATGGTGTAGGAGATATGCTGACCGGATCATTAGGTGGGTTAATGGGTAACATGGATATATTGGATAATGGATTTGGCGATACATTAAGTGGAGCATTAGGTGGACTTACTGGAGGACTTAGTGCAGATGCATTTAGTCTAGACGCATTAACTGGTAGCCTAGATGGAGATCTATCAGGTAAATTACAAGAAGCTACTAATCTTCTTAGTGGAGTAAGTGGATCTAATCCATTAACGGCGGTTTTAAATTCTAATATATCTGGATTGGCCGATGCCGAAGGATTAATGTCGACCATTACATCCTTAAGTGGAGGTATAACAACTGACTTATCTAGTCTTATAGAAGATCCAATAAGCAATGCTGGATTAGATTCTAGTATATTGGATAACTTAGATGAATGTATAAGCAAATCTATAGACGTTGAATCATTCTTTGGTGGTATGGAAACAGATATGGATTGGGTTGATAAACAAATGCCGGAGATGTTTACATTCGACAATGCTAATTATGCAGACTTATTACCTATTGCTCCGGGCGCTGCTGCCCCTGCATTACCACCCATATTCTTTACAGATTTAGCAGCGTCCGCAACATCACCAACATATTATACTGGCGCTGGAAAGGTGGATGCTGATGATATGCTAGCAATATGCGGAGCAACATCAATTATTAAAGAAGCTGGAGAGATAGCAGGTACAATGAAAGATACAATGACTGTTGCGAATGCATCCTTCGGGGTTGCAAAAAATGAAGTTAGCTTTTGGAACGGCGAGAGCGTATAGGAAGGAATAAAATGACAGCAAATTATTATGTAGATATAGAGGCCCTTTCTGAACTAGAAGATCTATCTAGTTTAGGACAGCTTGGAGAATTAGCATCCCTTGGAGAGCTAGGTAAGCTGGGAGATATTACAGGGATAAGTGAGATGTATAATCTTTACAGATTGGAAGAACTATCTGCTCTAAGTCAATTAGAACAGCTTGGAGAGCTAGGACAATTAAGTAGATTAAATAATCTTGGGAATAATATTGATATAAAAAGACTCGCTGATCTAGGAACATTGGGTTACCTTGGTGATCTTGGAGATATGGGAGATGAGTTGTGGGATCTTAGCAAACATAGAACTGACGTTAACGTTGGAGATCTATCAAACCTAAATGAATTAGCTGACTTAGTCTCATTAAAAAATTTAGAAAATCTTGAGGTTCTTGGAGTACTTGGAACATTATCAGCATATGAATTTCCAACTCTCAATGATGCATCAACATTAAGACTTAAACAAAGTCTAGGGTATCTAATAAATTTATCTAACCTTGGTAAGCTAGGAAACTTATGGAAGTTATCAAAACTATCAAGACTATCGACACTAGGTGAAAGTGTAACGTATGGAAATTTACATGATCTGCTTTCTGGATTTAGAAGTTTGATGATATCTATATTAGGATATATAGATGAGTTGGAAAGAGAAATTGATGGCGGGGTTAATTCTACTACAGTGATAGGGTTACTATCCAATATGACAAATTCAATCAATGGGAATGAACCAAATATATTTGGAGTAGAAGAGTTAGGAATCTATAGTGTTAATGAAAACACAGGAGTCCATTCATATACTGGGATGGTATATAATCTTTTACAATCGATAGACATTTATATAAAAATACTATCTTCTCATATTCCAAAGATTAGTAATATAACTAGTTTCCCAGCAGATATTCCCAGAGGGTTAGATAATATTAATGCTGGAAATATAGAAAAATTGAAGAACATAAAAAATGCAGATCTAACAGCACCTCTTGGAACTATGTATAGATCTGTACAATCAGAAGTATCGGATCTGTCTGAAAAAATTACAACATTCCAGTCAGTTATATTAGAAGGTGTCTCCGAAATAGAATTAATTATTTCTACATCCCCCACCCCAGAACGGATTCAATCTAAAATAGATATTATGAAACTAACGATAAACGATTCGTTTCTACGAAAATTTGAGGCTACTGTGTCAAATTTATCTGACACAATAGCCGGGGAACTAAGTACGTTTGTTAATTATCTTAAATAATTATACACATATTTTTGACCTCATGAACATAGTAATATAATGACAGAAGAACATATTCAATTGAGAAGAATTTAACTTCTTTAATTGATATCCCATTTCTGTTTCATAGAGGACCTTTAGTATTTCTTTTCTCACCTCGTAGTTAACAACCTTTACTTTTGATTCTATTTTTCTAACCAGAGAATTTCTCTTATTCTCTAAACAAACATCCTTTGGATTTCTTATTCTACAAATCAAAATCAAAATAAATTTGATTTTATCTCTATAGGCAACAGATGATAATTCAGATATTAACGGGACGCAAGTCTCTTTTTTTAATCCACTCATTGATATGGCCTTCAATAATGCTATCTTATCTATCTGCTCATATGTACACATAACAGTACTCAATTTATCTGCTAGTCTTTCAATAACCTCTCCTTCTTCTTCTCCATCAGACGATGTAATACCTTTAACATTAGACTCATATAATTCATAATAAAGATTGGCAAACGATCTCATCGATTGTTCTATTCTACTTCTTAATGCATATACAAAATCAAATATTTGTTTATCGGTTGTAGCCTTTAATAGTTTAGGATATATCTTTGCAAATTCTGCATCAGATATAAATGTAACAGCATTAGGAACACCTTTATGTACCTTAAATAAATGACGAGGGGAAACTTGATTCAATGCTAACTCCCATAAATCATTCCTACAAAACTCTGGAAAGTATTTATGAACCAAGTGACTGTATTGTTTTACAGCTAGGAACTTGTAAATTAAATTTACAAAGTTCTTATTATTTTTGTTAGTATAATGTATTATACAAATGTAAAGAAATACATTAAAGCTATCATTAAATATAGCAAACTTTTTAAACTCAGGACTCATAAACTTTTTGAATTCTTTTATTTGTTTAGCATCAAAGTTTGTTGTCTTATGTAGATCTCTCCAGTATTTAATAAATTTTGGGAAGTAACATGGCCCAGATATGTTAGACACTTCGAAAGCGACTATCTTTGATAACTGTCTATAGAATTTACTGTCATCAGAATTGCTCATATTGAGACCGAACTTGCTCATATTTTCCATTATCTAACCTCTATCAATATACTATTCCTATCGAAATATACTAGCTCAGGAGTGTATGTGAGTAGCTGTGACTGAGAAAAATCATTTAGCGGATCATACTTAAAAAATATATCATGTGAAGGTTTTAATACTTTACAATGATCAACGCCTTCTACTTCTTGTACTACCTTTGTAACATCAGACATATATAGTCCAGTGTCGTAACCAAATATATTATATAATTTATTAACTAAATTTGTTTTGACAGTTTCTACTACAGCGTAATCAGTATATGGTTTAGATCTATCTATCCATATAACTATATGAAGTTGGATAGGTATTTCCTGTAAAGGATCTTCAAATGTTTCTCCATTAAATATATATTTCTGAATTATATTTCCTGAGAGGTTTCCTAAATCTTGATCAACTACTAAATTAAATTGATCATTAACAATTAATCTTTCATACACCCATCCACCAAATCCGCTACTAGCAGTAGAGTCATACTCTGCAATAAATCCATCAGATGTTCCATCTGTATTAGTCGGATATCCCCATGGATTAACATCTGGTGCCTCACTCACAGCATATCTATCTCCATTCACAGGAACAATAGGAAGGGTATCTGGATTTATTCCTATGACTGGTTCTCTTGTTGGAGGATTGAGATACATATTATCTAGTTGACCTGTAGTATTACTAAATTTAAGATTTATAAAATCTGTTAACATCTTATAATTGGCAACATCAAATGTCATTATTTTTTGATATACAAATAACTCAAAGTTATCTTGATCTACGTTGTCATAGTATAATTTTTTAATAACAGGAACATTATATATTACTACATTCTCATTCCCTTCTGTTCCACTTATATCTACATTACTTAACATAAACTCAGATAGATTGCTATGGATAGTTATGGTTGCTTCGGATTTATTTATACTTCCGAATTGTTCCCATGTACCATATGTAGGATTCTGGACCCACTTCTTAGATATTAAATCAGTAGGAGTCACAAGTGTTTCATCAACAACCTCATAAGTAGAAAAGAAAAACTGTACGTTGTCTTCTGGTATATCTGATAAAGAGAACACGTATTTAAATTTAAACACAGGTTCGGAATCGTTATGTGAATATTGTGAAGTCATATATAATTCTTCGCCCGACCAACTAGGAACAACTAAACATCTAATTGTTGTAAGATCTATAAGACTTAATACATCTATATCAGTAGCATCATGTTGATAAGGACTGTATATGTTCTTCAATGGATAGTAATTAAAATAAACCTCTATCTTTGGATCAGTTGAATCAGATTTATCTAAAGTAAAAGTAGCGCCCTCGGGTTGTATTATAGATTCTGTATTATCACTTCTTCCTAGAACGAGTGATTTTGTAATATCATCAAGTAAATATTTATATATGGCTGTTTCTTGATCTATATCTATACTTATATTAAACATACTTACATATTCTTCTCCACCAATACTAAACACGTCTCCAGTAAATACATCTAGTGCTTCTGCGCTGGTAGTATCAATTGATAATGATTCATTTCTAGTTGGAACCAGGGCCTTCTCAAAGATAAGATCTGTGAAAAGAGATATCTCATTACACTGAATGTCACTTCGCTTGAGGACATGGATAACATTATTGATAGGTAGATCGCTTATTATTTTCTTAGCATTCTTATAGTCTTGATTAGATACTAGTCTTTTGTTTGATGATACTCTTGCAATAGCGTTCGCTCTTATTTCATCAATAGATAATTCATCTCTTCCCCCCATAGCAGGGATAGTATTTATACATGAATATTGTAAGTACCTAGTAACTGGAGCATTATTAATTGTATCTACTACAGCAAATCTATCTCCAGTTTTGATAGAACCAGCAACTACATTTCCTGATTCTCCCTGTGTCAATGAATATGATATTTTTGCAAGGTATCCTGAAGTCGGTTGAACTCCAATTATACCATTACCAAAGAATAATTTTAACCCCGAATTTTGATTCGTGTTTGTCATCCTATATACAAACCCTCTATAATTATTTGGGATCATAAATAAAGAGTTTCCTTTTATAGGAGAATCTGGGTCATCTGGTCCTCCCCATGTATATCTAATTTTATTAGCATCAGTCGCAGTGGTCTGCTTCTCTTCCGTTACCAATCTTACACGATGTAATTGTCCAGGTTTACCAAATTTAATTTCGTGTGTAAGGAACTCATATGGTTTTAATGTTGGGATAGTAAACTCCTCAACAGGATCTATCTCTTCTATTTGAATTGTATTGATAAGAAAAATAAGTTTACCATCTCTAATATTAGATGGGATTATTTTTGTCCCGCCACTCTCAAGACTCTCAGTAACTATAGCTGTTTGTAATTCAGAATATATTGTAGCAGTCACTGAATTTTTTGTAGTAAATACTGTTTCAAGACCAGCATAGAATTTAAATGGTTCTGGATCTTCTATGTCTTTTCTTAGTCCATGAAAGACTAACTGGGTTACGGGTTGTGTAAATACAATAGGTACTTCCATCATTATGGGAACTTCTGCAGGAAGGGGTGGAGCATCAGATGTAGGATTATATCCTAGCATTGTTGCCAAGTTCAATACAGATTCTTTTTGAATTGCTCTCGTTAAAAAGAATTCTCTATATACACTTGTATTATAATACATTAAGTTAGTTGTAAGAATAGAAAGCATGTTAATAATATATGATAAATAAGATGCCTTAGAAAAATCTAAGTTTTCTAGTTCGAGATAATCTCTACTGTATTCTAATAACTGTTCTCTAATTCTATCTCTGCTCGAGTAAATTTGAATATTTCTATCGTTAAACACAGGTTTGTACCTCCAATCCCTCTAAGAATTTTTTAAATTCTTCTTTATTATATTTTGCATTCTTCCTCAAATTTTCTTTAGCTGGAAGAAATTGTAAATTGCTTTCATGATTTATTAATTTTAAATCATAAATATTATTATCTGTAAATGCCTTTATAGGAAAAATATGATCAACATGAATATTTGGATTATTAATATTATTCTTTTTTCTGAGTTTTCTCTTATAACTATTACTTAAACTTTGTAGTTCTAGAACTATTCTTATTTTTTTCCTATCTGGATTCCACATATATGAATTTGATCCAGACAATGCCTCTATTTTACACCTTCTACATTTAACACCATTTAATAAACTACTAAGTGATATTTTAGTAGGATTTCCACATGAACATAATGAATCTACAGAATCATTATATCGTACATATTTCCCAATTAATTTAAATCCTCTTTCTTCAAACAATTTAAACACTTCTTCCTGTGTATATTTAACATTCCCTGAACAATTCATACATCTCCGACCAGCCTTAAATGATTTAAGTTGTGTTTTAGATATATTTCCACATGAACAACGGTATCTTAATGTTTTTGCATTGTTACCGTCATATATGTCTAACAATTCACAACCACTATCTATAAACGTATTCTCCACCTCTTCTTGAGACAATCTCAGCTTCGACCCTACGTTTCTATAATGACATTTTTTACATCTTTTTTCGTTATGTATAAATGAGCTTACTTGTATAATAGATTCGTTCCCACATGGGCAAATATATTTTACTTTAGATCTTGATGTAATACTATCGGAATATTCTTCTAATAATACACCACCTCTTTTTTCAAATTCTTCTTTTATCTTATAGTAACCTAGGCATTTACCCATATTATTTATCCACTCTTAGAAAAATCTGGAGCGTGCTTCGCCACGCGTGTCACGACAGCATCTTTGGCCTTTTCTATCTGAGCCCTACCTTTTTCTTTAACTATTTGGAGCATTGATCTTTTTGATTTTAATAAAGCTGCTAGCTCTTTGTCTTTTGCTTTTAATGTCGTTCTCAAATTACTCATCTCAGTTCTTTTAATCTTTGCAGCTATGATCTTTCTTCTCTTAATTAAATTTCTTATAGCTATAGATATCCTATTCCATATTACCTTTAATCCTCTAGACATATCTTTAGCTAGATTCGCCTTCCCTTCATCTAACATTTCATCCCTATGTAGATTAATATATTGTTCTTCTAATCTTTTTTCTAAACTATCTAGCTGTTCATAATTGAGATGTTCTAAAAAAGAATCGAAGTCATTCGTATCAATTCTCTCTGACTCTAAAAAAATAAGAAAGCTTTCTGATAAATTGTTCATGTTTTAATCCTCTATAAAATAAAATCCAGATGTGTTATCAAATAAACTATTAAGTCGTGTAGACATAGAAGCTGATCTCTCTTGTAATCTTAATAAGAAATTAGCATTCTCTAACGGCAAAATAGTCTTAGTAAACTCTAGAAATTTCCAATGTGTAGACACTTGTAGTTCTAAATCCCTCACTGCGTGCGGAGCACCTTTTAATTGACACTGATATATATTATAAAAATCTCCGAAGTGTGCCAAGTTAACATTAGTAACAACCATCAATCTTTCATTTACTGACTCAGTTTTTATTCCAAAACTAATATCTACGAAGTCCCCTTCTGCTGGTTTTAATCCATATACAGAAGGGATTGCTAATTGTGTACTAATAGATGCTCCGAATCTTAATCCTTTTTCCTCAGAGTCTCCTGTTGGTTGAACTTGTTCTAATCCAAATACAGGTAACAATGATATTTTTATCCACTGTTGTCCAGATAGTTCGCCCACTCCTAGCTTCTCATATGAACCACCTAATAAATTTTCATTCTCCCATACAGTTTCATCGTGATCTGTAGCATAATATGTTACTGGAAACGCTGGGTATTCTTTTATATAATGTTCATAAGCTGTTTCAAAGTAATCACTTATATAATTATATCTTCTTAACCAAGGTTGTACTGTAGACATTTTATTTCTCCATTGTAGTAAGTAGAGTCTCGTCTACATCAATAGAAACTCGTTTAGACTCACCCTTATATGATATTAAAAAATTAACTCGGAAGCCTTTCTTATTACTGAAGTATTTAACTGAGTATGTTATAGTGGCAAGGTGTTTATAATATGCAATAGCATCATCTATCTCCATCCTTGCTCTCATGTTTGTCTCAGTATCAGATGGTTCGAATATTAATTTATATAAATCGGATCCAAATTCTGGATCAAATGGGTACGTCCTTCTAGCAGTTAATAGAGTATTCTTTATTCCCTGCACCACTACATCTACCCCAGATAGCTCCCTAAAATCACCTGTCTTTGTAATAGTAGAGTGGACATCTATAGGTCCATCTCTGCGACCAGGTATTATTTTTAAAAAATCACTTGTAGTTATATTATTCATTTATACTTTTTCCTCAACGTAATTTTTAAACTGAGTTGAATTATATTTTCCCTGTTTGCTTAGATTTTCCTTAGCTGATAATAGTTGTAAATTATCTAATGAATTAATAACTTTAGGATCGGTAATTCCATTTTCAACAAATGCTTTTACTGGAATAATATGATCAACGTGATAATGATACGAATCCTCTTTCCAAGCGTCAAACAAAGGATCTTTCCTTAAATGGTTTAAAAGATCTTCTCCAGAATATCCAAGTAATTTATATGTTTTAGTATTTTTTAACTGACCTGTAGATTTTAAACTATGTCTTATTAACGATTTTGATAAACTTCTTACTCTTTCTTTTAATTTTATATACTCTCTATCAATAATCCAATTATGATTTTTTCGACCTGACTTTATTATTGATCTATATTTATTTGCACACTTCATACATCTTTTTCCATTTTTAAAATTCGAAAAAGATATTTTAGATATGTTTCCACATTTACATATATATTTAACAGGATCGTGAGATTTTTTATATATTCCTAATAACTCGCAGTTATTATCTCTAAAATATTGAGATACATACTTTTGTGAATATTTAGGAGTTCCGGAACATTTCATACATCTGCATCCTTGCCTAAATTTATCAAAATTTATATATGATATATTACCACAAGAACATTTATATTTCATCTTAGTTTTAGCATTCTTATAAAAAGATAGTAATTTACAATCATTATCTTTAAAATACTTTTCTATATATTCCTGAGAATGTTTCTTCATTTACTTGACTCCGTATATTTCTGTAGATGCTTCTTTCATATGAACTTACCTCATCATAATGTAACTACTTTAAAATTTGTCCGTAATTTTTTAGGGAAATGATTAATAAAAAAATAGAGGGTAAAAATACCCTCTATTTCCTTCTATTTCTTTCGGCGTGTGGACTCTTCCATCTTCTTACGCTTCTCTTCTTCTAGGTCAAATTTCCATTTAATGGTATCAATAAAGAATTTATATGGCATAATCATTATATCAGTATAATCTTGCTTCATAAGCTCCATCATAGATCTAATATTTTCTTCTAAATTCTTTTGAAATCTTTCAGATTCTTCTTGATTAGACGAGTGCGACCATTCGAAAAAATTGACTTGATATTTCCACTCCCAGATCGTTTTCTGAACCACACTGTGTGCAGTTCCAAACAGCCTTAAGGTCAATACCATACTGACCAAACTCATCTCTGAATTTTTCAATGAGTTTAATCTGATCTCTAGGTGGGAGACTTCTATACGCCATTATAATTTCTTGTCTTTCAGTAACACTGATCATAGGGATAGTTTGACCTGGAGCATATTGATCAAATCTTTCAATGATTAATGTTTCATAAATGATATCAATCTGTGCTCTCTGAGAAAAAGGAACACTACTCATCATTTGTTCTTCATCATGTAGAGTTGGTTGTCTTAGCGTAACAACTACATTGGATACTGGTAGTTCAAACTGAACTTTCTTTAATAGTATATCTGAACCAAGATCCATAGTTCTAGCGAGATCTAATTCAGTAGGCTCCTGGTTTCTAACTACTGGCTCTTCAGATACTTCTGGTGCCTCCTGAAGACCCCTGAGTGACCCAGGAGTGACATCGATGTTAGATTCAGGCAAACCAGGTGGTTGAGATAGCGTAAGAGGCTTAGAAGGCTCTACAGGAGGTTCGGGAAGATCGAGCGGTTGTGTAGTTTCCTTTCCAGCATTCTTCTGTTTAATGGCTTCTTCCATTACATCATCTGGTTCAACATCATTTGATTGAGAAAGTTTATAACTTTCCTGTAAACCGTCACTACCAGGATACGAATTCATATTAAACATCTGTGAAATATTTACTTTAATGTCTTGCTTATTAGCACACTGTTTACATGTAACATTAAAATCTGTTTCGTTTCCAAATGTGGAATGATATAATCCATATAATAGTGCGTCTCTATCTCTTACAGTAACTTGCTTTTTAAATGAATCATAGTCCTTTACTTCCGGTGGACTATTTTCTAATGCATCAAATATACATTTATTAATTGACTCTGTAGCTTTCGTTGGGGTCGTGGCTGAGTTCTTCAGCTTTGAAACCTCTGAAACATTCAAGCTCCTAACATCATAAGCCGTTCCTGTTTGTGGGGTTACAACAGAATATGTTGGGTACTTAAATTTAAATCCTCTGAATGGGGTACTCATATTACACTCTCTCCTATTTTTCTTTTGTCTTGGCGCAGTTTGCACCACTAAATTTTAAAAGTTTCCTTCCATTGATTACATAAGCTTAAACAAGACATAACAATATCTTATTCCCCTCATGTTTCAAAAATTTGTCCGTATATATTTTAAGGGTTAATATTATATAACTGGATCCTCAAGGAAATAAATCCTCAAGGATCCAGCATTAATAATTGTAATAAATAAATTAATTAAATTATGATGTGTATGGTGCGTAATCTCCTGACTCGGCTTCGCCATATACCTTACCAATTTCACCACCATCGGTGACACCATTCCAAGCTTTACCATAGAATATATCAGATAGATCTTGAGCGTTACTTAATACCCAATCTTCGTGCCATAAGTAATCACAGTTAAAGTCTATATCTATTTCTAATTTATCATTAGTTGTAATATCAGAACTAAGTAAATCAGTAGGATCTTTCTTCGGGAACATACCACTCATACAAGATGCATATTCTACAAGATGACCATCAGGTTTAGTAACCCAGTAATACATTGTTGCAGCATATTCTGTCTTGATATATGCACCATCCCCATCTTTTTTTCCACCAGAGTCTAGAGGTGTAACTCCAGATCTGTAATCTCTAATCATTCTTGTCCAACCATGGAAGATAGCATGAATCGGAAGTGAAGAGAGTTCTAGGAACCTAAGTGTTACAGTATTATCCCACTCTACATTAGTAGGGACTGCCCACTTTACTCCACCTAGTCCAACAATATCAGTAGTGTTTACTGTTCCACCAGGAATAGTAACTGATAAACAAGTTGAATGTAGAGTACTAGCAATAGATTTAAGACCATCGTCACCTTTACCAATACCATCTGGGCCTGCGGCGTGGGATACATTATTGGCCAATTGCTTAGGTAGGTATGAAAAATGGATGAAAAAATAACCTGAGATAAAAGGTTCTACTGCACTGTTAGTAGTACCAAACTTTCTTGTAAATCTATTTTGAAATCCGTGTAGTGATGCGAAACTATTAGAAACTGACATTATTAAATCCTCCAAATTTTTGATTATTGTTAAAACTCAGCTCTTGCTGTTTACAATTTTGTCCTCATTATATGAGGGCGTCTACTTCTTTATTTCTATAATATATTAAATTCGATATGTGATACTAAATATGAAGTGAAATTCGATTCCTACTAAATATATTAAATAGTGAGGTAGCCGAATTCTTCTTAATTCTCTATGAGAATTAAGTCCTTTTTATTCTTCGAAAAATAAATGGACCGGTCTCATGTTAGAAACCGATCCTGAGCCACCATTGAGGGGGGAAGGCGACTCCCGCAATAGTTTGTCCGCAGATTTCATATTGATATGGACTATATATATTAAAACATGAGTACAGTTTTTTAGTATGTGTTACACTTTCTGAAATCGCAACACAATGAAGAGGATGAGGACTATGGGAAATACGGACAAATTCTCGGCATCAACCCGCGAAGCAGCAGAGGCATTGGGTATGACTTATGTTTGTCTTGCCGCCAGGACAGAGCTCCGGGAAAAGTATGCACGAAACGTAGGTACAGGAAAGAAGGGGCGATTTGCCTGGGACGTCAATGCAATGAAGAAGGATGGGATCAAATCCACTGGACGTGGAAGACCTTCTGCTCCGACATCTATCGGTGAGGGCGGGCTCCCTGGCAGTATACTCAAGGCAATCCGCAAACTGTCCGAACCGACGCGCAAGCAGCTGGAGGAAGTGATGCAGGCACGGCAAGGAATTGCCAAATTGCAGGCACATTGGCCCAAAGACAAGGACGTCGTCGCTCTGGCTAATAAGAATCAGAAGCGCTTTGCGATGATCCTGGCCAAAGAAATGGAAGCGAGCGAAGTAGTTCAGGACATGCTCGCGTTGGCTTTCTAGGTTACCCATAGTCCAGCGATCCCGGAATGGCTCCAGGGGATGGTGGCTGTTTCGAAGAGATCGCAGGTTCCGCTAGGGAGCGGGGTGAAACACGGAGTATTAACATACTTTCACCCCGCTCCCCTCGTTATTCAATTAGCCCCAATAGCTCAGCTGGATAGAGCGACGGCCCTCTAAGCCGTAGGCCGCAGGTTCGAGCCCTGCTTGGGGTGCCATTTTTTTCGAAGAACAAACGAAGGAGGATATCGTGCAGGTAATTAAAGTAGGAACGTTCGTTCGATATTTCGACGCTGAACGAGGCGTCATAATTCATGGACAAGTGGATGGATTCCAAACAGTTGGTAAGATCAATGTTGTTCCCTTTGATGGAACAGACGATCAAGTTGCAATTGAGGATACTCAAATTGTATGCTTCTCCAACGAAACGGGAGTCTGTCCCACCAGAGATGGATCGTATATCCCATATTCCTTTTTCGCAAAAAATAAATATCCTTTGGCCGCAAAGGCAGCATTAAGAGGAATCGTAGAACCGCTTCGGGAAGAAGAACCTATCGACGATGAACCACATGATCATTCGGGGATCGCTGAGGGAGATGGGGTAGGTGTCGAAGATGTAGTAGTCCAGCCCAAGAAGAAGGTAATCACTACGCTGGATACGGATGCGATCCTTCACAGGAAGGGACGATTCGGTAGAAGTTACATGTGAGTGAAGCATGGGCGGATAGCTCAGTTGGTTAGAGCGCGACACTGATAATGTCGAGGTCGAAGGTTCAATTCCTTCTCCGCCCACCATTTTTAAGAGATGAAGGATATGCTCGATACGTTCTTGTAAATAATGAAAGACATTGGGAACTTATACCTAAGGCAGAACTAACACCAGAGAAACCAGTACCGATCCTACCTACTGGATACTGGTGTTGGATATCGGAAGACGGAAAGATTATTTATACTGAGAGAGATCAGTGGGATAAAACCCCTAACCTGGAGGAAATATGGAAGTCACTGGCTATACCATAAGAGAAGCATTAAAGTATTGGAATTTAAAATTAGAAGCATTGAGTGAACAGTTCCCAACAACAATCTTTGGATTTGAAGGCGACGAGGAAGCAGATCCAAGCGATTTATTTGTAGAAATAGTTGAGGCAGAATCAGCAATTGTAAGATTACAAACATTACAACAAAAGTATAACCTTAGTATTGAGGTTATTATTAAAGATACTAATCAACATCGCTCTGTTATGCCATTGGCAACAGCCATAAAAATAGCTGGGTATATGGGGAGATTTGAAAAACTATGGAAAACTTCCATGTCTACTTCTAAGGGTAGAGGCATGTTTGGAGAACGATTTGGGGGAGGCGGTGCCGAGACCAGGAAGGTAGACGACATGGTAGCCAAACGGAGAATCTCAATCGTGGCATGTAGAAATAATTCATTAAGCTTTTCTAAACTTGCAAGTGCCTGTAGATCTGTTATTGCAGAAGCAAATGGTACCGCTGTAACTCTCGGAGAGGGAGAGTTCGTAGGTTTTGACGACTCATTGTTCAGTGTCCTCTAGGATTACTGGATGATGACGAGTCCGCTGAGACGTTGAAAACCTCCTTGGTCAAAGGAATATACCTCCACTGGTCATCCGTATCACCGATGCTCACAAACCAGCCCGCATGATTCTTGAAGAGCGGAACTTAACTGGTACCAATAAAAGGTGTAGACGAGACCAATTCCTAGCTCATTGCTGTTCAACGTCTCAGCAACTTTTTTAATTCGTCTGTAAAATGTATGTATATAGAAGGGATTTAGATTTTGAAAAAAAGGAGAAAGAATGTTTAAGAAGATTATGTCGTTGGTATTAGTTTCGTTCATGGTAATCAGTTTAACTGCTGCAGCACAATCATATGATTACTCACATAGAAAATCATCTGCTACCATCGAGGTAACAGATTTGAGTGGTAATGCTGCGCCCGGCGTGAGTGTAGAAGTCACACAGACCGGTCACGAGTTCCTATTTGGTATGGGTCCAGGAGTATTCTATAAACCAGAACTCCTGGATAAAGTTGATGATGTCTTCAACAATGCTACACTCGGGTTGTATTGGTCTAGCTTAGAAAGCCCACAAGGTACCTATAAGTTTCCAACACTTCAGATCCAGGTAGATTGGTGCAAGACAAGAGGGTGGCCTATGAAAGGACATCCAATTCTTTATACTATAGCACAACCAACATGGGGCGCTACGCCAGAAGCACAAATAGAACATATTAATAAACTATTAAATGAATATGCAGATGACTTTATGTTCTGGGATACGGTGAACGAACCTATTAATAATCCTGGAATAGATATAGGATCTGTTCATTCTTATATAAGAACATTACCATACAATGACTTGAAGATAGGAATTAATGAATATGGAATCCTTGGTGGTTGGTTGAATCTTGCTACTATACTGAAAGGTGTTGGAAGCCAATTTGACTATGACTATGTAGGAATTCAGTCTCATATTCCAGACGATAAAGAATATGATATTAATTATATAAAATCAAAGATAGAAGAATTTAATGATCTTGGAAAACCTATTCACATTAGTGAAGTATCTGTTCAGTCCGCTGGTGGAATTTGGAATGAAACCAATCAAGCAGACTATGCAGAGAAATTATATAGATTGTATTTCTCAATACCCTCAGTAGAAGTTATTACCTGGTGGAGCATTCCAGATGGAGATCCTTGGAAACCTACGATTGGATTATTCAGAACGAATGGTACATCGAAGCCAGCATTCGATAGATTGAAAAATCTTATTACAAATGAATGGTATACTAAATTAACAGTTGAATCTAATAGTGAAGGTAAAGTAATATTTAATGGGTTCCGTGGCAATTATAAAATATTGGTAGAAGACGTAGAGGTTCCGCTTACTTTAGATAAGAGTAATCCTACTGTTACAGTCGCGGTTGCTGTTGAAGTAGTTGAACCAGAACCCGATCCTGAACCGGATCCGGAACCAGTTCCAGAACCAAAACCAAGGAAAAGATGGTGGAAATTCTGGAGATGGGGTAGATAGATAGATGGAATACTTTACCATGGGAAGTGATCATGTTTATCCATTGGGGGAAAAATTCGTAGTGGATTACTATATCTCTGGTACTTGTTCCACTGGCAAAGCCTATAGGCTCCTTGAGACATTAATTAATACATTGACGTTCGTTAGAACATATGACCGGAGTTATAAACGACAACAATTAATTTTATTAAAGACATGGCACGACAGAATATGGAATGCTATTGAGTTAGGATATATTGATAATAAGACTGATGACGATTTAAGAATATTTCTTCCTTCTGAAATGCATCCCAAGAGGGATAAAAAAGTTCGAATGGATTTTCTAAGGGATCAGTTACACCGACTGATCTCTGAAAACGCAGGGCTTATAATTTAGGAGGAAAGATGGATATACATCCTGTCCAGAAGAAAAAAGGATTTACATTAATAGAATTGATAATTGTTGTTGCCATCCTTGGAATATTAGCACTCGGGGCAATTGTCGCTGGTGTTATATTGTTTATGTTCATTCTTTCATAAAGGAGATTAATGCAGTATTGTATTGGTTGTGGATTACCAATTCGCGAAGGATTTGTGAATTGTATAAAATGTAAAATAAAAGAAACTAATGAGGAGAAAGTGGAATGCCTAGAGGTAGACCGGCAAAATTAATGACCGCAGATTTAGAAAAATTTAACAAAAAATTACAGGCTACTTTGGTTAGAAAATTAGAATCAGATGATAGTGATAACGAATCACTTATCGAATTAGCGATGGCTGGTAGATTTCTACATCAAGTAGACCAAAGAGATTCTGGAAAAATTTCAATAGAGTTGAGAAAAGTTGATGGATCGGTTGCACATACTTTATACATTGAACCTGAAGATAGTGAATTACTAGCAGAGTTGATGGCAGATGATGCCAATGAAGTCCTAGTAACGAGTACTAATCCTCCTAGCGATACTGAGATCCTTAGTGAAATCATGGCGGAAGATAAAGACTCAATAGACGAAGAGGTTCCCATCTAGAGGAACTTAATGTTTTTGTTTTGGAGGAGTAGCTCAGTTGGTAGAGCGCATGCCCGTAAAAATGCCCTATTCGATATTTTCCCCTTCAAGGGTTATGAGGAACAGGGTTACTTCGCAAAAAGCAAGAGGTCGCCAGTTCGAGTCTGGTCTCCTCCAAAACAATTTATTTAAATAATATATTAAAAGAATTTAAAATTCTTTTATATTAAAAATTTTTAGGACAAATAAAAAGATCCGGGGTAGCTCAGTTGGTAGAGCGGGTGGCTGTTAACCATCAGGTCGCAAGTTCGAACCTTGCTCCCGGAGCCATTTTTAAAGAGAGGGAGATTGGAGAGTTATGGCTACAACTAGAGAAGATATCCAAAGCTGGATAGACGAATCAGGTGATAACCAATTTCTAATGATTGTATGTGATACATTTGATTGGGAAGATTATCCAGTTAGAGTAAACGATGAAGCTCATTTAATTTCAGAAGTAAAAAGAATTAGGTCTGTTGGTATGCAGAAGATAATGGAAGTATATAATCTCTCTGGAGACGTACCAAAACAACTTAGTCAACATAGATCTTGTGAAGTTCCCAGATCTGTTCTTGACGAAACCGGAGCTATACTCTAATGGAAATGTCTGATATTCTTTACGCCCCAACCATTGCAGATGATAGAGATCGGGAAATATTTACAGCATTTGAATTATTCATACACGATTGTATATTCGGTGGGTCACTAATCGAAGCAGCAGCAAATAGACATTTTCATACAATCTTTCCTAATTGTAATGCTTATGCGACAGCAGTAAGATACTTCAAACCCAGTATATCATTATTAATAAACCATCTAGCTTTTAGACATGCGCTCGAAACGTATGCTAAAACTAAGAATTTTGAAGCTTGTAAAACAAATGTATGGAAATCAGTACCCGGTAATACATATAATACATACACTGGATATACTTTTAAAGATATAGTAGGTGCAACTAATAATTACTGGTTGAATACAAGATGTAAGAGTTATATAGAATTATTTGAGATATATGGATCTGTTATAAGAAGAATAGAAGACGATGCTATTGAGCGCGGCCTACATCCACAATATGCTCCACATGTAAAAAATATGAGAGGCATTTATTACATTAGTAAAATTCTTCTTGGTGCCTATGGTGCTTACGAGGTAATGGATAAGATGAGAAATATAGCACTACTGTTTTCAAACGGAAGAAGTACAGATGTAATTATGAAACACTTCCTAAGTAAAGGAATTGTATTCGAAGACATTTAATGTAAGACATATTAAAAAGCCGGGGTCGCATAGTTGGTCGATTGCACCGGACTTGTAATCCGGATGGCTTTACGCCGCATCGTAGGTTCGAATCCTACCCTCGGCTCCATTTTTAATATATATGTTCATCCAGAATCAACGGATTGAGATTGGGCAGGGTTGTTTAAAAGAAACAAGAGGTGATAAGTATGAACGAGGCAGGGCCATGGAGATTCAAGTACCAGCTTTCTGAGGAGCAAATGAAAGCAGTAGGCACTGAAATACATAGAAAGATCCACGGGGAAATTATAACAATCGGAGTAGATAAAAATGATTCGATTGTGGAATTGATTGGAGACAAAGGCATGGAACTTCATCTTGTTGATGGGAATGGTCTGTCAAATAGCGAACTTGCTCTGCTGTTCCCAGTCGACCACTTGAAGATACTTGGAAAGTTATGTATCTTCGTTGGGTCTCTTATTGATATGGGAACAATTCCAAAGGCAACAATGTAGATTTCTCAGTGGGGGTGTGGTGGAATTGGCAGACACGCGAGACTCGTACGGTTATCGCAATCATCAGTGTATTCCTGATTTGGACTATTATTTTGAGGACAAACTCTTAAAAGGAGAGTTCTCGAATGAGTTGGAAATCCAAAGAAGAAAGACGCTGTATTGATTGTGATAAAAAGGGTGTTGTAGAAAGAAGACGGTGTAAGGAATGTGTTAAAGAATACAATCGAGCGCGTGCGAAGGAAAGACACGCTCGGTTGGGAAGACACAATTATGGTATATCCACATGTCCTATATGTGGAAAACCCATGACAATGTGGAGAAAGACCCAGGCAACGCATGCTACATGTATACCTAAAACGACTGGGGATTATAACTTAGTCGGGAGGTCTCCATCTGGCAGAACATTGGGTCGACAGAAGATGATTGACGCTGGCGTCGATGTCCCAACCGAATTCGTTGTTCACCATCTGGACGAAAATCCAGATAATAACGATCTTGGGAATTTGATAGCAGTGAGGCGGTCGTCACACACAACCCTACACAGAAATCTACAGTATCATAGGTCGCTGTTCCTGAAAGAGAACAGTAAGTATTCCGAGGATTGCTGGAAACCCCTTAGAGATCATCTAACCAAAGCATGGATGGAAACGTCGAGTGCGAAGGTTCTAAAAATAGATGATATTGGGCAATCAGCAGCCGAGCCTCTAAACTCCTAATAAGGAGCAAGAGGAAGGTTCAGAGGCCATGCACGGAACACCTACGTCCAGATTGGATATGGTGAAGATATGGTCCAGACTTCAACAATCGATGTCTTTAGATTGGTTGGTGAAAGCCAATGAGGTATGTAAAATCTCGTGATCGCAAGATCGTGTGGGTTCGATTCCCACCATCCCTACCATTTTATATTATACCCAGTTGCCCATTTTCTAACTGCGTTATCTGAGACTTTGTACTTTCTACCCAACGCCGAAAAAGAACTATTTCGAATTTCAAGTTCTAATATTTCTTTTGTTGGGCGTGATACTTTTCTTGGGCGAAGTTTACCACTACATGATTTACATCTAACTGCACCTGCAGATATATGTTTATGACAATCAATACACACATTGATTTGTAATTTAGGTCTTACTTTAGATGTCTTTTGTTTGATCACATTTTTCCGACCCCTATATGTAGGTGTCTGTGCATGACAGTTCGGGCATATAATTCTTAAATTTTCCAATCTATTATCATTATTAATGCCATTAATATGATCTAATTCCAGAGAGATAGGTTTATTATTCCATTCGGTTAGTCCACACATCTCACATACATACAATTTAAACCCTTCTTTTATTAATCTCTCTCTAAGTTTAGACGAACTGATACTATTTCCTTTATTTGTTGAGAGCTTTACAAAATTCTATAATTCTCTTAATGTGGTGACTCTTGTTAAAACAGTAATATGTATTATTGGAATTGGATTATATATTATGGCGGCGAGTAATCCAGATATACTGAAGCGTTCTCCACAAACCGAAGAGGTAATATCAACTGAAGAGGAACCTAATGTATGAAAGTAATTCTGTTAGGCATCGTAGCTTTAGCAATTGCAGTGCTTCTCGTTATGAACAACAATGAAAAATTGAAGGGGTATCTTCAGAAAGCAAAAGAATTTATTTCTAATGGTACAGATGGAATGATTGCTATATCGTTTGCATTGATATGTGTGAATTTACTTCAGTTTGTATACTGGGCTAGGTATTCAGAGATGTTATCTTTCTTCGTATTACCTTGTGTCCTCTTCTGTGTATTAGTTGGGGTAATTATATTATTCACATGTATGTATGCAGATCAAGAAAGAGAAGATCCAATGAAACTTGTTCCCAAAGTATTAGTTGGTGTTATCGGAATAATAAGTCCCATCATATTCTCTCTTACACTTATAATAGATATAATGGTTAAGACATACGTAAACAGCTTGTAGCTAAATGAGGTGTAGCTCAATTGGATTAGAGCACCAGAATTTGGATCTGGATGTTGGAGGTTCGAGTCCTCCCACCTCATCCAACACAACCCCCGAACCCAAGGAGAAGACAAGTGGCAATTAGAGGGAAAAACACTCAGCTCCTGGTCATCGATCCACAGGTGGACTTTTGTGATCCGACCGGAGCCCTATTTGTACCTGGCGCTGTGGAAGATTCAGTCCGCCTTGCGACAATGATCGACCGACTAGGAACCGGTATCAAAGATATCCACATTACACTGGATTCGCATACCCAACTTGACATTTCCCATATTATGTGGTGGAAGTATGTGGATGGCCAAGCAGTCAAGCCGTTCACCGTAGTCATTACGCGGCATGGTCGGATATACGGAATGGAGATCAACCTGACGGATGGTTCTCTTGGACCGGAACGCGAACTCATCACGGCGGCTCCCTTCGCGGCGCAGAGGACTCTCGACTATCTGGAAGCTCTCGAGAAGAGCGGGCGGTATGGTCACACAATCTGGCCGGATCACTGCATCATCGGATCAGTGGGTCACAGCATAACCCAATCCATCTTCGATGCCGTTCTTGGTTGGGAACAGAAGATCTTCGGTAGAGCCCAGCGAGTCGTGAAAGGCTCCAACATCTGGACCGAACACTTCGGTATCGTCAAGGCTGAGGTGCCCGATGACACCGACAGCTCGACACAAGTCAACACGAAGCTCATCGATATCTTGATTGCCGCAGACGAAGTGTTTCTTGCCGGGCAAGCGTCCACCCATTGCGTGGCAAATTCCGTGATGGACATCGCAGATGAATTCGGTGACGAGAACATTCACAAGCTCATCCTTCTCGAAGATGCGACTTCACCCGTTCCCGGATTCGATGCCCTGGAAGCTGACTTCAAAGCGAAAATGACTGCGCGGGGCATGCAGTCCGCCAAAACCACAGACGTATAAGGAGACAGATACAAATGCCTTCATTCGAAGATATGGTAGACCAAAACATTACGGGAAGCGAATTCCATTTCTCCTCAGTAAATATTGACAAATTAGACGAGCTCAAGTACACGGTCGCAAACATCTCCGCCGACGTAAGCGGTAGTATGTGGGGGGAAGAAGCCAAAGTCGATGAGGCGTTGCAGCGGATTATCAAGACATGTCAAAATGCTGCGACAGCCGATAACATCCTTCTGAGGCTCATTGCATTCAACAACTCCGTGCAGGAAATCTTCGGGTTCAAACCGATCCACACGATTACCCCTGCTGATGTCGCAGTGCCGTCGCCCGGTGGAGGTACGGCACTGAATGATGCCGTGTTCAGTTCGGTAGGTGCCGTGGAAGACGAATGCGTCCAACTCTTTGATCAGTCCTGTGATACCAACGGCATCGAGGTTATTATCACGGACGGCTATGAGAACTCGAGCAAATCAAGCAACAAGAAGGTTCGCAATCGGATCAAATCGATGAAGAAAAACGAGGCGATGGAGTCGAACATCAGTATCCTCGTTGCAATGGGTTGCGACACCAGCACCGACAAAGCATACTTCACCAAGTTGTGCACGGACCTTGGCATCGATCACTTCTTGCCGTTCCCGGACATGACCGAGGCGACGTTCGGCAAGTTGGTCCAGCTCATCTCGCAGTCGATCAGCTCACAGAGCAAGGCGCTTGGGAACGGTGGTCCTTCTCAGATCATCAACCCACTTACCGGCGCAGTGTCCCAGCCTGTTACGGGTGGGGCTTCAGTGAGTCTCTCGATATAATCCGCAGATCCTTGGGGGTGGGGGGTCGAAAGACCTTCTGCCTCCACCATCTTTTAGGAGGTACGCCGTGATAACTAGCGATGCGTTTTTGGCAATTGGTGCCACTCACGCAATGTGTGAAGATTACATCAGAACTGGAATCATTGGACAACACATAGGAGAAGATGTACCATTTGCCATAGTTTCAGATGGATGTTCAGGTTCTCCAAATACAGACATAGGGTCAAGACTCTTAACAATTGCTGCAGAGAAAACAATTAAAACTATTCATTCACTTAATTCTGCTCTTTCATTTGGAACCGATTATCGTAGCTTAGGATTTATAATCTCTAACGAAGCCAATCAGCTGAATGCTGGTAATACTGTAACTCCAAAACAATGTCTTGACGCAACATTAATAATGATGGCTGGTATGAAAACTGTATATGTTTACGGAGACGGATATATTATTCTACAATTCACAAGTGGAAGAATTATAATTATTGAACTAAGTTGCTATAAAGGTGCACCTCCGTATCTTTCTTATCAAACTCAGCCCGAGAGATTGGACATGTATAATAGTAAAGTCCCGAAGGCAGCCATTAAAGTGAAAGCCTGGGAACTAAATGGGGGACCAGTAATAGAATTTAATGGATGGGAATTTGGGTACCAGGGTGGTAAGTTTCAATTCAATGTATCCGAGCTTATCCATGTTGATATTGGTTCCTTCGAAGAAATAACAACCACATTAATTTCATCTGATGGACTAGGTTCGTTTATTCATGTTCCAACTGGAGAGCAAGTACCAGTTGATGATATAGTTGCAAAACTATTTGATAGGATGCCTAATCATGGGAAGTTCATTCAGAGAAGAGCTAAGCGGGTTCTCAAGGAACTTGCAAAGGATCAAATAGTCCACAACGACGATGTCTCTATCGCCGGTATGACATGGAGGGAGGATCAGGTATGATGTTTAAAATCTTTCTATGCGTAATAGCATTTCTTGTAGTATCTTATTTCGTTACATATCCAGAAGAGATTCCAAGAGACTTCAAAGATTTGTTTGAGAAGTTCAAAGGGAAAGATAAGGATGATAAATAATGGCTGCGATATCTGTTATAAATGAGGCGACAGGTAAAACAGTTAAGTTGAAAGATAAACAATTCTTGGCTTCTGGAGGAGAAGGAAAAGTATTTCTAGTCAATGGAGTAATATATAAAGTATGCCATGATATATCTAATATGATACCTAAAGAAAAAATACAGGAACTATGGGCGCTGTCGTCTCATGGAAATATTGCTTGTCCAGAAGATATTCTTGTAACATCCAATAAGGCAAGAACACCAATAGGATATACTTCCAAATTCATACCAAACTCTATCCCTATTGCTAAGCTTGTCTCGAATGGGTTCAGAACCAAACAAGGATTTGGTGCAGAACAAACTGTAGAATTAGTAGAGAGTTTAGTTAAGATGGTTAAGTTTGTTCATTCTCATCCAGGAATTTTGATAGTAGATCTTAATGAATTTAATTTCCTAGTCAATGAATTGAAGTTAACAGACCCATTTGCAATTGATGTTAATTCATGGCAGACACAGAACTTTCCTGCTTCTGCTATAATGCTACATATAATAGATCATAAGACCAGTAAGTTTTCAAAGTTAACAGATTGGTTTTCATTAGGAGTTGTATCTACTATGTTGTTCTTAGGAGATGGTCCATACGGAGGAAGACATCCGAACTTCGCTGCAAGAGATATCAAAGCAAGACAAGCAGCAACCGCTTCCATATTTGGACCAGGCGTAACCCTTAATAAGAATATAAGATCATTCGATGTTATTCCAGATCAGTATAGAAGCTGGCTGGAGTCAATGTTTCAAAAAGGAATGAGACTTCCTCCTCCTGATGTGTTGGGACTGATGAGTCTGGAGAGCATCGTAGTGAAATTACTTACTGGTAGTGACTTATTTGAAATAGTAAAATTGTCAGAATATACTTCTGATGTTATTGAATGGCGCTCCGTTAATAATACAGTGATATGTATTACAAAGAACTCATTGATTGTAGGGAATGAAAGCAAAAAAATTAGACGGAATGATTTAGATGTAGTAGTAACTGATGAATCACGTACACCAATTGCTATCGCTATTAAGAAAGATTCAACTACCTCAGGATTACCATCAGGATACGGTCTACTTTCTCTGGTGAATTTCTTAACAAATGATCCTATAGGTGGAGCATCCTTGGCTGCGAAAGGATTCTTTGTTGCTGGTAATAGAATATATGTTCTCTCAGTAGATAAAGTAATTGAATTAGGTATTCGTGAAATGGGAAGTAAGATAGTTGCTGCTGTTAATAAAGAGTGGGCATTTCAAAGCTTGTCAAGTACAGTATATTCTGGATTAATATATTCTGACATATTCGGCAAACCATACCTTACAATCCCATATGCTGTAGGAAAATGTCTGAAGCGACACTTCCCAGAACTTGACGGGATCAAAATTACAGACGCCAAATATGAATCAGGTGTCGCATTTGTAATAGGTGCAGACCAGGATGGTAAATATAACAAATATATATTTGTGTTCGATGAGAAACACAGCACACACACTACAATAGAAGAAAAGGATATTACTCCAAGCGATATAAATTTCACTGTTCTTGATAATGGAACGGTTGCATATATAGATTCAAATGACGCACTGGTACTCTTCAAGAAAGATGCACCAGATAAACGAAAAGAAATAAGAGACCCAGCCGTACATGGCGGGATGACTCTAACGAAAAGAGGGACTCAGGCAATGGCATTTGTAGGCAAGACGGTCTATACCATTTCCATGAAGACCCCATAGGAGAACGCCTGTGAAGTTTCTAAGGTTCAGTCTAAGGATGCTTTGGGCAACAGCCATTGGACTGTGTAAAGGCACCATCGGCGGTGCAAAAATGTTCTGGAAATTTCTTATGAATACAAATTGGAAACAAAAAATAGGTGTAGTTATTGCTACAATACTCATTGGGTTTTGGGGATTCTATGGATTCATGTCGGAAGAACTGGTTATCAATGTTAACAAAACTGAGAAAGTAATTGATGCAGTACATGGTACATCTGTTTACAGAGTATCAAGCTACAACCTCACTGATGAGAAAGCGGAGGTATTTGTCAATAAAGATTCGCTTGCGTATTTTAAGTGGAACTCTGCAGATGTAGATAACATCCTATCTCCATATGGCCTCTTCAAAGTTCGTGTGTGGGGAGTACGATTCGTCTATATGTCTTGGTTCAGAAATGTCATTTCAGCAACACCATTTCCTGGAATAAAACCGTTAACGGCTCAGGCGAACTGAATCACAATAGGTGAATATAAATGAAAAATTTGATCAGCCTATTATGGGCACCTAAAGCTGAGGACAAATATAAAGATTGGTGGAAAGTAAGAATTGGAGATTTCTGGATTAAGAGTACAAGAAATAATGAATTGATTATTACACTAAATAGATTGAAGGCTGCTAAATTCAGTTGTAGAGATGCGGCTGATCTGTTGGTAAAATCCACAAATGGATGTTTGGTAAGTAGGTATTGCAACAGACGTAGAGTTGTTGTACATGAATGCCAACCATTACGAGAAGATGGACTTCGAGAAGAATCTCCCATCAACTAAATATATTAAATAGTGACTAACAGGTTTCATCTTTGTGGGGGTGACCTGGTTTCGACGTGGGTGAATGGAAGGATGAGTTGCGTACCGAGGACTCCGATGGCCTCGTAAAAAATCGGAAAACGCTTAATTGCGAAAAACGTAGTAGACTTCGCTAGCCGTGTGGCTTCCAAGATCGCAGATGTTGTGGCTCCGGCCCCCGCGTTCGCACTTGCTGCCTAATCGGATGAACTAGCTGTCTCGTTCTAGACGCCCTCTATGGGATGAGACAACGACAGAGGGACTGGACTCGGTAAGATGTAATCACTTGTAACCGAGAAGAGTACTTACTAGTGGTATAGGCGAAAGGAACCGTGCCTGACGGGTTCTGAGCTGAAACTAAATGAAAGGCTATGTACGTAGACGCTTGTGCGGATACACTGACGGACGCGGGTTCGATCAATCTGGTCGACTTGGGAAGTAATTCCCTCGATTAAAGAGTGCTCATACGGTGAAAGCTAAGTCGTGCAATACGATAAGCCAATACCGTGGGGTTGAGGAAGAAATTCCAAAAGCCCTGTAGAGACTTATAGACACCTAACTCTCACTGAGACATGGTGTACTAGGATGGAAAAATTCTTCCTGAAATTGTTCCTTTGCTATAGTGGCGGCGTTGTTGTACTTCCCATTCCGTGGGGTTACTTCAATATACCGATCTATCAGAAGATCGGTACGTCGGATCTTATCCGGTTCTCGGAGATAAGGTCGAAGTTGTTCTAGGAATTGTATGGCCTTCCTACCTTGTATTGCCCAAACAAACGACGGTTTGTGGTGATCTTTGTAGGTTTTCTTATGGGATATGCACCCACCATAATTGGCTTTCATGAACTCTAGTAGTTCATACGTTGTGCTTGCAATAGAAACAATGGGTCTTCTCCATAGATCTGATCGTTTCTGTTTGGTCACCGTTACACTTCCTTCGCCATCAAACAACCCAGCAGCATAGGAATCATTCAGTTGTGAATCTTTCATAATACGCACTCCTCTTGAAGTTTATAGTTTGTCCTCATTAGGATAGGGCTTCGAGATGAAGGTATAGTCCAGGCCTTTGCGAAAGCATTGGATCCACCTGTCCCGCCACCTCCACCATCGGGTAGTAGCGCAGTCCGGTTAGCGCACTTGCTTTGGGAGCAAGGGGTCGTGAGTTCGAATCTCACCTACCCGACCAAATATTTCATGTACAATAAGCGTGCCCGGCGAAGGAGATGAGAACATCCGGGATTGGCCGTCAACGCGGTGACTTAAAACTCCTATTGTACATTTGCATCCGTTTCAGGGAGATCTTGTTCTCCAGCTCGAGGTTGTGGGCTTCCCCCAATCTCGGGTTTCAGTTTCTATGACGCAGGGTAGGGCAGTTGGTCAGCCCGCTTGACTCATAATCAAGAGGTCGTGAGTTCGAATCTCACTCCTGCTACCAATATTCAGATGGTAACTGGGTTGCGTGTACCTCGGATACTCCTATACCCTTCGGGGCTGGAAACAAACATGGCACTTTAAAATGTATCCGCGCCTCTGATGTTCATGTATGTGCTTCTACAATGTGGGACCGATCACCCCGTTTAAAGCACACCCATGGGTGACTCTTTCCGTAGTGTCCACCAATGAATTGCTCCCTCCAAAGGAGAACGAATGGGAAATGGGCATGCCCATGTAGAGTGTTGTAGCACTCATATCAAGTTTAAATCGGAAAGAATTGTCGTATCCTGTTGTTGGGAGCCGTGGGCATATCGACGCCGCGCAGTACCAACAACGAAAGCGAATGGGAGTGGGCCCACATACTCGCAAGGTGTGTGGAGAAACTGTTAGTCCTGGGGGAGCACGGTACCCCGGCGGACGCAATCTGCAGAGGCCGTTCGAATCGGCAGCTAACTTTACCCATTGCTTCTAGGGCTCTTAGCTCAGTTGGTCAGAGCACCGGCCTCATAAGCCGTTGGTCCTCGGTTCAAGTCCGAGAGGGCCCACCAATTTTCAAAAATCCTAGGTAGCATTCCGCTGCCTAGGTTGGATCGGGAACACATCTCGATTTTTTAGTTTCAGACTTAACGCAAAGAAAGGGCAGATTAATATGCCAAGCAATGAAAATAGAAATCAGCTGCATGCGCTTCTTGCAGCCGATAACGATAAATCCAAACTACTTATCGGATTTCTCAGAGAAGCACAAAAGACGTTCCAGGAGCGGCGAGGCCACTTCGACGGACTCACCACCTCGGTCGAGTTCTACGATGATGAGCGAGCGCTCCAAGAGAACAAAACCGAAGTGAAGCGGATGGAAGAGACCGTCTACGGAAAGCTTCGGTATGTGTTCGCACATGCTGCACAGGCATTCAATCTCGGTACATCCAAAGAACGCACCAACACCATAGCCACAGCTGACTTGATCGTCAATGGGGTCACGGTGGCGAAAGACGTGCCAGCGGCGGAGCTTCTGTATCTAGAGAAGAGGATGAGTACCATTCGCGAACTGCTTCATCAAGTTCCAACACTTGCTCCGGGTAAGGTTTGGACTGAGTTGACAACTGTAGCGGAAGAAGGGGTATACTCTTCCCCAGAGGAGCTGACCACAAGAACGGAAAAGGAAACAGTCTCACTCGAACTTTCACCGGCTACGGAAAAGCATGCCGCACAAGTCCAACCCCAGGTGAAGGACGTTCGTGTAGCGAAGATACTGAAGTCCCACCAGTCGAGTGCGGTTACGCCCCTCACCAAATCAGGGATTCTGGCGCGTTGTGATGACATCATCTCGGCAACCCGTGCCGCACGAATGGCTGCGAACACTGCAACAGTGAATCAGCAGACATACTCCGAGAAACTTCTTGCGTACATTCTGGATGGAGACGAAGCTCTGTCAGAATCCTCCGAATAGGCATTGAGCCTCCCCTGTGGAGGCTGGGTCTAGTGTAAGTCTTATGATTCAGATTCAACGATTGGGAAATTGGAGAGGTTACGAATCTCTTCTAAAAACCCATGGTCAGAGTCAGATTATTGAGACCCACAGATTCAGCTCGCAGGTTCAACATAGAACCCTCTCTTTATATCCTGGTGAAATCAATCAACGAGCAGACGCGAGTTCGATTCTCGTCCAGGCCCCCATAAATATCATCGGCCTGGTCGTCTAGACGGTAGGACATGCTCGCTAAGACTGAAGGTTTTGCAGAGGAAGAATGAGAGAGATCAACACGGGCCCATCAACATGTAAGACATGAAATCTTATAATAAAAGATGGCAATCAGCCCGGAGTCGACGGGAATTCGGCTCCGGGCTTCTTTACTCAACAAACGATATGCTCAACGAGGAGGAACCGGTATGTATAGTATGCTGACGATACTACTCGATTTTGCGATGGTTTTCATCAATGCATTTTTCCTGCAGTCCACTTGGAATCTTACACTCCCTCATTTGTTTGACACTCCGTATACTGGTCCGATCATTTTCATACAAGCTCTAGGAATAGTTTGTTTCTATTCGATATTTAAATCATGTGATGCAACTATAATGGAACCATCTGAATTTAAGGATGTAGTAAGGATATTTAATGAATCTGATGAGGATACACTGGGACGGAGCTTAGGTTCCAAGGGAATCCTCTTACTTGGGAAATCAATATTTGTTATATTTGTATTTGTAATTGCCCACCTACTTTGGATATAGTTCTTAAATAGTTATCTTTCTAAATTGGAAAGAGGCTATTTGATATGATTGATATGAACCATAACCTTTTTTATTTTAGGAGAAAACGTGGTTATTGATATAGGAAAAGATAAAACATTATATAAACAAATGTAGGTGTACCCGTACACGTAAAGGAAAGTTAACTATAAAGGATTAATATATGTTTATTGAAGTTGGGCCGGGTAAATTTGTGAATGAAAATCGAGTAGAATATATTAAGTTTAAACCCAAACATGTTTTTATATTAACAACTCAGGATGAGTATAAAGTTCCTGAATTGGTTTTAGTGGCACTGGAAGAACTTACAATGAGAAGTTAATTATTCCCTCAACAAACAAAAGGAGGTATCCGTGGTTAAGTTTACCACACAAACAGCGACTGGGCCTTTGATTGGGCTCGGCGTATCCGAAGGAAATGTGGAACGATTGAAAAAGGGTGAGCCCATATTAGTTGAATTAAATGAGATTGGACAAGGCGGCGGGCAAATACTATTGATGTATGGTGAAACGGAGAAAGCCATAGTGGCAGAATTAGAGTCAAATGGATTGATGACAACTGAAACAGTTGTACAACATCCTGATGCAAACTTCCCAACAGATAGTAAACACTAATGTTCGCATACATAGGTGGGATGGTTTTATATTTCATAATAGGATTTGTATCTGCAATATTAGTTGGTAAGATTATAGTAGTATTTAAAATATGGGATATACATAATGATTATTGTGGAGACATGGGGGATGAGTTCTCTGGTTCAGGATTCTTTTCATTCATGATGGGCGGGTTCTTAATAGCTTGGCCACTGTTCGGAGCAGTTTCATTAATCGTAGTTTTTGCTACTGGTGTAATATATACAATAGAACATTCTGTTGCATTGATTAAGAAACTAGTAGATCCAATTGGATTATTAAGGGTGTAGTGGGTGGTCACAAACATGTGAAGGAGAAATATTGATGGTTACATTTCTTGCGTTAGTCGGTATATTGTTTTGTTGGATCGTGATTGGAATAGCTTCCACATATTTACTAGCATTTCTCGTACGAAATAAAGACATTCCGAAACATTCATATGTTATGTCTAATCCAGATGAAGGAGACTATGAATTTTTATGGTGGTTAGCATTAACAGTTCCACCAGGATTTTATATACTGCTTGTAGTTGGCCTGATTGTAAAAGTAGTTGAACCAATAATAAGTGGTATCAGTTTTAAGAACATAATAATCAAACAGCGTGAATCAGTTCGAAAGAAAACGGATGCTCCTGTGAAAATTGAAGGCGATTCACGATGATTATCTTAGCTTTGATCGGAGGCATAGTCCTCTGGCTAGGAGTAGGAATTGCAACTACATTTCTAATAACATATATATCACGGACTTGGATAGAGGAATCAAAGACAGATCCAAAAATAACTGCAAAGGCTATGCAAGAAAATATATTAGCACTTAAAGTAATAGCAATAATAGTCCCACCACTATTCTATCTTCTACTCATTGTGGGGGGAGGTTGGGAAATAGTCCATAATCTTTTTAAGTACCAAGATAAATTGTTCCAAGAAGAAGAGAAAGATTAGAAGGGATTTAAATGGACGAGGATACTGCATTAGAAATATGTAACTTCTGTGGCAAAGAAGAATATTGTACTCATACTACTGACCCATATATGTATGAAGTATTTGGAGATACTAGAGTGGATTGGTGGTGTGGTAATTGTTTATATGAACGATCAAAAAAAATAGGGTTAGCATAATATGGATGATTGTGAAGAAAGAATAGCTAAGTTATTAGATGCATTAGAAAGAATAACTACCTTCGGACATACAGAGGGTTGTAATTGTCAATGCGCCCCAGTATATGAATGTGGCTGCTATGAGGAAGATCAAGCAGACATAGCAAGAAAAGCATTAGAGGAGTATGGATACGAATGAGTGATTTAAATTCTTTAAAAGAAAAAGCTGAATTAATTATTGCAAGAATGACAAGCAATATAGGATTACTAGAAATGCAAATGGATGAATTAAAAGAAGTTATGATATTAATCCAAAAGAGAGATGTCGATGAAGACATTCATATCACCAACGGAAATGTTTAAGGAGGAATAATGTCGGATGATAATAAGTATTCTGCGTACACGGCCTTCGCAGCAATGGGAGAATATATAGCATATGCAATAGTTATCTCTGTGCTTATTGGCTCCTGTGCATTTATAAATGTGAATCGTGACAATCAGAGACACGAATTAAAGAAATTAGAAATACAGATGGAACAGCAGGAGAAACCTCAGTAAGGGAGGATATATGTTAGCGACCTGGCCTTTCTCTGTTATCGAAACCCTTATTGGGGATATCCTCATAAGATTCATCAAGAAAATAAGAGACACTTACTTCGAAATATATAAAGCAATCTATGTAGCCATCCTGGAAAATATTTTGACACCAGAAGAGTTGGAACAAAAGATGAAAATGTAATTCGATTTCTAGGAGGAGTAGCGTAATTGGTAACGCAGCGGTCTTGAAAACCGCCGCCTTCGGGCTTGGGGGTTCGAGTCCCTCCTCCTCCGCCATATTTATAGAAAGGATATTGTCATGGATGTCGGAGTGTTCCTAGGAAGAATGTGCCCTATTCATTTAGGACACCAACATGTTATAGAAAAAATGAGATTAGACTATGGCCGAGATTATCTTATAATACTAGGAAGTTCAAATGAAATTATTACTCATAGAAACATATTTTCTTACAGGCAGAGGACATCGTACATTAGAATGGTGTATGGGGAAACTGCCCGTCTAATAGGATTGGGGGATCATGGTGGAAGAAACTTTCTTGATGACTTGGCTGAGTGGCTTGCCGAACTAAAAGATACAATTAAATTAGCTTTTTATGGGCAAGATGTTCATCCAATATTTTATAGTGGAAGTGAATTTGATATTAGTTTCTTTGTTAATAATGATATGAGATTTAAGATAGTAAATAGAACTGGGCCTGGCTCTTATGATGTAGCCGGAGAAGATATAAGAAAACATCTGTTGCGTGAGGAACATGATCAATTAGGAGGACTCCTTGATCCGAGAATTATTCCTCATGTATTAACTGATTTCGAACAAAACCTAAAAATCCTTTTGTCTATGTAAACGCAAAACCCAAAGTAGGGAAGGACATTATATATGCCTACGGCTAGTCAAATGAATTCCGTGATGGCCAAAAACGAGCAACTAGAAAGTGTGCTCGAAGAAGCCAAAGAAACAATAATAGCTCTTGAGGCGAGGCTTGTGGAGATAACGACTCCTCCTCTTTCAGTGAGTACAGTTCAGAGTGTCGATTTGGAGAGTGGGGTCTGTTCATTAGCAACAGGTGAATCAATAATAGACGTATTGATTCCAGCCCATATGAAAGACACTATCGTAATTGGTGACGTAGTACAAGTAGAATCCATGTCGAAGCAAATCATCGGCCCTTCCGGCTGCGCGACAATCGGAGAAATTGCATTAATTAAAAGAGTGATTGATAACAACACAGTAGAAGTTGATGTTGGTGGTACAGTGAAAGTAGTAACATATAATAAATTATTCAAACATGAAAAAGGCGACAGAGTTCAATTAGATCTGACAAGAAATATCATAGTGCGAAACCTTGGAAAAGACGATGAGCAGTTCAAGTTCTCAGGCGAGACGGCAGTCACCTGGGATGATATCGGTGGGCTCGAAGATGCGAAACTCTCTATGAGAGAAGCTCTCGAGTTGCCATATCAATACAGGGAAATTTTCGCACACTACTCCAAGTCGCCTGCAAAAGGAATCCTATTATGGGGTCCTCCTGGTTGCGGCAAAACACTTCTTGCAAAAGCAGCTGTATCATCCATTGCTGCCACGCATGGAGCGGAGACAACGAATACGGCATTGATATATGTTAAGGGTCCTGAGATCCTCAGTAAGTGGGTAGGTGAATCAGAAGCAGTCATTCGCGGACTCTTCCAACGCGCCAGAGAGCACCACAAAGAACACGGATATCCTGCCGTTCTGTTCATAGATGAGGCCGAGTCCATTATGAATAGAAGAGGATCAGGTATCAGTTCGGACATGGATAGAACAATCGTTCCCATGTTCTTGTCTGAGATGGACGGTCTCGATGAATCCCATGCAATAGTAATAATGGCAACTAATAGACCCGACATGCTCGACCCAGCCGTCACAAGAGATGGTCGTGTCGATAGAAAGATTGAGATTCCAAGACCAAGATTAACCGAAGCAAGCAGTATCTTCGGAATCCATCTTCGGAACAAACCACTTGCCAAGAAAACTAAAAGTGAAACATTGGTAGAACTGGCATGCGAAATGCTTTTCGATGACGAATTGAAGTTGAAGAAAATTGTGATGAAAGATGGCGGATCAAGATTCCTTCGCATGAAGCATGTCTTGAATGGAGCTATGATCGCCACCCTTGTCGAGAAGGCAACTGGTATCGCGATCAGACGCGACATCGAATCAGGGAAACCTTCGGGGATCACTGAGGGGGATATTAAAGAAGCCATTGAAGATGCGATTGTTGAAAATAAAGGATTGGGTCTTAAGACCGAAGTTAAAGAATTAATGGGTGGAAAAGTGAGTGGTGTGGCCAGCGTAGAGAGAGTGATATAAGTTATGGCTCGGGCGCAAGCTACCAAGAAACGTACCAAACAATCGTCTGGGGTAAGTTCTGCTCCACTTAAGACATCTACTCATACTGGACAATTCAAAACAACAAAGGCTGGAATACCTGGCGGCGATGTGCTTGGTGCTATAGATGAAGCTTTGTCAGGTTCTTCGGATTTGAAAGAGGAGCTGGCCAGGGAGTGGGAGGCGAAGAGGTCCAGCTGCTGTGGTAGCAATTGTTGTGACAGTGATGATGGTTATTGAAAACTTAGTAGCTGCTATTTGGGTGTGCCTAGCAGTCGGTTCAATTTCTCTGACTATTACTAAGTCTGTCATATTCTCTCCGATAAGAGATTTCGTTGAGAAGAGATTTGGACGGGATAGTAAAATAGATGAATTGTTCAACTGTTCATATTGTATGTCACATTGGGTGGCATTATTTCTAGTAGGAATATCAGGACTAAGAGTTACGTACTCTAACTTTATTGCAGATTTTATTATCTCCTGGTTCGCTGTCGTATCCATATCGACAGTAATAATTTGGATAGTATATAGATCATTTCATTATTTACAAATACCTAATGTCGATAAGTTAAGAAGTTTACTAGAATTATCGAAAGAACGGTTGATGGAGCTGGAGGAGAAGACTACCAATCTCGAGCAAGAGAATGCAGAGTTGCAGGAATTGCTCGTTAAAAATATTGAGTCCTCACAGGATTGATATTCATACATGCGTAAGACAAGAGGAGAGAGGCCCTAAACAGATATTGATTGGGCCTCTCATTTTTTGAAAGGAAAGGATATGAAAGCACCACCTGGTATGGAGGATGGTATGTCTTCCAAGGTTGTTGACGCGACGAGTGGAGAAAGTTCCAATCCATGGGTTGATAGACGCGGACTGGCATTACTTACAGACTTCTACGAATTAACAATGGGTGCAGGGTTTTTTAAGACTGGCAAAGCAGAAGATGAATCATGCTTTGAATATTTCTTCAGAGGTCTTCCTGAGCACAATGGAGTTGGTGTCTTCTGTGGAATCCAATCTGTTCTCAAGTATCTCACGCACTTCAGATTCACTGAGGATGACATATATACTTTAGAACGTACTAAAATGTTTACAGGCGAATATCTAAATTACTTGAAAAATATGGAGCTGAAACTCACGGTCAGGGCTGCTAAAGAGGGAACACTTGTTTTCCCTGGCGAGCCCCTAGTCCAAGTTTCAGGTCCATTAATTCAGTGTCAATTAATTGAGAGTGCCCTCCTTAATTTTCTTAATTTTCAAACTTTAATAGCGACAAAAGCTGCCAGAATGGTAAGAGCAGCTAACCATGAAATGGTACTTGACATGGGATTGAGAAGAGCACAAGGCCCCGATGGTGCTCTATCTTCATCGCGCGCACAATACATTGGTGGTTGTTCATCAACATCAAATACTCTTGCACATAAATACTTCGGAATTCCAGTCAAAGGAACAATGGCTCACTCATGGGTAATGATCTTCGATACTGAGATTGAATCGTTCCGAGCATATGCTGATACCTTTCCAGAAAGTTGTGCGCTGTTAGTAGATACATACGACACTATTAGATCAGGTGTACCAAATGCAATAACAGTATTTAAAGAACTGGCAAAACACAATCCGATGATTAGACCAGCAATACGATTAGACTCCGGTGACCTTGCAAAGCTAAGTAAACAAGCACACCAGATGTTTGTAGATGCAGGGTTCAAAGATCCTCTCATTGTCGCATCGAATGACCTTGACGAACATTTGATTGCAGATCTTAAGAGACAAGGTGCCAAAATTAATGCTTGGGGAGTTGGAACAAAACTCACTACAGCATATGATCAACCAGCTCTTGGCGGAGTCTACAAATTGGTAGCAGTGAAGGAGGGAGAAACTTGGGCTCCTAAAATAAAAGTTTCATCAAATATAGACAAAATAACAAACCCTGGGCGTCACGATGTCGTTCGATTTTTGGATGAAACTGATTCACCAATTGGGGATGTGATATACGAACAAGGGGAAGCGAAGAATGTCGCCGGAGTTGGAACTGTTGTTGTAACTGACGCAACCAATCTCTGGAAGGAAGTAAAAATAAGAGGAGCCCATAAAAGGGTGAATCTATTAGATGATGTTTTTGTAAATGGATCGACTGTCAACGTAGATACTAGAACTATTGCACAAATAAGAACCGATGTAATACTTCATCTAGATAGATTGGATGATGAATTCAAGAGACTTCTAAATCCTGAATATTATAAGGTAGCTCTTTCAACTGGATTAGGTGAAACAAAGAAACGGCTCTTGCAAGAGGCACAAGATATGGAGGGATAATATGCAATTATGTAAAATTGGCACAACATGTATCTCAACATTAGTGGGTGATTTCGAAGGGAATGTGAATAGAATAATTAGTGCAATTAAACTTGCCGAGAGACAAGGTGTACAGATTCTAGTAACTCCAGAGTTGGGAGTAACCGGATATAGTCTGGGGGACCGAGTTCTTTGGGATGATATTGAATTGAAGTGCGAAGAAGCTATGCGAAAAATAAAAGAGCATTGTTCTAAAGTTACTGTGTTTGTTGGTCTTCCGATATTCGCAGATGGAAAAATATATAATGGAATGGTTTGTATTTGTGGTAGAAAGTATTGTGGGGGATTTCTAAAAGCCCACCTACCAAGTTATAATATATTTTATGAAACAAGAAATTGGTCTCCGTATGATGGAGAAGATAGCATACATCATGATTTATATGGATACTTAGGTCATAATATTATAGAAATTGGTGGGGTTAAAATATTTGGGGAAATATGTGAAGATGTTTGGGCGAATTCCCAGACTGTTTCTCAAGCAGTTAGTGGAGAAAATGGAGCCGTACTCGTTGTCAATGGTAGTGCTTCTCCATTCTCACCACAAAAGAATGTATCTAGAATGAAATTGATTCAGACAACTGCACAAAAAAATATATGCGTATATGCATATGCAAATCAATTAGGATTAGACGAAGGCAGGACTGTATTCGATGGTGGTGGAATCATCGCATCTCCGGATGGTATATTGTCTGCTGGGAAAATACTTAGTGATGCTGCGTTTACTATTAACACTGCCGTAGTAGATTTTGATAAGATAAGAAGACAAAGAAGAGAAAACAATACATGGAAATCTATAAAATCGAAACATATGTCGCGGATCCATAGCGAATATACCAAACCTATTTTAACAAATTATCAACTGATAAAAGAAATGCTAGAATGCGATAGATACAAAGAAGCACATTACTCTTCTGCAATAGATGAACGCCAAATATTTAAGGCATTATCTCTTGCGTTAAGAGATTATTTTATTAAGGCTGGTTGTTTTAATCATATCCTAATTGGTCTATCTGGAGGTAGAGATAGCGCATTATGTCTATTGGCTGCCCATACTGCAGTTCATAGCATGGGTAAACTCCCATCCGAAATAATAAAGACAGTGTATTTAGATCATAGTAGAAATAGTAGTGACAGAACAAAACAAGCAGCAATTGCTTTAGCTGGGGCACTATGTATTCCGATTGAAGTAGTTAATATTGACGAAGCATCTGATATATCAAACACATTCGCGCATGATATGTTAAAGAAAAGTTCTAATCTTGATAATCCTCCGTTGGATCGAATCACTATGCAAAATACACAGGCAAGAGTTCGTGGGGCATTCATGCTCAACTGGGCAAATGCAATAGGTGGATTAGTAATAGTAACTGCGAATATGAGTGAAACTGCTGTGGGATATTGTACGACCGGTGGAGACAATCAAGGCGGGTATTCACTCCTAACAAATGTTCCGAAGACTATGGTTAATTCCATTCTAGTTGACAGAACCATTGTATACAAACCAATGGGGAATCCTATTTCAAAAGCCATTCGAGAAATATTGAATATGAAACCAAGTGCAGAACTGGAACCAGATCAAACAGATGAAGATGATCTAATGCCATATCAAGTATTGGATAATTTACTAGTATTATATATAAAAGAAAGAAGACCAATAATAGAATGTTTAGAAATTCTGAAGGTGATGTACGAAGTTGATTTTTATATATTTGGAAAGCTGACTAAATATTGTAAACGATTTATTCAGATGTTAGTTAAAAATCAATGGAAGAGAGACCAGCATCCAGTGGGTCCAAGAGTAATGGACTTCGATCTCGATCCAAAAACTGGATTCAGATTCCCAGTACTCCAAGTACTAGAGGAAGATCTTGAGTCACTAGAAGGGAAGTTATGAATTGTCCTAATTGTAATGAACCATATACCTCTAAAGAAATAGAGGATTCCGGGGAACCATTTAATTGTCATATGTGTGGATCAGAACTAATAACAAGTGGCCCCAAATTAAAAACGGTTAAAGCGGTGATGAATGAAACTGAACCAGAGGATTTTCAATGAACAAAGAGCGGGACGAATTAATAAAACTTGCATTAGATGTAGAGGAAGAAGTAACATTAAAAATAATAAGACCGGCACATATAATAATTTTTGAACCAAAAGATATAATTGATATTTATAAAAGACATAGTGAACATAATGAAGAAATAGATATTTCTGAAGCAGCTTTATTATTGGATCAACTAATGGATGATATGGAAGCTGAGATCACCCCTATAATTGAAGAACGGATATTTGAATTACTATCCCAACAACGAGAGGACAACGCCAATGGGAACCAAGACGGAGATTTTTCCACCGATTAAAACTGAAACCAGTCTTTCTTATTTCGGATTCAAAACGAGATACGGAATATTATTTAAAGTTTACTTACCAGAAGCAAATGAAATTCGAGAAATAAATATAACCAAACCAATATTTGTGGTAAAAAATGGGGTTAGAAGTATGAGAGAACAAGCGAAGGTTTCTTTGTGTGAGCCGACTGCAGTGTTCCGTGGCGGGGATTTAATGATAATGACTAAGATGATGAAGATTGCAGCAGTTGTTGCGAAGAGATTAGAAGATGAGGAAGACGCAACTACGTTGATAAAGGGTACTGTCAATTACAAACGATTTAAAGAATTAGCTGGAGCGGAACCATTATAGGAGAATGTCATAGAGGAAGATAGCAAAAATGTTTTAGAAGGGATTTTTGAAAATTCTGTAGGTAAGTCGGCTGCAATTTTCATGCATAGAAATCCCGATCCTGATTCATTAGGTGCAGCCATATGTATGAAGTTTATATTATCAAATAAATTTGGGATTCATCCAACTATATTTTTAGAAGGTGAGGTTAGTCATTTACAAAATCAAACGATGGTTAATATATTATCAATTCCTCTCATCAAGGTAGAAGAATATAAAAAAGATGAATTCGATTTTGTAATAATTTTAGATACTACAACAAAGAATTCATTTCCAGATGAGTCAATTTTAACAATAGATCACCATAGGTCTGGAGATAGTAACGCGGCCAATTCTCAAATAGAAGAAATAGGATCGACTTGTACTTTCATGTGGGAACATATGAAAGCTCTCAATTTAATAGAATTGGATGAAGATCAATCAATAAGAACTGCCCTAGTTTGTGGTATAGTTACAGATACTAATTTTCTAATCGAGCCTACTGTAACCAATAGAGATCAGGCAGCATATCAAGAACTAGTTCAAAATGTAGATAAGAAAAAGTTAGATACTTTTCTCAATTATCCACTCCCTACTTATTACTTTGATCTTGAACGAAAAGTATTTGAGCCAGATAATTTTATAGAAGATGATACGTTTTTTATTGGTGGGACGGGGATTATTAGTGATGCCAGGCGGGATGTGATTCCTATGATTGCGGATAGGCTTCTTCGGAAACAAGGAATCGACACGGTATTCATATTTGGAATAATAGGAACCAGTCTTGTCTTTAGTGTTAGAAGTAAAAATTCATCGTTAGATGTTAATACATTCTGCCAGAAGGCCACCAACACAAAGGCGAGTGGTGGAGGAAAACAAGGAATGGGTGGAGGTAGGATTTCATTGGCGGGTATTTATGAAACAACTTATCCAGATGAGCTGAAGGCTCACTTCTGGACATACGTCAAAGGAAGTATGTTTCATAGAGTTTCTAGCCTCCTATCAGGCGAACTATAACGTAAAGAGGAGCGCATCCAGGAAGTTAGATGCGCTCCTCTCGTTCGGATAGGGGAGAGTGTGGAAGATTATACAACGAAGAAGTTCAGGTGAATTTGTTCAACAACCCTTGTCGGATTGAGAGTAATATTCGCTTGGATTCTCTTCGCTTTAATGTCATACTCAGATGCACCAACAGTAACACCAAATGAATATAATCCTCTTCTGTCTTGAACTGTCTTCAAGAAAGCAGAGATGTTATTGCTAATTGCACCCCAGGTTGCGGTATCGTTTAATTCAAATATATAGAATCTGCAGAACTGTTCTAGAGCACGCTTAATATAAAGAATCAATCTCATAATATTAAGATCCTGTAGTGCAGTTGGTCTTACCTGTGAAGTAAGTTGTCCATAAACTGTGAATCCTACATTAAATTTAACAATTGGGTTAATCTGTTTCAGGTAGAATTGATCTCTCTGAGACAGGTTCGGGCTGAATCTTAGTTCTTGAATCTGAGCAATTGTCGCTCTGTTAAATCCAGCTGGAGCATACCAAAGTTCTGCAATGTTATCCGTGTAAGGAATTATATTTGCCATGTGGTATACAGGAGTCATCCAAAGATAACGTCCAGTAAACTTATCAAATATTTTTGAATATGGTTCATATATCGCAGCGTATCTAGTATTAATACCGTAGGTATCACCTCCAGATTCTGATCTAGAATCGTATGCTGCTTGATAGTTAACGTTGTCGCCATTATCAATTATAGCAATACAATCCTGTCTTAGATCGCGGGTTAATTCTACAATGTTTCTCTTGACATTTGTGCTGTATCCACCGTCAAACACTATATTAAAATAGTGGTCTTCTGTATCAATAACAGATTCTAATGCTTGACCCGTTAATGGGTTTGTAATGTCACCAGTGTATGCTAATGATAATATTGAATCACCAACAGTTGTAGTTACTGCTCCGTTTGCATCAAATAGAGATCCAGTTGATCCGTTCTCTAGATTAAGTGCGCCATCTAGGAATGGTATATCAAACTCACAAGATCCTTCTACTGCTGCTAAGCAGGCTACTTCATCTGCAATACAATTTAAATGTCTACTATATCTATTAACAATATCTTCGATCCACATGGACTCACCGTCGTCGTCAAGTCTTGTGCTTAAGAAAGATACCATATAGGTTTCAATTATCTCAAATTGATCAGCGCCTGTATCTGGATTTACATCGTTTTGTTTTTCATATACATCCATTACATAAATGTCTGGTTTATCAGTTTGGACAGTTGTATTTGCTGGTTTTGTTATTTCAACTCTAAACCTATCATACCAATCACCACGACCAACTCCATAAAACACACAGCATGTATCTTCTGAGCCTGTCTCATAAGTATTAGTAAGTAGTGTTGATAGTTCGTTTAATGTATTAACTCCTGCTTCAGATGTGGCGACTGCGGATGCTGTACCATCAGCGCCGTACTCACCAGCTCTTTCAGCCATTAATATCAAGTTTGAATATGCAGCGTCTGTCGGAAGACATCTAACTACATATAGGGAATCAGATTGTTTCAAGAACGAATCTGCTACATACGGTCCTTGACCGAATGCCTTTTTCGCATAGGTGATATCTGGTCTACCGAAGTCTAGATAAAAGTCTCTAGCATTAGTGAAGATCAGTTGATTATCCGGACCATGCTCGGAAATGATGCAAATGAAACCAATGGTTGATGGTACATTTTGCACGAATTCAGACAGGTCTATAATCTTAGTATATACACCTGGAGAAATATGTTGTGCCATAATAGTTTCCTCCTAAAATTTATTAGTTACTTATTATTAAATCACGAAAATAAAGAGGTCATCTTTACAATTTGTCCTCAAAAAAATGGGCCATCAAAAAAAGGAGAAAATCGGTTGAAAGTCTTAAGTAAAACGGCCAGTGGTGGAGCAATTATTGAAGGTACTAAAGAGGAATTAATACTTTTATTAGGCGATCTTGAAGTCAATGATGGTCAAAATTTTGATCTAAGTAAACTAATAGACGATATAGCTACAGTTAGATGGCTTCGTACTGAAGGGATATTTGTTGCAAACTGCTTGACCGAGATGGCAAATCGTACAAGAAAAATTGAGAGTGTTGTTCCGAAGGAAAAGAAAGAGGCGGTCCCAGTGGCACCATAACACATGGAGATGATATGAAAATACCCCATCAAAACCTCCATCTACATTCATATTCCATGGAGAGTGCAAAACGTCATATAGTTGGGGTAGCACTAGAAGCAAAAGAAAAAAAGATAATTACTTCTCCTAGAATGTCTTTTACCAACCATAACTTTATGTTGGATCCAGAATTTATGACCAGTTTCTCTAGTAGATATGATATAGATTATGTTCCTGGTTTTGGATTTAAAACAAAAGAAGGAATTGAATTAAATGTTTATAATCCTGGGGATGAGTCTCTAGAGTTCTTAAATAAGTTATCTGCTGAAAAAGAATTCTGGTTATTGCTATTGATGGAAAAATTAGACGAACTAGGATATCCTATAGATCCGACTAAAGTATTAGAGTTAGTTAAAAAATCGGAATTAAAATTATTAGAAATCTGTGATATATGTAAATACTATGTAGAAGATGAATACACAGAGATCGATACTGAAACTGAATGTTTAATTAAATTAGTACGTCCAGTGTTGGCATCCGGACTAGTTCCTATGTTGAGATTTCCTTTTGAGAAGTCTGTAGACGAATTAGCCGATTGCGAAGTATCGCTTGTAAACCCGAACGAGTTCCCAGAGTTGGTAGGCCACATAAGTATATCCAGCGTTATCTTCTGTGAGGAGACGCGAGGAGAAATAATAGAGAGCTGTACAGACAAAGGAACTCAATTGTGGTATGGGAATGGGGATTGGATATAAATAAGGCGGGAAGGCTAAACACCTTCCCGCCCGTTTCACTTTAATTTTTTGTTAAGAATTTATATTATTAGACTCGATATAAAATTGGAATTCTTTTTCATTCATTATCTTCAAAATACTTCCTAACATATTTGTATGTGTGTTTCTTACTCATATTTTTAATTCCTAATATACCACATTATATCTCTAATCAAATACTATAAACTGTTCTATGTATTCCATGAAGTCATCTTCATCATAATACCCATTTTTACTCATATTTTCTCTACCGGGAAGAGGCCGTAAATTTCTTTCATCATTGATTATATCTAAATCAAATATCCCATTTTCCACGAATGCTTTTACTGGTATTATATGATCTATATGTATGTTTTTCAATGTTATATTATATTTTTTTCTGTAGTTATTTTTATATGTTGCGCTTAATTGATGAATATCTCTTATATTTCTAACAGCATTTCTATCAGGGTTCCAGTTATAATGGTTAGCCCCCGATATTTTTTCTGCTACTTTTTCATATCCACACTTCATACATCTATGTCCTTGATTAAAACTACCAAATGTTACTTCTGAAATATTCCCACAACTGCATTTATATTTCATTTTAGTAACTATATTAGTATATTCATCTTCTAATAAAATACAATCACGATCTGAAAAGTATTGTTTCACATATTCAAACGAGTGTTTTAGTTTTTCAGATCTCTTTTCATTACCACAATTATTACATCTTTGACCTTGTTGAAAGTGGCTAAATGTTATTTCTGAAGTATTACCACACGAACATATATATTTCATTTTAGTGTTTGCATTTACATATTCATCTTCTAATAAAATGCAGACATGGTCTTTAAAATAACTTTCAACATATTCATAGGTGAGTTTTTCATTACCACCGCATTCTCCACATCTATGTCCATGTTTAAAACTGCCAAATGTTATTTCTGAAATATTCCCACAACTGCATTTATATTTCATTTTAGTATGATTATCAACATAATCTTTTTCTAATAATTCACAACCATTATCTTCAAAATATTGATTTGTATATTCGAATGTATGTTTTTGTTTTTCGCCCGCTCTTTTAGATCCACACTTCATACACCTGTGCCCATATTGAAATCTGTTAAAAGTTATTTCTGCAGAGTTACCACAAGAACATATATATTCCATATTAGTATGATTATTAATATATTCTGTTTCTAATAACCCACAACCATTATCTTCAAAATATTGCTTTACATATTTATGGGTGAGTTTTTCTCTACCACCACACTTTGCGCAACGTTTTCCTTGTTGAAAATCATTATATTTTATCTCTGAGATATTACCACATGAACATTGATATTTCATTTTGGCGTGCGCCCTAACATACTCTTCCTCCAACAGCTCACACCCCTGTTGCTCGAAATATTCCTTTACAAATTCATAGGTTAATTTCTTAGACATTTATTCTCAGCATTCCCTTTATTTACATGTAACTTTTACATCAATACAAACATCTATCGATTTATCTTCGGATATAGGAATGCTAGTTTCAATTATCCCACTCAATCCATTTTCACAGTGGTCCTTAATCTGAGAAATCTTATTATCTATATCTAAATCTGGATAGGTGTTAAAAAAATCTTCACCATTAAGCATAATATATACTGCAATATATTTTTTAAAATTTTCTATAAAGTCTTTTCCAGTATCTAAAAATTTCTTAAGTTGTAAATCCTCTTCATAATCCACACCATCGATTGTAAAATGTCTATATTTCGAAGGGTCTATATATTCTTCCATTATAATTTTCTTTCCCTACACGGCACTTTTCCAATATTTACCTTGTAGTATTTTACCTACCATTGTTCTATCAACACTAAAGATATTCGCTATCTTCTGATGTGTTAATTTTTCTTCTTCTCTTAATCTAAATATCTCTGGTATATCTGATTCTTTTAGTTTTGTATTCGGATGATTATCTCCTCTTGGGGCAGCCGCTTTTATTCTATCTTTATGTTCCTCTGATAGCTTTCGCACCTTAGTCTTCGGGGCAGAGTTTAATGAACCCCTACTCAATATATTAGTTAGATTTTCTAATCCAAATTCTTTTATACATTGTTCTTCCATATTCAATGCATCTGATTCTGAGACACCATATAATATTTTTTGAGATATTATATGTCCTACTTCATTCACGATCTTTCTATTTTTATTATAAGTCTTAATTCCATCTCGTGGCTTATACCCTTTATTAACATCTTGTTCATGATGATTAATCCTATTCCCTTTTCCTTTTCCAAAATAATATGGTTTAAATAAAAATGAAACGTTGAGTACCTGGGATGCAAATCTCCCAGGTACCCTCGGATCCAATAAGACATATGTATAAAAATTATTCATATATTTTCAATCTGATAATAGTATGATTACTACTAAAAATAAATATACCACGAAAAAACAATTTCACGAGAACTACTCTTTCTAATCGTAGAGAAGCATACTCTTGCAAACATTTCAGGATCTGGAGTGATTCTGGATGCTTCACCAACTGTTGATGATATGCTTGTAAATAATCCTGCTTCGTTTATATCAAGATAATCATCGTCAGTGAGTCCACCATTATATTCATTAGATTCTATAGTTACTCTTACAAGAGCAATTAAGAAACTTGCATCAGGTCTACTCTCTGCTGTAACTGGATCAGTATGTAAGTTCGTTGCTCCAGTTTCCATATCAGTTGCATCAACATTTATATCAGATATAAATATCGGATACGATGTATCAAACGCATGATACTCTCTATTAGATGTATCAGTTACCCTGCTGCTTCCAGCGCCCACACTAGCATGACTTAGTCTGTCTCCACCAAGTCCATAATCTGATAGTACTGGTTCATATGGTTGCAGCGGATCAGTAGATGCCGCACCCCCAGTTCCAAGTCCAAACCAATTGATCCACCTAGTGTAATCAACATCTCCTGTCTTTAATGCTTTATTAAACGCTCTTCGCATCAACCAAGAGCGACCAGTATAAACAATTAAATTAGTAGTGTCTTCAATTTTACCATACTCGGGATCATGATCTAGAGAACGTGGAAGAATTATATTATCCGTATTAGGTCTATACAAAACTCCATCATTCTTTTTCTCATGAATCTGAACTCTATTCTTAGGAAAGGGCGTTCCCGAACCTGAAATAAATTTATCAGATACACTATGTTGATCTATAAGATCTACGGAAATTCTTTCCACTTTATTTTTTTCCATTTTTTTCTCCTATGTTATATTTAAATAAGATGATAGATCCGATATTGTAACACCTATATCGGGATTTGTACAAAATTCCGAAAAGTCTATCCAACTAAGATCGGGAAACTCTTCTCTTACTTCATCAAACGTTATTTTACCATCTCCACTTGAATCTATTTGTCCAAATTTACTATACATTATTGCCGCCACTATATAATTATGTGGTGGTACAATAGCACTTTCTTCTAGTTCTGAAATTGTCAATACTAGATCGTCATTTATATCATATACATTCATGTATTGTTCTGCTGCTCCAGTTGCCTCACCAATGATGCTCCTTAATTCTTCAACTGAAAGTTTCTGATTATCATCTAAATCAACACCATTAAAATGATGTATAATATAATGTGCAAAATTACTTTTTGCATATTCTGCTGTTGTCGGTGCTGTAGATGGAACTTCAATTTCTTCTATCTCAACCCTATCATAGCACTCCGACATATCAAGTAAAGTCTCGTGACCTGGGCATTGATCTACTATTACTAAATCAACTAAATCCATTTCCTCATCGTCTGGAATCCGTCCATCTGTCTTTACCCATCTATTATTATTAAACATATAATATGTTGCATTTTTCTCATTAAATAAAACATCTAAATAACTAGGGTATTCTTCTTTAGACCATCTTCCAGTTGTTTCGTTATATGTAACAACATAATTATCAATGTTATTTCCAAGCTCAGTGGCAGAAGGAATACTAAGTAAATTCATTATATATCTATCACCATCTGAAGGTGAGTCTGGTAAAGCAGTTATAATTTCTTTTACAGGTGGTCCACATTCTACAATTTCAGTACTATCTATAATACCACTAGAAATTAATAGATCTCTTGTCGGGTAAATAGAAAATTCATTTGCGAGAGCATCCATTATTGTGGTTGATCTCTCTGAAATTTCCTTGGCTAAAATTACTTCAGATGTTATTATCCTGTCAGTCGTTAATCTATCTTCTACTGATGATATATCTCCCTCTTCTGATATAAGAATAGGAGTAATTTTTACACTACTTACATAAAAATCTGGAATTGGCGCAACAGGATTTCCGTGGGTAGTAGAATCGTACATTGCTTCTATATAGAATTTAGAGTATTCGCATATGTCTTCACCTTGGTTAACAATAACTTGTTCATATGTTAATGTATAAAATTTATTAACTTCTAATTCTAATTTAGGTTCTAGATAACATAGTGGGCTTGATCCATTTTTAGTCATAGATGTACGAACACTAAACGTTTCATCTGCATCATCATTTGGGATAGTGTAACAATCTATTTCTATTTTATATGTCATTCCAGGATATAATAATCCGCTATCCTCATTGCTGCATGTGGTTACTAATTTTTTATTATAAGTAAACCACGCCATTGAATAATATGAACCATATATATCTTCTCTTATGGGTTCTTCAAAGGTTAATGATAATCTACTTTCTGGTATTTCTCCAACACAAGAAGAGCATGTTAAACTAGGGTGTATTGATTTAATTATAGGTGCATCTGCTGAGTCTTTCCCATACGATGCTTGAGCAGTAAATCGCAATTGATTTATGTCTGCTTCTATATCTATAGTTTCCTCTACCAATATTCTGGATATTTCTTCTGGTTCTCTATATTCTTTTCTAAATAAAATGTCACCAGTTTCAGGGTTATCAATAGTTACTGTACATATAGTTCTCATAGATACTTTATCATCATCGCCTTCATACATTCTAAACTCATATGATAAATCATATTCCCCAGCAGGAATAGATTGGTATGTAGAGTAATGAGTATGACCATAAATTGGACCTCTTCCTACTTCAAAAATAACATCATCTGCCTGTGTTAATGATTCTAATATATAAGCATTCGGATTCACTACAATCTCTTGCAATCTTTCTAAACTCATTAATCCATTTGAATCACAATATAATAACCAATCGCTTTCAGGAGTATATCCATGATAAGCACCTGTTTCTTCGTATGATAAATACCCGTCATGGTTTGCATCTAATTGAGCAAACGAAGGAATCAATAAAATATATGCATATATGGGTAGACCATAGCTTCCAACAAGATCAGTAATTCCTAGTTTACCATCCCCATCTATATCCATATCATTAAATAATTCTTGGGATATTTGAGCTCGTTCTGATGTTCCTGGAATAGTAACTAATGCTTCAGAGTATGTTAGATACCCATTGGTTTCCATTTCGTCGTGGTGTAAAACCAAATAATTATTTAGGTCAAATGCTATTAATCCTTTTGGAAACCTATCGAACATTGCAGAGGATGTAATTCTTCCGTTCGAACTGTATTTTCTATCAAGGTGTCTGAATATCTTTCTAGTTATTTCTAAAGCATCCAATCTATGTATTGCATTTAAATTTGTTAAAATGAAATCTTCAATTAGATCATTGAAGTTTATCCAATTTACATGACTAGCCATCAACCCATTCCAAGAATTCCAAGCCATGAATGCTGCTTGCTCTCGGGAAGGTAGGAAATAATCATTACATAATTCTAAATTAGTTTCTCCAATCGCAATAGTCTCTGTTACGACCTTCATAATATTATGTCTAACTTCTGGAATAAATGGTAATATAACCTCTATATCCATATTAATAATATTTGCTAATTCTGATTCATCTATAAGAACTCTTTCTTGATCATCATTAATATAATATCTCCAAAGTAGACCTTGTGCTATCTGTTCAACGACACCATCTTCTTCGTCATACATATCTGTAAATCTGATAGTAAATGTTTTATTATCAGATATTAAACTATCTGATAGAGGTACTAATGAATCCTTAGACAATCCTTCATCTAAATTCCAATGGCTAGTTTCAACAAACATTTCATCTAATATTGAAATATTATAATCAAGGAGATGGAGAACTGATGGGTACATGACCACATCAAATCCAGCGCCATGTAAATCATTTATGGTTGTTGGGACACCATCTATCTCAGTAGGAAGATGTTCTAAATATACCATATCCGTGTTGTCTGTTCTAACTTCAACGGTTTTATTAATTGGTATAAGTTCTTCTCTAGATTTATCTATATATCTAGCATTCGCTAATATTTCAAACTCTGCCTTACTTACATATCCATCTCCATTTGGATCAAGGATTTCAAAAAATGCATTGAGATCATTGCCGAGCTCTGGAAAATATTCCTGCACCTCTCCATAAGTAACCCTATCGTTTCCAGATTCACCCAAATCACTAAAGTTTAATGGAGAAGTTCTACCTCCAAAGTAAACATTTCCGCCAAGAATCTGTTCAACATTAGTCATCTCTACATCATCAGTATCATAATAAACATTATCATCTCTATGATTAATAGAATCCAAATCATAAAGTCTATATGATCTATATTTCAATCCAGGATATGTATCATCATGCATAGCTAATTCATATGCAACTTGAATTATAACTTCTATATTTAAATCTTCTTGTGGAAGACTTAGATTTTCTACCTTACTTAAATCACAGGGGATTTCTAAAGTAAAATTCTTACTCGATGGATAATGTTGTTTTAGATCCCAATAAAGAACTGAGGATCCAAGTGACTTCTCAGAATCTATTGATTCATCTCCACTAACATGTTTATATCTAGACATTACAAAAACTCTAATTGGGCCTGCGCCATAATTAAAATTAGTAATTAGATCTATATCAAATCTTAAGTTGCTTTTTGAAGTCCATCTTACAGTAGGATCAACCCCAACATTATTCTGGAGACTAAATTTATATATTTCATTATTATAATGTCCATGATTAGGATCATTATATACTGCTAAAGATTGGTATCTACTTGGGCGGAATATAATAGGATCCCTAGTAAGTACTTCCCTATATGGATTTGAATACAAACTATCTTTAATTACGTCTAACCATGTTTCATCCCATTCATCTTTTGCATGACCCAACAAATCTAGTAGATCATCATAAGACCAAAATCCTTTATCTAGCATAAATTGAGAAATTAAATCTTCATGGAATTCGTCGATGAGTAATGCATAATCTCCCAATGGATCATCTATTTTATAAGAAGTAATAAATTCCTTTACTCTTACTCTGAATGGTTTGAAGAAATCTATAATTGGAAATAATTTACTATAAAAATCTAGACCCAATACTATATATGATAAAGGTACATCAATTATTCCGAGGACTTCTTTTAGATAGTCTTCGAAATCTTTCATAATAGATTCTACAAGATCTTGATCATTACTAATCCCTCTGAAGTATTCTAATTCATTTTTAAAATCTTTATTCATTGCTCTTAAAAATGTGCTAGGATTTTTTAATAATGTAAAGAAACTAGTGGAATCATAGTAGTCTAGTGGCTCTGTAAAATTACTAGTTCTATCTTGAAGTAGATTGTGTCTACTTTTTACATTCCCACTAATTGTAGACCCATATGTTTTATCCCATTTAGAACGGACGCCGCCCACCTCCTCTGGAAATTCTGTAGAGTCGTTTAAAATAGCTCCTGAGAATCTAGATACATCTGATTTATTCGGAGTATGTCTTAACAGTAATGGTTTAGTAAAAGATAATTCCTCATACTCTTCAAATACTCTTCTAAATTTATCTTCTGGATCATCGTCAACATCATCCCTAATTCCTGTTAATGTATCTTCTTCATCAAAAGGTGCAGACGCACCATTATACATTAAAAATCTTTTATTATCAAATTGAATTTCTTTCCAGGGATAATTATCCATTTCTTTTAATTGCCATTCATCATCTGTCCAAATATAATGAGCGCCGTCTAAATTTATAATATCTCCTTCTATTGGGATCTCATATCTATAGGTACCATTATTGTTTGCAAATAATATTAAATTAGATACATCTGCAATCGGGTCTCCATCCATAGGATCAGGACTTGGATAAAAACATTGTACACCTTCTCCTAGCAAATATCTATGACCGGCAATCGGAGGGCCAGTTATACCCAAATCCATATCAGATGTAAATAACAGATCCATTAATTTAGAGTCTTTATATTCTCCAGTGTATACATAATATACTCCATCTAATATAAAAACATCACCTCTATCTGGTTTTGATATAGTAGTATCGGTACCATCCCATTCAAAATAATACCCAGTACCACATTGTCCTGATGGTAGTATAATTCCCTCAGGAAGTATATATTTTTTATTTGCGTACGAGGCTGCGGGGAAAGGTGTAAAATCATTAATAAAATTGTCGGCTGTTAGAAACCCATAAACATCTTCTGGAACTATATCATTAAATAAATTTCCAATTGATAACATAACTTCCAAGAAAGAAAATGCACCATTTATTTTTGTAAGATAAACATTCTTATAAAAATCACCAGACTTAGATGTGTTTAATTTACCACTAGTATCTTCATCAACACTTGAAACTGCTGGTAATCTCACTCCCAAATCTACCCATTCTTCTTCATTCCAAACATAATGGGTATCTGTGTCTACATTTAAAACAACCCAATTTTTTTCTGGTGTTGTAAATAACCAACCATCTGAGTAGGTTGCGATCTGACCATCTCTTCCTAGGAAATTAGTATCTGCACTATCTCCAATTAAATATATGTCTCCGTTGGTTGGAGAATCGGGAGGAGTAGTAACTTCTGATGTTACATTACTAGATGGGATTAATACATATTCTATCCAATATTCATATGTCTCCTGCATCTTCCTAGATAGTATGGCCAAACCAGGGGTAACATCTAATAAGCTGACAGCACCTTCGATACTTATTATTGGTGTAATGGATGGTAATCCAATTACATTTGTAAGATATCCATATTCTAATTGATCTTCTGTTAATCTCCAATATGGGTCTCCATCTATAAAATCAGCATATGTCATTTCACGCATATACTCTGTATTATTTCTCTGATTTGCAGGAACAATAGGCTGAGACTTAGCATAAAAATCATGGGAAGAACTATAAACAAGAAACAATTCTTGAGTATTAATTTCCATTGTTACTTCGTCACCATTATATGATTCTATTACTGCATCGAAATTTAAGACCATAGCACAATTATGAGGAGTATCAAATGTAAACGTATCACTAAATGTAACTTCTTCATTTAATCCAACATTATAAATAATAGTTTCATATACTTTATACGATAATCCAGTAGTATCAAATGCATTAGAAAATATTCTTAATCTAACTTCTTGACATCTTGGTTGATCTCCATTAACAGAATATACTGTAAAGTTTAAGTTTAAATTATATGTTCCGGGGTGTAACATATCAGATGTATATGATCGAACATTTGTAGATTTTTCATTCGGATAAGTATTGTATGGTACTGCTGGGGCGGGTACTGTGTGGGGTGGGGAAAGTCCAATCATGTCATTAAGTATACTGAATGATGAATAAAATCCAGTAATCATGCTTTCATTTTCAAGTCCATCTGATATATCTGCTAATATATCTGGAAACGTTAGTGTACCATCTCCATCATGATCCATTCGATTGAATACACTCTCCGGAATATAATCTGCACCCATCGCACCTACGAGTGTAGCATATGTAGCATGGTCAGTTCCTAGCATCTGTCCTATAAGGAATGATAGAAAAAGAAGTCCGAATACTTCAAAATCTGGTATATTGTTCCAGCAGTCATCCAAAGTTAATTCCCCATCATGATCAGTATCTAATACATCAAAAAATGTTCTTGGAAATGGCATTCCACCCATCTCATTCCAAAAGTCATTCCATGATACTCTATCACTTAAAGGATCGATCCCACCGACTATAAATGTTATGTAACTAAAGAAAGCCATGTAATTTGCACCATGCATCAATATATTATCTTCATCTTCATTTCGTAAATATTCCATTAATGAATCATATGATATATATCCAGTTTCATTAGTGTCAACTTCTCTAAAAAAATGTCGAACAATATGCTCAGGATATCCGTCCAGATCGTATAGTATAAATACCAAATTGTCTTCAGTTAATCTACCACCACTAATCATATCTGTCCAGGAATCCTCAAGTTCTACAGGATCCATAAGCGATCCTTCCAATATGAGAAGTAAAAAATTCACAAATATAAATTTTAATCTAATATATGGGAGTTGATGAACAGCAGACTGGGGGGTCTCTCTTTTTCTTATCCACCATTCTGAGATAACTACATCATGTAATCCAAAATACCCCAACACTTTTTTAAGAACATCAGGTGTTCCTTTTTTATGATAGAAGTCTATTAGTTGTAAAAGGAATGTTGCTTTATTATCCCTAGTTCCTAATTCATGTGGATATGGGAATCCAAAACTTTCAATCAATTCATTTAATTCTTGACCAGATAAAGAGAATGGATCAGTAGCTACTCTGGCCTGGGTGACATTGGTTTTATTAACTGAGTACCAATCTAATATCATTCTCCTTAATCTTCTATGATCTTCTGTCATAAACGCAGGAACATCTATAATAGTTTTAAAATACTCCAGCGCCTTTTGTCGTTCACTGAATGTTAGTTGTGCTAAGTTATCTTCAATACCTAACTCGCGGACAATCCTCTCAAGAGAATTATCGGAAAATGTAAATTGGCCTCTAAGGGCGGCAGCTTCTGGAATAACATAATCCAAATATGCGTTTCTTATAAATTTTCCACTAGAGTATACAGAGTATCTAATTTTAAAGACATCTGTTTCTTTTACATATAGTTTACCTATGTCATCTTGAATTTGATAAATAGGAATTCTAGCTAGATCTTCAGATATAGTTAGATCGATAGTTCCGATCTCTCCACTATTAGTACCCTTTCCTGTAATGGTAACTATATTAGTTTGCTTTAAAGCGGTTACTAATCCAGAACTACTAACAGATGCAAACGAAGAATTAGACGAAGCCCATTCTACCGATGTATCATTAGGATCTAATGAAGTAAAGTTAAGAAGCATTGTATTCTTTCCTGCTTCTAATAAAAGACCTTGATATGTTTTATAAATATTTGTACCTGACTTCAAATATTTAACAGTTGGAATAACAGTAATAAATTTTTTAGGTTGCCAGGATACTATAATCTCGTTTACACTTGAGGATACAGAATAATATTTATCAGATATAACTACATCGTTCAATTCTACTGAATCAACAACGTAACTGTAAATGTCCTCTCCCTGTCTAAGAAGTTCCATTAGTTTGAAGAAATGTGTTATGCGTTCATGTGGAAATGACGCAAGATTAATCTCAAAATTTTGAGGCATTATTACTCTCCCTGATACTCTATATAATAATCAATTATCAATACATCTCCCTCCTCGAAAGAAGAACTAAACCCGTCCCATCCAAAAATAAAATTACTTTCTCCTATTACTATTCCATATTCTGTACTCTCCAATAAATCACCATCCTTATAAACAAACCTATCTGTTCCTGTGTATGGTAAATCAGAAACAACTATATATCCAAGAGTCACGTCGCTCTCGGTAATAGTTCTTCGGTATCTACGTATTACTAAATTAATCTCATCACCTTCTACTAGATACGCCCAAGCTTTAATTTTTTTATGTGCCTCGTTTATCAGATATGTTTCAAAAAGATTAGATAACACATCATCACTATCGCTAAATATAGTAGATAAATTTATATTTTCATATTCATTATTAATCATAAGATCTAAATATAGATAGATTAATTTAGAAAGTTTGGTTGATAAGGTACTATAGGTCACAGTGGTCAGATCACACGTCTGTGTTGTCCTGTAATCAAATAAAAGCTCTAACATGGGTAAAGAGTCCTCTAGATCTAAAACGTCCTCTGAGCCCGTCTCACTAGTCTTATAGCAATAAACCGTTCCTCTTTTAAAATGTATTCTATCTCTTATTGGTAATGAAAATGAGGTTAATGTAACTGACTCAAACAGATGATTATATGAAGAAGAACTGAAGGAACTAGAGAACAACAATTCTAATACAGAGTCATCTGGGATATCATCCGTAATATTTGATTCATGTGTAGATGTTGCTATGTTATACGTTGTTATTTCGCCATACGTATCCCAGTAACTCTTAAAAAAATAATCTAATTCTGGTATAAAGTTAGTTGCCATATCGGTTGTATGCTCCTTTAATCGCTAAAGTATTTCTCAAATGCTGAGTTTATAGTAATATATACTTTTTTAATACCCGATCTACTTGAGATAGCCATTCGATTGTTATTAAATATAACTCCCATTATAGAAACTAATTCCTTTATCTGATTTTCAGATGATACTGAAATAGGTCTAGGTACTGTTGCTGATTGAAACACTAAATCATAATCAAATATTCCGTTCTCGTCTAGGTATATTTGAGTTTTTGCTGTGGCCCAATCTTCATCTAGTTCCGAATATAATTCAAGGTCTTCCATTGGATTATTTTCATATATACTATTATACTCTTGTATTGCTGTTGGAATTCCAAATGGGATCATATTATATTTAATTATCGTTATTAATACTGCAAGCTTCACTTCTTCTAATTCATAATTAAGTATAAATGCTAAAACTATAGCAGACATTAGATCTTCATTTAAAACAGAAGCAAACATCCTAGGTATAGATGTTAATTGTTCAACCTCCGCTGCCGTTTCACAATCTAATGCTCGCTTCATTCTAGAATTTGTAATAACAGTATCGGCATTTTCTTTTAAACGTGTTAATAACTCATCTGCATCATCGGACCCTTCATCAAAGTCAAAAATAAATGTAGACATATTCGCTTTTAAATCAGCTATTGTTGTTACCGTAGTGGTTGGGTCTCCCTCGAATGAATCTATAAATGTATCTATTGTTTCCACCATAAATTCTATTTGGCTATAATAACTGACCAACTTTGAGATTATCTCTGATAATCCCACATACCCGATATTTACATCGACAGCCATCAGTAATATATTATTTAATGCCATTATAATATTTCTCTCTTTCTATTTATCAAAAATTTGTCCGCAAATAGATTGGACATTTCTTTTTCTATATATTATTAAAAAGGGCCGGATTCAATAGAATCCGACCCTTCCAATAATTTAAACAATTATTATATGATAAGGAAGGAGTTCCTTATTATTCTTATGCCTTGGCTTTTCTAGCCTGCCAAGATGAAATCTTGTTCTGGATAGAACGTCTGCATTTCTCAGGATTCTTAGCATCTTTACATGCGCGAGACTGAGAGCGTAGGGCTTTAATTGCTTGGTCAGCAGCTTGTCCACGATTCTTACCAGAACCTTTAGCTTTCTTATATGCTAAAGCTCCTGCGGCAGAAGCTGCGGCCACGCCTGTAACAGCCAACCCAACTTTACCAGCTTTGGATTTCATAGCCTTGGCAACGTTACCAGCTGCGTTGGACAATCCTTTTCTCATTTTACCAACTTTTTCATTTCCTTTAACTGCACCAATTTTACCAGTTACATAACTCTTGGCACCAGCAGCTTTTCTAGCAACATAACCAGCTTTATCTTTAGCTACGGCCTTGATTTTATGTTTTCCAAGAGCTGTGCCTGTTCTAGATACAGCATTACCTGCTCTAGTTGCGCCTTTACCAGCAAGTGCTGCAGCTCTCTTACCACCTTTTACTGCAAGATTTTTAGCAGCTATAATCTGTTTTCTTACAGCTTCTATCATTTTACCAATTCTTTCTCTAGCAGCACCGGCTGCCTTACTTAACTTGGCTCTTAACTCTTTAAGTTTCAGCTGAAGCTTCCATACCGTACCTCTAACTTTAGAGTCTGTTACGGAACCACCAGAACGGCTGGATGTAGCAGTATACTCGGATAGTTCAATCTGACTCCACTCTTCAAGAATTGATGGGCTTCCTTCAATTTCAAAGATCTTGTTTGATTCAACTATTAACTCAGTAACTTGTTGGATAGATGGGGTAAGATTATGAGTACCATATGCTAGATTATATTGAATTGCTTCATCTATAATGTAAGCCATTACTGATTCATCAGTAATAGACCATCTTTCAAATAATGATCTAAGTCCAGCAACATCTAAGTCACCTTCTTCTAGTACATATATATCTTCGTCATCATCCTCGTAGTCTTCTGCTAACAGATCTTCGTCGAGATCTAAGTCTTGAGCACCTTCGGATAAATAAGAAATAAGATTCTCATTTACACGACCAGTAGATTCAGTAACATATCCGTCACTAATATCTTCTGTTAATGATGCTTCGCCTTCAGTTTCATATCTTAATTTGGCTTCTTCAAGGGACAAAGCTACCTCATAAGTAACAAGATCTAAAGAGACGGGGGCGTCGGCTTCTTCAAGATAATCGGGCTCAAGGGCTCCAATCATCTCAAGAATTGGTTGAATTGTTTCGTTCATAAAATTGGCAATGTGCTCTTCTTTAAATACAGTATTCTCAATGACTTCCAAATGCCGAAGCTTATCTTCTGCTGGAGTGGAACTCTCCAATACTATACCACGAAGAGAATCTCTCATCGCTTCTTCTGTAAGAAAATCAAGCTCGGCATATATTTCAGAATCTGATTCGTCAATATCAATACCGTCTTCTATTCCTTGAAGGACTCCGTCACTGCCTTCAGTGAGATAAAAGTCCAAAATTTCAAATTGCTTACTCATTATTAATTCCTCCTATTTAATTGCAGGATATTTGCACTTATTTTTGTTTTACGTTATTATAAAGCAAAACCTTTATAATTTGTCCTCAAAATAATTACTTAGAAAAATACTTCAGATACGCCTCCGAAGTAAACTTTAAAATCGACACGGTAACGGATCCAGCCATGCCTCCAGAATCACTTCCCATAGCCTGATAATTTGCAGCACTAGTAGATACGTGTCTGGCACACGCTGCCAAAGCTGGTTTAGATCCATTCTTTAAAAGAGCGGCTACTTTTCTAGAAGTAGATGTGTCTGGTGCAGCTTTAGATATAGATGAATATACTTTTTTAGTACTTACTACAGTTTTTCCTAATGTTTTTAATGGTTTTAACATATCTCTAAATAAAGAAAATATTTCAAATACTACGACAGATAATACTGTTATCATTATAAGAACTGGAGATGATATTAATAAAAAAAGAAATAAAGATATTAAAAAAAGAATTAGAGTTGCTACGTATAGCGAAGCCATTATCCAAGAAGCTAGACCAGTACCATATACTGTTCTCACCTCATTGAATAATTCTCCAAAACCTTTTAAAAGAACTTTAATTGCTGATGTTATATTTTCAGATTTAATTGATTTAACAAACTCTGGCAAGACTTTCTTAGCATGTGCCTTAGTGATTCTAAGCAATTTAAAAATAGATAAATCCATTTTTCTAAATATACCAGAGAACCACCCAGATACATCGACAATAAGTTTCTTTAATTGTCTAAGAGAATCTGCTACTCCTTCATCTAATACCATAGACTCCAAAGATTCAAGTTCTATAAAATGTTCTGAAATATACATTTATATGATACTACTCCATGTTTAACAGTTTGTCCGCAAATTATACTATTAAGAAATCGACTACCTTTTCTTTAGTTTCCTCGTTAGATAACATTCCTTCAAATACTTGTCTACATATATCGGCATCAAATGCGGCATCATGTAAATTTTCTTGATTGAATTTAACATTATAATAATGAGCTGCCTCTAATAAGGTTGGTTTTTTATATTTAAAATTAGGGTGGAATTTATTAAGTGGTAATCTCATAACACTTGTATTGGTTCCACATGTACAAAATGAATATGTCCAATGCATCTTAGAGAACCTTCTATCAAACGTAGAGTTATGTGCTACAAAATGTTTTATACCTTTGCAATATTTTTCTATAGATGTTAAATCATTTCTATAAAATTCGGGATATGTTGCATCTCCTCTAAATTCTGTAATGGTTTTATGAGTTAATCCATTTACAGCTACTGCTCTTGGATCATAACATCCTGACTCAGAATAGTAATATCTAATGTATGGTTCTACGTCATCACAATCAACTACTTCCATCTTATCAAGATCTACAATTGCTCGTATAGCGCAGACAGATAATACATGATCTTTCTTCTCACTCACTCCTGTGGTCTCGAAGTCTATAAATATAAGTGGAATAGATCCCCACGTCTTTATTTTATTAGCTTCTTCTTTAGCATAAGTATCACAGAGTTCGTTATACTTATTTCCTTTATGAGCCTCAACGTATTCTGCTAATACATTAAATTTCTTGAGGATCTCATTTATTTCTTTCCATAGATTTACATGAGCAATTTCTAATTTTTTACTATTCATCCAACCATTACATGACCACTTCTGCAACCAACTATTTATAGAATTACAAACATATTTTGAGTCACTAAAAATCTTTACATTTGTTCCAGGTTCAAAGTTATTATTAATATGTACTAATGAACTATAAGCAGCCATTACTTCCATTGCGCTATTTGTAGTATTCTCTTTATTACCTTTTAGTACTTCTAATTCTTTTCCATCTTCTAAAACAACTGCTGCCCATCCTCCAGGAAATGTTCCTTTCTGATTATTACCTAAACATGAACCGTCAGTATATACAACTATCTCCTTACTCATTGGAGCCCTTTCTAATCTTCGTAATTATCTCAGTAGTAGATATTCCTTCTACTCCAGAAAATAATAATATCTTACCACCATAATTTTCAACAATTTTTCTCTCTGTTTGAACTACTGTATCAATAGTATAATCGCCACCCTTCACATAATAATTTGGTTTCAATCCTCTTAGAACTTCGTCGAAATCTTTACCGTCCCAAAGAAGAATATAATCTACAAATTCTAATGATGAAAGAACTAGTGCTCTATCTTCCTGGTTCATTATCGGTCTACCAGGACCTTTATTTTTTACAACAGATTCATCAGTATTGAGGCCGACTATAAGTACATCACCAGCGTTGGCTGCTCTCCTAAGGTACTTAATATGACCCGCATGCATTATATCAAAACATCCATTTGTCCAGACAGTAGTTAAATTTTTACATTTACATTCTTGAGAAATTATTTTCAAAGCATCAAATGATAAAGTCTTCAGTCTCATTCTAATCCTCTCTAAATTGAGGTGGTCCAGTTCCTAGTGTCCGACCACTAATTTTATCTGCTATAATCGGAACCCTTGCAGTCATTCCATAATCATTGGGTTCTACTGGAGTACTAGTATTAATTTTATTGGTTACCTTCGTTGCAAAAGTTCCAAACACTTTCGATGTTTTTAAGCTTCCACAATTAGGGCATTTTTCTTTTGTCTTTCCCTTCTGTAAAGACTCCCAAGTATTGGTACACTCTTTACATTCAAAGGTAAATAATGGCATAATCTACTCCTTACTATTATAAACATCAGGGTCAAGATCTCTATTCCTAAGAATAGAAAAAATTATTTTCGGTATTGATGTGAGTTCCAGTTTAGGTACAAATATATCGACTACTTCAAACCCTTCTACATCCATATTAGGAACATCGTTACCACTCATTAAAATTCCTACAGTAGTTGGGCTAAATCTTTTAATCTCCCTAATAAAATCTACACCATTCATTCCAGGCATTCTAAAATCTGAAATTACAATATCATAAAACGGATGTAGAAGTGTTTCCCTTGGATCAGTTTTTACTTCTATTTCAATATTCTTCATGCTGCTCTCTAAGATATCAACAGCCAAATCTCTGATCATTTCATCATCGTCTATTAACAGAATCACTATTTTTTCCATAACAATATCTCCTTAATGTTTAGAAAAAAAAGGCATTGTGCCTTTTACGATTGCTGTGTTTCTATTTGGTTAGAAATGTCGATCATTTTTCTTGCGAACATCAGAACGCTGTGGCTCCAACCTCCAAGAATAAATGTTCTTCTGTAATACTCTGGAATTATTGTATCCTGATACCCAGCTGTCTGGACTAGGAATACATTAATATTAGGATTCACTTTTGTTCTATATCTATTTACAAGTTTGGGGACATCTATATATTGACCTGAGTTCGGGAATATGAAATCAGAGTAGGACGATTTATCTGATCCATACAATCCACCATGACCAGCTTGCATATCGGAATACACAAACAAGTTATCATAATGAATTTCCTTCTGAGTTATTTCATCTAAGGCCAACCAGATGCCATGCTCAGTACCGTGACCTATGCTCACGCCAATCTTATTAACTTCTTTTAGTTGATCAAATACAGAACTTCTTTTTCTTACATCATGGTATTTTAATCTATCCCCAAATACACCAATGACTCCTTCATCGGAAATCATTCCGGTAAGTATACCCATCATGTTTCCAATCTCCGCAACTGTTACTGATGAGTATTCTCCCGGTCCTGAGTCATAAGCACTACCAGAGTTATCGGTGAGTATTAGAGATTTACCTGGAAGCTGAGGAAGCTCAGGCATTGATTTCATTAGACTATCTTCAAGTGCATCTAATATCTTAGCAGAACCAGTTGGATGTGCATTCTTTACTGCCATATATGCTGTCCAGTATCTAAATGGTAATAACATTCCACGTTCAGCAGATTTAGTCATCTTATCAACAATTAGATCCTGATCCACATCAGCAGTAATTAAATTTCTAAGATTTTTAACTATTGCAAAGTGTCCCATAACGCCTAGACACTTATCCCAAGACTCACCTTTGGATCTTAATGCTTCCCAAGTTTCGTCATTGAGTTTAAGTTCACCGCCTACTAAAGCACGGATATCATCGTTCCATTGAAAGTCAATCATATTAATAACATCAACAGTTTTGACTTCTCTTGATTCCATTCTATATTTAGCAAGTTCATATTTCTTAGCTATTAGAAATCTATCTGCCCAAGATCTCTTAAGACTATTGGGTACAGGTTTTCCAAATGCTTTTAACTGATATGCTAATTGAGTAGCTGGCTCGTCCATTCTCCTGAGAATTGAAGGAGCATACTTTCTTATTAGGCCAGTGCCTTTTACTTTTAAATGATTTGCAGCTCTTACCATTATTACTTGAGGAGTAACTCTTATCTTGTCTTCATTTCTAAGTGCAGCTGCAATATAAAGAGTTCCTTCTGGATCGAATGCTAATGCTTCATCAATTGCTCGTTCCATCAATTCAGTTGGCTTAAGACTTCTCCAATCATATTTATCTATTGCATCTAAACTTTCTCTTAAATATTTTATTTGGGTGTCTGATAATGTGGATGATTTTCTTGCTTCATCAAAACTTTTCTTTTTTCCAGAACCAGAGGAAGTGTAATACTTCGGTTCTCCAAAGAAACATGACGCAGCCATTGCTCTTAATCTTACTAGTGGAGTAATGTCAAAACTTGTTCCAGCCATAAAATTTTTGTGGGAATCTTTTCTCACTGCCGTCGACTTGGTCTTGTTAATCGTTGCCATCAAACTATCCTTTCACGTCACTTCGGATCCACGGACCCGAACTTTAAAAATGGGGAGAATATCGCAAGGGCGATTTTTTCGCTTTTGATCCTTATTCAAATGAAGTAACCCTTACATTCACTACCCCGAAAAATATATAAATAATATAAATTTAAGAAAAAACAGGAAAAGCTCGATCTGGTGTTGGTCTTCGCTGGCGCTCACTAGCCGATGGCTAGCAGCGTTCCAGCTCCATGAAGTAACCAAATCAATCACTACCTGTAAAAATCAACGCGAGATAAATAGCGACAGAGTATATGTTTCATTTTAAAGAAGTAACTCTATCTTTCACTACTCGCTAAAAACATTGGGAAAAAATCAACTAGGTGTTTGTTTCATTTAAAGGTGAAGTAACCCAGTCATTCACTACCCAAAAAAAGATAAATCATCGTTCTCACTATTTAATATATATAGTATATCTAAACCTGGTAAACCCATTCATCATCTTCGAAAATATTTTTTGTATCTATTATAATATCTGAGTATTCTTTTATAATACTATAATCCACATTATCATGATCAACTGCAATTATTACAGCATCAGATCGTTTACATATTGTCTTGAGATCTTCTGATTCAAAACTATAATGTTTATCTACATAAGGATCATGATAAGTAATGTTAGCCCTTCTGAAAAGCAACTGTTCCAATATAGCAGTGCCGGTAGAGTTTCTAACGTCTCCCACATTCTTTTTGTAAGCCAATCCAATAATAGCAATGTTAGCTCCTTTCACAGGTTTGTCCGCAGAATCTAAAATCCATTTAATCTTGTCTATTAAAATATCTAATGATTTTTTATTGACGCCTGTACATGCGTCTATGATGGGGGTATCGACCCCATGTTTATTCGATTCATATTTAAAATAATATGGATCTACTCCTATACATTCTCCGCCTATAGATGCAGTTGGATAGAATGGAGAAAATCCAAATGGTTTTGTACTTGCCAATTCTATCACTTCTTTTAAACTAATTTCCATTTGATCGCAGAATTGTTTGACTTCATTCATAAAAGATATGTTTACAAATCTATACATATTTTCTAATAGCTTTGTTAGTTCTGCTACATGAGTTCCTGAAGCTTCTACTACTTCATCTACAATATTTAAATATAGTGCTTTTGCAATAGCAGTCGAAACTGGATCAACTCCCCCAACAATCTTTGGAGTATTTTCTAAAGTATATAATTTATTTCCTGGGTCTACTCGTTCAGGACTAAATGCAACATATCCTTCGAATCCTCTAGATCTTGTTGGGTTTAACTTGTCATCTTTAAAACGCCAGAAGTTTTTGTTTGTAAACCCAGGATACACTGTACTTTCTAATACAATTAAAAAATCAGACTTCCCATAACTTACAATGTTATTATGAATAGTGTCAATCAATATTTCTAAGTTCTTTACTTCTGGTTTATTATTAATGGTTGGGGTTGGAACACATATGATTATACAATCACAATCTACTAAGATTTTTTTCGGAGGCTTTTCCCAACATGTAAATAATTCCACACCGTGATTTAAAATATCTAGTTCTTCATCACTTATATAACTTATATCACACTTACCCGATTTAAGTTTTTTAATCTTTCTTTCATCTACATCAAATCCCCTGACTCTGAATCCTGCCTTTGCGAATTTAAGGGCCAACGGCAAACCTACGTAGCCAAGTCCAATTATACCAATTTTAGCTTTCTTGGTTTCTATTTTTTCTAATAATTCCATTGCAGTCCTTTCTTATTCATCGCCTTCTTTATTGGAAACAAACTCACTGATGTAAACATTCCTCAAACACTCAAAATTATGTTTCAACTCTGGAATCTTCTCAAAAAATAAAGAGAGTTCTGTAATCAATCCCTCTATTTCTGCCATCTCGTTTAGATTAGTTAGATCATAATTAATGGTTCTGGTAAACGTTGGATTTAAACCCTGCTTAGTTTGAATTAACTTACTAATCTTCGAATCTAAATCCAATAATTTTTTAATGATATTTTCAATCATTACTTTTTCCTCTCTATATACATGTGAAGGAAGCCCAAGACCAAAGATCTCAGGCTTCCTATAATGTTTATAATTTTTAGTATTATATTAATTTATTGAATTATGCACCAGTATCGGAATCTGTAATGGTTAGTGCAGCCAATCCTTCAGGTCTTATTACCTTAACCGCATAACGACTTAGGATTGTAAGTGATGGATTGTTACCAAGAGGATAAGGAATTAAGAGTGCTGGTACGTAAGGGGCATACACGCAAACCGCTTTCATCATTTCTGGGCTTCTGTGTTTCATAATTACTGTACCCTGAGGAACAATACTAGAAACAAGAATCTTCCATTTACCTGAAGATACTGTAGCTGAACGGTATCCGACATCTCCACCGGCAACACTATCGCCAACATATTCGAAGCCGTTAAGGGATTCAAATACTGCTGCATCAAGTGGGTTACATGCTAATGTATTAGCAGGACCGATAAGAGAGGTGTTATACACCTGTGCGGAAAGCTTATTCAGTGTTGGAATAATATTTTCATACCATGCCTTACGACCCCATGTGAATCCAGTTGGAGGATTCAGATCAAATGAGTCAGTATGGCTAGATGGGTTGTTGGAACTATTAGCAGTAATAAGCGTACTAATTAGTTGGTTATCAATGTCAAGAGCAATCTGCTCACCTATGATATTTACAAGCTCACTTTGAAGCTTAATATCATAAAGAGCCTGAATGTCTTGTTCCATATTCACTGTCCATTCTGCAGAGATTCGTCTGTCTACGACTTTGAATCTTATCTTTTCAACGTCGAACTTGACAGTCGGGTTAATTGTGTTTTCTTCTAGAGACGCATATCCCTGGAAGCCTATTTCAGCTACTTCGCCTGTCGCTGAACTCCAGGTCAGTAGACCGTTTAAGTAATCAACATGACCACTTACGGTATCTGGACCTGCATTTGTGGTAACGTCAAAAGAGAAATTACCGTCGACATCGGCTTGCCAATCAACGGCAACGTATCCACCAGTTTGATCATAAATACCGGTGATTTTGAAATCTTTTTCAAGGTGTGAGTCAGTGCTATCCAGTGAGACCTCAGCTAGCACATCGTGATTTTGACCCTCAGTTGCTGTAGCAGCTACGCTGATACCAATAGAAGGACCACGAGAGATATCTGTGGAGGTTGAAGGGAATGCATGATCATAGCCACTATCAACGTGACGTTTGAATGAAGGTCTTATAAATCCTTTGATTACATCGGGCTTATCAATAGGCATTACATTAACTAATTCTTTCGCGACTAGTTTCGGATAGAATACGCGAAGTATAGGTAGTGTCATTGTCTCATATGGATTCAGTTGGAACATGCTGTTTTCCATCAGGTTTAGACGAGTATTCTCGGCTAATTGACTGAAGTCATCAGCTTGGTCCGTAGGTAGACCTTCGGCTAGGTTCTTTGCATAGTACTTAAAGCTCTCTGGGCTTGCAAGCATCTGACGGAAACCTTGAGGCGAACGTACGTCTAGACCAGTGTTGCGTTTTGTAGCATTATATGTTTCTTGTAGTAAATGTTGCATCATTTTACTTACTCCTTTTTTATTTTTCTAAAATTTGTCTGGAATTTTTAAACTTAATCGTTCCTCAATATTCCGTAGACTTTCAAAGTCTTTATTATCAATTCCTTGTAACATGTTTACAATATTAATTCTGCTCTTCCCTATTAAAACTCCTTCTCGATTTAAGGTATTAATCAGGGATAGAACCCGCTTCAAAGCTTTCTCTTTACTAAATTCTTTAGTTAGATCAGTTAGTTCGGTTTTTATATCAATTATCTTAGCTCTGTAGCTCTTACTCTCTTCCTTCGCCTCCTCAAGTTTCGACTGAGCTCTCTCGATTTCCTCATCAGTCTTTGTCAATACCACCTGAGAAAGATAAAATAGTAAATTCTCATTACTTATTAATTTTCCATCAACTCTATTTAGCGACTTTACTATCATTTGTTAATTTGTCCTCAAAATAATTTCTCAACTTTAGCACTAAGCTCTAAACTAATAGTTCTTGCAGAAGTTGGTCTTTGGCTTTTAAATTTTCATACTTTAATGTTGCTACATCTGTTCTTATCTTTTCAACTGTAACTATAGATTTTTCAATAGTTTGATTTGATTTTTTACATTTAATATCTAGTTCAGAAATTTTAATATTTATTTTATTAATTAAATGTTGCTTTGGTATCCTACCATTAGTTCTAACATATTCTGAAACAGCCTCAAAAAGAGTCTCTCCAGAAATATTTCCATTAGATGTATGTATAATTTTTGTTTTCATTTCTATCCTTTCTATGAGATACTAGGAGTATATGCTAATCTAAATCCTGTTAAAGACCCGATTGAGGCGTCTGTTCTAACCAAACGTAAATTAAAGAACCCAGTCTCATTTCTAGGTATCTTCCAATATCCTCCTCTTGTAGGCCTGATCGACCCTCTATAAACACTAGTATGGCCATAACTATGTCCATTTAAATCTCTACACCAAGAAGGATCAATTAAAGCTTGTTGTAATAAATATTTATCTGATTGTGGGACATTACTATCATCATCATATGCTGCCGTAGTTGGCATATCTGTCCATTCACATCGTTTACTACCATTTATAGTATATAAATTTGAAGAAACATCTAATTGTGGAGTATATGCTCCGCCTTTATTATATGCCGCAGAAGATATTATGTCTGTTCCAGCAGCGGCAGAAATAGTAGATGTTTTATTATATCTTGGTATAAATAATTGCCCATTATTAACAGCAAACCCGTTAATCCATTCTTCTTTATTTCCAATTGCATCTGCTATACCTGTAACTTCTCCATTATGTGTCCAACTTAATGGGCCACTACCAGTGTAGGTTGTACCATCTCCAGATTCTGTTCCAGGTACTAATCCATCAACTCTTACTCCTGACTGATAATTATAATTTGGACTTATATTATCACCGGCGAAATTTGGATCATATCTTCCATACCATGTATTTCCACCTGGATTATGTCCAGAAGCTAGACCATCAAATACCATAGCTGACCATTCCCAATTCGTCATCATATGCCATCCAACTCCTTTATTAGAAGCTGCCGCAGCGGAATCTAAATAAGAAATTCCTGAAGTAGGATTGAATCCAGGCATAGAGAAATAAGAATTTCCTTCTGATGCAGATATAAACTGACCTATAAATATTTCATCATGGTAATCAAAAGTACCATCTGATGCTTTATATTTAAATGCAGGGTGATAACCACTACCACAATAATTAGTAGACTTAATTAAATATTCCTGATTGGGATAAGAGGTAAATGTTCCCTCGTCTATCCCTTGTATTGCTAAATCTATCAGGTATACATAATCATCAGTTACTGAATCTACCTGATACCTATTCGGAGTTGGCATCACAGAGTAAAGAGTATTTGTAGCACCTACTGATGGTTCGGGAGGAACATAATGAACATAATCTCCCTCCTCTATTGGACGAATACCATCTGATTTAATTCTATTATCTATTTGGAAATTAATTATTCCTAATGGATGTATTTCATCGGCATAATAATCAAGGATAGGTATTTTGTTAAAATTTTTATCCTCTACTTCAAATCTATTCAATATATACATATATGACGGCACACCATTGGTGTCATATAAAACTGTTATCTTACCACCAGTCAATGATTCGACTGAAGATCTTAATCCATCTTTTACAAAAATATTAGGCATGTTCTTTTCTCCTCAAATAAACTATTCAGTTTACGGTATAAATGCAACTCGTGGTGCTTCCAAATTGTCATATTTTCTTACATTAAATCCAAAAGGCCCACCAACATTATCCGCAGTTCCAGAACCGGTAGATGAATCTCCTACACCTCTTTGCATGAAGTAAAAGGTTGAATCGCCTGCTGCTGTAGCTAGTTCGTCGGATGGGAATCCGCCAGTAATAACTGCTTCTTTTGCTGTTTGATTTGCAGTCGATACAGCTCTCCATATACCTCCACTAGCCATTAAGGAAAGTCTCATAAGTCTAACTAAATCATCATAATTAGAATCTGCTAATGATTCTGCATGAAAATCAAGCGTTGAACTAGGAGGATATTGGTTCCATGAACTTGAATGAGCCAATCCACTATAGTCGGATGCCAACCCATCAGATGTTCCTATTATATCACAGATCCCACCAGCAGATGGTTCTTTAAATGATAACCATCCATTTCCACCACCACCAACCCCATCCTGAGTCCACTCTAATGTATTGGCTGCACTAGTAATTCCATATTTTCTTTCGGCTTCAAAACTATTAAAAGAATTAAATCGAATCTGTCCAGAGTGAATAAAAATCCCACCTATAAACTCTCCGTTTGGAGACACGATATCAGAGATTCCGGTAAAATCATTATTATGACGGAAACTTTTTGGACCAGATCCTGTATAGTAATCATTTGATGTAAGATTATATGCTGGGGTTACAGTCTCATATGGGTAACTCGCATTTGGACTTCTAACCGATCTATCTATACCCAAATATCTATTATCTCCATAATCATATGAAGATGATGTACCTATACCTCTAACAGTTGTTTCATTTGATAAAATTTGAAAAGCAATTGCTGACCATTCCCACAGATTCATAGCATGCCAACCAGGACCTTTTACAATCATTGACTGTCTTATATAATCATAATCATATCCAACTTGATCCTGTACAAGTGTACGTGGAAGAGAATGAAAAGTATTATTGATTATAGACGATCTAAACTGTCCTACAAATATTTCTGATTTATATCCAGGGCTATATGTCTCGTGGGGACCACATATAAATGCTGGATGGATTCCATGACCCATTAATCCCTGTATCCACATTCCAGTCTCATTTATATCACCCCATGCGATTGCTGCTACTGGATTTGTCTGAATTCTAAATGTATTAACATCTGGTACAGAACTAACTACAACATCTTGACCATGCCAATCTGATGATGGTCTTTCCCCGACTATTGTTATTACATCGCCAGCGGTTAATCCATGAGCAGTATATACTATTTCTCTAGTATTAACATCAGGACTACCACTAGCGGTGACACTTGTAAATGGTATATACATCGCAGTAGGATCGACTGATATAATATCAAATCTAGGGATTACATACATTTGAGAAGGTATTCCTGCTGCATCATATAAAACTGTATTTTGTCCACCACTAGCACCTTCTACTGCTAATCTATATGGATCTTTAATTAAAATATTAAAGCTCATTCTCTTCTTCCTCCATATTAAAACTTTCCATGATTATATTTTTCGGTAATTTAAATAAATTAAGAAATATAATGTCTTCTGATTTCTTTTTATTTTCGTCAGAGGAAAGTACCATATTTTTATTAATTGATAATTTACCTACAATGTAATCACCACTCGTTCCTAATATTAGTTTATAATTTAATGCAGATATTGTAATCGTTTGACTTTTGTTATTAATTGTTTCATTTAAATCTACTTTTAACGACTGGGAAAAATCATTATATAAAGATAGCGTCAAAATATTTTCATCTATCTTATATAATACAGTCGGGTTACCTCTCTTAAATACTTTGATCATTCTACTCTAATCCTTTCTTTGTAACAGTCCATTTAAATCTAATTTTATCTACATCTCCCCTACTTTGAACTAAAAATCCAGTTCTATATCTCTCTACAGGTTCAACTGCAGCAAATTGGTGTGGGGATCCTGAATAGGAAATAACATCTATATCTATATTATAATCTTGTGTACCTATGTCTCTATCAAAATTTATCATTGTAGCTCTTGGTGAAAAATGAACGTTGGCTTGAGTTATAGCATCGTTCTCCCACGCCGTAGACATATAATATGGATCAATATTATAAGTAGGAAAAAAGTCCTCAGAGGCGCTGAGTGCATTCTGAACTGGTAACCCATATTTTCCATTTCCAAACTCATCTCGAATTATATCATGTGAAAGCACATTTGTAAGATTATTCCCAGTATGATTTGCAGGTACATGATAAGCATATGCTACAATAACATGTTCTTTAGTTATCACTTTAACATCAGAATCTATCTCAGATAAATCTGTTTGCCACCCATCTATTTCAAACGGACCTAAGTCATAAGCTTTAACTAATTCTCCAACTACGGATCCAGAATATGGATTAGCAGAGTAGGGACCTAGTAATTGTGGTAGATATCTAAATGAATTGTTTATCTGTTCTTCTGAAAATAAAGTCGAAACTGTATCTATTACATAATTATTTTCGCCAGCCAAATACGGATATCCAACAGCAGCTAGATAATAAACAACAGGATATGATTCATCATTTTCAGGAATAGTTAAATATGAACCATTATCAATCGGATGTAATTTTCCATCAACGTATACATAACTATAATCTAACCCAGCTGGATATATCTTCCTACTTGTTAATACATTTTCTGGAGTATACCATGTCTGATTTATTACACCTGTTGCGACTGCGGCTGGGGTTTCAGAGTACGCAGCAATACCTCTATTATATATAGTATCTTCCCCATTTATTATTTCTCGAGATATATTAGATAAATTCTTAGATACTTTGCCAACCATATACAATGCATATGTTGACATTAATTGTGAGTCAGCAGCATTTAAAAATGCGACTCCACCATCATCTGAACCATTTCCTATTCGTAAAGTATTATCTGATACACTGACACCACTCTGTGGGCCGCTATCAAATGTTTTATTCAATGTAAATGCTGGTTCGCCTCTGACCAATAAGTGATCATCCACATAGGTCGTGTCACCTCTTTTTAATTTTATAAGAGTTGCCATTTTATTTTCTCCTAACTTAATTCTGTAAGACTAATTTCGCTAAATACCAATCCATCTATTGAGCCTCTATATGTTACTCCCTGAGTAAAATCAGTTATTCCGAGTAACTCTGTAACTAAACCTTCAGGGCGTCCATATTCGTCTCCAACTGGCTGGTTCCATTCCCACCCATGCCCAATCATTTCTAATGTAATTTTATGATTAACAGATTCAGGCATTACAAGAATTTCATCCACCGTATGTTCTACACCATATGCATATGTATTTTGGCTAACCTCTCCCAATATATTTAAATTGTTAGTCAAATCTCCAGACGTTACTCCGAATATGCCTTCATCGGCTGCACACCCTATTGCGCTATATGGTTGATCCCCATAATAAATTTTAGTATTGAGAGTGAAATTTATATTGTCTGATCCATAATGAATATATTTTATTCTCAGATGGTAAGCTTTTCCGCCAATTACATTTACATATGTGGTATAAAGAAAAACACTACTTTCGCTGGTATGTCTACGAAGAACTTTATAATTATTTCCATATCTAATATACATACTAAGATCAAATTCTACATCAAAAAGAGTTCTATGAGAAGGGACCACAGGCCACGGAAATAGATTTATATCTTCTCCTAGTTCTTCTCCATTCACTTCATCCCATTGCCAGATTTCTTGTCTAGTAATAGAGGAATCCTCTGGGTGTACAATTGTTATACCGCTCTCTTGAATTAAATTTGGTACTAAACTATCATTTAAATCTATTTGTATAATTCCAAGTACACATATATATTCTTTAAACTTCTCATAGGTGTTCTCATTAACCAAACATAAGTATGCAGATTTATATAAATCAGGATTATAATATACTACAGCCATAACATACTGAGTACTTCTTTTGATCTGTGGACAATAACTTCCAGGTTGAGTAGGATCTCCGGATTCATGTAAATATGAATTCCTAGCATTATATTGGGTTGTTACTTGTCCCTGTATTGGATGAGGATTGCTATAAACAGTTAGATAAGTTCTTTGTGTTATCTCTATTAAAGTATTCTTTATAACACAATTTCCGCGAGTTACTGCAATTCTAATTGCTTGTCCAGAATTTACAAAAGCGTTATCTTCAGTAGACCCTCTCTCTTGATTAAGTATCTCGTTTGTGTCTGATGTAATTATTGTCAACGGGCCATATATATACGCAAAAGTAGAAGTTAATTCTTCTGGCTGTGCGCAGACACCAGTCGCTTTCTTTAAATTAGATTCATTTGAAGTAGTGTATTCTGGAGAAAATGCTTGTACAATTTTTCCTATGTTCTCCGCACTATTTTCAGAGAAAGTATCTAATATAGATGTTTGCTCTGGCCTAACTTTAGGATACTGTTTTGCTGGCATTAAATCCTCCCTTATTCATCATCTATAAGACCAATTGATGTTAAGATTCCACCATCAACTATACTAGGAACCCCAAATGCATAGGTTGATCTTTCTAATGGAGGTATAACACTAGGGTCACTATATTGTACTAATGAAATTTGCCATGCGTTCTCTACATATTCAACATACGCCGCCCCTAAAAATAAATAGTTATCGGGGTAAGTAGAGTAAATAGTTTTATTTTTTATAACTCTCAAATATGCAGTTGGTCTAGGAAGACGTCTACTATACTGATAATCAACTACTACATAGTACCATCCTTCACTATTAAATAAAACATCACCTTCATCTGATTCATCTACGTACATTAATCTATCTGTAAAGTCAACTTGATATTCCTCAGTTATATGAATTAAAACATCATCTTTTATACAAAGCCCGGCGCTGACGTCGATTGTAGAATAAGGAGCCTCTGAATTTACTGGGTCATCTGAAATAGATAATCTAAATGATGTTGAGGAGTGTAAAATTACGTCGCGGCCGCCAGTAATGACCCTGGTAAATCTATTAATAACTGAACTCCAACGATTTGAGTCATATGGATCTAAACTTCTTTGTTGTGTTAATACTGGTAGTGCCATGTTTACATAACTCCTTCTAATTTTAAAGAATTAATATATTTTAAAAATTCTTCTTGCTTATATTTACCACTTTTTTTCTTATTATCCATCTCAGTTAAAAATTGTAAATTACTTTCACCATTTATAATATCTAAATCATAAATGTTATTTTCAACAAATGCTTTTATTGGAAAAATATGATCAATATGAATTTTTAAATTATTTATATTATATTTCTTTCTGAATTTTCTTTTATATGATGAACTTAAAGAATGAATTCTTTTAATCGACCTTATTTTACTTCTATCTGGATTCCAATTAGAACTGTTTTCTCCGGAAAGTTTATCTATTTTACAATAAATACATCGTTGGCCCCTTTTAAAATTACTAAAAGTAATTTTTGATGTATTTCCGCAATTGCACTTATATTTTAAAGGAATTTCACATGTAATATATTTATCTAATAAAACACAATCTCTTTCTTTAAAATAACTATTCACCTCTTCTTGAGAGTATCTATGACTATTCGCTCTTCGTTTTATTCCACATTTTTTACATCTACTTCCTTCCTTAAAACGACCAAGAACTGTACTAGAAATATTTCCACAAACACACCTATACTTTACAGGACTATTATTATTCTTATATTTGTCCAGTAATTTACATCCTTCTTTTTTAAATATATATTCAACCTCTTTTTGAGAATGTTTCTTTTTACTAGATCTTTTCTTTATTCCACAGCTCATACATCGCTTACCTTCTCTAAAATGATAAAGAGAAATCTTAGACTCATTCCCACAAATACATCTATACTTCATAGGAATATCACAATTATTATATTCTTCTGCTAAAAGTTCACAACCTTCCTTCTTAAATATTTCTCTAACTGTTTCTAACGTATATTTCCTATTCATATCAATCCTAACGTTTTACAACTCAGATTTATTCCCAATATCATATTTAATTATAAACTATACTTATTTTTTAAATCTTTCATTCGTGTCTCTACTAGTTTATCATACTGATTTGGAATCATGCACACGCCATTTTTAAGGCACACTAACCCACCCTTTTCGGAAACACATTCCATTAATCCAACAGATTCATGAATTGTTCTTGTAACTGTTTCAGTTATTTTAATCATTCTAGCTGAGTCATGACTTGGATAACTTACGGAGTCCCAAGTTACTACATGTAAAGGATGTTGAACTTCATATACAACATCACTACCTTCATTTATTTGTTTTACATCTCCCATTCCACGGAAACTAAATCCGACAGGAACGCCATCTTCGGCAAGATTTTTTAAGATGTAACCATTAGGAGTTCTTAATGTTTCTATAGTCGCCATTAATTTATTTGAACTCCAACCAGTCTCTAAGATTCTATGAGAACAGTCTTTATATAATACTGTTACTTGTCTAACTGGGTTCTGATCTATTGGGTGATCTAGCTCTCCAATAAAAGATCCTTCTTGTACTCTCTTCTTAATAGAGTTCAGACCTTCATCCAATAAAGCTCTACTATACTTTCTTTTATTTCTATTTATCTCATCACACGTTTGAAGGATGCACTCCATTCTAACTCTACCATTTTTATCGGTAGATTTTAGTTTGGTTGGGACAGATACTACGCTTGGTGATTCTGCGATTATAAACATATTGAGTTACTCCACTTATTTATTTTCCAACGGGGGCACCATGAAATGGCAAGCCCTCGGGCTCTCTTCTTGCTTTTTTAACTACTGAGGTTGTTTGAGTTGGAGCCTTCTTCTTTTTCTTTAGTGCATTTTTTATTCTAGCTTTTATGGTAGCCGCTTTTGATGTAGGCGCACCATGCATACCCGCGCGAACATTAGTAACTGCCTTAGACGCTACTTTTGCTATAAAGCGTTCAGATACATACATATTATTATACCTCTTATGCGGTCGCTGGGATCAGTTTATTTTTTATTTTTTTAACAACTTTTCCAGCAGCCTTCTTAGTGCCTCTCGCTACTCTTTGTCCTAGAGTAGTTGTGCCAGTCATTTTGGCGGCTTTTGCTCTTGCAGCTATCATCTTAGCGCTATTTGGGTTTTTTAATGACTTAGCAACTGTAGACGTATTTTTAGACCCGATCTTTGATGCCTTCTTTAAAAGGGTTCCTATAAATCTTTCTGATACATACATTATACTCTGGCTCCTTCAATTTTGTCTGTTATTTCTACTATGAACTTTGTGTACTTGGTTAAAATATCTTCAACATCTTCTTTAAATTTTTGATAGTTATCTATCACTACATTAAATAGATCTATTGATTCGATTACTTTTAATTTAATATTATCCAATTTTGGATCTGTAATATATTCTAAGACATTACTGATGGATACTAACCTAGTGTATAACTTCTTTAATTGATATAGTTTACCTATATCTGTTCTATCAATTATTTCTTCCGGGGGCATCTCTTCAGCGGCTGCATCTGGAGCAGCCCCTGGAGGAGCCTCTGCACCTATATCACCTTCTTGGGGATCAGCAGGAGTTGGAGGAGCAGCCTCTTTAGGAGGCGCTTCTTCGACAGGAGCCTCCTCTTCTGGAGGTACTTCTTCCTGTTCTATTAAACGATTAAATAATCTTTCCCATTTATTCATTTTTTCTCCAAGTAAATGATATGCAAATCTTTAAAATTTGTCCTCAGCAATTAGCGATGTCTAAATAGTTTATTTAAAATCCACCGCCACCACCCATGCCACCAGGTGCTTCCTCGCCTTCATCTTTACCTTCAATCTTATCTTGAAGCTTCTGAGCTCTCTCAAATTTATCAATTTCTTCCCAAGGAAGGTTAAGATATTTCTTACATAACCATTCTTTATTAACTCCAAGTTCTTCTAATATTTGAACAATAGATTGTATTTGTTGAAAGTGCTCACCTTCCCGTTCTATTTGAAGTAGCTTAGGAGGTGAAAATGTAACTAAAATTCCTACTGGTAATTTTTCATTTCTTATATATTTATATAATTTAGAGAACAAGCTCATTATATTTCGTGTAAGCATTTGTTGATACGCTACAATAGTTCTGGCAAATACATCATTTTCATGTGCAAGTGCAGCTTTATTACTATTATGAATAAATATACCAGCCGAAACTGCAAAGTTATGGTATGTCTCTACTCTGATATCACCACAATCGATTTTATATGATAATTTTTCAACTTTAACTACTTTATGGTTTAATATCAGTTCTTTTACTTCTCTCTTTCTAGTAAATATTTCACTTCTCTGTTGTGCTGTAGAAACTGCCCGATACTTATTTAAACAATTAGGATTATAACAAATAGTCTTATATTGTTTTTCTTCCCAAGTGCCAAATCTTGAAGCCTCGGTGTAAACATAAAGATTTTCACATACTTCACAATATCTATATTCTATATTAGACCATAGACGTCCTTTAAGTTTAGTCATTGATATGTTAGCTTTTCTAACCATCTTAGCACAATAATTATCATCGCAATTATACCATTTATATGGTTGCTCTTCTAATTGTTTCTTTAATTTTTTTGTTAACGTCTTAGTAAATTGCTTGCCACAATGAGAACATGACATAGTTATTTCTGGAAACTTTTTATCATAATCAATTTTACGAGAATCCCATGATAAACGACCTGTTTGTTGATGTCTTATTTTTCTACAAGCAGACGAACACGTCGTTTGAACTGTATCAGATCTATTAGTAAATGTTTTACCACATATTTCACACGTTCTTTCCTCATATGAAGTACCAGGTACAGACAGTTCGAATAATTTTTTACGATTTTCTTGTAATTTTGTAAGTTCTTCTTTTGAAAATAACTTTGTACGGGCATGTAATGCAAGATGATCTCCAGCGGATAAACCCACTAAATTTTTAGTAGAATTGTTCAATGGATTCATATCTATATGATGACAATGCTCATTACTAACAGCCATCTTTGTATAATGACTAAATGATCTATGCATCCAATCCCAAACATCTATTCCCGGATGATAAACATAATTATATTTAGTAGCTTTTTCTTTATTTCTACTTTTAATATAAGGTTTCATTTTCTTATAAAACGGCATTAAAGAATCACCTGGTTGTAAAGAACCAGCTTCAACATATTCACCACTTCTTTTCATCATTTTATGTTCAGGAGTAATTATTAAAAATTCACCATTATCTAATGTTATCTTAACAGCATCTACATCAAATTGAGTATATCCGGCCCATGTGACTTTATTCGGAAATACAACCCCCAAATCTTCATCATAAGAAATAACTTCAAATTCTTCACCTTTTTCAAATCTATCTATCATTTCTTTAAGGAGGATTTTCTTTCCATTAGTCAATTCGATGTAAGTCGTTGATACACAAGAAGATAGATTCTCCTCGAGGTTCATATATGCGGGAGGCACGTCTAAACTAGACACTAACATATCCCTGAAAAACTTTAATTCATCTGTAACATCTCTGATGTTAGTTGGTGATTCTATTCTATCAAACTGAATTGCAGGTTCACCACCCCTTGGTCTTGGTATATAATATTCTTCATAAGATGTTATCATTGAAGGTATTGAAGAAATATTTCCCCAACTATCCACACTATGCTTTCTCTTCTTAGTCTTCTCTTGGAAGTCGGCAATAATATTTCTTACTTGTCTATCGGGAGAGGCATCAACGATAATCATCCTTTTATCACTAGAGTCAGATACTCTCTTAATAGTAACAGCTACTTCTAATGCTATCAATAACTTAGCCTGCCACATTGATTTGTAGAATATACTTTCTCCGTATGGGAAGAATCTCTTATTATAAATACAAAAATGCTCCATCCGTTCAGGCGGAACATATCTTACTATTAACTTCTGATCATCTGTATTTTTTATCTCAGCCATTGCTCTGTTAATCAAAGTAACTAATTCTTTCTTATCTACTTTAGCATCCTTGGCAACATTTACACGACCTATATACTTAGAGACTGCTTTCATTATTTCTGCATATACTTTTTCTACTCCCGATAGATTAGTATTTCTTGGATCATATCCAGTAATTTTCTTATTTAGATTCTGATTTGTTTTCATGGTCGCCCCAGACGAACTATTACTATTAATAGGAATAACTAAATATCCTAAACACATTTTAAATCGTCTGGATTGTATCTTTATAACAGCTCTAGAATCGTGTACTATTAGTTTAATCTCTTCTAAAGCAGATTCTAGATTTGGTTTATCACTTGTAGGATTATCTTCATCTTTTTTCTTTTTTCTTACAGCTTCATCTATTACTACAACTGGCTCTATAGTTTTAGTATAGGCTTCACCATTTTCATTAAGATATTCTATGTCTACTGATTCTAGAGTCATAACAGCATCTTCTGGCAATCCTTGCCTATCTGCTTCTGTAAGAATAACTTGAGTAACTGGTACCTCTTTAGATTTGTAACTAGCAAATTCTACGAACTGATCTCCGTACGATAAAGTATTACTTATTATATCATGTATCTCACCTTCTAAACCTAGATGGTCAGATATTGCTCTTATATCGCCTATTTTACTTTTATCTTTTTCTGATAGATCTTTTCCTCCAGTGATGTTGATGACCTCTTTCGAAACATCATCGGGGGATAGGATACCATCTGTAATAACTTTTAATGCTCTAGAACAATAAGGTATATTGTCAACTATCTCATCTGCGTTATTATATCTCCAATATCTACCTTGTAGTTCTTCTGAATCTACTAGTTCTTGTGTTAAATCTCCAAGTGTCTTTTTGGCCCAGCTCTCATCTCCACCAACATCCATAGATTTAATAATAGAATTTTTAATAACTTCGGCATATTTAAATGAATGTTTATCCACTATAGTATCTGATATTTTATCTAGTACATCATCGACATTATCTAGTTCCTTCTTGGTTGTTGTACCAATTATCTTGGACACTATTTTGTCAAATGAGGACTGAATAGGATCAGATACTTTATTTTTCTTTTTTGCCATTGTTATTTTACTCCGAATTTTTCTTCTGATTCAGGGAGGTTAGTAGTAAGGGATAACTCATCTTCAGATACTCGATCTACAAATTCGTTTATAAGGGAAATAGATATAGATTCTAAATCTCCAAATATATTAACTAAATCCCTCATTATGGTGGGACCACACATTCTAAATACAAGTTTTATATAGTCTTTTTGGAATTCCTCTATCTCTTCTTTATCTATAGATACTCCACTTGTAGAATATATTAATACTTGATCTCTATATATTTTTGTATATGATACTCTTTTAGCATTTATTAATATATCCATAACTGTATCATAATGCTTTAAAGATATGCATCTATCTACTCTATCAACTAAAGCTATGTATACATTATATACGGGTACACTAATCAGCATCAATGCTACTAAAATCCACATCATCTTCTTCCTTCTCAGTTTCATCCAAAGATTCAGCTAATTCTTTATCCATTAATGCTAACTCTTTTTTTGCATCTTCTTCTGACATTTCAGCAGCTTCTGTTATTTCTCTATCAATACTATCTACTGCTTCAACGTCTTCAGAGTCATCTACCACTACATCTGATATATCACCAAAAGAATATTCCTTGTCTTTTTTCTTTATTCTGGTTGTATCTTTTTGTATATGGACAGCACTGATTTCTCCTGGAAACCCTAGTACTATATCCGTATTAGTTTCAAAATAATTTATTTTATTGGAAGCCATTTGTTCAGAGATAACCTCTGCTAGCGCATCATCACTCATCGATTCGTCATCATCGGTTATCACTATATTTCTATTACCTATTGATTTTAGATAATATACTATTTTTCTTGGCATCTTTATCCTTTCAAATCCAAATTCATATTCATGTCACTAGTCGGTCTCCTAAGAGAATATTTTGACTTAGTTAACCTTCTACTTCTTGCGTTATTATAATCATCCTCGGAAACGTCTTCAGTAGAAAAATCTCTAATTTCTAATCTCTTAAACATTGCATCATATTGTGCTTTTTCAGATTCTTTTATAACAAATCTTGTTGGTGTTCTTCTTGTCTCACCATTCACCAATTTAATTACTCTATTTGCTTCTTTGATATGAATACGAAAATGTTTCATATATGTGTTCCTTTTGGCTTAGTAATAATCTTCTTCGAAATCGTCAACGATGTCTTCTATTTCATCACCAATGTCATCGTCATCAGGAACAACACCCATTGTACTTACATCAACATCATCGTCTAGATCGTCAAATTCTTCATCTAGAAAATTAGTATCCAATACATCATCGGCATCGGTATCTAAATTTTCAGCTAAAGAATTCATTTCACCTATCAGTCTAGTGATTATCTCACCTTCTTGATCTGTAAATTTAACTTCTTCTAGTACTTCGATTTCACCGTCTTCATTAATAGGACCTTCAGGGATATCCAAATCATCTGATGCATCTGCTTCTTCTTCAAGGACATTTAAAGGAGAATCCTCTAAATCCTCCTCTTCCAGAAGTTCATCCAGATCAGAAATCAAATCATATCCATCCTCGGCTTCTTCTAAATTGTGCTTGATCCCATGTGTATCTTGCTGTCCACCATCATGTTTACCTGGTTTGGTAATACGTGAAGCTAGAGCGTTGATGTCAGGATCTGCTAACGTTTCAGGGAGATCTCCGTTCCCTCTCCATCCAACGATTTTACCACAGGTGCCATCGTTATCAAAATTCGCACCGGCGATATCTAGGTCTTTCGCATTCTGTTCTAGAATTGATTCTAGAAAGCTAATGTACCCTTGTCTTTCTTTATCCATGGTATTTCCTCCATATAATTAAAAATCTCCGTAAACAGTACGGACTAAAATGCTTTACAATTTGTCCTCATTTTTAAACTTGTTAAAATGTACACAATTAAATTATAATTTATTAAATGATGCGACGACTCTCATATCTCCTGTTATGCATATATCATTGGGGTTTACGTCGCCTGTCACATCCCCAATCCATTCTACAAATTCATATCCATCGTCTGGTATAGCTTCTAAGGTAGCACAGGTACCATATTTAACTTTATTCATTACCCCCGTTACAACGCCACCGACACTTGGGGTGCATTTCACTGAGTAGTAATCTCTTATAAACATAAGTTGTAGATCATAATCTTGTATCATCTGTAGGACTAGAAGGACGTTAGAAGAATAATTTTTATCTTCGATTCTCCAGCCATAAAATGTCCATCCTGGATCCGCCACCGCTATTATATTAACATATGAATCTTCATATTTTATTCCCACAACTGGATCTGGAGTAGTAGTGCCATTGCCAGTAACTGTTAATGTTAATTCATATATCTTCTGAAAATTAGCAGTTAATGTTATATCATCAACCATTGCAATAGTTATTGAATTAGTAGAGGCATCTGGATATTCTTCCCAACTTAAAAAAACATAACCAGTAGCCGGGGTTGCGGTGACTGTAACTTCAACATCTTTAGTTATAAGATTAGGACCATAATCATAATTTAAGGAACCTATACCTGTGTATTCTAATTGGAGAATCACCTTAGTAACTGCTTCAGTCGAGGATGTTAATCCGCCCGACAAATATGATAATGAATCAAATACTATAGCCATTACGATAACTCCCTAGTAGACCCATCTGTTGCAATAACCTGTTCTACCACAGTTGCGGAACCTGCGGAATCTTTGAAGTCGTATGTGTTTGAACTAGCTCCCGCAGTGACTTCAACAGAATTTACTATACAGGCCATAATTCTATTTAATGCTTCTTGTACATCAATGGTGCCTTCTACGACACCAGATAACACACCAGTTACTATAGCATTCACAGTAGGTGCTGCTGTGGAGGTTGCCCAATCCCCTTGATTAGTCTGCAACTCATTTGTGTCTCCAAGGACTAGATCCACGTTCGCATCAATTATATCCTGTTTGGATTCAGTAGCATGCCCAGTGACCGTGGCCCAGTTACCTTGATTAGCTTGAAGATTGGCGGTGTCTTCAAGAATACTATCTACCACTCCATCAACAGTAGTTAAGGCACCAGCTTGCGCAGCCGTCTTTGCAGCATCATAATCACTATGAAGTGTAGCACCTGTTCCATCAAATGTACTCAATCCAGCCTGAATTTCTACAACTGCATCCGCTTTAACTGCTGCTGCATCAACTGCATCAGTAACGAGATCCATAGCATCACCGGCTTTTGCTGGAGCATAATTTGGTTGAGATGTAGCAAGTGTAACATCACCAACTGATGCTGCTTGAGAAAGTTTTGCTACACTACCAGTTACTGGAGTAGTTTGTGTAGTATTCACTGTCACAAATTTAGAAAGTATAGATGCATTAAGTGCTGCCCAAATATCAGCAATAAGAGTACCAAATGAAGATAATGTTCTCGTACCGTATGTCCAAATTCCTGCGGCAGATAGAGTAGAAGTCAACCAGTTTCCTTGATTAGTCTGTAGTTCGTTTGTATCAACTAATATAGTATCAACAATTCCATCAACAGTATCTAGTTTACCATCATGTGTGGATAGTTCACCAGAAGTAGCAAACCCAGTAGCAGTTGCCCATGCGCCCTGATTAGTCTGCAACTCATTACTATCTCCAAGTACTAGATCTACATTAGCATCTATAATATCTTGCTTAGTTTCTGTAGCAAGTCCGCTTTGAATCTCGGTAACAGCATCCGCTTTAACTGCTGCTGCATCAACTGCATCAGTAACGAGATCCATAGCATCACCGGCTTGCGCAGCAGTCTTAGCTGGATCATAATCGGAATGAAGTGTCAAACCTGTAACTGTATCACTATCTGGAGCCTGTTCAAGTGCATTTTCTGTGAATCGAGATACACCTCCATCATCTTCTACTA